TGGTAGTGACGGTGACATGATGGTCTTGGTGAGGTTGGTACCAGCTGCTCGAGCATACTCTTCAGAACTCTACGACTCCATACGAGTGCTATGGGCACAGGTACTCAAGAGAGCCCTGTTCGACTACGTCATCCTGAAGAAGTCCACCAAGCTCAAAGACCGACGAGACTTTGCATCTGCTGAGCAGTGGTTGTTCTCTTCCGATGTCGGTTTGATCGATGCCTGCAGGGTGTTCGGTTGGCCACTAGAGCGCCTACGGAAGAGGGCTCTCTCCATGACCAGGGAAGAGGTCCGGAAGATGGAGTTCCGGGAACGAGACCTACCTGATATCAACCCAAACGAATCCAGCAAGTTGATGATCTCTGATGGCCACAGCCAATGACATTGACACCAAGGCGGCCGTCGGTAAGTTCCTGCAACGGCAGATCCTTACTCCTCAGACGGATGATGAATCCGACCAGGGTGAAGAGATCCAGGCACTACTGGAGACCATCGCTACGTCCTTCTTGCTATTCCCTCAGGCGGCTCTCCCTCTCATCTTCCGCGGAAAGAACATCCTCCGTCAGGTGGTGCAGGCAGACATCGACACAATCGATTTCATCATCAATGCCATCGGAGACATCAGGAATCCCGACGTCGATATCGAGGATGTGAGTGATCTGATAGAGGCTCAGACCGCCCTGGTTGAGCTTGACAGGTTGGGTAGGGTATCCGAGGACCTCCAGGCGTTCGGACGGTACCAGAGCGCCGTAGATCGCTTCCTAGATCAACAGCTAGGACCCTCCCTAAAGCGCAATGCTAAGAGGGAGTTCGAGCGTTCAGGGTCCGAAGCCAGACAAGACATCTTCGACATCTTGCCTAGCTTTGGAGTAACTCACAGAGTCATGGCTGACACTCTGGCCGATCTACAGAACTCTGTCAGCGACTTCAACTCTGTGGACCTGACCGGGATCGTATCGACACGCACCATCTCCAGGGTCCGGTCCTCTTTACGCTTCCTGCAATCTCGCGTGGAGGCTGCACGTATATCCAATACGGTGACAGCCATAGAGCTGCTATCTGGAGCAGCGTCGTTGCAATCTGTGGCTACCAATGTAGGGATCTACGACGCCACTGTAGATACAGGAGTATTTCCCCTAAACAGAACGATCGAGCTGAGTCCAGAAGATGTTCAGACAGAGGTGGTCAGTTCCATAGGTCCTTGGACTGTTACTGATCCAGGTCCTTGGAATTTCGACGTCACCCTCAACGAGTCCGCAGTTTCTCCAATAGCAATAGCACACAGCTTGGAGATACCTGCTGAAAGTGCATCCGATAGGGTCTACGTGTACTCGAGACCATCCTCTGCAGCAGCCACGTACGACATCCCTACGGGAGGGACTCTGTACCTGCAGATCACTGGCTCTGGAGTTGGCACTCCGTTCCAAGAGATAGCATTAACTACCACAGGGCCTACAGTCCCGTTCGCCACTATAGTGTCCGAGATCGACGCAGCTCTGGTAGATGCCACTTGTGTCGAGTTCAATCCAGGTACTAATCAGTTCCTGATCTATGCAGACTTGGGGAGTACAACCAGTGTTGTTGTTCGCCAAGACTCTGCGGCGGATGCAGGAACGTACACGGACCCGATAACATCTCCATCAGTGAGTGAGGTCCTTGGGTTCGGTTTCAGTCAAGATAGCCGACCGAAGGGGGAGTTCACTGCAGAGTCCCTACGTGATGCACTCTCCAGCAGATTGACAGGAGCAACTCTGTCGGTGGTTGGGGACGCCTTGTCCATCACATCTGATCTCGACGATGTACTGAGGAACTCAATCACGTTCGACAGTACTACAGCTGATGCAGTGCAAGACGACTTCGGTTTCACTGAAGGATTGACAGAGACTCAACCGAGTTACTTGGAGCTAGTGGAGGATGGACAGGCTGTAGATCCTTCATCAGTGAACGTGTTTGTGGGTGGCATTGTCACCGTCTCTGAAGCAGCCCTAGTTGGAAGTTCCCTCAGAACACTGAACAACGAGCCCATCACAGCTATAGAGGGTACGCAGATATCCTTTGGGGTGTCCTTACCTAGAAGTCTGCTGATGAGCACAGAGATCACGGCCCCCATAGTAGTGGCCACACAGCAGCTCATTCAGGTCTTGTCTCCATTCGTTGGTTCCTTCGATGGAGACTTCGTGGACCTACAACAAGTCTTGTCTCCGATAGTCTCCAACCCGACAATCGCACAGGTAAATGATGCCTTGCGCGTCCTCAACTCCATCAGAAATACCCTCACCAATACGGACTCGACAGGAGTCTTGGACTTGTTGGATTCCATCACGGTGAATCCCAGCAGATCTCAGTTCAATGAGGTAGCCACTAAGATCCTTAGAGCACTGGAGGAACGAGGTCTGGACAGGGCCTTGGAGTTAATAGAAGCTGGGAAGTTCATCGAGTTCTTCGTCCTGTCAAAGAATGATGCCTCCAGGTCAACTAGATTCCTCTCTTCTATGGAGCAGATCATGCTGAACGATGTACCAACCTCCGTCATAGAGCAGGACATACCAGATGATCAGAGACCTTCTGGCACCAACCCAGACAGCGAGTTGCTTTCCGGTAAGGAGTCTAGTGGGGAGGACGAAGATCTCTTGGCCTTCGATGAGGATGACGATCTGTAATGGCTGAAGTAATTGCAGGAGAAGAGATTGCTGAAGGTCAGTCCCCCACACAGGCTGAAAAAGTCCGTCGCGTCGTGGCCGATGTGTATACGTTCGTGCGGAGCCAAGAGATCAATCGAACCATCGGATCCTTCACGTTCGACCACTACATCGACGAAGCCAAGAGAAGGATCAAAGGTACAGGGAGAGCTATTCGAAATGCTGCAGGAGAGTCTTTCGACCAGAGACCAACCAAATTGGAGTTTCTGGACTCGCTAGAGGCTGAGTTTCGAGCTAGCTTCAAAACTATAGAGGAGTTGGCTAAGGTAGCTAAGGTAGTGAACGATGAGGAAGTGGCAGCGGCAGCAGCGACAGCAGCGGAGAACTAGTGATTGACGTTAAGGTCATATCCATCAAGGACATCCTCCAAGTAACTGAGGTCGGCTTCGTTCCTAACTTCTTGCCGAGGACATTGGACATACGTGGTCTCTTGTTTCTACAAGCAGATGAAGTACAGATTAACGATTTACCTGCTCCAGAGTTCGTCATCTCTTCAGACACTCGGATCCTAGCTCAAGTACCGGACAGTCAAGTCGCTTCCAAGATCAATCGAGTAACTGTGTTCGCCACCAAGGCTTCTCCTGACAGAAGAAGCTTCCTTCGATTTGAAATGGGAGTGACATTGTCCTCTCAGACGGGGCTACAGAAACTGATCCAGCTGTTCGTCAAGGTTCTATTGCAGACTCCTGGGTCCGATAGGTTCCACCCAGACGATGGTGGTGGTGTGCTGAGTCTGGTAGGTAGGACTGTGTCCAAGAGCGACTCCACATCTTTGCAAGCAGCTCTTGTTGGGGCCGTCAATAGAACTCGGGATCAAATCATCAGCAGGCAGAGCCTCATCAGACGTCTCCCATCTGATGAAACTTTGCTACGTGCAGACATACAAGCTGCTGGTTTCAACCCTACTACATCAACCTTAGCGGCTAGGATATCAGTGGGAGCTGTGTCTGGTCGTGAAGCTGTTGCGAACTTGACGTTCTAGGAGACTATCGATGGCATTCGAAGACGATCTTCGGGTTTTCATGGAGAACCGCCTGCAGGCGTTCGACCCAACCATCGATTTGGGTGCCAACTCCCCTGCTCAGGTTCAGATCATCGAACCCACTATCTCCAGGTTCGGTACCGATCCATTCAGTGTAGACATCCCCACCTTCATGCGGGACCGTCTCGTGCAGGAGTTCCCTGAGCTCGCGGCAGATGAGGCAGGTCTTCTGGAGGACTTGTTCACCGAGCCGCTGCAGCTACTGCTCGAGCCATTCAAACGTGAGATCGAACTGACCCGAATCAATCAGTCGGTAGAGAACGCTTCTCTTCTGTCTGATGATGAAGCAGATGCTCTAGGGTCTAACTTCTTCGAGACCAGGGAGGAGGGGGACTTCGCTGGTGGGTTGGTGCGTTTGTTCTTTGCGGCTCCCACCACCTCTCGCATCACCACGGACAGACAGGTTACTTCCCGACAGGGCTTCGCGTATTTCCCGACGGAGAACACGTTCATCACGTCGGCGCAGATGATCTTCAACAGGGACGGGACTCAGTTCTTTGTTGATATCTCGGTACGTGCTGAGGAGGCTGGTGATACATTCAATGTGATCGCCGGGGACATAACGTCCATCGATGATGTAGAGGGTGTGATTAGGGTGTCCAACCCGACCGCATTCACCACAGGCCAACCGAGAGAGACCAACGAAGACTACCTGGACGGCATCCCACAGGCCCTCACCGAGCGGTCTCTGGTAACCAAAAGAGGAGTCACCACACGTACTCCAGATCTCTTTGGGTCTGAAGTACGTGCGATCCAAGTAGTAGGGGCTGGAGAAGAGGGGATGGATAGAGACATCCTCACTGGTACGGGCGAAGGCTTCGTACACATGGTGGGTACCTGCTCCTTCTTCGGCAACATGGTCTTCTTGGGTTCGCTTGTCTACAAGGACGATGGGCCAGACAACAACGTCGTGCTGCAGGTGGGAGACTCCATCCGATTGATTCTGGATGTCGGTAGTGATCCAGACAGAATAGTCAACGAAGCCATCATCACGGACTTCATCTCTACAGGTGTTGGCACAGCTGCAGAGAAACATATCCTGTTCCTGGACCAAGCACTGGTGACCTTGATTGGGTCATCAGGAACTGGAGCCTCCATAGCTATCCTGAAGGCCGGGTTCATTACGATCTCTGGGATTCCTGGAGGGATAGCAGCCAACGTAACTGTTCCCGATGGGCAAGTTCATCTTGGCGGTCACACAGATGTGATGGTCCGCCCCTCCGCGGACTCACAACAGGAGGGAGTCGTACCTAACCTAACCAGCGGAGAGCCTCTGATGGCTCTGCTGGACATAGTGACGACCTCGGGTGACAACAAAGCCTCCAGTGCGGGCTCCAGTTTCGTTACCGCTGAGGTCAAGGCGGGAGACCTACTGGTAATAGAGAGCGGAACCAGTGCAGGAAGCTACAAAATCCTGTCGGTTGGTAGTCCCGATACAGACTTCGATATCCGTGTGGATTCTCTGTTCACCATAGCAGAGACGGGTCTTCGAGCTCGAGTAGTACGCACTATCAACGTCGACCTGGTGGAACCAAAGGTACCGAAGGTCCCGTTCACGGCCTCTCCTGTATCAGACCTACGCACAACGGTTGGTTCAGCGTTGTTCCGTCTCCTCAGTACGGATCTCCAAACACTCGGCGCAGCCATCGGAGACACCATACGAGTTCTGTCCGGAACCAGTGCGGGGGACTATATCATCAGGTCCTTCGACTCTGTTCTTGGTGGTCAAGGTCCTGTGGTCGATAGAGCTGCAGCGTCTTCTGAGGCAGGACTCCTCTACGAAGTGTTCACTGTTTCCGATGGACTGTCGTTCCCATTGGTTCGTGTTCGCTCTCTAGAAGTGTTGGATTCAACCAACCAAGGTACGGGGATCGCCGTTCCTTATGGAGATGCAGTAGACGTACGAGCTCTCTGTGACCTGGAAGGAGCCGGTAACTCTTTCCGAGTACTGAGCAACCAACTCATCATGTTCCCAGATGCCTCCCTTCTGTGGGGATCAGACGGAGGGACTCTACCTGAGGTGTTTGCGTCTACTACATTTGCTGGTGATGACGCCAGCTACTCAAAGGGATTGAAACCTAAGGATGGAAGGATCCGTACAGCCTCTTCCGGCGGAGGCAATCCAATATCCACAACGGAGCTCAACTTCCCTCCATTTCTGTACAACGGTAGGAGAGATGCGTTCATCGCATTGACTACTGAAGAGGATCCGAACTTCACAGATACCAATACGATTCCATCTGCTCCAGGAGAGCACCGTACTTCTCCCCTTGCTGAGGCATCAATTGGGGACTCCTTGGTAATACTGGACGGTCCGAATGCAGGATCGTTCACCATCAAGGACGTTCGTGTCCTGGATATGTGGAGCAAGTCAACGGATGGTCATCGTAAGGTCGCCCTGATTCAGGTCGATCAAGAGATGAGGATCGATCCGATTCGATCTTTCATTGACTACATCACGGACGTAGGTTCGGAGTCTGTAGTCACTGCGGTGGAGTTGGCGGACTACATCGAAGAGGCGACTCGATTCTTCTCAGCTTCTGGGTTCTTCGAGGACATCCTGATTCCTCGAGTTCTAGGCAGTATGACCTCTCAGGGTTTCACGGTTACCACTGAGGAGGTTCGAGAACTGGTAATCGGTTTGGCCAGTACTGGTTACGAGACTGGTCAGTCTGCCAATGGAACATTACGTATGTTCTTCCAGGAGCCTGTGTCTGCTGAGCTGTTCTTTGGTGAGGATGATCCCACCACTTTCCAGGCCGTGCAGAACACCGCTCTCAATTACAGGTTGGATCCGAAGCTACCTCCTGCTCAGATTCTCCCGGAGGCTGATGAAGAGACCCCACCCACCGAGTGGGCTAGGGATCTCGCAATCAGGGATGAGTCCCCTCGCCTGAATGCGTTCCATGTGAATGGCTCTTCCTTTGCTCTGCAGGGGATCTTGACCGGCGATATCATCGAGTACCACCGAGCCATTAACGACTTGCCTAGTCGTAAGGACATGCTGTCCAGTTGGCTCTGTGTAACTCAGGCAGGGTCGAACATCGTTCGGATGATCGTACCGAAGGCCAACAACGGAGAAGGTCTGGAGAACGACATTCTTCCTGAACCTGGTCACCTGTTCTTCATCGACAGTGGTCCAGACATCGGAGCCTATGTTGTTACGGAGGTGTTCGATACAAACGACCTGACCTCTTCTCCTCCGTCCATTCAGTTCAAGCTCGACAAGGCACTCACACACTCTACGGAAGTCTTCCCACCTGTTACCGACATGGATCACACCAGCCAGGCCAAGTCGGTCTTGGTCACGATTGGTAACGACTTCACATCCCCCATGGCTCTTATCGGGGCAACTTTGAGTGTAGATCTGGGTGGTCTCGTACTTACCCACACGTTCGTATCGAACCCGGCAGACATCGATGCCCTGGTCGCGGAGATAGCTGGAGGTCCCATCGTAAGCGGAGGAAAAGTAGAGGTCACCAAGGATGTGGATGAGCTCGTCCTACGTTCTACGTTGTCCACCTATCCCGATGAGGAACTCTTCATCAGGTCCGCTTCCACTGGTATCGGAGTAGGTCTGATCCAGTACACCGCCCTGCAGGCCGATGGAAGACACTTGAGTGCCTTGGCATCATCTGGCACCAAGAGGTTGATAGCGGATGTGTTCAGCAGTGGATGGTCCATAGATCAGTGGGTATCTGTGTTCGCTGCCAATGATGGAACACCTGGGGCAGCGATTCTCAGTGACGGGGAGGACGAGTCCTATCTTGGTACCTTCAAGGTGGTAGCTGTAGGCACCATCAGTGGAGGCCCTCGAGACAGTGAGCCATTCATTGAACTAGATCGAGAAGTGGACTTCGCTGCCGATGCAAATGTTCGATGGGTTCGTCATGCTGCCCCAACGCAGACCCCAGCTACCACGACAGACGGAGGCAAGGAACTAGCTAGTACTTTCGTGCGTGGTCGTATGTACAGAGAGGTGCCAGAGCAGCGCACCATCTCTATCCCGTGGGGAACCGCCTCCGTCAATCCGATAGATGACCTCAGTGAGGAGGAGATCAAAGTCGGTACGGTGTCGGCTGACGACTTCATCACTGGCTCAGGTTCGTCTGGGTTCTCACATAAGATGCCCTATCGGATCATTCGAGAAGGGGTCAAGCGAATCTCGTCCACTGCTATGGCCTCCCAACGATCTGGGGCTCTGTACTTTATGGATGTCCCGGTCATCGGCATCGGAGTACTGGAAGAGCTCAATATCACCCCAGCAATAGGACTGACCCTGGAAGGTCGCTTCAATATCGCCGGGTACACGCTGCGAGTAGATGACGAGAACTTCTCGTACTCCGTAGATGAGGGAGTCAGTCTGATTCTCCCCGGCTCTGTGCTACCTGTGGGTTCGACACCAGGACTAGACAACGAGATCAGCCTGGCTGGGCAGAACCTTCAGATCAACTACGACAACGCTCCGTTGGTCGCCAGCATTCAGCAGTTCTACGACTCCCCTTTGGATAGGGTAGTGGTGGCTAACACGTTGGTTCGACACTTCTTGCCGAGCTATGTCTTCTTGGACATCAACTATGTCGGTGGGGATGGGGAGTCGGTGGTCGCCGCTGAACTCATTGACCACATCAACAGCGTTGACCCAGATCTAAACGAGCTCGTAGTCGATTCTCTGGTGGAGATCGTAAAGCAGAGGAACGCAGACCAGGTCAGGTTGCCTATCAACATCATCGTGTTGACACACGGAGTCGATCGACGGATTCGAGGATCTCAGTCTGAGGATGTGGTCGGCGGTCAGAACATCCCAACGTTCCGGGGAACCTTCAACCAGACCTTCTTCATTCCAGGTCCGGACACTTCCGCAGAGACTGTTAGGCCTGATGGGGAGCAGGTCTTCCTAGTCCGACTGTAGGCCGTCGTCATCCTGCAGAGGATTCCGTACCGGTCCCCGTAGCTCGATCTTGGTGTAAGGCTCGAACTGATGTCCACAGTCGTTACATTCAGCGAGGTATTTGGGGAGCATGGAGTTAGCCTCGAACAGCCTTTCAGGAGATACGAAACTCCTGCAGCTACCCCTACAGTAGGGACACTGGAGGGACTCGAAGTAGGCCTCATGGCTCTGGATCTCCTTCTGCAAGACATTCTCATGTCCTTCCAAGAGGCCCAGTACTTCTGTAGGGTCCATCTCCTTGAAAATCATGACACCCCCAAGCGTCTTAATTGACGCTTCTCTGCGCTCGCAAGTAGACTAGCACAAGGCCCAAAGGCTTCGGGAAAAGGTACGACATGCCCAATTTTGTCTACGATGACACCGCGTTGTTCTTTCCGAAGACCAACCTGAATCCGATCCCCGGTGGTGGGGATTCGACAAAGTACGTTGCAGACATCGATTGGAACACGCTCAATCAAGCTGTCGAGGACGTAAAGGGTGTCCTCCGTGGAGCAGAATGGTACGGCTTGTCTCCGCAAGCGACGGACCCAGCTCCCTCCGGCGTAGACGACTATCTCTGGTTTGACACATCCGATCAGCTGTTCCTGCACGTAGGTGGTGGCGGTGGTTCTGATATCAACATCACCACTGGAGGTAGTGGAGAGGTCAACACGGCCTCGAATGTGAACGTCGGAGGAGTGGGTGTCTTCAAACAGAAGTCTGGAGTAGACCTCGAGTTCAAGGGCCTCAATGCGGGGTCGTCCAAGGTCTCCATTGTAGATGAGGTAGGCAACAACGAGATCGACATCGATGTTGTTGAGGCCAATGTCGTCCACAATAACCTCAGCGGATCTGGTACCCACACCCACGCTCAGATCGATACCCACATCGGATTGCTTGAGACAGTAGCTCAAGGATCCGTCTGGTTCTCTGATGGGTCAGCTGTATCCGCATTGGTTCCCGGGACAGCAGGGCAGTTCTTGAAGACACAGGGGGCTGCAGCGGATGCAGTGTGGGGAGACTCGACCCTGACCATTCAGGATGAGGGTAGTCCTGTCACCAACACTCCACACACCACAATCAATTTCGCTGGCTCTGGAGTATCTGTAGCGGATGGAGGATCCGGGGTCAGTACGGTAACTATCCCAGGTGCTTCCGGTACCAGTCTTCAGGGTGCTTACGACTTCGGGTCTGCGGGAGGAGGCAGGACCATCACTGCCCACGACGGTGCCGTAGTCATCCAAACCACGGAGGTAGATGGCACCAATGTCCTGGAGATCAATAAAACTCCGACCGGTTTTGATTCCGGAGATGGTCTTTTCATAGCGATGGGGGCCAACGCCGGTGGGGCAGGCCTCTCTATTTCTCACGCCAGTACGGATAACGAGGCGCGGGCTATCAGTGTCACGTCAGGATTGATCTATGTCGATAGCGGTGTAGAGATAACCGCGAATAATGTAGATCCCAATGACACTGCAACTGGGGCTCTCTACGTTCACGGCAATTACACTGGTGTAGATATTGATTCTTTCTTCCACGTGGCCTTTGAGCTCGACACCATCCAGTACACCACAGGCGGAGGGACAATAGCTGAGCAGGCTGGTTACTACTTCGACACCACAGATTACTCAGCTGATACCGATGTAGTTACGATCACTGACTGTGCAACCTGGAGAATCGCTGGAGTACCTACAGAGGGTACCAACGTTACGATTACCAACCCGTGGGCCTTGTGGTCAAGTGGCGCAATTAGAGTTGATGGGTCGATCGCACAGACAGGAGCGACCTCTGGGAAATTGACCCAGTCCGTGCCTGCGGTGGTAACTGACCACACACTCACCTGGCCAGCCGCAGTTGCAGCTACGACTGGCTATGTCTTGTCGAGCACCGACGCTGGCATTCTGTCGTGGGCGGCAGCTGCTGGAGGAGCAACGACTCTAGACGAGGCATACGACGGTGGAACTTCTATCACGGTAGACGCCGGAGCCGTTACTACCGTCATTGATTCAGTGGGAGTCGTAACTACCGACGGTGTTACTGCTCTTCTTCTTCAGAACACCACAGTGTCCACAGTTGGATCTCCTCAGTGGTCCCCAGTATTGGTTTTCGAAGGAACCTCATGGGATTCTGCAGAAGGAGGGGGCTCCGAGAACGAGATAACGAAGTTCGGGCTTCAGCTACAGACAGTAAGTGCGGGTGGTGGAGGTGGTGGGGCCCACTTCATGTTCAGTGTGGACGCAGCCGCGTATTCATCAGCTGGGGACATCTCTAATACAGGTGTATGGTCTTCGGTCGGCGATATCGTTGTGGGTGAAGACCTTCTGCCTAGTGGATCCACCAACGATGTCGGTTCTGGTGGATCCCTCTTCCGGAACATCAACGCACACACTTCATTGACAGTGACTCAGGAGGTGAAGGACGGAGTTTTCATGACTCCTATCCTGAACCTCAACTCAAATACCCATACCGATCTGAGCGATGGCAACGCAATCTATATCGATTTCGACATCGACAGCTTCATCAACTTCGCCTCTGTCTCCACAGATCAAACAGCAGTCCGCATCCTGGCCCCCACCTTCACTTCGGACACGGGCTCTCAGACCATCGTCAATGCGACGACGGTCTATATCAGTGCGGCCCCCGCAGTCAGTGGCGGGAACGTCGTCATCACTAACCCAAGAGCATTGTGGGTAGATGCCGGAGATGTCCTCTTCGATGACGGCCTCTCGGTAGGTGGGGCCTTCGAACATGCTGGTTCAACCTTCGGAGTTCTGGGAACAACAGCGGTAGCTCAGCAGACCTCCGGTGCGGATCTCACCAACAACGTCACCTCCGGTGGCACCACTGATCAGGTTGATAACTGGACTGATTTGTCTACCTACGCCACAGATGCAGCGGCGATTCGTAACGCCATCTATCAACTGTCACGAAAACTTAAGCAGGTGAATGACGCAGCTCGTCTGTTTGGCTTCTTGACCTAATATGGGAAACGGGCCAAAAAGTAGAGTCCGTCGGGCTGGTAAGAGACGGAGAACCAAACGTAAAAAGGGAGGACCGATGCCGAAGAAATATGTGATGCTGGATCCCAAGAAGCTCCGCTTCAAAGAGCGGAGTAGTGGAGAAGAAATCGAGGGAGACAATGGTCTTATGGATTGGAAGACTTTCCTCGAGAAGGTCGAGGACAATCCCAAGTGGGTCACCACCTACAAGCTCGGGCTGTCCATGGACGCAATCTGGGAGGCCTACCATGAGTCCCTCTCAGCGGACACGTATGATGGCGTTCCTGTAATGGTTCTAGCGGAGGAAGACTGGAAGAACTGGGAAGAGGCCTGTCAGAATCCGAAGGTCATGCACATCAGTCCAACCGGACCGGCGACTATGCCTGGTTGGGGTATCCATCCACGGTTGAATCGGCAAATGCTCTGCTTCCCCAAGGCAGTCATCAAGGCCTTGGACGAAGACCCTCGGAATAAGCCTGAGACCTCAAAGGAAGCGGCGGCATAGCTCATGTCAGGACTGGCGATAGGATTAGCGTTCCCAATGGGCGGGGGTCTCTTTGCTCCGTTCATTGTTAATCTTGCGCCAACTCCAGACCAAGCTGGGTCTGGGCTCACGGATGCACTACGACTCTCGATTCGAGACATCGAGACTCATGTGGTGGCCAACCTCATCCAGATCGTTGTTGGGTGGGCACAGGTCACCGCTGATGGAACGGAGCCGTTCGAAACAGCCCTACCGCGAACTCAGTTCTCCTCTCTTCTTCACGGCATCGTAGACCCAGAGAAATCTACGATTGCAGTGGTGGCTGAAGGTGTTCAAATCACCAAGACTCTAGCCACTCCTCAGAAGTCTACGTACTTCACCAGTATCGATGCTGGGACAGGGTTTGAGGACGCCATGGTCACGGCAGTCCTTGAGCCCAACGTGATTACGATTGGAGAGCTCGGGGCTGTACTAGGACTAGAGCACGGTCCCCGCAACACCGCGGCCTACATGTTCTTTGACAACCCGAGCGGGACACCGAGGATTAGGTTGGCAGGACCAGCCGACTCTCTCGGTGTTCGGGTGCCCGATGTATCCATTCCATTCGATTGGACCGGTCTCGAGCGTCGATATGTCCTGGTGTGGAATGAGATCTCCAGCCAGGTAGAGCTCTACGCTATCGATGAGACGAACAGCTTGACTACGATCTTGTTGGTCGAGCCCATCTCTTCTTTCCAGTCGTTCGATACGGAGTCCGGGCAATCCACTCCCCCTCGAGGCTCTGCGTCTGAGCTCACTGCTGTCTACGGAATCGAAGGAGCTATTGGAGATCGAGTAACCATTGGGAACCTGGCAGTCACCAAAGACGTAGGCTTCCCGATCATTGGTGGAGCCCGACCAGGGAACTTCTTCACCACACGTCGGACCGATGAGACCGTACGCTACGAAGGAGGGGATCCCAGAAAGGTAGATGTATCCTCCTGGTTCGGTCCAGACGACACTGTATTTCCTAACCCAGATCCAGCTGGTGTCGTGTCCGTACCCAGCTCAGGGTCTGTACAGCTCATCAAGTCCACTGCGAATACCCATGTAGCTATCCATCGAGAGGAGCCTGGTTTCCTCAGCGACAACACCAACGGTCTTCTGTTGGAGATGGAGTTCTCTGGTGTCCCTACAAGGACAATCAATGGGCGTATGACTGGTATGGGTGTGATGATCTGGGACGGTCAGTCCGTCTTCATGATCAACCTGATTGAAGGAGACACCCGTACTGTAGGACTCTTGAATCCTGGAGGAGATGCCTCACAAGTAGATGAGCACCTCCTACCAGCCACAGATATCGACTGGGCAACGTCGACCAAGTTCAGATTCATTGTGGATCCCCGCAGGAATAAAGTGGAGCTGTACTCTGAGGAAGACATCCTCACTCCTGTACTCTCTGTGGATTTCGACAGATCGAACTTCCCCACTGGTGCTGATCTCGGAGTGAGTGCGCTCCCAGCCTTCATCGCATTCGGTCATCTGAGTGAGATAGATACGGCTGGTATCTTTGAGCTACGTAGCTTGAAGTACTCCCACCTGTATCAAGCCTACGAGAGTGCGGACGATGCACTCCCAAACTTAGCTCCTACAGATCCGGTCTGGGTACTCACAACCAGTGGATTCGGAGAGCTCAATCCATTGTTCGGCATCCATCTATTGGGCGGTGGGTTCGGTCCTACTTCTCTGCCTTTCTACATCTTCGGAGGTAGTGGTCCTAGCGGATCTTCTGCCATGGTGGATGACCAACTGGTTGTGGCCAGTCTCCCTGGACAGACTCAGGTCTACTTCCGTTCCGCTCCCATAGGTCCGGATAGAGGGGCCGTCATCGAGGCCCGTCTACAGATTACGGACCACAAACCTAAGGCCAGAACCGGAACGATGATGTTCATCGACGACGGCTTACGGTCCTACATTTTATCGTTCGTAGATACAGACATCGGGAAGTTCGCCGGCGTGGCTGTGCGATCAGGGCTCAGTAGCTTCGTAGAGAGGGTGGGAACAGACGGAGTCCCAGAGACTCTCAGCTTCCAAGTGGATTGGGATCAACCGCACACGTACAGGATGGAGAGGCGACCGTTGGATGGTCTCTACATCTTCGTGGATGACGCTGCTGATCCAGTACTAGTCATCCCGGACTCAGACAACGTGGACTTCCCCTCTTCGCAGTTCCTGGCCCCAGTGGTGGCTTTCGGTCAGTTCTCTACAGAAGGTTCGGTATCCAAGTGGGACTTCGTTCGGACCATGTTTAGCTCCGGGTACGAGATCTCCTTCAAGAAGGTGGCAACTACAGCTCAACTAGAAGAGGATATCGCCAACGCACAGGCGATTGTTATTGCGTTCGCAGAAGACCTGGATTCGTAGATGGCTACTTCGATTACAAGAGGGTACAGCTTCGGAGTCGAGGACAACGTAGGTCCAGTAGCCATCATTACTCCGGCAACTCAGGTCTCTGTATTGGGATCTGTAGTGAAGATGGATGGCCGAGCGTCCTTTGATGCAGACGGCATGCCTGCTGGAGTACTAACGTACAGCTGGAGCTTCTTGAGATTCCCCATCGGATCTCAAGTAGAGCAAGAAGGATTTGTTGAGCTAGATCCAGACGGAGCAGTGGTCAGTTTTGCTCCGGACATCACGGGATTCTACGAGGTCGGTCTGGTAGTCAATGATGGGACGGTGGACTCTGCAATTGCTGTTGGCAGTACGGACATCAACTTACTCATCGTCCCCAACAACCGTGGGCTTGTTCCAGATGCCAGTTGGATTTGGAATTACCTATCCGACTTCTGGAATATCGTAGAAGACAAAGAGAGATTCGAAGTTCTGTGGTCTGCTGCCATTCAGATAACAGCGGCCGAGCTCTTGAAGCTGTATCAGTACGACTACAACAAGAGCATCAGAGACATCCAGACAGTTTTCCAGAAGAGATGGATTCAGTACAGCTCTGGTCTGGAGTTTGACTCTACGTTGGTCGCAGGTATCTTGGCCGATGATCAAGCTGGGTTGGAGGGTGCTACTCTTCCCATCGATTCGGACACAGGTATCGTACTGGAGGACTCTCCCGACTTCTTCAACTTGGTTACCACCCCTCTGGTAGATGGTAGTTTCGTTGAGACCCCTGCTGGTTTGCCGATCTCTGCTGGTCGTCTGCTTACCATAGCTGGTAAGTCCTACACACTTGCCCGTTCCAATAACAGCATCAAAGGTGTCAACGAAGGAGATGACGGGGCCACTAGTGTTGGGAGCGATGTCTTCCTTGGGAGCGGCTTCGTTGCGGATCAAGTAGGACTCATCCTTCGGGTGTTGTCTGGTGATGACGCCGGAGATTATCTGATTGATAGTGTGGCTACAGGAGATACGGAGGCGACCCTAACTGATCTGCTCGGTGGCGCTGTTGCCTTCACTAGCACTGCCACAGATCTAAATTACTCGGTCATTCCGACTAGCGATAACCTGAGCAACTTCTTCTCAGATGTGAAGGACATCCCAACCGACACAGCGGGACAGGCTTGGAGGTTTAGCTCCACGATCATCACCACTGAGTTCGATCTGGAGCTGCAGGGAGTATCTGTAGGCGATGTACTCGAGGTGGAGATCGTTCGTCAGGACCTGAACCTTGCAGCCGTAATCCGCTTCCAAGTAGTTGGTGTAGACAGAGGGAGACTATCCTTCGTATTCAATCTCGATGATTTGGTGGACGGTACCGCTGCTTCTGGTTTATCCGAGCAAGCTCAATTGGACCTGGCCGAGACTCTTCAAGTCACAGGACTTGAGAGGGATGTGAATGGAGTCCTTCAGTACGCCCTGGAGGCTGAAGCTGTCCGCGATGTCTTGGTGTCCAACTTGTTCCGGAGCACCAACTTCGAGACCGAGCTGAACACAGAGACGGAGATAGATCTTGGAGCATTCGTCATCAAGGTCCGTCCAGTTCAGGTCATTCGAAACACGAAGATCGCAGTAGACCCTGAAATTCTCTCCATCCCTTTGCTGCAGGAGTTCATCCGACAGCCTGAGCTCGGAGAGATAGATGGAGTGCTTCAGGTAATCGGAAGGAATGGGAGTGTCACCCCGATAGACCACACCCCATACAACCTGGTCGAGAACCTAGACTATGTGGTTGATGACGAGTCGCAGATCTCTGGAGTAGTCAACACGATCCAAGACTCCGATGAGATCGAAGTGTCTAGGGGAGACCTGGTAGATAGGAGTGTTCGACCAGGAGACACGATGGAGGTTGTATCCGGTGCTACCTCAGTCATCTACACCATCCTCCGTGTCATAGATCCAGAGCACATCAGGGTAAAGCCCAAGCCTATAGCCAACGAGTCATCGGTCCCCATGACCATCACTCGGAGAGTGCTTGGTAAGTTTATCCGATTCATCACAGGTAGTTTCTCTAAGGACAATCCAGCCCCTCCCAGACTGTGGTCCGAGCTCACGTTCTTCAGCAACGATCCAAACATCGAAGCCAATTTTGGTGTGTTGGTAGGAGTTCGACGTGAAGACTTGGAGAGAGGGACAGTAACGGCTCCCTACAAAAGTGTTGTGGCTGGTCTGATGTTCGCCCTAACGAACGGACCTGTGCATGAGAACCTGCGCCTGGCTGCCCAGATTCTGTTAGGTCTTCCGTTTGCCGAGAACACTGGAGTCATCACAGAGATCAACCCGAACTTCCGAATCAGAAGTGATGGGTCTTCTTTGTTCGGACGGATTTTAGTAGATGCCCTAGACAGCAACGGAGATCGTCTGGGAATCACGAACGTCTATCTGTACCCACAGGGTCGTCAATTAGTTGATCAGGACAACCCAGGGGAGTTTCTGCCGGCTACTCCCAATGAAGCAGGTATCGCCATCAACCCGACCACAGGTGTTGATTACGTCGTTGGGGATTCAGTAGAACAGTTCGCTGTTCTATCCAAGGGGGTAGAGATTCAGGACTACTTGTCTTCTCCTGAGTCCATCGACAGGTTCGTGCAACAAGGAAGTCTGGAAGCACTCATCACCCAGTTCCATTCTTTCCAACTTCGAATCAATGCGGATGTGACTACTCCATCCGATGTGAATCAGACAACCAACTTCATCCAGAGGGCGAAGCCTCACTACGCTAAGTTGTCTGCTGGGTTGTTGAAGATTGTTGAAGACACTGTTGAGATCAGTGATGCTCTCATCTTTGGGCGAGAGCTGGAGTGGTTCGACACCCCATCGTACTCACTACCCATGGCTGTGAAGTTCGACCAAGGTTCCGGAGACGAGAGCTTCCTCACAGTGGAAGGGGTCATGTACTCCAGCTACTTGTTTGGAGAAGACCTGGTCACAACCTTCAGCAGCTTAGATGTCACCTCAGTTATCGGAGGTTTCATAACCCCAGGAACAGGGCAGTCCTTCGACTCCCCTCTGATTCGTTCGGGCGACCTCCTGGTCATCAGTGAGGGTCCGAACTCAGGGCAATACGAAGTGGATACTGTCCCTGATGACAACACTGTGACCGTGTTGGTGGGAGCTTTCTCTACCGCAGTTGAGCAGAGGTTCAGAATCTTCCGACCAGTGATCAATCCCATTTTCCAAACCACTGCTGAGGTAACCAATGGGTCCCAGTTTGTGGAGTTGGATGAGGGTTTGTTCTCGGCTGGAGTGTCTGCGGGAGATACCTTTGCCTTCCACGGTCTCACAGTAGATGCCAGTCGCAGATACACCGTCACGAAGGTGACTCCAGCTATCAAGGAGATCGAAGTAACTCCAGCCATTGAGGAGCCCTCCGGTACCTATCCGAACGGGATCATCAGAAGAGATGGGATCGAGGACAGGTTCTTCGGAGCTCTAGAAGCCGACCAACCTCATGCAGCGGCCTACACATCCGGTAGTGCCGCCGTCGTGTTCTCTGCTGGGTCATCGGACCTAGATACGCTTGCGTTCTTGCAGAAGGGCGACAGCATAGAGTCCGATACCAATCCTGGACTCTTCCATGAGGTCCTGGACTGGGACCCGTCCTCATTGACGGCATACGTGACACCGAAGCCGGCCTTTACGGCTGGCCCAACTAGCCCCACCAGAGTACATAGGCTGCGACGCCCAGAGACTCCTATATCTTTCGAGATTCTTGACCGTATACCGGACGAGTCTCTAGTATTGGAGCTGCAGCTTCCTGTGGGGAGCTCAGATTTGACTACAGCCATTTCCGCCGACGTCGGTACAGTATCTGCAGAAGATTTCGACGCGCTTGGGATTGAACCGGGAGACTTTCTTGTGATTTTGGAAGGCGGAGATAGCAACAGGGACATCGGGTACGGTCTCGGTGTGTTCCCCATTCAGGAACTGCCTACTGTCACTGCCCTTCGACTCACTAGGCCTCTCACTGTCACAAACCCGTCTGGCATTCGTTACGGGTTGCAGCGGAGGAAGACCTTATGAGAGTACGTGGCAGTGATTCTGTGAGCGTAGATGACCGTCTCCGGATGTTGGTCCGGGATGGTTCTTCCAAAGAGAAGATCGACGAGTGCGTTGCTGAGTTCAACGAGTCCGTTGACATCATCTCTGCTCAGGGATTCTTCTCCATGTACGCTCGGGAACGAGGGAAGATCGTTCCAGGATCCCACAGGTTGGGTCACAACATCTGGACCCTGACAGGTAGGGAATACTCAGCTCAGATCATGAGCTACCGATCGTATGGCCCTCCCTCTGTGGGGGAGCGTAGGGATCGGATCAGATACATAGGGTTCGGCACAGGTAGTCAGCCGGAAGTCTCTTCAGTTATCTCCTTGGTAACCCCGCTGGCTTACAACGCCAGTGGAGACTTCCTGTCGCAGATGTCTCTCCCGACATTCCCCTTGTCTCCATCCAGGACCACTGTTCGATACACCCGAGTGTTCTCGGAAACAGAACTGTCGACTGGGGGAACAGTCATCCTTACAGAGGCGGGTCTGTTCACGGATGGGGATCCCGGGACAGATTTCGATCCGGAGACGAGGGACATTGGAATGATCAATGCTCTACTCCAATCTCCCAATGCCTATAAGATCTTTGAACCACTGAGCAAGACCCAGAACTTCGTGCTCGAGGTGTCTTGGGAGATTAGGTTCTAATGTCGTCCGGAGAATCAAAGTACAGCTTCGAACACGTCCTGGGTAACACGAGCCTACTCAGGAATGCGAACCCTGCTATCCGTGGGTCGATACGTCGTGCGGACCCAGACGGAACCAACGCAGAGCCACACTTCACAGGTCTGTCTGGCACATCCCTTACGGTCGATGTAACTCCCGTAGGGAACTTGGTCATCAACTTCACGTCCGATGACCTCGATGTAGCCCTCGCAGAGATCAATGCGGTAAGTGGAGCCAACCTAGAGGGGTTCGAAGAGAACGGGTACGTTGTACTCCGCAACCTCAATGGAGGTAACAAGAACACCCTCGAGATACTCAGCGGGTCGGCTGCAGCCTTGCTCGGCTTCACACTCAGCCCAGAGCCCGGGTCCAAGAGCTTTGCTGGAGAGATCGCCACATCTCCTTCAGGAGTTCAGCAGGGTCAAGACAATCCACAGGGCACCTCCCTGATCTCCGGAGACGAAGACCTCAAGTCGAGCTCCTTGAACCGAGCTCTCGCTGGGTCTCTGTTGGAGACGACACGGGTCCTCAAGTCCCTGGACGTTTTGGTACCCACTGCCAAAGAGTTCGCTGGCTCTGTCGTAGTTCATGCAGGGAGCGGAAAGAAAGTCGTCTACGTGGTGGATGCGGATCTCCGCATACCCATCAACGGGTACGGAGTCACTGCCACCACCCCAGCCGCCAACGAGCTGGACTCAGTGGTTCAGATAGTCGATGCCAATGACTCTCCACTGATCAAGCTCGACGAAGCTACGGAGAGGCACGGCAGAGTACTGGATGTCTACTTCGAGGCAGCCGGCACAGGTAGCCCTGCCCTAGACAACGCCTCCAGCTTTGCTGCCTGGGGAACTCCCGATGGCAAGTCGATCTTCGGCCCCACTGTCTCCGATAAGGACAAGCAGGCTGCAGTAACAGTCACCTCCATTCGAGGAGACCTCATCGTAGCTACAGGTGCATTGTTCCAGACGAATGGAGCGCAGCCTGGAGATACTGCAATCGTCGAGGCGGCCGACAACAACACCCCCTTCAACCACAATGGTGAGTACATCGTTGTGGATGTCCTGTCCGAGGAGGTCATAACCGTCCGAGCCAAGAGCGAATTCGAAGGGACCTTCATCTCTTCTGATAAGCCTCGAGCTCTGAACAACAACCTCCCAGGAGGAACTACCTACGGGACAGTCAGGATCGTCGTAGGGGACTACTTCTCCGCCAAGGACGGCGTAGCCTTCGAAGTACCTTCTTGGGTACCTGCAGGTGCAGTGGTTGTGCGGTGCATTTCTGCTGCCCGCATGAGAGATCTAGGTCTCGGTGACTTGGTCCGTAGCTTGTCCCCGAACCAAGGTGGAGTCCTAACGGAGATCTGGAACCACATCATCAACGGCACTTCCGGACTGCGTCACGATGCAGATCAGGTAGATGCCCCAGCAGTAGCTGGCTCACCAGATTCCCTGACCTTGGGGAGTGTTGAAGACCAGCTCGCCGAGTTGCTAGTCCACATCAACAATGTATCCGTAGGAGCACTGTCCTACGGCGGTGGTGATGATTGGGCAGACACAGCAGGGGATACTCCTGTAGGTCCCACGGACAACCCAGCAACTACCATCGAAGGTCAGCTGGACAAGATGCTCATTGACCTGGCGGGAGCTGGGATCGATGGAGTCGCCAAGATCAGTGCGTTGGCTACTGCAGATTTGGCTGCAGGTAACCTCAGGGCACAGCTGAACGAGCTCGCTACCGACTGGCTCAAACTAGACCGAGCAAACACAGTCACTGAAGACCAGACGTTCGATGATGTAACGCTCGACGTAGGTCTCAATAACGCAGACCCTAAGGCAGCTCTTCGATCCACAGGTGTTCCCTCCGACCGACAATTGATGTGGTCGGCGCAGAATGCTGTCTCGGCATCTCCTGGGTGGCCGTTCATCTACACCCGTCTCTATCGATCGACGGAAGGCTTCGAACTAACCATCAATGCTCGGTGGAGAGGTTCCGACTGGGCTGCAGATGATCAAGCGAAGAATGCCACCAAGCTTTCCCTGACCCTCACCAATTTCAATCTCCAGTACCACATACCATCTGCCAGTCCTTGGATAGATTCTGCCTGGAGTGGCGACAACGTTCTGTTCGATCTATCTACGTTCCTGATGACGATGGTCGGTAACGTCGACCAGACAGGATCGTTCGATCTCACAGGCAGCGCCGATATCACAGGACTACTGACAATAGGATCGGCCCTACTAGGTAGCCTGTCCTCTGCATCCGGTCCCAGATTTGTAGTACCGACAGCTCCTAGTGCTCGAGGAGCAGGCGCGAAGACCCTGATAATGGAGATGGGGGACGTCGATGCCAAGTGGCGCATCTACATCGATAGAGGTGGCACTCTCGACGCTGAGTTCTTCGAGCTGACATACAACGCAGAGTGGAGAGATGACGCAGGGACCTATAAATGGTTCCGAGAAGACGCTGGTGTGAACTCCAGCAAGTTCGAGTTCGTGCGGGGGAGACTTACCTTCTGGTTCAAGCTGGTTTCTGATACCAGTCCTTGGTTGGATGGTGTGTCAGGCGCAGCAGACAAGTGGACCACTGAGTCCATCCTCGATTTTCAGAGTGATATCTACCTTGCCGCCAACTCAAACCAACTGAACTTCGCAACAGGATTCCTAGATCTAGATGCTGGAACCGCTACTAATCCAGGGAGCGGTACTTCGGTCACTAATAGGCTGTATGGCAAAGGCATCATAAAGGCTTGGGCTAAGGTCTTTTTGCCAGCCACTACCCCAAACCTAGCCGAGGCGTTGAACATAACGTCTGTAGCTTACTCTGGAGATGATCTACGAGTCACCTTAGCTGCTGATATGAACAGCGCTGACTATGCGATCATAGCTATGGGAGGACAAGCTCCTGTTTTCATGAGCCTACAAGCAGATCCATCTGCTCAACTGTCATCTCGATTTGATCTCACTGCAAAGGACAGTGCAGGAGCCGACATAACTCTGGATGGAGCGGGAGCCACTCAATGTATTTGGGTGATCGTAATTGGGGAGCAGAACTGATGCCAGTCCAAGTAAAGGAGCAGACTTCTGGGAACTCCCTAATAGGATTGCAGGTAGATATCGCTGGTCTACGGATTGTTGTTCGAAAAGGATCGTTCCGAGTAGATGGGCAAGACTACCTACTCACGGATGATGAAGAGTACACAGTAGTACCAGTGAGCAAGCGTCAGTTTATAGACGGCTCCTTGTACCTCGATCTAAGTTCGGGAGAAGTCCACGTACTGATGTTCTCAATCGAAGAGGGAGAGAGTAACTACGACTGGAGAGATCCAAATATGAAACCTCTGTACGGAATCTTCGAGGCAGAGCTTCCAAAGAACGTCAAATCTTTGGACGAGGGAGAGGTCCGAGTGTTTCAGACAGTACGTACGCCTATCTCCAAAGCACCTGTTGGGGGTGAAGCGTGAGATTTGCTACGACTAAGCAAGACTTACCTGCAGACTGGAGCACCAGGAGTCTGAAGAAGAGGGACAAGAGAAGTAGGCACGGAGTCATGAAGAGCAAGAAGTTCAATCAGCTCAAGACTTCCGACAAAGACGAACTGCTCAAGACCGTAGCCATCTCCATGGGTCTGATACAAGAAGACTGATGCTCCCCGAAGTCGCCATAGCTTCTTTCATCTCTGAAATCTCCAAGATTGCAGCCAAGCAGCCGTCACTCAAGGCTGAGCTCAAGGAGATCAAGCGAGATGTAGAGCTGTGGAACAAACTTCGAGCGGCTGAGCCCAAGGTCAAGATCAAGATCGACAGGGCTGCAGAAGCACATGGAGGAGCCTACTTCGATCAGCAAGCTAAAATGATCGGGCTCACTCGCAAGGACTATGAGTCTCTCGCACACGAGCTTGGCCATGCAGAGATGGACAAGAAGTTCTTAGGTCGTCTACTTCAGCACCCCACAGGACGCTACGCCTTCGAGCAAACAGGGAAGGCTGCCATCCTGGGTGGAGTACTGGCAGCAAGGGGCAAAAAATGGGGGCTGTTGCTACCAGTTGCAACAGCAGCCCCCACCCTGTTGTCTGAGTGGCTAGCCACCCGTAAGGGAGGCAAGAAACTCAAGCTAGTAGGTGCTTCGAAGAAAGAAGTAGAGAAGTACCGGAAGAACTTGAAGGACTCGTTCAGTACGTACGCATCCATTATCCCAGAAGCTTTGATGGGTACTGGAGCTGGGATGATAGTCGGTAAGATCTAACGGATTCGATGGTGGTAGTTCTCTGCACTGACAGAGGCTCGAAGGATCTCAGTCAGTAGTTTGCTGCGTTGCCAATTGGGCTTGGCAGCAATCCCTACTTGGTCGCACGTCCACCGGAGCTGGTCCTCAGTCATCAATCGCAGCTCACCAGAGGTGACCTCTACGATTTGACTCTTGTCTGGCCCCGTTGTGTACGGCCTCGGCCTACTCTCGACATGGTCCGCCGAGAGTACCGGGGCAGGACGGGTAGGTTCCGCATCCCGCCCCGGCTCTGAGGAGTTGTTGGTCGAGACCGCTACTGAGGGAGTGGGATCCCGAGCTCCATCAGGATGGACTCACAGGTGGGAGTTCCCGGCTTCTGCTGCGACCACCGCAGGAGCACCGCCATGGACATGTCGATGAGGGTGATCTGGCGCTGGATGTGGTTGTACTTGGCGCTGAGCTCCTCGAGACCGACGGTGGCTGCCTGCGGAGCAGGAGCGGAGAGTGTCGGAGCGGGAGCCATCATGGCAGGGGCTGGGGGAGCCTGTGGAGCCATGGGAGCTTGTGGAGCCATCGCCGGGGCGGGAGGAGCCATTGCGGGCGCCTGAGGAGCTTGAGGAGCTTGGGGAGCCTGCGGTTGGGGAGCAACTCCTCCAGCAGCCTGGCCCTGTGTGGCTGCCCAGGTGTTGTAGACGTCGTCTTCCTTGATCTGGTCCTTCGTACGACGCTTCTTGCCAGCGGGGGCCTTGTTCCACTCTCGGGTGGGATCTGCCTTCATGGGGGCCCCACCAGGAGCTGGCGCGACTGCAGGTGCAACTGCAGGTGCGACAGGGGCCGGAGCCATCGGCGCCATCGGCATTTGAGGAGCTGCCATCGGAGCCATCGGCATCTGAGGGACCGGAGCCGCAGCGGCCGCGGGAGGTGCCATCGGGGGTGCCATCGGGGGTGCCATCGGAGGCGCCGGTGCTTGGGCTTGAGGTGCCATCGGAGGTGCTGCCATGGGTACTCCAGGAGGAGCCATGCCAGGAACCATGCCGGGAGCCTGAGGCATCTGCGGAGGAGCCGGAGGGCTGAATTGCTGAGGTGCCTGGGCCTGCTGTCCGTTGGGAGGAGCCATGCCGGGCGGGGGTGGAACGTTGAGCTTGTTCATATCGATACCTTCTCCTGCTAGTGGTGTTGTCGCCTGTCCGCTCTCGATGAATAGAGCCAGCCTTTGTGTGAACTGGCTCTTGGTGTCTGGGTTGTGGTCGACTCCGAGCTCGGAGCTAACTCCGATGACGTCCCCTTGGACTTCCCCTATCCCTACCATCTGGTCGAGGATCCAATGGATGACTGTAATGGCTGCCATGTCGTAGGCAACCTTGGTTGGTAGTCCCAGCTCGATGGCCTTCAGCCTACGTTCATGTACGGTAGCCAGCTTCTCCCGAATCTGCTCTTCCATAGAGAGTCGAGTGAATATTCCCCCGGCCGTATCCACCATGTTGAGCAGAGGCAGTTCTTGTGGCCTTCCCATTATTCCTCCTTGATCTCGGTCTTCAGTGTGGTGAGAAGACCTTGGTTTCCGAACTGTTCGATCACTTTGTTTCTGGCGTGGACAGTCTCATCAACAGCCGGCTCCCACCTCTCGCAGCAGTAGGCCGACCGTATCTTCTCCTCATCCGCGGTCTTACATCTGCCCAGTGTTTTGCAATTCAAGCATTGGTATGTAGCGCTCACAGTAGGTGCTCCTTAGCAGATAGGTAGCACTCCAGATGCCTTCCCTCGGAGCAGGGATATACCGTACATCTGCCCTTGTTGGTGCCAGAACATGGGAGCTGGGACCCGATACTTCCCCAGTTACCTGCCACCCACACCTGCAATTTCTTACGAGTCTCTGTGGTCCCAGCCAGCTCATCAGGTCTTGGTGGATTGCCGGTACGGATTAAGGTGATGAGTCGTTCCTGTGGCACTCGAGCACTGAGTCGTAGGTTCCCATGCCCTGCATTACTGAGGATCTGTAACAGCTCCGTCTTATTCAAGTACTCCAGCGGTGTGATCGATTCAGCCACGACGCACTTTCCGTTCTGATGAGTACCACCCTTCCTTAGTCCTAGCCTCGTTGGATGGAGAAGCATTAGGACATTCCAAACAGAAATCGAAGGGACGTATACGGAGGCAAGACTCTCTACGCATCCGTACGTATGAGGTGGGAGATCCTCCCTTCAAGTACCCTTTCGAGGGATCCCACCTCGGGCACAGTACTCCTTGGTCTCCGATGCTAATAGGTAAACGCAAAACGAATTGAGAGTTCGGACACCGAGGACAGTAATCGTACGATTCTGCGATGCAGTTAACACGAGATGTTTGGTGAGGTCTGTCCTTCTTCTTAGGTGCCCACGCGTGGCACGTTACGCTCAGTCCTGTGGCCATAGGTCTCCCACTACACGCCTAGATCAGCTGGACGCTGCCTAGTCAAAAAGATGTGGACCTGGGGAGTGAGACCGAAGGCCTCTGCCACTAGCTTATTACCCCCGACGCCAAAGAAATGACTGTCGTCGATAGCTAGGGCTCGTGACACACAGTCGTGCATCAACTTAAACCGATTCCCAGTGTCCATCTTCTTATAGCGGGTCTTCGCAGGGTTTTTCGCTGCGCCCCAGCTCTTGTTCAACACAGCCCACTTCGTGAAGTAGAAATTCGAAGAGATTGTGTAGATGACTGTGGGATCTTGCTCAGGACCGAGCATCTGAGAGATCCAGGGGAGGTAGTTTGGGACCACCTCCTGCATGAATCTGTTGATGAAAGCGTTGGCCTCTTCACTGCGGAACCTCCTCTTCCTCCTCCAATCGATCACGTAGATCTTGTTCGAGGACGGAGGAATGAAGGGGACTACGATCCTCAGGGAGTCGGGCGGTCGGTTATAGGGGTCGGTTTTCGGATCCATTCCTCCTCCTGAAACATCTTCTCTAGTCGGGGGTAAACGTTCTCTGCTCCGTCCTCCATCCGAAGAACCAGGTCGAAGGCATCCTCTGGAATCGATCGCTGCTCTGCCTCACTGGCGTGCCCAGCTATCCCAGCTTCTTCTGCCTTGTTCTTCTTCCCCACCCGAGACAGTCGGATGATATCGATGACATAACCGCCCCTACTCTGGGTCTCATGTACCTCATTCAGGAAGCGGTGGTCCGTGACGACGACTCCAGCAGACCCTCCGTACCAACCGTCAACGAACCCGGCCTCCTTCGTGTAGATCTTACCTGCACGAATATTGGGGACAACCTGGCCGTACAAGTAGTCGGTCCACAGAGTCGGCTTGAAGTTCCTTCCGTACTCTGTGCCCAGAAGCTGCAGAGCCAGTCGTGCAGAGATCAGCCCGTCGTTGGTGCGGTCCCGACACTCATCGAACCAACGACCAACAACTTTGACGTACTCAGTCTGTTCGGTTGAAGTGAGTGCAAGGTTATGCACCCAAGCATGGACTCCCAGTGTCAGGTTCTCGAGGGCTCTGTCCCAGTAGATGGAGAGGAGCTCACTGCTTGCGGCCATGCCCCGATTGGCCGGGACAATATCCAGGTTCCTGTACTTCGGATCCCCCCACAGGTTCTCGCAGTGGAAGTTGAAGACAGTTCGACAGAACCTCTTGATGGGGTCAGCGAACGAGATGCGTGCGAAGTTCTTGTTGTTAGCTACCCAACTGGCGCAGAAGTCCTTACCAGAACCTGACTCACCCATGAAACCTAGAACAGTGAACTCCATCAAAGCCTCCTACCAGGCAACAGGGGAGCACCTGGAGCTGGTAGTTGACCGACCGCCCCCGTTCGGTTGTTCCGATCTATCTCTTGGCCACGTTGAGTGACCCGTCGAGACACCGCAGCGTAGTTCTGCTTGGCGGCTTTGTACACCCCCTCGGTGAGGGTATAGAGGGTGTTCAGGTAGATGTAGGCACGGTTCACCTTCGCATACCGTCGATCCGTAGTGACCTTGGCCATGCGCTCCTGAACTGTCCTCTTCTTCTGATCGTCGTCGAACTTGTAGGTCAGTTTGATGGTGGCCTCAGTGAAGTCCCGCTGCTCTCCTGAGACAGTTCTGGACAGGTCGGTGAGGGTTAGCTGTGTCCCGACGTACTCCAACCACCGGGTGAGCATGGTCAGTAGAGTCCCTAGAGTTTGATCATCCAGCTGGGTTAGATCGGGAGGGAGGTCCCCACGATATGGTTGAGGGCCTTGGTCCGTGTTTTGTTGAGGAGCTACGGGGATGATGAAGCCACGTTGATGGAAGTCGTTCAACACGTCGGCTTGAATCTCGTAGAGAGACATCCCCTCAGCTAGGTCCATCTGATTCTCGACATCGAAACCCATGTCTTACCTCCTCCTAGATCGTTTGGCCTCAGCCTGTGGTGGGTTGCAGAGCTTTTGGTAGGGGCACTCAGTGCAATCCCTCGGACTGAGGACAGCAGATGTCTCTTCCCAGGGAGGGGTTCCCTCTTGCTCTGTGTAGTACTGGACCTTCTCGATCTTCTCTTCGATCTTCTTCCACAGCATGACGTCGAAGGAGATTGGGAAGTCGGCAAGTTGGCAGTTGTCTTTGTTGGTGTAGATGTAAACGACTACCGGTACATCCAAAGCCACGGAGTAGATAGTAGCCTGCCATTTGTGATCGGACTTCGGCTTGGTAAGACGTCCGTATCCATTCGAGTTGATGGTTTTGTACTCGTGGATGAGTCGAATGCCTATTTCCCCTAGGCCAGGGATGTTGATGACGTACAAGTCGAGGACGGCATCTGCAGAGCCTCGAATCCAGTAAGCCTCTGCCATGGGGTGAACGGCCTGCCCGTTCTTCTTCTTGTCCGGATCTATCTCTACCTCTGAGCGGTAGGATTTTTTGGGACACCAAGCTCCCTTGGCTCCGTAGCCTTGCATGGTGTCGTGCCAGGCATGACCCATGTCGAAGATCATCCGCAGGCGAGGGTCGATGTATTCCTCTGCGAACTCTGCGTAGGGTACCTTCGTCGGGACCCCTTCCCGTTCGACCACGACATCATTGCAATCGAACCAGATCTTCTTGAGGCACTTGTGAATCTGCGAAGGGTGTACGTCCCTACCATCCCTAGGAACGATAACGATGTCTCCCTTTCCTTCACACTTGCGGCAAGCCATTCGGAAGGTCTTGGAGTTCCGCAGAACCCGCTTCTTCTTATCGTTCAGAGCACGGAGCCAATCCTCCAAACGGATCTTGGTCTTCAGTTCCTTGAGAATTATTGAGCGGTGAAACTCAGAGAGCTGTAGGAAGTCGTTGATGCTTCGTATTTCGATCATTCGTGTTCCCTTGCTCTGGGATCATCCTCATCAACTCCGAAGAGGAATACGTGCCAGCTCACGATCGTGAATACGTGAGAGGTACCCTTAGGCTCCTCGAGGAAAACTACTTGGACTCCTTCTGAGCTCTCCAGGAAAAATCCCATCAGCTCGTCCCGATGAAGTCTCGCTTGCCTATTGGCGGTACTTTTGAATTGACGCAGTGCGTCATTTCGTAGGGCCGGGAGGATCACACATTTCCAGCTCGACGAACCGGAAACAAATTCGAGCTGCATGACTGCTTGTTCGAGTCCACCGTGTAGCGCCTGGAGCTTGATCTTCTTGAGCTCGGAGAGCTTCAGATCGTAGTAATCCTTCTCGGTGTACTTGCACTCGATCCGAAGCTCTCCTTGTTTGCGAACATCCCCACCTCCACTGAATTTGGCAGCACCGCTGCCAGCTACGGTGTACCCACCCACGTCTTTGGCAGCTTGCTTCTCTTGTCGCTGACTTAGATTTCGGATCCTGCGATTGCTCCTGTTAATCATCGGCACTCTTGGTGATGAAGTTGACACCAGCAGCCTCGAAACACAGGTCCCGAAGCTGATTGAAGAGACCAGCATCAGCAATCACATGGGCGAACTTCTCTTTGCCTTGTCCTTTGAGCTGGCCTCCACTGCGATCCCACAGAATCCAGGCCCCGTTCATTTGCAGGATGTTATGGAGAACCCCACAAACAATGACGTCCTGATACACGTCGGCGCCGAATGGGTAGCCATACTCTCCGAAGTAGAACGGATACATTCCTTTCGGACCGTCATGACAGCCAGCCTTGCCTTTGAGGATCTCCCAGTGGATTTCCTTCCCAAGGATGATCTTCGAGTCCGTGGGGTACTTGATGCGGGCCTGTGCCTTCAAATAGACATCAACCAGCTTCCCGTGCTTCAGAGCATTACCACCGGCTATCTTCAAGGGGTTCCACTTTGCATCTGATCCGAGATTGTCCCGGAACTGATTGATCCCGATGATGGTGGTGGTATTGGGCTGCCCGTGGGCGTCCTCGCTGTTGAGAGCAGAGTGGACACGCTTCATGAAGTTGGTGATGGGCATAGCCGCACCGCCGTAGTGCTTCTGTGTGATATCCGTTTCCTCTTCTGCTTTGGTGAGTAAAGCACCGAAGGAATTAATCACGATGATCTGGTAGAGGTTCGATTCGATGCACTGTGCAGTGGCCTCGAGCAGCTCCTCTGCGTTGCTGGCGATGATCTCGTTGACAGTACCAACCTGGTCCGTTGCCCAGGCCATTTCCTCTGGAGTGAAGTCCCTCTCCAGAGCTTGTTGCCATTGAGAGATCTCCAGAGCCGTCAAAGCGATTCTAACGCCACACTTCTTAGCGTACTTCTTGTCGAAGTGCATCTCAGTCATGGCCAAGCATACGGAGGCATCCTCTCCGTAAGTGGTTTGGAGATTGGCGATGATGAGGTTGACCAAGTAGTCCTTACCAACGCTCGACGACCCAATGATCTGAGATAGACCACCAGCAGGGAAACCTCCGCCGATGGACATATCCAGAGACGTGATGCCCGTTGGTCTCCGCAGGATGAAGACGTTGGAGAACTCGTCGGCGGACTTGATCGTTGCCCTACCTTTGAAGTTGGTGTTGATACTCTGCTTGAGAATCGCCAGACGCTCGCTACGAGACAGCGGAGTCTTGTCCTTTTTCTTGGTGGACTTTGGAGCCGTCTTCTTGGTGGTAGGAGCTTTCTTTTGTGGCTGCTTAACCGGCTTCTTAGCTATCGTCTTCTTTGGCATCTTGCTCCTAGTCTTGGTCTGGCTTCTTCTCGAACGGTAAAGTCCCACATTTCGGGCAGTGATCGATAAATGCCCCACCAGCGATAGGTCCCCACTCGTCTTCCTTCGTGAGTTCCCCTCCACATTTAGGGCAAATACCAGAGAGTGAAGACGCTGTCTTGGTCTTACTCTCGTCCTTCTTGACTCCGTGCTTCTCCATGCCTAACTCCAGTACTTTTGTGCTTGGGAACGGCAAAGGCTCCACTTGAGTGACCACGTACTCTGGCCCATGTGGATTCTTGCTACTTGGCATCAGCCCACGTATACGCGAAGGATCCCTCAGTCGGGATAGGAACGCTGAGAGCATAGCCAGGGAAGGGGGTCTCCATGATGGATGTGACTCGCTTCTCCACCAGGTCCATGGTCTCCGGGACGTTGTCTACTTCAAAGATGAGCTCATCGTGGACCTGCATCAGAAGTTGGGCATCGAGCTCATTGAGTTCTGCATCCCACTCGCATCGAATCATGGCCGCCTTGGCGATGTCCGCAGCAGTACCTTGGATGATGGAGTTGACTGCCTGCCGTCGAGCCTGTGCAGCTAGTCCCTTTGCTGCGTCGCTGCCCTTGGCAGTGATCTGAGGAAGCCGTCGTTTCCGTCCGATGATGGTTTGGACGTAGTGAGTACGTCGGCAGTTGTTGTGTGTAGCTTTGATGAAGTCCTCGACACCACGGAAGATGTCGAAGTAAGCACGAATCATCCCCTGGGCTTCCTTCATGTCGATCAGACGTCCGAGCTCGAGCGTCAAATCAGCACCCAGTTTCTTGGGACCGATACCGTAGATCAGACCGAAGCCGGTAGCCTTAGCTGCTTGCCGGTAACCGATAAGAAGGATTTGCCTATCAGTGAGGGTGCCTTTCTCTTTCTTGGCAGCCACTACCTCGGAGTATTCGACCCCGTACATAAGTGAGACAGTGAAGCAGTGAAGATCCAGACCATCGAGGATTGCCTTGAGCATCCTCGGGTCTTGAGAGAAATGCGCCATCAGACGCATTTCCAACTGGGCATAGTCGGAGACGAACAGAACCTTTCCAGGAGGAGCCACGAACGCTTCCCTGATCCTGTACTTGTCGCCCTTAGGTCTAGGGAGGTTCTGGAGGTTGGGTTCTTTGGAGCTCAGCCGGCCGGTGACTGTTCCGTGTTGCTTGAGCTGAGTGTGGATACGTAGGTTGTCATCCACGAGCTCTAGAGGACCTTCGATGTAGGTACCCTTCGTCTTGACCACCCCACGACACTCCATGATGAGCTTTGCGTAGGGGCAACCATCAGGAGCATCAGGAGTCCCATCCTCTGCCCATGTCTCTAGTACTTCTGCATCTGTGGATGGGCTCTTGATGCCCGACTTCCCACCCTTGGTGTACTTGATTGGTACTCGCTGTAGATGATCGAAGAACAGGGCCTTGAGTTGCTTGGTGCTGCCTGGGTTGAGTGGGTACCCAACCAGTTGTGCGAGTTTCCCTTTGAGGGTCTCTATCTCAGCTTCCATCGGCTTGATCTGAGCTCGGAGATGTCCGGTGGCGAGCATGAATCCACGGCGCTCCATGTTCCAGAGCACACGAGTGAAGTCGACCTCCCAGTCTTTGAAGTACTGCCAAAACGAGTAGTTCTTGCGGAGGGTGTCTTCTTTGAGCCGATCCCGTAGGAAGTCCCTGACCTTCAAGGAAGCGAAGGCATCAAGACCTGCGTACTCCTTCGCTTCTTCGAAGCCTTCTGGAGTAGAAATCTTCCGCATGATAGCGGCTCCAGCAGTGTCTTTAGGTCGGTCCTTCTTCTTAGGTAAAAACGGGAAGACTTCTTTGAAGTCCCGCATCTTGATACCGCAGTGGTCCCTGGCAGTTGCCTTGAGGTCGTGGTTCCACCGGTTCTCGTCGTAGAGCCAATCCATGACGAGGGTATCGATGACATCTCCTCTAATGGTGATCCCTCGGTTGGCGACCATGTGCATGTCGAACTTGATGCCAGTCCCGATGATGGTGATCTCAGGATTCTCAAGCAACCAGTTCTGAATTGCGTAGTGGTTGCCCCATGGATCCCACATCCCAGCAAAGCGACGAACTCCGTCCGACAAGGAGAACATCAGTGGGAAATCTCGGATGTAGTGGAGACCTGTGGTCTCGGTATCGAAGCCTACCTCCTTGTTGGGGTTGTTGACCAAATAGGTACTGGCCTCGATGACCTGTTCCTCTGTATCCAACCACTCACAAGGCGGTATCAGGTTCCAGTTCGCCATGAAGATCCCATGAGAGAGCCAAAGGAAGACCCACACCCCGCAAGTGCAGAGTGTGGGCTCCCTTCAGCTATCTAGTTAGGGTTTACGGGTTGCCCCAAGGCGGCCTGCCGCCCGGAGAGGGAGGCTGTGGGTAGGCCGGTGCTGCAGGTGGTGCTGCAGGTGGTGCTGCAGCGGGAGCCGGAGCCCCAGGAGCTGCTTGAGGGGGATAAGGCTGAGCGATCGCTGGCTGCTGAGGAGGCATGGCAGCGGGTTGCGGTGCCGCCTGAGGAGTCATGGTGGGAGGAGCCACGTAGGGAGGAGTCATGGCAGGCTGCATCCCTTGAACAGCCTGTGGAGCTACCTGCGGAGCGGCAGCGGGGGGAGCGTAACCAGGCTGTGGAGGAGCGGGAGGAGGTGCTCCAGGAGCCACCGTAGGCGCCTGACCGTAGCTGTGGAAGCTCTGCTGGTTCTGCTGGGTGAATGGGTCGAAGCACTTGAGCGCTTTGGCCTGACCTTGAGTGTCCGTCCCAAACAGATCCTCGAAGTCGAAGATCTGAGGAACGATTTGGTCCTTCACCCACGACGTGATGTCGGAAGCTTCCCCACTGTTACCGAAGGGAGCCTCAGTGAGTCGGCACCACTGTGCCACGGAGAGCGCCGACTGCGTCCCCTCTCCCTCACGATGAAGCCACACCACCACGTCGAACAGCGACAGCGGAACCGGCTCATTCTCTTCGGGACAACCTCCCTGGATCTTGGAGAATCCCTTGTCGTCGTAGCCACAGTCGTAGTCCGGGTCCGGGAGCTCGGTCACTCCACAGTGTGGGCACCGTACTGCCTGGTCCTGGAACTCCTTGATCTGCTCGTTGGTCCATCCGCTCTGAGCGATGTCGAGGACGGATTGCTTGCAACTTTTGCAAGAGAACCCGATCTTCACCAGACCTGTGTTGCAGTTCAGGCACACTTTGCCTAGGACGTTGTCGGCGAAGTCGAGCAAGTTGAGAAGGTGGTTCTTCCCTAGCTCGAGGTAGCAGTGGCTTCCCAATCGGACGGGAGCGTTCTGCTGGCAGCCTGTGCACTGCTTGTTGCGTCCCTGAGGTCCCCAGTAGAGACGGTCTGCGACCGTACCGTACTGCCCCTGGCAAGACCTGCTGATCATGACAGGCTCACTCGGCTTGTCCTGCTTGTATTGGATCTGCCCATCCTTCATGTAGGGCATGTCGTGGTAGGCCGAGAGGCGAGCGACGTTGAAGGCCCAACTCGTGCGAGTTCCGTAGGTCTTCTCGTCCCACTCCTTCTGATCGATCTTCCAACAACCCAGACAGGGTTGCGGAGCATGGGGATCCGGACCTGCTGTGCAGGTGACGGTTCGGAAGCTCTGTCCACCTTGGTATGTGTGGACGTAGCGATGGAACCTGTGGTTGAACGCCGGTTGAATCGTCGGCTGTCCCGTGATCTGACTGATGTCGAACTTGTCGGGATATTCTGCCGCGATGAAGACGACTGGCTCTGCGTGCTGCTGCACATCTGCCGGAGTCAGCTTCGGAGCGTTCCTAGTGATGCTGGGAGGCTGCCACCTTGCGTAGTAACCGCCTTTTCCCTTGCCTTTGCCTCCACCGCCCATGCGGGAGGCTGCGTTTCTTAGATTACTGAGACCCATGATGTTTTCTCTTTCTTCCAATCTCGGAACAGAGGTGCGTTTCCTATAGCGCTTCGCAAGTTTGCGTAGTCGAGGTCGTCGGGTTGACAGTCCTCTGAAACACCGTCTGGATAACGTACCGCCCATACCGTGGGCACTGCCTTTTGGAGATTTCTACCTATCTTGCTAGTCCCTTCCTGACCTGCAGCATCGTTGTCCAGGAAGAGGAGGATTCTTGTATCCACTCTGAGAATCAGTTGCTTCTGCCTCTCGGAGAGGCTGCTACCCATCAAGGCGACTGTGTTCTTGAAGCCATTTTGTAGCAGCCACATGCACGCTTTGAATCCCTCAACGATGATTAGTGTGTCTACCTCCTTTCCAAAGAAGAGCCGTGGATACACCCGGTCGTAATTCCATAGGTACTGGCTCTTCCTAAATTCGTACCCTGGATAATCCTCTAGGAACCACTGACCGTAGTCCCCTGGTGTGACATGACCTCCAATCTCTTTCTTCTCCGGTTGGTAGACCTTGTACTTGGGTAACTGACCAGCCATGGTGGCCCCACCAACGAACCCAGCCAGGTTCCCGTAGATGTCTCGAACGGGATACGTGATTCGATTGTTGATTCGATCGACGCCGATCTGTAAGTACTTCAGCCACTGCCACTGGAACCCAAGGTTGATTAGCAGAGTAGGGCACCAATCGAAGGCCGAGAGGAAGGTCTCGCTGAGCACTGTGGGAGCTCGGAATGGATTGTGATGGAAGAACTGTTGAGTCTTCCGTCGATTCAGATCTTCGAGGTTTGATTTGATCTGGTCACGAATACCCTCTGTCTCACGATCGACAGTCTCAGGAGGCAGACCCAGCATGGTGAGAAGGGTCGGAATCGTTCCTGATTCATGGCAGGTGTAGCAGTTGAACACTCCCAGCTCTACGTTCACAGAGAAGGAGGGTCTCGACTCTTGCCCGCCTTTATGGAAGGGGCAACGACAAGAGATGTTGGAATCACCTGACCTACGTATTCGGTCGTCTACATACCGTCTAACTAAGTCGATGATGTAGTCCTGCATCAGGTACCCCTCAACCGACTGGCCTGGATGGTAGGTGGTTTGTCCGCCTTCTTCTCCGGAGGATCCTTCTTACTGTCTTCTTCCTTAGTAGTTACGTGGAGACTCTTCAGATCGAAGTTGAGGGCAGGTATTGCGTTGATGAGGAAAGCATCCAGATCGGTTTCTCTACTTCCAGGAAACGATAGGACCAACTCTGGGTTACCATTTTGCTCATCCATCCGTTTGGTGACTCGGATGGAGAAGTCCGTGTCTTGCCCCAAGGCATCGGAGTAGGCGATCTCCGACACATCTGCATCCTTTGGATTGGTCTTAGCTGCTCCACGATTCGCTTGTGCTGTAGCGATGATGGGGATTTCGAACTCTCGAGCAGTGATCTTCATGTCCTGACTGATGTGGGCGATTGCCTTCCAGTCAATGGTCCTCTTCTTTTGCCTATCGTCTTGCATCAGATAGAGGCCATCTACGAACACGATGTGAGGTTTGAACTCTCGGATCTTGGAGTGCAGAAAGCTGATTCCGTTGGAGCCCTTACCTGAAGTGACCATGAACCCAGCCTTGACCGAATCAACCCCTTGGATGGCTTGAACCTTGTCCATCTTTAGAGACTGGAGATGCTCGAAGAATCGGTAATAGTCAGGCTGTTGCAGTTTCCCAGAAAGCAGGGACTTGTAGTTGACCATGGCTCTGATAGCAGCCACGCGACGGAGTATCTGCTTGGGGTGCATCTCCAGGCTGTAGATCAGCACCCGTACGTTGCAGTGCAGATGAAGAATGGTCGCTATGTAGAGCGCAGTCCACGTCTTCATGTTCTTCGGTCTGCCGTAGATCAGAATGAACTCACCAGGATGAATTCCCTGAGTGGCTTCGTTCAAAGGGTACCAAGGCCACGGAAGCCCAGTGATTCCCTTCCCTGAAGCGACTAGGTGATAGTCATTCAGTAGGTCGTCGTAGACATCGGACAACAGCATGTCGTTCGTCATCTCGTGACGAGTGGACATCGTCGATGAAGCTTCCCGTAGGAAGGTCAACCCTTCCCTCGGGTTGTAGTCTGCGAACTGCTGTATCTTCTCGGCGTATTCCAGCAGATCGACCTTCATCTTCGCCAACCTAAGTTGGTCTACTAGAATGTCGATGTTGTCGGAGGACGGTGTGTACGGAAAGCCCGGGAAGATCTGCTGGACTATCTGGAAGCTAGGTATGTAGCCGAAAGTCTCAGCTTGGTGGAAGTGCTGCCACAGGTACTTGAATATGGTCTTGCACTCTGGTGAGAAGAAAAAGTCATCATCTACTCGCAGCCTCTCGATCGAGTGAAAGTCCTGCGTCTCGATGATTTTTGAGACAACTTGGTACTCGAGGTTGGCAGCCATCCTCTAATGCGACCTCCTAAATTTCCCCAAACGCTCGCTGGAACACGAGATACAGCCCGACTTAATTCGTTACAGGGTCAGGCCGATTTGTTCAAGGGGTTAGATCTGCGGAGTTGACTTGCCATCGACCCCGAGCGTCGGTATCTGAGGAAAATCAAGGCGATCTTCATCATCTTTTTCTTCAGCACTTGGCGAGGGTTTGAGATCCTCCGGCAGTTTTCGTTTCACTTCGAAGAGTTCGGGCACCACGTCGTTCTCCATGCAGACGATCAGTCTCTGTAGAGCCTCCATGGTGTCTTCGGAGAAATCAGCCTCCTTGGTGTACGACCCGGCGTTAATCCCTTCGTGATCTCCTTCAGGGTCCCGAAGTAAAACGTATTTGGCCTTCAACCCTCCCCCCGTAATCATGTTCACGGAGAACTCACCGACCCGAACGCCGACAATCTTGCTGGGTTCCCGTACTAGCTTCATTGAACGAGGCCGAGTTGAGCCAGCTTGGTCTCCATCACCTGGTAGTACTCAGTGACGTACTTGTCCGCCAGATGGTTTGCCCAACTGGCCGCAGACGCAGCACCCTCTTCTGATTGATCACAGGTGAGAGTAACGGAAACGAAGACCTTGCCCCCATTACCGTAATCCATTTTGCCCAGCTCTCGGCTGACTGTGACTTTGCTGTTCATGTCTCCGAGAAGGCCCTTTAGGCCTGCTGCTTCCTGATCTGACATGGGAACCTCTCCTTCATAGACCTCTCCCAGGTCTGGTCGGGGTTGCTTGTTGATGGTGATGTTGTAGCGCATCACCAGACGAGTTGGTGTTGCGTTGATGTGGTTCATTTCTTCTTGGGAGAACCGAACGGAGCGATGGCTTTGGGGCCGGAGATCGCCGGAGTGAGCTCTTTACCGTCTTCGGCCTGTCGGAACTGCTGAGTGAGGCTGTTCTTCCGCAACCACTCCTCTGCCAGTTTGCCATTGACCTCTGTCTTCTCCTGGATGACTCCTTCAGCCACCGCGGAGTCGTACATCCCACAGTTCCTGACCAGAGACACGAACATGTCCACGATGAACCAGCTGGACCACTTCTTCGCGATGGAGAAGCCCCCGAACTTGATCGTCTTCACCTTGGTGTAGGGAGCACGCTCTGCATCGGCACGGAGTTCTCTGCGGGCATCGTCGAGTGCTGCGTTCATCTCCTCCCGAGAGTTGTCCAGAGCTGTGAGGTCGTCTCCGTAAGCATCGAAAAAGTAGTTGAGCTTCGCTTGGAATATGGCTTCCTTCTGCTCGAACAAAGCCACCAACTTCTTGGTGTCGTCGGAGAGGAACTCATCGTTGGAATTGACGCTATCCTTCTTCATCGCATTTTCCTTTCGATTCGATCTTTCGATAGGGGTTGTTTGTAGTGGAGCCAGTTGAACCAGTCCACCAAATGACCTGCCAGTAGTAAGTCGTAGAACGTCTTGTCGCTCATCCCACCCTTCTGCTTGAAGTCGTTGACCCTCAGCAGATAGGAGGTATGGAGGACGGCAAGCATAGGATAAGAGACATCGATCAACCTTCCGGGAATGGTTATATCGAACAATTCCCCTCGTACTTGGGTGATGCTGATCTTTCTCCTAAGGAGCGCTTCTGAAGCTATCCGACCCACGCCTATCACCAACACTGGATCGACTGTGTAGATGAGCTCGATCAGCCGAGCTCTGCAGGCAACCACCTCTTTAATGGTTGGGTCTCTGTTCTCTGGAGGCCTGCAAGATACAACGTTGGTGTAGAACGTCGTGTCCTTGAGTATTTCTCGCAGTTCTTTTGGTGGGAACTTGTCGTCGGCTGTTAGCTCCATCAAGCGAGGATCGATGGAAGCCGTAGCAAGATACTGATCAAGAAGCTGCCCAGCAGCTCCCACGAATGGGAGGCCCTGCAGATCTTCCTGTTCTCCGGGAGCCTCACCTACGATGAGGATTTGAGAATACGGATTCCCGTAACCAAAAACTACTGACTGTCTCTCGTTGCAGAGCAAACAGCCTTGGCATGTATTCCAAGACTGCTGCATCGAGGTCAGGTAACTGGCCTTTTCCATCCTCCCCCCTATGTGTGTTGTTTGATGAGAGCTGTAGGCAGTGGCAGCGTCTTGAACGGTATACCCTCTCGCTTCAAGTACTTCTTTGCCTTGTAGAGCAGTCCGTGCAGCCTCTGTATCCCTTTGTCGTCGAAGATGACAGCCACCGGAGGCTTCTTGTTCGGATGAGTTCGTTGAATCCGCCCAAGCATTTGCTGCAGATCATTAGGGGAGCTGAGCTCTGTCAAGATAAACAAAGCGTCGAGAGCTGAATCGTTCAAACATTCGATGCCCAACTTGGCAATAGCAAAAGCGATGCGGCTAGCCCTCACTAGAGGGATTCGATCTTGCTGCGGGGTCTCCGCAATACATAAAGCTGAGTCTTGAAACCTCTCACTCAGTTCGTAGAGCATGTCCTTCGAGTGGCTAATGCACAGGATCTTCCTTCCTGTGTCCAGCGCTTCTCGGATGCAATATTCCCTGACCTCGAGACTCCGCTCGTTCCTACCGAGAAACGATCTGAGCTTCGAAATGTTCAGCTCACCGCGCTTATCCCTGACATCGTCCGTGTTTTCATCCACGACGACGTCTGTCTCTTGGAAGTACACAGAAGGAATCAGGTCTTGTCTCAGGTCCGTGTAGAACACCCCACCGATGTGGTAGTTGTAGATCCACTGCAACTCATCTAGACGACTGGCTGTCGCTGTGAGCCCAAACCTGTTTCCCTGAACAAGAGGGGCAGCCAGTACGAAGAAAGGGGCAGCTAAGTGGTGTACTTCGTCGAACCACGATGCCCCGAACCAGGAACTGAATCCTACAGGTAGACTGCCCTTCTTCACCTTAGTAGCTAAGGTTTGGATGGTGGCTATCGTGATCGGGTGTTTCCAGTCATTCGTTTTCCCCTGGAACTCACCAACGGACTCACCGGGAGGGAGGATCAAGTGCTGCTCGATCTCTCCCTTCCAGTGCTCAAACTGAACGCCGTCGTTGACCACGATCAGAGCGGGTACTTGCATCTCGGCTATCTTCTTGAGAGCAAGGACAGTCTTTCCTTTACCGCAAGCTAGGTTGAGGATCCCTCCATCTGATTTCTGGAGAGCTCTCCACGCCTTCTCTTGGTCTTCGTTCCTCCAACTGATGTTCTCTCCTACATGGGTTCGTGTGAACTGGCGAGGAGCTAGATCGATGAAGGGGAATTGGTAGTTCTGGTACTGGTCGGGGGTGATGAATTCCCTGGGAACGATGGTGTGGTTGGGTGTCTCATCCCATAGCTTGACTAAGAAGGGCATCATCCTTCCAGAGTCGTCCTTCTTGGTGTCCCAGAATTGGAGGGCTTCCTGGACAGCGGCCGCACGCACCCTGTCCTTTGGTAGCCACAACATGTCGGAGACGTAAGCCTTACCCGGCTCGTGTATGACTAGGCGAACGTCGACCGTGTCCATGAAGACCTCCCTAAATTGTCTGTGTCCAGCCCGGACACTACCTAATTACCATGCGATGGCGGCCACCTCCAGAGCTGGAAGAATTTGGACAGCTCTGCGAAGGCTACTTCCAGTAACCTAAGAACCACGTGTTTGCCGAGTCTTTGGGCGGTTCCCTCTTCGGCATATGGTGCGTAGTACTGATTGTAGTAGGCCGTATTTCCTCCGACTGGTAGATTCATCGGAGTAGTGGGGGCAGGTGCAGCAGCCATGGTCATTTGTTGTTGCTGCGGTTGATATGGAGTCATCGGTAGAGGGGGAGGTATCTGCGGGGCTGAAGGTGTTCGGTGTTGGGACGCCCAGTAGTTCGGGGATACAGGGGGCGGCTGTGGGTAGCTATTCATCTGTGGTTGCATCCCATGACTCCTAAGAAACATGTCCTGGCAAGACAGTCTGTAGTCGCATCGATCGCACTCTTGGTCTGGTTCCTCGAAAGATCTGCTCCAACAGTGCGGAGCTGCTGGAGGTTTTGATCCGTTGTACAAGGCCTCATCTCCTTTCAGGCAAATGTCTATCCACAATCCTTATCCCCTGGAATCTCAAGGCTTGTCGGACGTTTCTCTTGGCACCGACCCTGTCTTCTTCGTAGGATGGGCGGTAGCTTCTACTTAGGAGAGGTACTTGATGAGCCAGCTAGCAGGAGTCGTGTTTGATTCGTACGATGACATGTCCGGGGAGACCCTTCGGACCATCATTCCCGACAGTTCAGAGATCCCGGACTTCGTAAAAGAAGCCCAACGGATTACTCCAGAGGAATCGGCAACACTGCCAGACGACAACTACGCTCTGGTACTCCTCAAGGAAGGTCAGAAGTTCAAGAAGTACGCCACAGTGGATGCCGGTAACACGGCTCTGTCTGTCCTGTACTTGTTGAAGCAAGCCCACTTCCTTCCCGAGAAGGCAGTGAAGGTGGCTGCATCGAATCTGGTTGAAGCCTGCAATCGGTTCAACCTGGATGTACCCCATCAGCTCAAGCTGGCCGCAAAGACTGGGGTGAGTGGGGTGTCAGGGGAGGCTCAGCAACCCTACCTTCGTAAGGTGTTGAACATTCAGCTCGAGCGGAGTGGGGAGTTCCCTGTTCCAGAGCCTTCCAAGGAATCCACGATGGAGCCTCAGCTCGGTCAAGGAGACGGTACAGATCCGGATGTCAAGAAGAGGACCAATCACAAAGGTGTGATGGGCTCCAACTTCTTGGAAGCTCCCCCCTTCACGGTGAAGGAGCGCTTCAGCAATGCAGAAGGCAGCGGCATCGATCGAGAGAAGATGGCCGCCGCCGATCCAGCCACCTTGGCACTACTGAACTCCTCAAATGTCGAGACAAGGCAACAGAACTGGCGCACGTCTCCCTACGTGGACGTGCAGGACTGGGAGCCTGGAGCAGACATCATCAAGGAAGCGTCCGTTCCATCCCGCACCCTCCTGAGGGGTAAGTTCCCGGTCGACTCCTACGACCAGGTCAAGATGGCAGAGGTCTACTTTGGGGAGTATATCCGCCGGTTCCATCCCCGGGATCGACGAGAGTACTGCATCAAGCTGGCCTCCAGGATGACGGAGCTCTCCATCCCTGTGACCGGGGCCATCGAGAAGTACGCCTCAGAAGGCTTCGGTGGGGATGTGCAGGCCTACGTGGGCTACCGTCGTGGATTCGTTCATGAGGAGTTCCACCCGGCCCTGGATGTACTCATGGAGAAACAGGCGATGGTCTCTCCAGACACATTCGCCGAGGCTCTGTGTGAGTTTGATCAGATGACGAACCTACACCACGAGTGGGATGCTCGAGTACCAGACCCGTGGGCGTCTACGTTCGGAGCTTCCTATGAGAAGGTGGCTGCTGAAGAGTGGGTGTGGGATGAGCAGGGTGTTCGCATCGACGAGAAAGGTCTGGAGGCCTTGGCCAGGAATGGTCGGCCTTCAGTGAGTGATGCCTTCGGTGACAAGTTCGCCGATGAGTTCAGCAAGAGCCCCAAGACCTTCTTCATGGCTCTTCCGACACCCAACAAGTTGGTGCTGGCGAGAATGGTCATGTGCTCAGACCACTCTGGGGACGGCGAAGAGTAGTCTCCAGGACCGATGTCGTCTAAGCGACCAGATGAGATGTTCTTTGAGGGATTAGGGGGAGTACTGGACGGCTCCTCTGTTGGTCTCTCCAAAGAGGTTGGAGTGATCGAATCCGATTCCTCCGATCTCATGCAAGAGAAGACCGCTCAGCAAGCTCTGAGATCGGTCACGAAGAACAATCTGTTCTCTCATCCTGAAGCACATGCCTTTGTGTTGGACCTGGCTCTGTTGAAGGCTTTCCAACTTGAGTGGTTGGAGTGGACCCCAGAGACACTGTTTCAGGAGATCCGGGAAACCTTCAGCACCAGCATCGCCGATATCAATCGTGTGAAGATCATGGCCACCATGACCCTTCATGTCATCGACGTGTTTTGGGAGAAGTGGGAGATCTTCGAGAAGACTATCCTTGCTCTAAACGGAATCATCCCCAGTGTTGGGGTCATTCAGCCACCAGATATCTCTATGCTGATGGTGGGAGTGGACATCGCCAACACAGTGAGGAAGGAAGAGTTCGGAGAAGAGGTATCCAGGTACACGGCCGCTTGTTTCTTGCATGACAACGTGAGTTACGCCCCCGACCCCTTGGACTTCTGTCAGCTCTATCTATCCCAACCCAGGTACAAGTGCCTTGAGTGTGGGAAAGAAGGTAGCGCTTTGCCTCCTTTCAATAGTCACTGTGATTCGTGTTCCAGGAAGTTTGAAGACCACCCATTCAACTTCAAACCAGCAGAGGATTCAAAGGACGATCCCGAGCGTGTGGAGTATTCGATGGTCCTTGATCCTGCTCCCACAAAGACTAGATTCGAGGAGCTCATCAAGGTGGATCCCTCAGATCTTCGTATTCAAGAAGTAGCTGAGGACATCGAGGCTGCTAAACTCATATCCGCCACCGACTACATGAGGTTCCGACAAAAGCAGAGGGATCGTCAGTTGTCGGAGATCAAAGACTGGATGACTGTCTCGTGATCATGGACTCCAAAACCTACTCTGCGTTCGGTGATGAGTTGGTAAAGATAGCGGCCGGTCCCGGGGTGATATCTAGGGTAGGTAAGACGGTAGGTAAGTGGGTGTCCAAGGGCTGGGATGACATGGGAGAAGGAGGAGCTCGCGGTGGTTGGTTCGGAGCCTTGAAAAACAAAAAGGGTAAACCCACCGCCATTCGTAGGCATCTTCCTATCGGTGGGAAGTCCTTGATGGTGGGACTTAGTGTGCCTGCCATTCCTGGTCTCTTGGCTAAACAAGATCCAATGGGTATGGGACGATCCAGAACCGAGAGGGTCTCTGGGTACGGTGGCATGATGCTAGGAGGACTAGCCGGAGCAGGAGCTTTACTGAGTGCTCCTGGAAGAGGTCTTCCCATCATCGGCAGTAGAGCTATTCGCAGTATCGGTGGGGCTATCGCAGGCGGATTGTTGGGAGAGAAGGTGTCTACGTTGCCATGGCAGAGATCTCGTCAAGCTGCTGCGCAGCCTCCAATCCAAGATCCAGCACGGCGTGATGCTCTGCTACAAAGAGCTGCTGCAATGCAAACGCTTCAGCAGGGTAGGTAACCAATGTCAACCGGCACTCCGGGATCAGGGTTCATTGGAAGCACCGCTCGCTTCGATACCACCCACAACCAAGGGAACAGCGGTACTCAGCGGTACCCTTCCCCCTTCTTCGATATCGGACACACCTATCTGCCGACTTCGGTCAAGCAGATGTTCAGGTGGTGTCGGTACTACTTCCTGGTCAACCCACTCATCAATGCCGTCACGTACAAGATGGCGGAGTACCCGATTACACCTCTGGTCGTAGATGAAGAAGACCCAGAGCTACGAGGAAAGTGGGAGAATGTCATCGAGAACGTTCTCAAACTGCGGACATTTCAGATTGAGACCGGTCTCGACTACTTCTGCTATGGCAATGCGTTCATCACGATTCACTTCCCGTTTGAGAAGTACCTGATCTGCCGCAACTGCCACGAACAACAGAAGGCGAAGAACGCAGCCTACAAGTTCCGCAACTTCAAGTACTACCTGGCTTGTCCCAAGTGCATCACCACTACAGAAGCCATGGTGTACGACCACAACATCAAGGATCTGCGAGGTATCAAACTCATCCGTTGGAACCCAGAGCACATCACGGTTGAGCACAATGAGGTTACAGGTAAGTCGGAGTTCTTCTTCGATGTACCTGTTGGGTTGAAGAACGACATCATGATGGGTAAGCGCCACGTCATTGAGGCGATACCCAATGAGTTCGTTGAGGCCTTGAAGGGCTCCAAGTCCCTCCGCTTCAGGGACAACGAGGTGTTCCATCTGAAGCGTCCAACCATTGCCCAGAAGGACCAAGGTTGGGGCATCCCACTCATCCTCCCGGTCCTCAAAGACACCTACTACCTTCAGGTTCTACGCAAGGCACAGGAGGCCATCGCTCAGCAGTACATCGTTCCTCTCCGCATCCTGTTCCCACAGGCTGGGAGCTCGAGCTCGGACCCGTACTCCACAGCTGATCTCAGTATGTGGCGTCGACGTATTGAGGCAGAGATCGAGAAGTGGAAGCTGGACCAGAACTACATCCCGATCCTCCCACTCCCTGTGGGGAACGAGACCATCGGTGGAGAGGGCAAAGCCTTGATGCTCCACCAGGAGATGAGGGCTTGGTCTGAGCAGATCGTGGCCGGCATGCACGTTCCGATCGAATTCGTGTTCGGTGGTCTGCAGTACAGCGGTTCCAACGTCTCCATGCGGATGCTCGAGAATCAGTTCCTCGGCTACCGCACCAACCAACTCATCCTCTGTCGAGACTTCATCCTCGGTCGTGTCGCCAACTACATGGGTTGGTCTGCTCCCAAGGTCCACTTCCGTCGGTTCCGGATGGCAGATGACCTCCAGCGTACTGCCCTGATCTTCCAGATGAATCAGGCCATGAAGATCTCTGATACGACTCTGCTCGATGAAGTCGAAGTGGATATCGTCCAGGAGGAGAAGCACAAGAAGGCCGAGCTCACCCAGCAGCTTGAGAACCAGCGCAAGCAGCAGCTTGCTAGTGCAGCACTGCAGGGAGACCTGCAGATAGTCCAGGCCCGCTACCAGGCCCAGGCGATGGCTATCATGGGTCGGAGCGGCATGACTCCAACAATGCCGAATCCTCAAGGGATGGGGGCTGGAGCGGGCGGTGCCACCGCAGACAACCCGGAGTCTGTCCCTACTCCACCGTCCGGCGGAGGTCCCCCGGCGGGAGGGCCGCCAGCCGCCGGCATGACAGATCAGCAGCCCATGGTAGGGCAGCAGGCGGCTCCGGGTATGCCGGCAGACGCCACTGCGTATCCAGAGAACTCAACGACTCCACCTGCTAAGGGACTACCGGTCGAGGTCCAGTCTCCGCTCAATCAGCAGCAAGCTGGTGGGCAGATGAATATTCTGTACCTTGCCCAAAGGGCTGCCTCTGCGATCTCCCAGTATGAAGATTCGCAACAGCAGATGGCGTTGATGCAGATGAGGGCACAGAATCCGCAGCTTTACATGCTGGTGCTTCGGATCTTGCAGTCAGGACAGGGATCGCAGTCGGACAATTTGAGTCCTATGCAGAGCCCACTGCCTGAAGTAAAACCGCCCCGCCGTCAAGTTCAGCTAGTGTGATGGCATAAGGTTTAAGCTTCGGACTTAGCTAGGAGATCCGAACCACTTTGATCTGACAACTAAAGGGAGGTCGCTATGGAGACTACCGTCGTTCCAGAGTCAACGGCAGTCAAGGACGACTATCGTCCACTGAGCGTGAAGCGCCACTTCGTCGATGAGGGTGCTCACCCTTTCGACACCATTGAATGGGTGACTACAGACGCCGTATTGATCGGTGCGGATGGAGTCGAGAAGTTCCGTCAGGACGGCGTCGAAGTGCCATCGACGTGGTCCGACAACACGATCAACATCGTTGTCGAGAAATACTTTCGCGTAGTCAGTGGGGTAAAGGAGTTCTCGGCCAAGCAGATGTTCAACAGAGTGGCCATATGGATCACTCAAAAAGGTGTGGGGCAGAGTGTAATCCTCCCGGAAGATTCCAACATCTTCCATCTGGAACTCCTGCATCTCCTAGTGAATGGGATGTACGCCTTCAACTCTCCCGTTTGGTTCAACGTAGGGGTGAAGGAAGACCCACAATGCTCAGCGTGCTTCATCCAGGGAGTGGACGACACAATGAGTGACATCATGGATCTCGCCAAGCGAGAGGTCATGCTGTTCAAAGGCGGTTCCGGTACCGGAGCCAATCTGTCCTCCATACGTAGTTCCTGGGAAAAACTATCGGGAGGAGGCTACGCATCGGGACCTGTGTCGTTCATGAAGGGGTACGACGCTTTTGCCGGAGTCACCAAATCCGGAGGCACCACTCGTCGTGCCGCGAAGATGAATGTTCTCGATGCCGATCATCCAGACATCATCGCCCAGAGGAATGGTCTTCCTGGATTCATCGGCTGCAAGGCGGATGCAGAGAGGGAGGCTCAAGCCCTGTACGAGACTGGGAAGTACTCTGCGGAGTGGAACATCCGAGGGAACGTCTACGACAGGGTCGGTTACCAGAACGCCAATCACTCCGTGCGTGTATCAGATGATTTCATGCAAGGGGTGGTGGACGACAGTGTGTGGACCACGAAGTACGCGGACGGCTCCGATCATCGGCACTACCAGGCCAAGGAGATGTTCGAAGAGATGAGTGACGCAGCGCACCTCTGTGGTGACCCTGGACTGCAGTTCAAGTCCATCATCAACGAGATGCACACTTGCCCGAACAGTGGGGAGATCACTGCCACGAATCCATGTTCAGAGTACCTGTTCCTGAACAACTCGGCGTGCAACCTGGGATCCCTTAATCTCATGAAGTTCGCCAAGCATGATGGGTTCCTGGTGAATGATTTCCTACAGGCCATCGACATTGCCATCATAGCTAAAGAGATCATCGTCGATGCTGCTTCTTACCCAAGTCCGCAAATTGCGGAGATGAGTCACAAGTTCCGACCGTTGGGTCTTGGGTATGCCAACCTCGGTGCCCTCCTCACGTTTTGGGGTCTACCCTACGACAGTGATGAGGGTAGGAACGTGGCAGCTCTCATCACTTCCTTGATGGGCGGCAGGGCTTACGACCAATCGGCGATCCTGGCTATGGCAAAAGGACCATTCCAGGAATACGAGAAGAACCGAGAGCCCATGTTGGCGGTGATCGAGAGGCATCTGGAAAGCGCCAGGGAGATTCCGGTCCCTATCGATAAACCTTGGACCGATCTGGCCAAGTCTTCGATGAATGCATGGATCAGTGCTTACTCCAACGGAAAGATGTGGGGGTTCCGAAACGCACAAACTACTCTGCTAGCTCCGACGGGAACCATCTCGTTCTTGATGGACTGCGATACCACAGGCATTGAGCCGATGTTGGGAGTCGTGGTCTACAAGAAGATCGTCGGAGAGGGTGTCTTGATGTTGCCTAGCCGCGTGGTGGGTCCTGCCCTACTCAACCTGGGTTACGACTACGATCAAATCGGTGAGATCGAGAACTACATCAGGAACAATGGGGACATTCACGGTGCTCCCGGATTCAAAGAGGAGCACAACGAGATCTTCGCTGGGTCCCTTGGGTCACATGCTCTAAAGCCGCAAGGGCATATCGACATGATGGCGGCCGTTCAACCTTTCTTGTCGGGAGGCATCTCCAAGACCGTCAACATGCCAGAGGATGCTACCTCTCAAGACGTAGCAGACATCTACATGAAGGCGTGGAGGGGTGGCCTGAAGTGCGTTGCCATCTATAGGAGTGGGTGCAAGCTATCCCAGCCCGTTGCTACCAAGCTGGAGCACAAGGATGGGTTCTCCATCAGGAAGTGGGGAGAGCGCAAAGATCTGCCGAACACAAGAAACTCAGTCACCCACAAGTTCCGAGTGGCTAACGTCAAGGGATACATCACGGCTGGGGAGTATCCGGATGGAACCCTAGCTGAGATCTTCGTTCGGATTTCCAAGCAGGGAAGTTTCTTGGGAGGAATACTCGAGTGCTTCGCCCAGTCGGTGTCCTTCGGGATCCAACATGGTGTTCCGGTCAAGCTCCTCTGCGACAAGTTCAAGGGTACGAGCTTCGAGCCAGCCGGTTTCACAGGTGACGATGAAATCAGCATTGCCAAGTCCATCATCGACTATCTCTTTAGGTGGATAGAGCTCCGCTACCTGTCGGAAGAGGAGCCGAAGAAAGCGGAAGCCTCTGGATCAACTATCGTCAAACCTCCCATCCAGGTGGTGGATTTGACGATCGCCTACGACGGTCCACCGTGCTCAGATTGTGGCAGCTTGACCAAGAGGTCCGGCTCCTGTTTTCTGTGCAGCAACTGTGGAGCAACTACAGGCTGTTCGTAGGGCAGCAACTAGCTAAAAGAGAGGAGGCGGGGGTATGGAACCCCCGCCTTTCTCTTTGCTATCTACTAGTAGTGAGAGAGTGGTGGAGGAAGAGCTGAATGGTGAGGCTGGATTTCGGTCGGATCCGTCTCAGCCATGAACTCTATCTCCTCGCTACACACAACACATGTCCTGCCTAGCTCCTCCACTGCTTCGTCGAACGCTTCCTGCTTCAATTCTTCCCCAAGCTCTTGAAGAACTTCTTTCCTGACTTTTGGTTGCAGGATAGTGATGATGTGGTCCCACAGTTGGTTGCTGGTATTCACCAAGTAGGATTGGAAACAAACGTTGTGGATCAGTTCCCCAGAATTAGATAGAGGTAGTGGTCGCCCAGACTTTTTCGACACCACTACTACTCCAGTTTCAATTCTTATGAACTCCTGACCCAAGTTGATAGGTTGGGAACACTCCAGACACTGCGCCAGGGTGCACCTCCTTTTCGTGGGGGAAGTCGTAGCCGGTATCGTAGATTCCAACTACGACACCTACCTCAGTTGCCGAAAAGCAGCATGTGTTGCATAGGAACTTTTCCCTCGATCCGTCCGGAAACGTACTCTCGTTAGGTATGGATCTGCCTGACTTGGGACTGGCCACGCCAACAACTGGCTTGATCATCAGGCCACCGTCTGCGGCAGCGAAAGGGTCTCCGCACCCACAGCAAATGACCATTGATGGCCTCCTATGGGATTGTGGCTCCTGCAACAGTCAGTAGCTGCAGGAGTATTGAGTATCTGGCCTCTTGGTCAGACTGATCACCGTTTGGTCTGGCGCACTGCGGGTGTTGGCAGTACCCCTCGGTGAAATAGCCTGGGAGGCTGGCAGCTACGTCGTCGGCTTTGGCTCTCTTCATGGACTCACCAGAACAGTCCGGACAGACCCACAAGGTAGTCACGTTTTGTCCGTACATCTGAGTCCTGGCGTTCTGCAGTAGTCCGCATCGATCGCAATCTTGAGGACTCTCGCAGACACCCTGAATCAACAGCCCCGACTCGAACAGAGGCGTTCCGTCCTTGTTTGTCCTGCCATGGTTTGCTTCCCACAGAATCGGACAGAACGCCCCTACTTCACCACCCGCCATGCAAGTACTGCCGCCAATGATACTCGATTATCAGAATAGACCTGGTCACGAAAGCGAATGCTACGGCGATCAGGAATAGGCTCACGGGCCTATACCCTACTTCCCTGGGTTGTAGCTGTAGCCTCCGTACTGGCCTTCTCCTACCTGCTGGTCTGTGCGGAATAGGAGAGCCTCAGTCTTGTTGTCCTCGTACTGGGTTTGGTAGTCGCGGTCGGGTCCCGTGTGTTGGTCTGTTTCATGGTTTTCTCCTAAATTCTTGCTGTTGGGGCTCATGGTTTTTCCCTGGGTCACATACCCAGAAGCGGGCAGAGGTGCCCCATCAACACTCTTATGCCCTCTGGACGCAGAGTTTTGTTTGGCGTAACCTAATTTGAAGTTCTAAGGTCCGAGGACTGCTCTGAGCGCAGGTGCATAGGATCCGAACGAACATACGTAGGCCTGAATTCCCGAGGGAGCGCACAGGTGACAACACCAGCCGATACTTGGAAAGATTTACAGCGCAGCGCGGTCAAGTCTGTCAAGGCTAGCTTTCCGGTCGATGGACAGACCCGCAAACTGGTTCTAAACGAGGTTATCGTAGATCAGCGATCTGCTGAATCCGGTGACATTCGAAGCCAAGAAAAGGCCAAGCTGTCCAATAGAACTTGGGGAGCTGGTGTGTATGGGGATATCAGCCTCGTAGATAAGAAGACCAGCAAGGTTGTCGATCGCTCTAAGGTAAAACTGTTTACCTTACCGAGACCGACCGACCGATACAGCTACATCGTCGGAGGCAATGAAAGGCAAGTAGGGAACCTCTGGAGACTCCGTCCTGGTGTGTACTCTCAGATCAAGGCGAATGGAGATCTAGAGACAGAGTTCGCACTGTCCAAGCCCTTCGCTCGAGAGTCCAGGCTGAAGGTCCCATTCAGCCCCAAGACCAAAGCGTTCAAGATGAGATGGGGGACCCAGAACATACCTCTCTACTCCATCTTGAAGACCTTGGGTGTCCAGGACGAAGAGATGAAGAAGGTCTGGGGACCAGACATCTACAAGGCCAATGTCACAGACAAGACGGAAGGAAACATCAAGCAGCTCTACAGCAAAATCAGCCAAAGAGGTGTGAAGGCCAAGGGTGACACGTACGACGATATCGCCAGTGCTGTAGTAGAAGAGTTCGGTAACACCGAGCTACTGCCAGAGACTACCCAACGTACTCTTGGTAAGCCCTACAAGACGGTGACTGGTGATGCACTGCTGCAAGCGTCCAGGAGAGTTCTTGAAGTTGCTCGAGGTGAAGCTCCACCAGATGATCGAGACTCTCTGGTGTTCAAAAAGCTCACCAGTGTAGACGACTTCCTGTTGGAGAGGATCGGCAAAGCCGTTACTCAGAGGGAGATCAAGAGGAAGATCAGTAACAACATCAACAGGAAGGACAAGGTACGAGAAGTCGTATCGGGAGACCTGTTCGGTAGGCACGTCGATCAAGTGTTCACCAGATCCTCTCTGTCAGAGAATCCGGAGCAGGTCAATCCTCTGGAGATGCTCTCCAACCATCGAGCTACTACCATCCTTGGGGGAGAAGAGGGAGGGATCAAGAGCGAGAGGACTTTGTCCCGCTCTATGAAACTCATCAACCCCAGCCATATGGGCTTCTTGGATCCTATCCACACACCGGAGAGCAAGAGAACAGGCATCAGCCTCAACTTGCCTATGGGTGTCGTCAAGGATGGGGAAGACGTCAAGGCACTGGTCTACGACCTGAAGGAAAAGAAATTCAGGAAGGGTAGGAACGGAGTCACTCCAGCGGAGCTCCATTCGGAGTACGTCCTACTTCCTGATCAAGTCACATGGGAGGATGGAAAAGGCCCCAAGCCTATATCCCCCACAGTGAAGATGAAGGACCCCAAGACAGGGGACATCATCAAGCAGCCTTTCAAGAAGGCTCGCTACTTGTTTGTATCTCCTCATCAGTTGTTCGATGAAGCCACCAACCTGATTCCGTTCCTTCAGAACAACCAGGGCAACAGGACGATGACGGCCTCTCGCCAAGCCAACCAGGCAGTGGGTCTGAGGGATAGAGAGCTTCCACTTGTCCAGGTACGTGGAGGAAAGGATAGCTGGGAAAAGATCATTGGTGGTCCGTTCTCTCACTCCTCTCCTGTTGACGGAAAGGTCTTGAAGATCCGTTCTGATCAGACCGACAACGAGTATCCGGACTCGATTATCATCAAGGGGAAGGATAGAAAGAAGCACGAGGTACAGCTCTACAATCACTTCCCTCTGAATGACGCAAAGTCCTTCATGAACTCAGAGCCCGTAGTAGAGGTCGGTGCTGAGGTAAAGAAAGGGCAGGTCCTGGCCGACACGAACTTCACCAGGGATGGTGGACTAGCGCTGGGAACAAACCTGCGGGTTAGTTACCTGCCTTACAAGGGTTACAACTTCGAGGACGGCATCGTCATTTCTGATTCAGCTGCCGACAAACTTACTTCAGAGCATGTCTATCGGAAGAGTGTGGAGATTGACCCTTCCAAAGACTTCATGAACAAGAAGAAGTTCCAGGCATACGCTTCCACTACTTCGAAGCAAATGACTCGAGAGCAGTTGGATAAACTGGATGACGATGGGGTCATTCGTGTAGGGCAGAAAGTGGACACTGGGGACATCTTGGTGGCTGCCGTCGGGAAGAGGGAGAACCTCGGCGTTGTCTCTCGTATGGCCTCTAGACTGGACAGGAAGCTGTTCGAGTACGCCGATAGAAGCTCCAAGTGGGAGTCTCAGAATCCTGGTGAGGTGGTCAAGGTACATAAGATCCCGAATGGGAAGGGTGCTGTAGTTCACATCCGCACAGAAGAGCCTGCCGAGGTGGGTGACAAGATTGTTGGTCGCCACGGAAACAAGGCCATTATCACCAAGATAATTCCCAACGCAGAGATGCCACGTAAGGGGAGTCCTGACGGAGAGCATGTAGAAGTGCTGATGAATCCGTCTGGTGTGCCCAGTCGCATCAACTTGGGTCAAATGTTGGAGACAGCCTCCAGCAAAATAGCCAAGAAGACAGGTCGTCCTTACTTGGTGAACAACTTTGGTGGGGCCAACATCGACTACACCGAGGGTGTGAAGAAGGATTTGGCTAATCATGGGCTATCGGATCAAGAAGAGCTGTTTGATCCAGAGACCAAGAAGAGGATTGGAAATGTACTGACGGGGGACCAGTACATTATGAAACTCAAGCATCAGGTGGATAAGAAGTTGACTGTCCGAAGTCATGGACCCAACTACTCCATCGACGGTGCTCCTAAGGGTACGGGGGCAGAGCATCCGGGGCAGGGAATCGGACAGTTGGAGTTCTACAGTCTGTTGGCTCATGGAGCTCGTGAGAACCTAAAGGAGATGGCCACGTACAAGGCGGATCGTCAGGTAGACGACAACATGAATCCGCAAGCGCACGTAGACTTCTGGCATCGTGTGCAGATGGGGCAGCCAATTCCTGCGCCACGCCCTACTTTTGCCTACAAGAAGTTTGAGGCTTATCTGAAGGGGTTAGGCATCGACACTAAGAAGGAGGGAAATGAGCTGCAGCTTGTCCCTCTCACAGACAAAGGGGTCTTGAATCTCTCGAATGGAGAGATCAAAGATGCTGGTCGTGTGCTTCGTGGAAAGGATGCCAAGGAGCTCGAGAAGGGATTATTTGATCCAGAGATCACTGGAGGTCTACCTAGTCCTAACGAACCTGGCAAAGGACTCAACTGGTCTCACATAGCTCTGGCAGAGCCGATGCCAAACCCTGTGTTCGTAGGCACACCGCAGAAACCTGGACCCGCCGTGGTGTTGAGTGGGTTGAAGTACCCAGAGTTCGAAGACATCGTGAAGGGTAAGAAGGACATCGATGGGAAGATCGGAGGGGAAGCCATCCGACACCTTCTCGATCAAGTCGATGTAGATGCCGAGCTCAAGAAGACAGTGGCCGAGCTCCCCAACCTCAGGAAGGCCAAGCTCAACCACGCCAACAGGAAGGCCAAGTACCTCCGGGCCTTGAAGGAACTGAAGCTGTCTCCCAGCGAAGCCTACGTGATGAACAATGTACCGGTGATTCCTCCGGTATTTCGTCCAATCGTTCCTATGCCTGATGGATCGTTGCGCTTCGATGACATCAACCACCTGTACAAGGATCTTGGGATCGTCAACAACAAGTTGAAGGACAAGATCCTTGACCTACCGGAAGCAGATCAGCCTCTACGAGAGGAGCTGTACGATCTACTAAAAGCCACAATGGGTACTGGTGGAGTACCTCAGTACGAATCTAACAGACAACTGAAAGGGATCCTGGATACGGTAGCGGGTCCTTCTCCGAAGCAGGGGTTCTTCCAACGCAAGTTGATGAAGAGACGGCAAGAGCTGTCGATGCGCTCCACCATCATCCCTGAGCCGGAGATGCACCTGGACCGTGTCGGTATACCTCGCAGTGCAGCTATGGAGCTGTACAAGCCATTCGTCATTCGAGAGCTCAAGAGAACAGGACGCAGCCCACTACAAGCTCATAAGGACATCAAGGAAGAGACAGCTGTGGCTTGGGCAGCTCTCGAAAAGATCATAGAGGACCGCCCTGTTCTTCTGAAGAGGGATCCTGCCCTACACAAGTTCAACTTCATGGCGTTCAAGCCGCAGTTGGTGGATGGAAAGGCTATTCGGATCCATCCTCTGGTCACTGCAGGTTACAACGCAGACTTCGACGGAGACACGATGAGCGCCTTTGTCCCATTAACGGATAAGGCAGTTCGAGAGTCTCGTAAGATGTTCCCCTCAAACAACCTGTTCAGCTCTACCAATGGGGGAGTCATGTATGCCCCAGAGCAAGAGTCTCTGTTGGGTATCCACCTCCTGTCCAAGTGGGGCAAAGACGTAGGGAAGAAGTTCTCTACCTACGCTGATGCGAAGAAGGCTTGTGACAGAGGGATCGTCACTGCGCAGGACGTGGTTACAGTAAATGGGAAGAAGACCACTGTAGGTCGCCTGATGTTGGCTCATCAGCTCCCTAAGAGATTCCGAGACAACAAAGATCTCCTACACAACCCAAGGTTCGTCCTCAACAAGTTCTCCGACTCGAAAGACAAGAACAAGGTCGGTGTTCATGACATCCTCTCGGAAATTGCCAGAGATGATCCACGCAACTACGCCAATACAGTTGACCGTCTGAAGAACCTAGGGAACCAACATAGCTACGAGTTCGGATTCTCCATAGGTCTCTCCGATCTCGGTCTGGGTGAAGACAAAGCTGTCCGAGAAGAGATTTTGGCCAAGGCAGATGTAGTTGCTGCCAAAATAATGGCAGGGAAGCTCAGTCAAGAGGACAAGGACATAAAGCTGGTGGCTAACTACACCAAAGCCACCGACGATATGAAGAAGAAGCTCAAGCCCCGGATAGAGGCCAGTGGGAATAACATTTTCACTATGGTGGACTCGGGTACTCGAGGTAACTGGTCCCAGTTCCGACAGATGAACATTGCGCCCATGCTCATGCAGGATGCCACCGGAAGGACTCTCCCGACCCCTGTGAGGAAGTCTTACTCCGAGGGATTGGATGTCGGAGATTATTGGACAGCCCTACACGGAGCTCGGATGGGTACTCTGCAAAGGGCAGAAGGAACGTCTGAGCCCGGTATGTTGACCAAGGAGATCGTCAACACAGTCATCCCAGAGATGATTGTGTCCAAGGATTGCAAGGTGGGTGATGGTATCTCCATGGGAATCCACGAAGAGGATGTCCACGGTAGGTATCTGGCCAAGAAGGTTAAAGCGGGAGGAAGGCTGCACGAAGAGGGCTCTTTGGTTACTCCTCATCTTCTGTCTCAGTTGAAGAAGAATGGAGTTGGGAAGGTTGTTGTACGTAGCCCACTCAAGTGCTCTCACGGTAGGGGTATATGCTCCAAGTGCTTTGGTCTGAATGAGAATGGTGAAGACCACAGTGTGGGTACCAACATCGGTGTCATCGCAGGTCACGCTCTAGGTGAACCTGCCATGCAGCTAGCAATGGACAGCTTCCACACAGGAGGAGTCGCAGGCTCCAGAGGTGCGGGTGCGGTCAGTAGAATCGGTCGCCTGAAGCAGCTCTTGAATCCCCCAAAGAAGCTACCTGGATCCGCAACGCTTTCAAGAGTGGGTGGGAAGGTCCAGAAGATCGAACGAGACAAGGACACGCAGGGCTGGAACGTCTACATCGGAGGAGAGAAACACTACGCTCCATCGCAGAGGAAACTGTTGAGGGATGGAAAACCTCTTCAGGTTGGATCCAGCATGAAGAAGGGTTCCCCCCTTACGGACGGTCCAATCAACCCAAGAGAGCTTCTTCCCCTCACCGATATCCCAACAGTGCAGAACTACCTCACCAAGGAGCTGTACGATGGGATCTACAAAGATGAGCGGGTCAAGCGACGAAACATAGAAATGGTCGTTCGTTCTTTGACCAATCTAACTCAGGTGAAGGATCCGGGAGACTCAGATTATTTCAGTGGGGATATAGTTCTTCGTTCTGTCATCGAAGAAGAGAACAAAAAAGCAGGAAGCCGTAGCGCCCCAGTGACACACAGACCGGTCATCAAGGGGTTGTCTCAGGGAGCTCTTGATCAGCAAGAGGATTGGATGGCCAGACTCAATTTCCGTAAGCTGAAGGAAACCCTCATGGAGGGTGCATCCAAGGGTTGGAAAACCAACCTACACGGAAACAACCCAATCCCGGCTTATGCCTACGGAGCGGAGTTCGGGGAGGGAACCCCCAAGAAGACGCATCTGTACTAGCCCATGCCTGCGAATGTAGAACCAGAACGATGTGAGAGCATGGCCAAGTCGGCCGCTCAGGTAAAAGGTGCCCTGATAGAGAGTGGCCGAATCACGACCGTCAACATTCGGGACTACACGTGTGACGTGACTACCATCCTCACGTACAAAAACAAGTTCGACATCCCTTTCATGTCTCCCTACTGCAACCAAACGCAGGGAGAGGGGATCAACTTTATGCCCGAAGTGGGATCCACCTGCTGGATATGTACTCCCTCAGAAGAAGGCAAGGATGCCTTCGTTCTGGGTTGGAGCATGGTGGATGAAGGTGGTGCGTTTAGGGGTGGCCGTGAGTTGCTGAATCCTGGAGATCTTCATTTCTCTACCAGGGATGGGAACTTCGTCCACCTGCGTCGTGGTGGGATCATCCAGGTGGGAGCCACTCCTGTTTGCCAACGCATCTACTTACCTATCAGGAACATCATCCAAGACCACTGTGAGAACTACGAGCTCCACACTCCGGCCGGAGACCTCACCTGGGAGGTTGCCCGAACGGAAGAGGATGGAGAAGGGCACCAAATGTGCTTGTTCACTCTGGGAGCCCGTGAATTTGCAGATGATCCGATTGAGGACCCCATCGCTATTCTCAAAATGGGTTCCCACGGAGAGGGCAATGACACTATTCTGAGCCTGCTAAGCCGTGATTCTGGTGGGGGAACTACTCAGACATCCCTCGAGATCAACAAAGACGGAGAACTCACATGGACCGTCAAGAAGTTCACGCTCACTGTCGAAGGAGATATGCAGGCCACCGTCAAAGGCCTGTTCAAGCTCATCGTGACAGGAGCCATCGATATCACCTCGACAGTAGCTCTCACGGCGTCGGCAGCCTCCATGGCCTTATCTGGAGGCGGGGCTACTCTTGCTCTTGGTTCCGGTGGCGCAGCTTTGAACGGACTGAGCGTAGGATTGGGAGATGCAGAGTTCCCAGTCATACGAGCTTCCCCAGATTTCATGGCCTGGATAGGCGCAGTCACAGGGTTATTGATAGGGCCACCGAGTCCGCCCGTTCCAGTATTGAGAGGGCCTATCGTTCCTCCATTCAAACACGTAAGTCCGAAGGTTAGATCATGACAACTCCACTGTTTCTCGATCAGCAAGCTACCGATATCTCCTTCGAGAAGATGGCTATGCCCATCAAACTGTCGGACAACGTAGACAACTGGCAGAAAGAGGTCAGTTCAGAGATCTACAAGTTCCTGCCGTTTCTCTCCAACTACACGGTGAACGTGATCTTCCAGAGAGTGAATCCAGAGCGTGGGTATGCCTTTGGTAGTGCCGAGGTGACCACACCTACAGATCAGCCCTCTGCTGAAGGCCCGAAGGTCATCATTCCCATCATCGTGAAGGACCGCCTCATGGCGCCGGCCGACATCTTCCTGTTCGAAGACAAGGCCTTCCCGATGAGTGAGCAGCGTGTCAGTGAGGCTCTCTTCGACGGTCGAACCTTCGAGCCATCAACCCGCAAGCCTGTCGATCAGGGCATGGTCGACCAGCTACACCCACCAATCCGAACCAACTACGGGTACGGATCTGGCGTGACAACTGGGGCCGCGGCCGGAGGAGCCGGATTTGGCAAGTTCGCCAGTCTGATGGAGGCAATCGCACCCACCATCTCTGATGAGGATGCAGTTGCTCTGGTGGAGAAGATCGCCAAGGACCAGCAACTTCTTGTGGCAGTACAGGTCAATCCAAACTTCCACAAGATGGCCCACATCGTGACGTCGACGCCTCGAACCTCCGTTCAGAAGACGGCTGGCGTTCTGGTCCAATCCATCCAGCCCACGGTGGTTCAGTTCATCAAGCAGGCAGACGGCAACTTCAAGATCAAGTGGGCCAATGCGGGTGCATTCTCCCCGCAAGAAGCCTCTGCGAATCCACAAGAAGCCCAGCAGATGGCGGGCACGGATTCTGTCCAGCAGATGCAGCCCGGAGACTCCATGACGGTGGGGACTGAGGAGGCTAAGCCTTCTCTCGATGACCCGACCCCTGCCATCGTCGGAGACTTCGGTCAGTATCAGGTGCAGATCGAGGAGACTGGAGAAGACAAGACCGGTTGGGTCATTCCGGTCATGGACTTCGACATGGACAAGCTCCCTCTGTTCCTGTTCACGGACGGAGAGAGCAGCTACAGCCTGCAGGATGAGATTGTAGGGGTTAGGGTGGGCGACGACGCCGCCAGTATCCCTGAGGCCCCTCCTCAAGGGGATGGGGCCTTCTTCTACATCAAGCCGGACGGCAGTGTCTGTGCTTTGCCTCCTGTGACCGTGCAGAACCAGACTCAGGACGAGCAGGGGAATCCTGGGTTCATTGTTCAGGATGCCTTCGGCAACGACATCACTCTGATGGTCACCCAAGGACTGAACACCATCGAAGCTACTGGTGAAGGCACGTACGCGATCCCCGACACGATGAAGTTCACTCCTCTGGGTGAGGCTGTTCATGTCGTCAAGACGCCCTCTGCCGCCGAGCAGGTCAAGGAAGCTCGAGCATTCTCTACCACCGGTTGGATTCGCTCGACCGGGAAGGATGAGTTCCACCTCAGCGGTCTTCCGTTCAGCAAGCTGGCTCAAGTCCAGTGGCTGGACAAACAGGCTGCAGAGTTCCTGCTGGTGACTGCAGGTCTCAACCAGTTCCAAGCCCGTGAGAAGCTGGCAGAGGCTCAGAGACAGGGTAGGACGACCGCTGAGGGTCTCCTCACCATCACACCGCTCGAGCATGTGCACCAGGAGGCCATCAAGGAGGCTTCCGTCCTGCTTGGGAAGTTCCCCTACGACCTTCGTCGAGATCTCGTCAAGGAAGCAGCTGCACTCGAGGACTCAGAGACAGCAGATCGCATCTTGGCGATGAACTTCCTCAACCCGGAGAACATCGCCATCTTCGCCAGCTACCTCCCACAGATGGATGAGACTGTCCAGAGGTTGGCTGAGATGCTCATGGCTGCTCGCATGGGTATGTCTCAGGTCGATGAGGGAGCTATCGAGCGTTCGATGAAGAACCTGGAAGAGGTCATCCAAGGTCTCCGCGGTCTTCAGCAGAAGCAGCTACTGTAGCGAAGGATAGGAAGCCGCTTCGTGGACTTTGCAGGCATACGCGATGGGATGCAGCTTTTGCGGAAGTACGCAAAGGTAAAAACTAAGCTACAGCCTCATCAAAAGAGAGTCGTAGATCGAATAACCAAAGAAGATCAGCCTGGTTTGTTGATCGCCCATGAATTGGGGTCTGGAAAAACCCTAACTTCCATAGCGGCTTTGGATGCTTTGGGTAAGCCTTCAGTAGTTGTAGCTCCTGCCTCTTTGATCAAGAACTATGAGAAGGAGCTGAAGAAGCACACAACCGGAGGCACTCCTAATCCTGACTTGCTGTCCCTACAGAAGGTGACAGTCAGTGGACAGCCTCCAGTTGAGGAGGTGTTGGTAGTTGATGAGGCCCATCGTATTCGGGAGACCCACACCAAGGGGTTCCGAGTACTGAGAGACAATAAGTCTAAAAAACGTATGTTGATGACGGCCAGTCCCTTCTACAACAGGCCGTCCGACATCGCTCCGCTAGTCAACATAGCCGCGGGGGAGAACGTATTCCCCAACGACCCTGTTGAATTCAAAAAGCGGTACACACGGGAACGGAAAGTAGGCCCAGGGTTTTGGGGGACGTTGAAAGGTATTCGGCCAGGCTCTGTGACAGAGCTCGATCCCAAGATGGAGGAGGAGATACGAGCATCGTTCGAAAAGTGGATAGACCATCACCCCAGAGGTGAGGAGAATTTCCCACTAGTAGAACGATCAGACGTCAAAGTCCCCATGACTAAGGAGCAGAGGGAGATATACAACTCCATCATCAAGAAGGCTCCGGCTTGGGTTCGATTCAAAGTCAGGAACAATCTACCTCCCTCTAAGCAGGAATCTAGGGACCTCAACGCGTTCATGACTGGTCTTCGTCAGGTGTCTTTGAGTACTGCCCCGTACATCAAAGAAGATAAGACGTCGCACGAAGCTAAAATTCAGGCCGCTTTCGGTAACCTGAAGAAAGAGCTCAAAGACCCGTATGGTCGAGTCGTTGTCTATTCGAATTACATACAAGCTGGCTTAGATCCGTACAAGAAGCGGTTGAACTCAGCCAAGATCCCTTACGGTGAGTTCACCGGTAAGATGAAGAAGAGGGACCGAGATCAAATGGTCCAGAACTTCAATGAAGGCAAGAACAGAGTCCTGCTCTTATCCTCTGCTGGAGGAGAAGGACTTGACCTTAAGGGCACTAGCATGATCCAGGTCATGGAGCCTCATTGGAATCAGGAGAAGATTCGTCAAGTAGAGGGACGTGGTATCCGCTACAAAAGCCATTCTCACCTCCCAAAGAACAAGAGAGTTGTTCACGTGCAGAGGTACTTAGCCATTCTTCCTGAGCATGGCCTGTTGGAGAAATCAAAGATCCGTAAACCAGGTACAGGGGCCGATGAGTATCTGACCACGCTGTCGAAGCAGAAACAGGGTTTGATAGATCAGTTCAAAGATCTACTCCCCTCCGAGGAGACGTATTAGATGAACCTCTCTGAGATACATAGGAGATCTATTGAGTTCACGAAGACGGCTCAAGTCGACGCATACCAGCAGAAGACGGAGTGGTCTTGCTCTGCGGGTACACTCAAATCGGTCCTTCAGCACTATGGGATCGAAATCTCAGAGGAAGAAATCGTTAAAGCTATCGGTGCACGGGAAGGGCGTGGGGCTGAGACTACCGACATCGTTGAAGGTGCTCGCAAGCTCGGTTTCGACGCCAGCGAGGGTTCGTTTTCATCGCTTGAGGAAGCAAAGAAGACGCTGAAGCAAGGGGTCCCGATCATTGCGGACATCCAAAGCTTCAACTATCCGGGCAAGGGTCACTACATCGTCATCACAGGCTTCAAGCCGGGCAAGGGATTCATCGTCATGGATCCTAATACCAAGGGCAAGACAGCTATCCCCAACTGGCGTGTGCTCTCTGAAGAGAAGCTTGAGAAGATCTGGTGGGACCGAGCTATGGCTCCTCCCCACAAGCTCATGAAGAGGTGGGGAGTGCTGGTGAAGCCGAAGTCCAAAGAGAAGACCGCAGAAGATCGTGAGCTCCTATCCGGTGGTATTTTAGCCGCCGAGGGAGCCAGCCTGGCCGCAGGTTCTGGAACCCGTGCCCGTCTGTTGGGATACAAGAAGCTCTACCACGGTACGGCTGATCCCAAGACAGTGGAAAAGATCAAGCGAGAGGGGCTCAAGGCTTCTAGAGGGGGTGAGGGTGCTGCTTCGATACACAAGAAATTCGGTAAGCACTCAAAAGGCAAAGTGCATCTCACCGGTCAGCGCAACGTCGCTCATATATTCACCCTGCCTCCCGATGTTTTGAAATCCCTCAATACCTCTGCCGCATCCGGCACCATGACTCCTGAACTAGCAAGGAGAGTCGTAAGAGAGGCGTGGAGTAGAAGGAAAAACATAGTCAAAGTAGATGTCCCCATGGGCATGTACGACACCGAATTCAAAACAGACACTGACTGGGGAAGCAAGTCTTCAAAGGACCGTGCGTCTCGAACATCTAAAGATGTTCCCTCAAAGTACATCCACGGAGGTAAAGGGCGTAGCCGTCTCCGAAACCTGAGGGAACTAGCCCCTGCCTTCCCCAGCTACGTCCGTAAGAACCCTGGACGGTTCTCCATAGGCGTTGGGACTGCAGCTCTAGGTGCTCTGATCGCTCGAGAGGGTGTGAAGAGGATGATGAAGGAGAAGACATCTGGTGTGGCTCCTGTTTCTATGCCTCCACCTACTCCTGTAGATCCACCAAAGTCCAACATGGGAGACTCACCAAACCCTGTCAGTGCTCCCAGCATGGCGGCTAAAAGTACTCCTTTGTCCCGTTGGCAAGATAGAGGTGCTCAAGAACTGAAGAGCAAGTTGAACGATCCCGGTTTCAGGAAGCGTTTATCGATAGCTACCAGAAATGCGAAGATCACTGGATCTAAATCGATTGACTTCGATAAGGTCGCCAACGGAGACATGCTCGAGTACTTCATGAAGCACCCACAGAAGCGCCGGGAGTATGAGGCTCGCCAGGCAGCTAAGAAAAGGCTCAAGGAGAAGACCGCCAACGATCCGGTCAAAGAGAAGCTTACCCTTCATGGTATTCCCCTCAGTCTGGAGTGGCGTAAGGGCGAGACTCGCAAGTACTTCAACCACGATCCACTCAAGAAGAAATCCACAGGTACCATCGACTACGACAAGAAGATGAAGGCGGACTATGGATACGTCCGTGGAGTCATGGATGCCGACGGAGAGGAGCTGGACGTCTACATCGGCCCCAACCGAGATAGCATCAAAGTCTTCGTCCTGGAGAAGCTGCGTAGCTCAGACGACAGCTTCGACGAGAACAAGATCATGCTTGGCTACGACTCAAAAGAGGAGGCCAAGAAGTCCTACCTGCAGCACCAAGGCAAGGACGAGATGGGCAAGGTCCGAGAAGTCACGCTCGAGCGGTTCAAGAAGGAGTTTCTGTCCAAAAAGAAGACAGCTGCTGAGGTCGCCACTGTTTCGTTCGTCAGTGACCTAGTCAAAACAGGAGCAGTAGGCACAGCTCTGGAGGCTGCTCTGGTCGGAGGCAGGTGGGGAGCAGTACTGGGTGGTTTGTTGGGAGCCGCTAAGGGCTCAAAACCTAACGAACGAGGAGACACCAGCATCTTCGAGAAGGGCGTGTCTGGTGTAGCGAGAGGAGCTCTCATTGGAGCCCTCATTGCCGTAGGTCTGCAGCGCAGTGGTACTGGGCTTACGACTCTGCCTCGATTGACGCTAAAGTAGAAACATGAAGCGCCACCCCAGTGAATACTTCGTCAAGTATCTACTGACCCTTAAGAGCCCAGACGCCCAGAAGGACGACTGGATTCGAATGGCAGTACAGACCCTGGGGTTCCCTGCACCAGACGCGGTGTACATCTCCAACCTACGAGAAGCCCTGTACGTAGATCTTCCAGTCAACTACGACCCTATTGATCGGTACAACCGTCCCTCCGTTCGATTCCTACGCAATGCAGGTGTGTGGTCTCTCCACAATCCAGATGACAAGGTGAAGGCTGCCTCGTCCATCCTCCCCAATTTCAGGGTGAGAAGATTGGTGGAGCAACTTCTTTTGGGTCGTTTGGATCCGAAGGATGTGGCAAAAAAAGTCAACGGAAGGATGAATGCCTACTTCACGGAAGGCATGATCCAAACGTACGCGCACTACTATTGGAACTGCCCACTACTCAAGACACAAGACTGGGTAGATTTCTTCGAGGAGTACGACAAATCCATCCAATCCAAATCCATAGCTGTCCTACAGAACGGACCTGCTATGGCCCTACACGTCAATGGGTTCGGACAGAACCTGGAGACTAAGGAAATCCTCCGCGAGATGCAGGAGGCTCTCTACTTCGACTTCAGAGATTGGAAAGAGCAGCCTAGATCAAGGGACAAAACCACCGCTTTGACTAAGTTGGCTAAGGCTGCAACCTCAGTGGATGTTAGGTTGTCCGAAGCTGACAGTGCTCTGAGAGAGTCCCTCAAAGCGTTCGAGCAGTTCCGTATGAAGCACTCCCAGGGCGTGGTTAAGAGCATAGAAGAGGTGGCCCCGCATGGGGAGTTCACTGATTCCGGTATGGATCTCAAAGAGCTACCTGCACCAAAAAAAGAGGCTGGATAGATGTCGATAGAAGAGAACTACGACTGGGCAAAGAAGCAGAGAGCTGAGTGGGACGACCTGGTGGATAGAGGGCAACCCGAAGTATCGAAGCTAGATGTCGAACTATCCAAAGGCGGAGACCACCCCCTAGTAGGAGTCACGTTCTCCAAGATAGAGCACGCCTCCTACACGGGAGAGGTCGGAAGAGTGGAAGGAGATCTCATCTTCCACTTCTGGCCCACACCAGACGACAAGTACAACGTCCTCATGACTATGGGTGATGAGGAAGCCATTCAGAATGGCACTAAGAGGGAATACATCTGGGTGTTTGGGGATGCCTTCTCCAGTGCGCTTGCTCAAGCATTCCTCGACGAAATCAAGCAGGAGGACAAGCTCTGTTGGGACTTCGTCCCGGAGCTGAACTCCTGGGTGGTGAGAGCAACAGGGTTCGGAGACAACCCACTTGCCGAAGAAATGTCGGACAGGGTGTTCGCTAACCTTCAGGGAAGATTGGAGCAGTGATCCATCTGATCGCCATGCTCTCCTTCTCGGACGAGCTCACCAAAATCGCCGAGAAGAAACCCAAGCTATCTGGAGAAGTGACCTTGGACCGTACCCACTTCGTCGAGGAGCTGGATAACGCCAGCAAAACTCCGAAGCGTGGTCCACACCCAGCTCTGAACTTAGAGCACTCGTGGAGCCCTGGAAACTAACGCTGAGATTTACGGATCTTCGTCCTACTGATGTCCTGCTGGTGACTCTCCCTAGCCGTTAGAGGGACTGGTGGGTTCTCAGCTTTGTCCTTCCAGAGAGTCACTTGTAGTAGAGCTTCCTGAAGCTCGAGCTCTTTCGCCTTCAGATCTACCGCAGTTTCCCAGAGCTTCTTGGTCTGAGTATCGAACTCTCCGATGGTATTCTTGAGCTCTGTCTCAAGTTCTCCAACTCTTCTAACCAGAGCCAACATCTTCTTGGGATCTCGACGATCGAGCTCTGCCTCCTGACGCTGTATCTTCTTCTCCAGTTTCTTGAAGTCTTCGTCGGAGCGACCCAACCCTACTCGCTCTCTCAGTTTCTGGACTTCCCTTTCAGCTTCGAGTCGTTTGGTTCGGGCTACGTCCAGCTCGTATTGCATAGTCATCAGAGGCTCCATCCTGTCTGTGGTGAAACTATCTTACCGATGAACTGAGGTCTGTGGAAACGGGAAGGCCCTAGAGATTGTAGAGCCTGTACGTGGTCCTTCGTTCCGTACCCCTTGTTCTTCTTCCAGCGATATCCAGGTACCAGAGAATCTAGTTCCTCCATGTAGGAGTCTCTGATCACCTTCGCCAGGATACTGGCAGCACTTACGACAGGGTAGTTTCCATCAGCCTTGGGTTCGACTATTTGGTTATCTGGTCCCCAGCCAGGAACTCCTACGTCTCCATCTACGATCAGGAGGTTTGGTCTCTGAGGCAGAGCTTCTACAGCTCGTTGGAAGGCCAGGATATTTGCGTGGTTAATCCCTACCTTCTCTATCTCTCCAGAACTTACCTCCCCTATTCCGAAGTCAACTAGTTGAGGACTCCAGAGAATCAATCGAAATAATTTCAATCTTCTTCCTGGACTTAGTTTCTTGGAATCATCTACTCCAGGTACTCCTACTTCCTTCGTTTTGAACAGAGCAGCTACAGCAAGAAGAGGTCCAGCTAAACTACCTCTCCCTACTTCATCTATTCCACACACTAGACAGTCAGAATACATTCGATATTTTTCTGATTGATTCATTGATCTAACCTCTTCTGAGTTCTTTGGCCTTATCTCTCATCATCTGAATGAATTTCTCCTTCTTTCTCTGAGAGGTAGACTTCCATTTCTCCATAGTGAAGGGGTTGTTGTTTATCTCTGCTCCGAGTCTCCTCTTCGTAGAGATGTGAGCTACGTAGGTTCTCTTCCCGTCTCTTTTTATCTTGTTAACTGAGCAGTCGTTAGCCATAGCGAACCCATGTACTAAGACCTGTAGTGGGTTCCAACTACCTCCTGGTAGTGGGTAGCTAAAGACCATGGTGAGGGTCTTCTGTAGAGGATCGATAGTGTTGGAGACAGTGAAGCCTTCCAACCCACCATCAACTGCTACTCCGATACTTGATCCAAGTAGAGGGACCCACGACATACGAGCACTCATCCCCTGTAAGGCTAGGTCTCTGTTAAGGTGTGGTCAATGGCCTTTGAAATCATTGAGGACGTAGCTGCCTTCGAGCGAGAGCAGCAGATACCCATCGTCCAACATGGTATCGACGGCATCTTCTCTGGATCAGACTTTCCAGAGGAGTGGGACTTCGAACATGAGCCAGAAGAGTCGTTCGACGTTGACTACGTAGTTCGGAGGCAGGGAGAGCTTCTAGATGTATCCCCCTCTAGCTTCGTGGAATTCGCTGTTCGTTTACCGAACAAGCTGAAGCAAACCTACGAGCAGTTCAGCTTCGAGGGTCGCCGGTATCTTCGGCAGATATATGATACGTCCAGTAAGAGAACCTTGCTGAAATGCGGACGTCAGGTAGAGAAGTCCACTCTCCTGGGAAACAAGTTGTTGTCCTACGCCTGCATCATTCAGGCGCTCAACGCTCTGTACGTCTCTCCCACCAATCAGCAGACCAAGGTTTTCTCTCAGGACAGGCTCAAGGAGCCCATCGAGACCTCGGAGTACCTCAAGTCCTGGACCACTACCAAGCTCTCCGACAACGTCTTCCTCAAGAAGTTCATCAACCGTAGTCAGATCACTCTGCGCTACTGCTACATGTCTGCTGATCGTGTTCGTGGGATCCCTGCCGACGTCATCTGTATTGATGAGCTCCAAGACATTCTCACAGACAACATCCCGATTATCGAAGAGTGTGCATCGCACTCGCACTTTAAGATCTTCATGTACTCAGGGACTCCGAAGTCTCTGGACAATCCAATCGAGTATTACTGGACTGAGTATTCGACCCAGAACGAGTGGGCAGTTCCCTGCCATAGGCATGCTATCCAGACAGGTTCCCACCTCAGCAAGGCTTACTGGAACATTCTCTCTGAGGACCACATCGGAAAAGAGGGTTTGGTATGTGATCGTTGCGAGAAGCCTATCGCTTCTATGGATGACGATTCGCAGTGGGTCTCTTTGAATCCAGACGTCATCAAGTACATCCCCAAACCCTATGAGGGTTTCCGTATCCCTCAGATCATGGTCCCTTGGGTTGGTTGGGATGAGATCCTACAGAAGCAGAAAACTTACTCACGTCCCAAGTTCTACAACGAGGTTTTGGGGTTGTCTTACGACACAGGTACTCGACCGCTTACACGTCGAGATATCATGGACAACTGTGATCCCAACATTCACCTCACTGCAGCTTTCCAGGAGAAGATGATCAGGCATCTCGGTGCCTCTACTCCTATCTACGCTGGAATCGATTGGGGAACTGGAGAGAACACGTACACAATTCTGTCTCTTGGGTGCTACCTGCAGGGACGGTTCACCATCGTCTACATCAACCGTTTCGAGGGTCGAGAGTCTGAACCCAAGATAATGATCGAGTTGGTAAGTAGAGAGATAGAGCGATGGAAGGTGCAGCTAGCTGGGTGCGATTACGGCGGAGGCTTCTGGCCCAACGACAAGCTCATCAGCAAGTTCGGATGGCAACGCATTGCCAAGTATCAGTACTCGACGCCGAACGCTAAGGTGAAATGGGAAGATGGGCTCAAGAGGTTCCTGGTTAACCGCACAGAGGTCATGTCGGACATCTTCAACGCTATCAAGCGTCGTAACGTGTTCCGATTCCCATGCTGGGAAGAATTCCAGGCCCCCTTCGCAGCCGATTTCCTCAACATCTTCTCTGAGTATTCTGAGCAACGCAGAGAGAACGTCTACAAGAAGAGTCCTATGACGACGGATGACTCTTTCCACTCCGTTCTTCTTTGCTTCCTGGCTTCGATGATTAAACACCCGAGGCCAGACGTCATAGCTCCTATGAGAGATACCAGGCAACATCATCCAGAGAGCTAAAAGTAGGGGGAGCGTGCTTTACGCCCCTCCCACTTCTTGTAGCCGTTGTTGCTGTGTTACTCCGTGGGGACCGAGTTGGTTTCCGTCGTCTTCGGGGACGAGAGAGCCTTGTGGGTCACGAACCCGACTCCGAAGATACCGGCGACACCGAGGACCTGCAGAGCACGCTTCCACCAAGGAACGCGGCTGTTCTCCTTGTAGGCGGCCAGGATGTACTCGGCAGTCAGGGTTGCCTGCCTGCCGTTGTTATCCTCAACGGCCGCTGCAGCTCCAGCGTACGTATCATGGATCCGAGACATCTGATCCTGGGAGAGGGGCCCGTCCGTGATGGATCGTTTGTTGAAGGCCTGCTCCACCTGGACGGGGATGACAGGGGCGTTGGTCCCGTTTCCTTGTCCTTGCTGCTGGTCTGGACTCATCATTTTTCGCATCATGGTCTTAAAGTAGTTCCTTCTTTCAAGGGGACTGGGTCTAGGGAACAGGCAAGAGCACCTACTCCATCACAGTCCTTATCCCTGTAGAACGGACTATTTTTTCGAACGGCGAAATCTAACTTTACGGACCATCTTCCGGACTTCTTTCTCATCTCCTTTGATGGTTCGTTGTAGCTCTTTAGCGTTCTTGCTGAATCGCTTTACCCAGATGTAGGCGATCTTCTCTACGTTGTTTTTACCTGCAGCGAACTGCAGCTTCTTGTCGATATCGTGGGGCTCAGAAACCATGCAGCGAGCTAGCTGGTGGAATGGTCTCCATGGATCATCGTCTTCTACTGCAGATGCTAGCTTCTCGATGTCCTCGAGCCTGAGGCGGATAAAGGTGTCCGCCCACATAACTTCGCTTTGGGGAGCCCAATCTTCTTTCAGGTGGTGGAGAGCCATCCTGTACAGAGACAAGAGCTCGTCTATGCTCAGATCCAGAGGTTCGTGGTGGAGATCTAGCATCCTCTTCACCACTCTCATCTCTGTCTCGAGTTGATGAATACGGGCCTCGAGCTGGTACACCGTCTTCTTGTGGATAGGTCGTGCGTTCGGATTTTGCTTGTTCAGCTCTACGAGGGTTTGGACGTCCTCACGGCTGACAAGTAGCGCCTGTCCTTGTTTTGCTGTACGTAGAAGTCCACGCTTGACGTGTCTGTAGACAGTTCTCTTGGAGACATGGAGGGCCTCCATTGCCTTTTCCAGGGTTACGTATTGGAAAGTACTTCCCATGACCTGTCCCACTTACCTACTATCCAAGATACACGGAGGCCTTAGCGAATGGCGACAGACATCCTGCAGCAATTGCTCACGGGGGGATCTAGCAACCAGGGAGTGAGTCCCGAGCTGCTGGAGACACTGGGTAAACAAGCGGCCCAGCGGTTCTTGAAGGACGAAACGTCTCTCAATGAATCGATCGTGAAGTTGGCTTCGGAGTACCCAGGAATACAGAACGAGCATGTGAAGCGGATTTCCGAGTTCGCCAACAATGCCGTATTCCAGAAGATGCATTCCGACAGCGCGGACAAGAACGTCCACTTCGATGTGGCAGATCCTGGGGTCATCATCCGAGACCTCAAGGATGGAGGATCCCCGAATCACGATGGGAAGACCCTCAACAACGGACCATCCCAGGGCAAGACCTCTGGGCACCCAGCGGTTGGGGATGGCAGCAACTACAGGAAGCCCCCTGGGTACGAGTCCAGTCCGTCCTCAGACCAAGGTTTCCAGGACCTTTCGTCTGCTTTCACCGAATTCAGCCGCCAGGACAACACATCTGGCGTCGAGGGAACAGGTGAGCCAATTTCCAAGACTGCGGCCGCGGCGCCGGTAGTGGTGGATCATGAGCTACACGCCGACCCGATCCACGATGTACATGACGCAGATGTGCGTCTCCGAGCCACCGAGGAGAAGCTGAAAGAAGCCCATGAGTGCTTCGATCTGATTCTCAAGCAGGCCGAGGAAGAGTTCTATCAGGCGGCCAAGAGCGAGTGTCTGAACCCCGAAGGCTCTGGGCTTTCAGGAGTCACTCAGGTCGTGAAGCTGGCAGCCCCAAGTCACAGATTCGCCTTCCAGATCCTCAAGCCTGTCGCTGAGCGTCTGGTGAAAGAGGGGGCCGTACGCTCGAGCGAGATGAGCAAGACGGCCTCCATGAACAGAGTCGTCAACACCGACCATCCCCTCTTCCGAACGTTCTCTGGCATCGTCAAGGCTGCAAATGAGCGGGATAAATCAGCTCTGGCTCTCGATGAGGTCCAGAAGAGTCGAGAGCAGACACAAGGATTCTTGCAGTCTCTCCGATGAACTTCCGGCAGCTTACAGAGCATCAGTCGACGCTAAGAGCTCAAGTAGCTGAGCTCGAGAAGAGCTCGAGTGTTGTTGGGGCCATGTTCCGCGGGTCCAAGAGATTGGGTGGTCCGGTATTGGGCCCCATGATGTTTGGAGCCGGAGCTTTGGGCACTGTGGGTGTGGCTGGTAGTGCTCTGGGTAAGTCCAGAGAATACAGCCGAGGGTTCGATCCACGGATCCAGGAACTGAAGCTACGAGGGCATAAGTTCTGATGAATACTCATGAATTGATGCAGAAGGTTGCTGAGGTCGAACCGGTCAAGTACGACTTCCTACTCAAGACGGCGGCCGAGATCAGATCGAGCCCGTTCCGGGATCAGATCGTTGGAGAGCTCGACCACATCATCAAGACTGCCATCTCTATGTCGTCCGTGGGGGGAGCCATCAAGAGTGGTTTCGGTAAATTCATGGGCAGCAAGGCTGGAGATGCAGCTCTGTATGGAGCGACCATCACAGGTCTTGGTGTAGCTGCCAGTCTTGCTGGTGATTTGGCCGATGCGGCCCATCGAGGAATCACCAAGAGTCGCAACTACAAGGCGATGATGGAAGCAAATCCGGACCTCAAGAAAGAGGATCCAGTCGCCATACAGTCCCACTTCAACACTCTGCATCGCTTCAATCCAGAGTTCTCCTCTGATCCAAATGTCGCAGGTTCCTACGTTCGATCTCAGTCCCAGTTCCCAGAGGGAGATTTGGGATCGGTGCAGGGTTTGGTGTCTTCTAGGAAGGCCATCAAAGATGCCAGAGGCGCGAGACCCCTAGGTGGTATGCCCTGGCAGCAGACTCCTTCTGCTGCAGACCAAGCTCAGCAGACACAGCAGTTCGAAATCGGAGGTCATCAGAATAGGAAGCTCAGGGCCGAGGCCAACATAGCGGAGCGTAACTGGCAAAATGAAGGCGTGAAGAAGTAGCACTCTCTGTGATCAAGCAGATCCAATTCAGAGGGCAGGACGACGAAGGGAATGTCTTCTGCCAACCCCTTTGGGGCCATGACTTCTTGGACGGTCTTGAGAAGACAGCTGCATCCAAGCCTTCAAAGCTGCACCCAGCTGTACGACGCTACATCAAGGATCTGAAGCCTACCGACAAGGGCGTCTACATCCTGGTGAGCGCTTTGGGGGCCGGGGAGTACTGGGGATCCAACGTCAACGGAGACCTGTTCCCTGAGGCCGCTCTGATTCACTCTCCTCCCAACTGGAATGAGATGTCCCCGGAGGAGATGAAGAAGGTGGGAAAAACCTGGAAGTACGGTTTTCCCTCCTTCATGAACGCCTACCCGTACAAGCACCACGTCAACAAGGACCCGAGCAGGGCCTTCGGCGAGGTGAAGATTGCGGTGTGGAACCCCATGATGCACCGCGTCGAGCTTGTGGTCTATCTGGACCGAGCTCTGTGCAAGAAGTGGCTGGCAGAAGACGTCATCAACCGGATCGACAACGGGGAGTTCCCGGATGTGTCGATGGGCTGCAAAGTCCCCCACGACATATGTACGATATGTGGGCACAAGTCGAAGACCCGCAAGGACTACTGCGACGACGCCAAGCTCCTGATGAACAAGATCTTGCCGGACGGTCGCAAGGTAGCTGTCCGCAACGATACCCCCAGGTTCTTCGACATCAGCTTCGTCTTCATCGGCGCCGACAAGTCGGCCAAAATGCTTGCCAAGCTGGCCAGTGTGGAGAATCAGCAGTGTCTTGGGGAGTTCTGTTCAATTTCCCGCTCCAGTGCAGAAGTGGGGGAGGCCTTCTCTGCTCCCACCGAGCTCAGAGCTCAGGATCTAGCGGATCAGTGGGCCATGCAGAAGGTGGCCACAGAGAGCTTCCCCATCTACGAAAAGACCGCTGGTAAGGCAGTTAAACGCCAAACCACCTTCGATGGGCATACTCTGAAGATCGAGGTCGACGCCGGCGACACACGTTCCGGTACGGACGACAAAGGCAAGAAGTGGTCGAGGGAGATGAAGGCCGCTTACGGTTACATCCCCAAGACCCTGGGCAAAGACGGGGAGACCGTAGATATCTACCTGGCCGTAGAGCCGCAGGCAGGATCCGATGTTTACGTCGTCCGACAGCTGAAGAAGGACGGAACGCACGACGAAGACAAGGTCATGCTGGGTTTCTCGTCGAAGAAGGCGGCGACCCTTATGTACCTGAAACATATCCCTGCCAAGCTGTTTGGCGGAGCCACGGAGATGACTCCACAGGCCTTCTCCTCGTATCTGCAGGGTCACTCGAAGAAGGCCTCAGACAACTCCTGTGGCAGCTTTGACGAACTGGCCGAGGCGTTCTTGGTAACCCCCGGAGAAAAAAGCGCTTCCCACTCGAAGGCTGGCGAGATTATAAAAAGTATACCAGCCGGACCGTTCCGGAAAGCTATGTTGCCCAAGTTGGAAAGAGCAGAGGGGACTCTTCCAAAGAATGTCCTCAAGCAGATGTCGAAACATGCGTTCGACGTCTCCACTTCGACAGCAGCTATGTTGGGGATCGTTCTCAAGCCCCAAGAGTTCCAGCACATGGTGCTCACCAAGATCGGCGAGGAAGCTCTAGCAGAGGATCTCGAGGGCCGTAATCAGGTCTTTGCTCCCTCCACAGAGATTGACGACTCCATCGAAATCAACGAAGCCTCGGTGGATCCAGAATTGAAATCGTCGTTGATGCAGTTTGCTCCCGGTCGTTCCATCGCAGCCCCCGCTCTGGAGAAGAGGGCTTCGTTGGTGTCTCAGTTGAATGTTCGTATGAGTTCCCCCACTCCGATTCGTGGGGACAAGTTCTTGGAGAAGGTGGCGGAGCTGTACAATGGCTATCGACGCTCTCTCGTAAAGAAGGCCAGCGTTGTAGAACGTTCCATGGCTTCTGATCCCCAGCTCATGCTCGCTACGGCGGGTGAGAGCATGGTGCAGGCCTTCGCCGGCGGGATCACGAAGTCTGCTAGTGTCAACGTCTTGGGCCCCGAGTCGTTGGCATACCTGGTTGGGGCTCACTACGAAGACAGGGACTTCCATTCGGAGGCTCTGGCCCAATCGGGCGTACTAGCGGCTGCTTAGAGGTGGAATCCCATCTCGAAGATGGTTCCGGTAGCGCTCTACTCCAAGGAGAAAAACGATGGATGAATGGCTCGCAAACGTCTATGGCACCAACGCTGCTGGTTCCGAAAATGACCTCGAGAAGACCGCCCAGGCCATGATGCTCGAGAAGCTCGCCGAGTCGGAGGGGATCGACCTCTCTGGTCTCAACGAAGAGCAGCTCGACTCACTCGCTCAGCAGGTTGTCTCTGACAACGAAGCTCAGCCTGGCACGGCCGCTCCTGAAGCACAGGTTCCCGCAGGCGAAGAAGAAGCTCAGGCGAAATTCGCCGAGGCCGACTTCCTCGGTAGGGTCATGGCTCACTCCTACACCCAGGAGCTGTCGAAGATCGCTTCTGAGGGTGGACCGCCACCGTTCCCTCCGGCAGCAGCCGAAGAGAAGAAGTGCGACAAGTGCGACAAGGCGAAATGTGAGTGCCCGCCAGCCGAGAAGACGGCACAGGGTCCCCTCACCCAGGCGATCGCCGCCCTCGGCGGTACCGTCGTTCCGCCGGAAGAGCAGCAGGCTGCTCAGGCCGATCCCGCTGCCGGTGGTGAGATCCCCCAGAACGCAGCCCAGTACGTCGAGAAGTTGGCGGAATCCCGTGCACAGGAAATGGCGATCCAGTTCCTACACGAGAACGGCTACATCAAGTAGAGCGCCCCGGAATGGTGGGGGCTCTTCGGGGCCCCCACCTACCGAGTTGTAAACGACTGTAAACAAGCAAGATGAATGCCCAAGTGGATACACGACCGAGCAGCTCACATCCGGGCAAAGAATCCGGACATGGGAGAGAGCACGTCGTGGGCGATCGCCACTCAGCAGTCACATGCGATGGGCAAGAGTCCCAAGAAGTATGGGACCACTCTTGGAAAAAGAGTCGCCAAAGCCAAGCACAGTACCGGAACGAAGTCCTGGGTACGTGGTGCCGACCCGAAGAAAATCGGGGCGAAGATGATCGCCAAAGAGAAAAAAGCAATGGAGCTATCTGACATGCCCACTTCCTATGAAATGGCCAAGCTAGGCGGCTTCAGCGATGAATTCCAGAAGATTGCCAGCACTGCTGGTGATGCAGCTCGTCGTGTCGGCCAGCTATTCATGGGTGGGGCCAAGGGAAACCTCAAACAGACCACCTCGACGCTGGTCCCCAAGACAACGACTGTCACCAAACAACCAGGCACCTTGGCTAAGTTCTTTGGCAAGAAGCCCACAACATCCAAGGTGACTGAGCACGTTCCCGGTAAGAAGACTGTGACCTTCGAAGGTGCGGGACCTCGACCAGGTAACCTTGGAGTTGCCGGTATCAAGGACAAGGCCACCAGATCTGAAGCTCTGAGGTCCCTTGGAGTTCGTGCAGCAGCCGGTGCTGGTGCCCTCACAGCCGGTAAGGGTGCTGTAAAAGGCCACCGCAAAAAAGAGCGTAAGCAGCTTGGACGGGCCTATGTCCACGGTGCTCGAGACATGTACTCGAGGGTCAGTAGTAGACGACGTTAACTAGCGGAAATGTTCAACGTGAACCAGATACGAGCATTCTCAAATGAGCTGTCTATGATCAAGACAGCCAACATGCCTACTCCGATGGCCGGGCAGGTGCAGACCATGGCGCCTCCACCTCCGACAGGCCTGGGAATGATTCGTCCGAAACAGCCGAAGAAGGGTGGAGTCCTCTCGAAGACTCCGTCTGCCTACGCAAAGGTCCACTCTGTCCCGACGCCGAGCCCGATGGCCGGCCAGCAGCCAGTGTCGGCTCCACCCGTTGTGAAGAGCTAAGGAGAATCAATGTCGTCCATCAGCAACCTTCCCCTTCAGGAGATGATCGCCGGCGTAGTGAATCGGGCAACCGAGAAGCTGGCCAGTCAACAAGATCTCCCCGAGAAGCCGGAGACTCCAGAGACCGATGAAGGTGATCAGGAAGAGGAGCAGTCCTGGACCGATCCTGCCTTCGTCGAGAAGCTGGCTTCTGCTTGCGATTTCATCGCCGGCAACATCGACGGTATCGAGACCCCGAACCGTGGAGTACTCGGTGACGCCATGGCCAAGATGGCTGGTGTGGACATGCCCCCGGCAGTCACGACTCCGGAGCAGCTCTCTGTCCAGGCGTCGATGCCGGGCACCCAGAAGTACAAGAAGGACTCCCCGAAGGGTGAGGATGCCTCCGCTTCGCAGGCGTCCACTCCCGAAGGCACCGCCGGTCTCCCCGGTGGAGCTACCCAGATGAAGAACGACATGGATTCGGCTCCTGGGCAGGGCTCCGGATCAGTTCCCACAGCCACCTACCCACCGGCCGGGCCGTTCCATGCCGGCGGCAAGACCGCCATGGTCGATCTCCTGAAGAGGGCTGGTAGCCAGGTTCTTCAGAAGGAAGCCATGTGCGGGAACTGCAAGATGGCCGGCGAGAAGTGTGCCTGTGCCAAGACTGCAGGAATGCTCGGTAACGCCGCTCGGTTCGTCGATGACGCTGCCCAGGGATTGGGCCGCAAGGTCACCGAGGGAGTCACCCGAGCTGGAAAGGGTGCTGCAACCAGGATGAATCCCAACACTGCACGTGCCATCGGCTACGGAGTTCCCGCTGCCGGCGTCGCAGGTGGTGCAGCAGGTGCAAGTGCCATCATGGGTGGCGGTAAGAAGAACAAGACTGCCGGAGGCGAAGGCTCCAAAGAAAAGACAGCCGCCGAAATCGCCAGGGACAAGATCCTACGCAAGCTCGCCGGTGAAGACGTCATGAAGGCGAAGATCAGCGGTGACAAGGGCGGCGGCCCTCTGGTCGGTGATGGTGTGATGGACGCCCACCAGGCCGAGCAGGTGCCCAGCAATGCTACCGATGGCTCCGGCTACGGGAACCCACAACGCACTCACGTGCAGGGCAACCAGGCAGCCATCGACTACACGAAGGCAGATGCCAAGAAGCCTCAGGGCAAGCAGATGAAGGAAGTCCTGACCGAGCCGGCATTCAATCCTTCGACGGATTCCAAACTGCGAGAGCAACTGCGTAATGCCGGCCAGGCCGGGGTGAAGATCGCAGAGGCAAGTGCAAGCGCGATTATCAAGCAGGCAGCTGCTGAAGGTCGCATCACCCAAGAGACTGTCAACCAGTTCGCTCAGACGGGCAAAGTAGCCATGGAAGGCTGTGAGTGCGGAGGCGAGGGCACCTGCAAGGTGTGCAAGCTGAAGGCTGCGGCCGAGAAGAACTCCATGGGTGATATGCCGGGCGGCATGGGCGGCGGTGGGGCCTACTAAGGCCCTCTTCAGGACCTCACAAGGACAGACGGGAAGAAGGAGCACAAATGTCGAAGACCAAACTGGCCAGTGACCAAGTGGCGGCCACCATCGCTCAGGTGGGGCCGGCTCTTCGAGCTCTGTCCGAAGAGAATCAGGGCCTGAAGGAGAAGGTTGCCGCTTACGAGCGGACAGCCCGAGTCGAGAAGATCGCATCCAACATGGAGGCGAAGCAACTCGACACCACCACCACTCATGCAGAGAAAGTCGCTTCCCTCCTGGAACACGACGATCTCGATGTGGTCGAGAAGGCCATAGACATGTCCGCGCCTCAGATCAAACTGGCGGCGGTCTCGGACCACGTGGGGAACCCATCGGATGCAGCTTCTGCATTCGCCTCGGGCCTCCTCGACGGGTAATTCACCCCGGACCACACGACTTCGATAGGAGAATAACGCAATGTCCGCACCGAACTTCAACTTGGTTTCAGAGCTTCTGCCGGTCGCCCGGCGGGACTTCTCCCTCGCAGTACCTGCTCTGCTCAACCCAAACAACGCCAACCCGCTGCTCGACGGTGAGTGGTTGGGTCTCAACGCCAGCTACCAGCTGGCCCGTGGCTCCGGAGCAGCCGCTTCCCTCACGTGGCCGGTCTTCGCCGAGCGAGGCCGCTACGACACCCAGGCCATCGAGAAGTCGATCGTCCTGTTCGGTGGGACCTATGAGGCAGAGACCACGATCGCAGATCTCACTGGCCTCGTCGTCGGTGACTTCCTGGTCGTCGACGATGTCACCATCGACACGTTGACCAAGCAGGGTCTCCTCGAGGCTGCTGGCGCCGGTCAGCACTTCGTGGTTGGGCAGGTCACACGCCTTCCGGGCGGTGGCAAGGTCCGTTTCATCCACACCGGTGGATTCCAGATCACCATCTAGTTCGGGCGCTGATTTAGCAACCTGACAGAAGAGATAGAGAAAGGAAGCAACCATGAGCGTTCCGGCACGAGTTCTCAACGACATGTTCGCGCAAAACCTCGACACCTCCGAAGGCAAGGAGAAGGTCGCTGCCCTGGGCAGCGTCTACATCCGTGACCGCCTCCGTGAGGTCTGCTACGTGGACAAGATCATCCCGCCCGACCCGGTCACCCGGGCCGACTGCCAGCGGTCGGTGAACCACGACACCCTGGTCAAGATCGTCGACATCGAGCCCCAGTCTCGTGCGATGACCCTGACCTTCCGTGGTCAGCCGACGGCTCGGTTCATCCGTGCCCCGAGGGCAGAGGTGCCTTTCTACACCGTCAGCTCGGAGAAGTTCGAGAAGACGGAGCAGGAGCTCCTCGCCTACGAGATGCCGATCACCAAGATCATCGAGGACAACTCGGTGAAGGATCTGCAGGAGATCAAGGACCGTGAGTTCACACGCCACATCGAGTCGGCGTGTCAGGGTCTCCAGACCGAAGCCAACGGTGGCTCAGCGACGGCTCTCCGGGCCGACGACGTCAACAGTGGCGGAGTCGTGCAGTCGGCAGTCATCAAGGGCACCGGTGCCCTCACTCTGGGTGGCATCACCTTCACGGTGCAGCCGATCCTGCGGCCGGACCTGGTCAACCTCTTCAAGCTGCTAGACGGCAACCGTCTGCGCTCGGAGCGGTTCCTCATGACCGAGCCAGACTACGACGACATCCTGTCTTGGACCCTCCAGGACATGGGTGACAAGATGCAGTCGGAGACGATGGTCGACGGCTACAAGTACAACGTCCTCCTCGGCCGCAAGCTCATCCGGACCATCAAGACCGACATCCTCCGCACGGGAAATGTCTACGTCTTCACGGCCCCGGAGTTCCTGGGCAAGAACTACATCCTCAACAACACCAAGTTCTACATCGACAAAGTCGCCAACATGATCACGTGGCAGTCCTGGATGGACATCGCCATTTCGATCATCAACGTGGCCTCGGTGCGGAAGCTGGAGCTCTACGCCGGTTCGGTCACCCCGACCGCAACGGACACGGGCTTCGCAGCCAAGCTGCCGGTGGCAGAGGATGAGCTCGGAGCGGTGAACAACCGTGTGGACGACGGGCTGAAGTTCCCGGACGTCTCGCAGTTCTAGTCGTCGAAACTGAATGCCTGGGGCCCTCACGGGCCCCGGGTTTTCTTCCATGCTTTCTTCGTCGTACTGGAGGTTCGGATGCCTTGGGAACTGGAAAACGTAGCGTTAAACCCAACGCACGCCATGAAGCGTCGTGTGGCGCCTCGTATGGAGATGGAGCCCACAATTGCGGGTGTCCGGATCCGGCTGCGACAGAAGCTCACCATCAGTGATGAATCCTATGCGACCAACAAGGTCCGCATCGATCTCTGTGTGAAGCAGGGAGTCCTGACAGCTAAGCGGTCCGGCTCTCAAGCACCCAAACAAGAATCTACGGCTCCGGTCGCCCCGACGCCGGAGGCACCTGTGGAGGCTCCCGAGGAGCCAGAGACCACACCAGAGCCACCTCCGCTACCGGAACCAGTTCCGGAGTTCCAGCCCTCTGAGGATGTTACCCAGGTCGAGCGACCGAAGGGGAAGAAGTCCAAAAGAGGGAAAAGATAGGGGGCCCCTCATGATCGTTCTGATCACCAACATTACGGATGTCCCGAAGGATGAGGAGAAGTTCCGACCTTCTGGAGTCCGTATCTTCAACAAGGAGCTCCGGCCAGGGCTGAGTCTTCGTGTGGACGCCAGGTACGTCGACGCCAAGATGCGCAAGCTCGAGGAGGCTGGATACATCTCCATCGGCAAAGTTCCCACCTGGTACCAGGACTACAAGGAGCGTCGGCGCGGCAGAGTCACTCTCTCTGCAGAAGACATCCAGGCCAACCTCAAGACAGCTCGAGCGAAGACCGCTGCCAAAGAGGCTGCCATGAGGGAACTGGGTATCGGAACCACTCCTGCCCCTGTCGTCTCCAAGCAGCCGAAGCAGGTCGTGTCTTTGGGCTTCTCCGATACGGTGTCTGTGCCGAAGGACGTGGTCGAGATCGACACCAAGGAAGATTCCAAAGGACGAAAAAAGAAGCGGAGGTAGCCAGTGTCAACAACTGTAGGCACCAGCTCCGATATCTTTGGAGGGTTCCGACCGGCTGAGCAGTTAGCGTTCGAGCAGATGGCAGGTCTCGTCCGTGAGTTCATGAGGGACCACGCCGAGCTAAACCGTCTGATCCAAGGCGTCGAGCATTCGCCCAGACTCGTACTCTGGGCGATTGCTGATTGTATCGATGACTGGAACACGACTCCTCCCCTCATCGGTCCGGTAGGCATCACCAACTTCCCCTCGAGGCGTCTCTTGCTTCGAGGCACGGTCATCAACTTGCTCGAGTCCGCGGGCTTGCTGATGACTCGTAACCATCTCACCTTCTCCGATGGTGGTATTCAGGTAGGGATCAGCGACAAGACACCGCTGTACCATGCCTGGATCCAGCTGTTCCGGAATGACTACGAATCGAAGAAGCTACGTCTCAAGGTAGCCATCAACATCGAGCAGGCCTGGGGAGGTGGAGTACACTCAGAATATTTGTGGACCAATGGATTTTATGGAGGTTGGTGACCTGTTACTATGGCAATTGGTGCTAACATAGGGGTCATGCCAAAACAACGCCTCAATGCGGAACGCATCATCGATTTCTATGTGAATCGGGAGATGTCGACGTTGGAGATTGCCAAGGAAGAGAGCTGCTCCATTCCAGGTGTTCGTCAACTACTCAAGCGACATGAGGTACCGCGCCGAGGAAGTGGTGGGGTGCGGACGAAGAAAGTCGCCGGGTTCATGCCCACTCGTGAATGGATGCTCGAAGCACTCCCAGCCTTCGACTCTGCTGCTTCTGCTGCCCGCCACTACAAGGTCCCTTACGCTACCTGGATTGACTGGATGGAGAGGTTCAGCATCCCTAGAGACAGGTGGACGAACGGTCCTCGCAATCATGGGCGTCGTCAAGAGATTCCCATTGAAGAGGCCGTCCAACTCTCCAACGCAGGCAAGACCTATGAAGAGTTGTCTCGTCTCTATGACGTCTCCTATGGAGTCATCTGCCGACGCATGAAGGATGTTGGTCACGAGGCTCCTTGGAGGCGCACCAAAGATCTTCGTTTCTCGACTCATTCCACTAAGAAGCGCAAGGTCTTCCAAGAACTCAACATTGATGGCTGTGAGATCTGTGGAGAAGACCGTACTCTCGACTTTGCTCACATCAAATCAGTCAAAGAAGGCGGTTCGATCGAAAAAGAGAACTGCCTCGTTCTTTGTCCCACCCACCACAGGGTCTACGATTCGGGACAGATGACCGAAGAGGAATTCTCACATGTCCTTCCCAAAGTGCGTGCTGCCGAGGCACTCTATGGCTGGACCAACGGGTTTTATGGGGGGTGGTAAAATGGCTTCTATGGGGGTTGGTAATGGCGAAACCGAACCACAGGATTAGGATCTTTCCGGACGTCAATTCGTTGGAGCAGTTCATCAGGACGGACGGTGCGATTACGTCCATCATCACGATCATCACTGACGACAATGGATACTTCATCCTGCTCTACGATGTCACCTAGGAGACAACGATGGCTCTCGCAGATCATAGAATCCGAGTCTTCCAGAATGCTGCTGATCTAGAGCAGTTCATCACGACGGCTGCAGCCGCTGCCGTACTGCTAGGTGGCGTTCAGACCTTCGGATTCACTTTCGGTAGTGTCAATGAGATATTGGTTGTCGAGGGCAGCGCCGACGGAGGGAATACCTGGACTGCGTTTCGCAGAACGTTCACGGTGGGTGCTGCGGGACCTCATGCCAATATCGCTGCACTCCTGGCCGAGCTCAACACAGGAGCTCGCTGGGATGGGGCCGTCTTGCCTACCGAGTTCGTCATCTCCAACACAGGAGACAGGCTCACCATCACTCACGCTCTGATCGACCCAGGGTATGCCTTGCGTATTGCTCCAGGGTCATCTGCCATTGGCGCCACAACAGATGAAGACCTTCTATTCTCAGAAGGTGCATCTGCTGTCGGCAATAAAGGATCTGTTGGTTTGCTGACGGTGGAGCATTTGCTGTTGGATGACAACGGTGCCTTCATTCTCGTCTACACGGTGTAGAGCCATGAAGCGGGCTGATTTCTATGAACTGATGAAGAGCGCTTCCCAGCGTTCTGATGAGTTCAATGATTGCGCAGCTCACTATCTCTTGTTGAAGGGCCAACCGGCTCTGATCAAGAAGGCGGACTTTGAAGACGAGCATGGAACAGGTGGACCTCTTCTGTCTGACCGAGGGTTCAGCAAGCTCACGGACATCCCGAAGAAGTCCAAGAATGCCGTCGTAACTGCCGACAATTCAGATCTGAAAAAACAAGCCTACAGCCCATTCCCCGCTCCCTATACCTATAAGCCCAATTTGGCTGTTCTTACTGCAGGCGGAGTCTTAGGGTCTATGGCTGCCGTATCTCTTTTCAAGAGAAGGAAGAAGAGAAAGCCAAAAGAGAAGAAGGCCAACGCTGCTCTACGCGCACTGAGCTTTGCAGGCAGAGGGTCCGTACTTGGTGCAGTTCCTGGAGCCCTAGTAGGTGCAGCAGGCAGCAAGAAGGGCAAGCGTGCCAAAGGTGCCTTGAAGGGTGCCTTGATAGGCGGTGCTTTCGGTGGTGGTTTTGGAGGTATGCACAGCACCAGCAGGGTTATTGGCCAGCGACAACTCGCCCGAAGCATGGATACTTTCAAAAGTATTCACGGTCCTGGTGGAGTCATAGCGAAATCTAATGCCACCGACGACCTGGCTAAGGCATTAGCTAAGGGACAAGCAACTCGTGAAGTGGCAAAGAAGATCCCACAGGCTGGGGTTATGCCCTCCATCGTCAAAAAGCCCATGGGCAAGAACGCTAGTGTTCTCGGTGCCGTTGGACAAGCAGCTCAGAAGCTGAGCCCTGCTTGGAAATCCACGATTGGTAATGCTGCTGGTTGGGGAGCAGGCACGGGTGCCATCAATGCCATCCTCGCCAAGCCTGGAGAGAGTCGTGTCGCTGCAGGACTCAAAGGACTTGGTGCCGGAGCTATTGGTGGAGCTCTAGCAGGACGTTCTCAAGTTGGTGTCAGCAAGTTCATGAAGTCCGCAGTGGCGGCTCCCATGCCCGCTCTCTCTTTGGCTGAGGTCAAACAGAGAGCAGCAGAGAGATACCCACAGCAAGAGGATTCAGCCATCATCGAAAATGCTGAAGACGTGTGGGGCTCCCTCAAGAAGAAGTACACCAACTACAAGAAAGCTCGACTCGATCTAATAGATCGTACAGAAGGTCCTAAGAAGGCTGTGACCTTGCCTGGACCCCTCACTAAACAGGCTTCGATTGCATCGTCGATCAGGCAGGCTATTCCCAAGGGAATCACAGATCCAGGAACTCTAGCTCTTGCAGGTGCCGGAGCTGCCATGCTCGGACTGTCGACGTATCTGGGTAGTCGTCCTCAGAAGAGCTTGGGTGGGAAGAGCAAATCCGAAGTGGCTTTCGAGGCCGACGTCAAAGCCAACAAGACCAGGGGAGACACAGGATACTCTTCTGGTATCGGTAAGCTGATGACCCAATTCCAGCACGGTCTTGCTGTGGAAAAACGTAAGCACCCAGGAGCGGCTGCAGCAACAGGAGCGGCAGTTGGTGGTGGTATGGGGCTTATGTTCGCCAAAGTTCTAGGCGCACTGAAGAACTAAGAGGAAATCATGCACAACTGGCTAGTGAAACTCTGCGCCGATCAGCCGAGGCAAGAAGAAAACGTTGCTCAGCAGCTCGAGCAGCTCACGATCAATGAGATCCGTGAAGCAGAGCAGCCCCATCCCACAGCGGCACTCGACGCTCTACAAGAAAAGATCGCCGATGCCACTCAGATGGGTCGCGAGCTTGCTCAGGAGCAAGGATCTGTTCCAGCTGAAGCAGCTGAGCAAGCTGTGTTGGAGCAGAACGAACTCACCCAGGCCGTAGCCGACATGTCAGATGATGATGCCATCAAGATGGCCTTCATTCTGGAGAACGGTGGGTCCTTGGGTGACTACCTGGAGAAGGAAGCCTTCGTGGGCAAGCTGCTTAGCGGTGTAGCCAAAAAGGTCATGACGAGCGGCGCAGGATCCAAAGTCATGTCCAAGGCGATGAAGAACCCCAATGCTGCTTTGGCAATTGGTGGTGGTGTTGCCAATAAGGCCACGGGTGGAGACTTCGCTACAGGCGCCATGGCTGGTTACGGTGCTGGACGATTTGGTGGGGGCAAGATGTTGCAGAGTGGTCTGAAGAAGACCATGACCAAGTTCGCTGGAGTTCCTCTAATCAATGTCGGGAAGATGGCCTTGAGAGGTGCAGGAAACACAGCGCTAGTGGGTGGAGGAATAGGTGCCGTCGGAGGAGCCATACGTGGGGGAGAAGGCAACAGACTTCGAGGAGCTGCAGGAGGAGCTGCAAAAGGGGCTCTCATAGGTGGAGCGGTTGGAGCCGCTGGAGGAGCCGGAATAGCCAAGGCCATGAACAGGTCCAAGCATCCTGGGATCCTTTCGGCAAGGCAGGCCATGTCCAAAAATGCCATGTCCCCCGCGACGCAGAGCATCCTACGAACCATAGGGAGCTCAGTCGGTAAGGGAGGGACCAAGGTCACTCGCTCAGGTACCTCCAAAGCGATGAGGTCGGCCGGTCTACTCAAAACACCTCCACCCATCCCAGCTGATGCGGCTGCCAGGAGGCTGTCTTCCGCCTCGATTCAGGGAAGAGCTCCTGGATCCAAGTTTGTGCTTGGTAAGACTGCTGAGGAGATCAAGGAAGCTTACTCTCGCGCCTTCATCTCTGCACAAGTACGCAGGGCAGCTACTAGAGCCTCGCAAGCTGGGAAGAAGACTGTAGTCAAGAAGCCCACCGTGATGAGTAAGAAGGCATCGTCGGTAGTACTCCCTTTCTAACCGCTGGGGACAACGCCGAACCTCACGCGGATAAGACGGCCGGAGTTATCGGGAATATTGGTTCTGCTATCAAGGCTGGACTCAAGTTCACTCCAAAAGCGAAGTCAGCTCCTTCGTTGATGAACAAGCTCAAGCCCATGCGCATGGCAGGGTACGGAGCTGTGGCTGGAGCAGGTCTCGGAGCAGCAAAGGCTCGTCCTGGTGAGAGACTTCAAGGTGCCATGGGTGGAGCAGCCAAGGGAGCTCTAGTCGGTGGAGCAGCGGGTTGGGGAGCGCAGAAGGCTCGTCGTGGTGTAGCTGGGATGATGGGCAAGGCAGCCATGGTGCCTATCCCTATTCCAAAGCAACCGAAGCCTCCTGAGATCCAGCAGTCCTTTCGTGGGCGTCCACCAAAGCCTCACGTCACGCAAACTCCCAGTCCCATCATCGCCAGCACGGCGCAGATGACCCAACCGATTCAAACCAAAGTAGCGGCCAGGAAGAAGCCGAAGAAAAACTCTGCCGGCAGACATATACTTGGAGGAGCCGCAGCGGGAGCTCTGGTAGGTGGGAGCTCTGGTGAACTGGCTGGAGCAGTCATGCAACGAAGAGCCAAGAAGGCTCTACGAGATGCGAAAGATGCACGATTCAAGGCGTGGTCCAATAGTTTGGGACATTCATCAGGACCAGCTCTTCCCTCTTCCTTCGATAGATCAATAGGATCTGCCCTCAAAAACAAGCATCAAGCAGCTCTTCAAGTTGAACAAGCTGCTGTGGGAGCAGTATCCAAAGCCAAGCATTTCGCCAAGCATTTCCCTAGTAGGAAGTTAATCTTTCCCGGCGCTTATCTGGGTGTTATGGGAGGATCTATATTGTGGAGAGCTCGCCGCAAGAAGAAGACCGATAAACGGTCCAGGAAAACCAAGAAGGCTGGTGTCGAGGGTTATTCCAGATCTGTGGGCGACCGAGGGTATGCTTAGAACATGCTCACGGTCACAAAGTTCGTAGCTCGAAGCTTCGACCTGGACCACATCGATCTGTTCTGGGAAATCTCCGACTTCGGTGATGCTCAGGACGTCATCACGGCCTACAACTTCTTCGTTCTACGATCCGAGTCTCCTGAAGGTCCCTTTGATCAGATCGCCGGGCCTTTTCAGGACCAGTACTCGTTCCGTGACTTCAGTGTCAACTTGCTCCACAAGTGGCGCAAGATCTTCTACAAGCTGAAGATCGTCCACATCCCAACCAGTAGTGAGGAGGTCATCGGAGCCGCCTCTCTGATGGCGGAGCCTGACCTAATCTCTCTGGAGATTCAACGACAAGAGGATGTCCTCTTCCGGCAACTCATCGGACGTAGGTGTTGGCTGTTTCCTGTTCGTACCTTTGGTCCTAAGTGTGGTTGCTTCGACGTCACGATGAATCGAAGAACTAGGTCGATGTGCATCACATGCTTCGACACTGGCTATCTCGGTGGGTTCCTCTCTCCCATTGAGACTTACATCCAGATCGATCCAGAGCCGGATTCTCCATCGAATACTGCCATCAAGGGAGAGCAGCAGCCGAAGAACACCTCTGCTCGTCTCATCTCCTATCCTCCGATCAAGCCCAAAGACATCATCGTAGAGCCGGAGAACAAGAGATGGAGGGTGGTGACAAGGTCGGGTACGGAGAGACTACGTTCGGTGGTACGACAAGAGCTCTCTATTCACCACATCCCGAAAGGCGATGTAGAGTACAAGCTCCCCATCAACTTGACGGATCTGGCGAATCAACAGTTTGCAGAAGAGCGCAACTTCACCAATCCTCAACACACCGATGATCATGGAGAAGACGAAAATGCCCTCTTGGCTGTCTACGGATACCGCCCCCGCGGCACTGTTGGATGAGCTCTCCAAGATCGGCGCCGCGGCCGAGGGGGAGTCCAACAAACAGCGAGTGCTCCGTGCTTTGAAGACCGTAGGGCCTGCTGCTTTAGGTACAGGCGTCGGCGTCGGGGCTTCTGAACTGCTGATGCGGCACAAAGGTTTGAACCGCTTTATGCGAGCCAAACCACCTATCACAACCTCAAAGTTACGGCTTGTTCGATGGGGTCTTCCCATAGCTGGGGGTCTTGCTGCGATACTTGGGAGCAAGTACAGGAAGAAGGTCGATGAAGGCCTTTCTGCCAAATCTCCCCAATGACCGCTGAACGAAGTGCACCACCAGGAGTTCCTCTCCCACAAGGAATAGGAGAAGACCCCTTCCTGCACTTCACGAAGGTGTACTTACTGTTCCTACAGGGACTCTTCCAGCAGTTCCCCTCTGGGTGTTATCGATGGGACACCAACGAGGTGGACTCTGAGATTATGATTACGGCGCAGGCGCCGATCCCTCGAGACACTATCGATCAGCGTCCTGCCATCGTAGTCACTAGAGGTCCTGCACAATTCGCCAATCTATCTCTGGACAACGTACGTTCGGTCAATGGGAGCACTGGGCAGAGAGAACATACCGATCTCATCCCATGCACGATGACCATCAACTGCATGGCTAGGGAAGGTCTGGAGGCTCAGAAAGTCGCCTGGATCGTGATGCGGCACATCCGGACGTTCAAACGTCTGTTGCAGAGAAACCGTATTCACAAGATCGGAGACGAAATCTCCATCAGTTCAGAGTCCCCTCCCGGAGCTTTGGTGAATCCAGAAGCCGACTCTGAGCTGGTTAATGTGGTAGTGGCCAGCCCATTTTTCTTTCAATGGACTGAGAGAATTGTTGCTACGAATGCCCCGTTAGTGCAGGGAATCGAAGCACATATGTCTTTGGAGATCTCTGCTCAAGAGGCACACATCACCTCAGCTCGAGTGAGAGAGGTCTATTCGAAAATACCCACCATCAGAGGTGTTCCCATAGCTGGTACCTCTGTGCCTATAGATGGAACTACACCGGAGCCCGTCGGTACAATCGATATCACGGTGAAGACCTAGGAGAAGAACCATGGCAGCCGAGCTTCCACGTCCAGGCGTACAAGTCATCCAGGAATTCGAGGCAGCCGCCCCGACAATCGTTCAGCCCACCCTGGTTCCTTTCGTCACTGGCCCGGCAAAAGAGATCGTGGAGTTCGTAGACTCCGATGGTCTCATCAACACAGATGCTCGACAGGGGGCTTACAACCAGCTCCCACAGACCATCGGGCAGAGTGCCTTCCCGTCCCCTCGAGGGAACATCCAGGAAGTCGATGTCGAAGAGGCCACGATTCGTCTGGCCCTTCTGTTTGGCGGTTCGCTGTCGGAGCTCGACAGAGATCCTGGTTCTGCTTTCCTCACAGCCCACAACGAAGCACGTCGGGCTGCTTTCCGCACGTTGGAGATCAGCGGTGCTGGTCTGGACCTGGATGGCAAGATCCTCGTCTTCGCTATCGATGAGCGTGCACCACTGAACACGTCGGACGATGTCATCGTCACGTTCGCTACAGTGGGTGGTGGTTTCCTCACTGCACAGCAGATCGCCGACCAAATCAACGCCGCAGTTGGTTCAACCGTTGCGACTCTCATCAACAACGGAGCCGTCGATCGAGTACAGATCGCTTCCCTGATCTGGGGGGCTTCATCTTCGGTGACTGTCCGTCCTGGTGGTTCTGCCAACACGGACCTCGGTGCAATCAGCGATAGCGTCGAGTACCGGGTCACGGCCGCAGGCTTCCACCCGGAAGACCAGTCCAACAACACCACGCTGTCCCCCTTCATCGTCTTCAGCCAGGGCGTCTACCTCGAGGACTCGGTATCTGCGTCGTTCCTGACGTCCGGAACCACCGAGATGTCCTTCGGTCAGATTGGCCTGGACTCCAACAGTGCAGACCTCTACGCAGAGGCAGTCGCTGCGGACATCATCTTCACGGGTGCTGGGTCCATCGATCTTCAGGTAGGGGACTACTACGTTGCAGACGGTACCCGACCCAACTCGACAGCAGAGGTTCAGCGTGTCGAGGCCAGTCGCTTCAAGCTCGGCATCATCAACACGTCCCTGTCCACCTTCGATGATGATGGCAACGTCCTCACGGCGGTCTACGACGACAGCGACCTCAACACCCTCTTCGCAGGAGTTCCGTTCGCCCCCCGCTACGGCTGGTTCAAGGCCCGGAACATCGCTGAAGACAACGTCGCAGCGACTGCAGCCACACTCACAGGTTCCATCGGTGGAGAAGTAGCGACTGCAGCTACTCTTGTTGGCACCACGTCTCCTGGTGGTCCGTTCGCCCTGGCCGGACTCACTCTCATCACCGAGGTCACGATCGACGGTGTGTCTCAGGGTGAGGACACATTCACCTTCACCGGTGGTCCCTTTGCCGCCATGTCCGATGTGGTATCGGCCATCGGAACCAACATCGCTGGTGTGGTTCCCACGGATGACGGTGGAGAGCTTCGCCTCACGGTGGATACCACTGGTGCCTCCCACGTTCTGCAGCTGAAGGCCTCGTCCACTGCACTCACTGCTCTGGGGATCGCTGCTGCCTCCGACACAGGCTCAGATGTCGAGTTCGTCGATATCGTCGCTGCCATTACTGGTGGCACGCAGATGTTCCCGTTCAACGAGACCACTGGCGAAACCATCGTCATTGAGCAGACCAATGATGGTGGAGTCACATGGACGGCTGGTACACGTACCTTCACGTTCTCCACCACCGGCTCAGCCTACGCAGACATCGCAACTCTGTTGGCAGCTATCAACACCGCCGCCGACTGGGACGGAGCTACGCTACCCACCACGTTCCTCGTCAGCAACAACGTAGACAAGCTCGTCTTCACCACTGTTGCCTCTGGTTCATTGGTCGGTATCCGAATCGGAGCTGCCTCCACGGCGATTGGGGTTGTAGACGACGCCGATATTCTGTTCGTCTCTTTGGACGAGGACCTCGGTGAGGAGAATCTGGCCGCTCAGATCCTCAAGCTCCGCTTCAACGACCGTCCCCAGATCTACACGGTCGTGTTCACCAGTGACTCTCTCGATGACGCTGTTGATGAGATCAACGCCACTGTTGGCTTCACTGTGGCCGCCATTGGCGGCGGTCTACTTGACAGGATGGTCCTCACCAGTCCGCTCGAGGGGGCTGCTTCGAGGGTCGAGGTCATCGACGACACTGTGAACATCCAGGCATACTCTGCCTTGGGTCTCTCGACAGGCAACATGGACGACAGCGGTTCCGGTCGTCCCAACGCAGACTTCCAGATCGACCAGTCGGGCAATGCCCTGGTGGGTGCGGAGATCCTGCGCAGTGCAGTCACAGGTGACCCATTTGGTCCCGGTGATGCAGACGTCTACATCCAGTACACGGCCCTTCGTCTGGATGTGTCCCCTCGTGCAGCCGCTCCGGGAGTCATCACCCTGAGTGACGTCACTACCCTCCAGTCGGTTCTCAATCCGATCAATTCGGGCAACCCGCTGGGTCTGGCGATGTTCTTCCAGCTCATCAACGCTCCAGGAATTGCCTGCAAGGGCCTGGGTGTGGGTGAGGCCACTGCGGCTGCTCCGGAAGGAACAGCAATCGGGTACGCAGAGGTCACCAACTTCATCGAGAGCCAAGAGGTCTACGCCATTGCGCCTCTCACGCACGATGAGACGGTCTTCCAGATCTTCCGCACTCACATCGACTTCATGTCGGGGGCAGATCAGAAGGGTGAGAGGATCCTCCTCCAGAACCCGACGGTCCCAGATCGTGCCGTCGATACTGTGGTCTCCTCAGGCCTGTCCTCGGACTCCACAGCCACGGACAACCAGCTTCTGCTGGATGTCAATCCGTCATCGTCTCTGGTCGAGAATGGCATCAACCCGGCCGAAGCCATCGACGAAGACGAAAACCTGTTCATCGAAGTCACTGTGTCGGGCTCCTTGCGTCGGTACAGCGTCGCCGCGTTCAGTGGGTCTCTGGCCACACTCAGGGTCTCGTTCTCCTCGGGCTTCAACGATGACGCCTTCTACACCCTCACTCCGCTCACGGAGACGGTGCTGAATGCGGACTGGTCCCTGAAGGTCCGTGGTGCTCAGCTGCTCATCGCCGGCTCTACGCTCCAGGACAAGGATGCTGTCGCCTCGAGCGTTGCTGCCAGGAATGGTGGAATCCAGAACCGGAGGGTCTTCTCGGTCTTCCCGGATACTGTCATCGCCTCCCTCAGTGGGCTCGATGAGGTCATCGACGCCTACTACGCCTGTGCAGCCATGTCGGGGATGATCGCATTCAATCCCCCACAGCAGGGCTTCACCAACCTGCCCATGACCGGGTTCACCGGGGTCCAGGGCTCCAACGACACGTTCTCCGTCCGCCAGCTCAACATCATGGCGGCCGGTGGCACCTACGTCCTGATGCAGGATGCCGACGGCACCCCTCTCATCAGCCGGCACCAGCTCTCCACGGACATCACGTCCATCGAGTCCCGAGAGCTGTCGATCACCAAGGTGGTCGATTTCGTGGCGAAGTTCATGCGGACAGGTCTGCGGAACTTCATCGGTACGTTCAACATCACCCAGCCCTTCCTGGACACCCTCTCGACGGTCATTCAGGGAATGCTGCAGTTCCTCACTGAGGGTGGTGTTATCCTGGGAGGTGATCTGAACAACCTCATCCAGGACCGAGACAATCCGGACACCGTGCTGGTCGACGTGACCTTGGATGTCCCATTCCCGGCAAACTACATCCGACTGACTCTGGTCATCTGAGGCCCGAAGGAGACAAGCAATGGCAAAGCTCAGCGAATGGCAGCCATACAACCGCTACGTTCAAGGCGGTCTGGTGGACGGTCAGTTCATGTCCGCCGCATTCACCATGTTGGCAGCCGGGCCTCCTCGGTTGGCCAATGTAGGCGGTGCTACAGGGGTTGCGGCAGCACTGTCGGTGGAGGGCTCAGGCAAAGACTTCGCCATGCCCATCGGCGTGGTCCAGAACATCAACCTCTCCCACAACCGGTCGTTTGCTCGGTTCTGGGAAGTTGGGTCGGAGCGGTCCTACTTCATCTCTGGTCGTACAGTCGGCCAGGTGTCCCTGTCCAGGGTCATGTATCACGGGCCGAGTCTCCTCCGGATGCTCTACGCCTACTACCAGGACCTCCTTCCGCCCACCATCGTCCCGTTCGTCTTCCAGAACGTGGCGCCGGCGACTGTCGCCAACCCACACAACGTCAAGATCCCGGCAGGCTACGAGAACATCTTCCTGAACCTCGCTTCGGACCTGTTCTCTCAGCCGATCGGCCTCCTGATGTACTTCCGGGACACCAACGAGGACACGGTTGGGGCCATCTACCTGGAAGAGGCCTACATCCCCTCCCACACCATCGCCACCGACGCCGGCGGGACTGTGATCCAGGAGAACGCTGCCATGCAGTTCGAGCGTGGTGTTCCGGTCGCAGTGAGCTCGCTGGCTCTCGTCAGCGGTGACTTCAACCCCGTCTCGGGCTTCTAGGTCCGATTACTAATTAGTTACTAGTTGGTACTAATTTAGTAACTCACTACCTGCAAGGGGCTGGAATCGATGGACATTAAACCTTTCGCGCAAGGTCTCCGAACAGTTGTTGGCAAGGCAAAGCGAGTAGTTGGTCCACCTCCTCCAGCTGCCAAGAAGCCTCATCCCATCGGTGTGAGGGAGAGTGTTGAGGCAGCTACTAACGATCCGTCCGCGATAGCATCCATCAAGAAGAAGATGGAGCAGATGGATGCTTGGAGTAATGAGAAGTACAGAATAGGCAAGGGTTACCGTAAAGGTATCGCTGTAGGTTCTGTAGGAGCTGGTGGAGCAGGACTCGCAGCCGGACGAATCAGCCAGAAGGAAAAGAGGGCTGGAATCATGGATCAAGAACTAGCAACTGCCGTATTCTCTCGCTGGGGCGGCAGCCTTCCTGTCGATGAGACCGTGTTTCACAAGGCGGCGGGAGTACTAGGCCTCAATGCAGATGACGCTCTGCTAGAGGCCCGGTTCTACACTCTCCTGGACCACGACCTGCAGAAGGTAGCTGCAGGTCACCGGTTGGACGAGGACACCCTGTCTCTCTATTCTTGTGCCGCGGGTCATGGGCCAGCTGAGCTTGTCAAGACGGCTAGCTCTTTTCACATTGACATCCAGGATCTGGTGCTCCGCAAGCTGGCTGAGCGCAACTGGGTGCCCGACCTGGAGCTGGTCAAGGTTGCTTTGATGGGTGCTGGTGGAGGCAACCCAGCGGCTGGTGGTATGGGAGGGGCTCAGGACGCCGCTATGCCTGCCATGCCTCCCCCGGACCCAGCTCAGGGTGGGATGGCTCCCATGCCCGGAGCCGCCGTCCAGCAGTCTCCTGCCAACCGCTACAAGCCGTCTCCCATGGCGCCTTCCCAGACACCTCCGTCGGCCCAGGGCAACATGATGGAGCTCGTGGAGGCTGCCAGGCATCCGGACGCAGGCTCAGAGATGGGCATGGGCGGCATGGGCCCCGAAGCTGGTGGAATGGGCCCCGAGTCTGGCCCAATGGGCGAAGCTCAGCCCCCAGTGCCTCCCGACCAGAAGATCCAGCAAGTCGACCCGAGCGTGGATCCGGAGACCATGGCTCGCTGGGCCCCGAAGCTCGAGGAGATCGAGCAGCAGACAGGTATTCAGATGAACGACCCTGCTCAGGTGCAGAAGTTCGTCGCAGAGATGCAGAAGGCGGATTCGGCCACTCTGGACGAGGCCATCAAGGCCATGAACACCCCGCAGCCGTTCAACAAGCCCACGAATCCGAACTCACCCAACGCCAAGAGTCCTGCAGATCAACAGAAGGATCAGCAAGGACAACAGCAGCAGGGGCAGCCAGCTCCAGCTCAGGAGAAGGTCGCTCTAGCTCGCGCCTTCATGCCTTGATAGGCAGTCACCTTCCCGCCGCTTCGGACCTCCCGGATGGCACGAAGGTAACCGGCCCGGCTCGGACCAGCCCCCGGGTCGGGCCACTCTTTTTGGGGGACGAGTTATGGAATCGGCTGTTCAGATAATCCAGGCTCTAGGGTTTCCGATCTTTGTTTGTCTGTGGCTGATGTACAGGCAAGATAAGAAGAGTGACCTCATCTACGAAGCACACAAGCGAACTAACGTGGTGCTTGCTGTTCTGGTAAAGGTGCTAACTTCCGACAACGGGGTGGCCGTTCCATCACATATAGTAGATGAAGTATCCGGTGTAGTAGATCCACAGGAGGATGATTGATGCCGTGGCAACTTCTTGGCTCCCTGATTCCCGTTGTAGTGCTCCTGTCTCTCCTGATCTACCACGAGTACCGCAGCCGCCATCGCAGCAAAGAGTGGCATGACGAATCAGAACGTCATGTAGCCGTTGGGGCAGAGTGTGCAAACGAAATGCACAAGGTCAAATACGGTAGGCCATCCACAGAGTTGGAGAGAGAATTTCCCGCTCTGAAGGCCATCAAGTAAACTGTTCTAGTGTTCAACTGGATAGCTGTAGCCATCACCGCCGTGTTGGTAGTCGGATGGGTGCCAGTAGGAATTTACTTCTGGCTCTCTTGGCGTAGGCGAGGAGCTCCTTTGAGTCTCGCTATCTGTGGGTTGGTTGGGTTTCCGATTTACACCAATGCGAGCACTTTTCTTTTCCTACGTAACGATCCGCAGTGGATCGCCGGGATCCTTGCAGGAGCAAATGCTCTAATCCTTGGGAATTTCTATCTTTGCTTCAAGTGGCAGAGCAAAGCCTTCCCAAATGCTCGTCGAGCTCCCACCAACAACAACGGGAGACGCAAGGACTTCGAAGAAGAGGACACGGGAGATTTCAATCTCCCCAGCTAGCTAAGAAGCGGCCGAAGCCGCTTGAAGAGTTACTCCCCACCCACTAGGTGGGCCAGGAGCCTGAGGAAAGCCAGGAACCAGTCCGCCAGCTTGTCTAGGATGTCCATGCCATCATTCTGGATCCACTTCCTTCGGAGCCACAATAGCTATGATGGCAAACCGCCCTTCTCTGCAGTTCACGTAGATAGGGGACAGGCTATTGGGACGTGGCACGATGAACTGCACGGTGGCGTCGGACCTATTTAATGCCTCCAGTAGGTACTTTGCAGAGATGCAAAGATCCACGTCAGTCGGGTTAGACATAGAGCGGATCATCGGCAACTCACCTTTGTACGACCGCCCCTCCGAGTAGTAGTGCAGAGACGTTCCTGTCTTTAGGTGTAGGTACGCATCTTCTTCGTCCTTCTTGCAGATGTGCTTGGCCACTTCTTTGATGAAGGGCTCGTGAACAACGAAGGTTATGGAGTCCCCCGTGATGGGTAATGTGTCCCGTACCTCCCCCATCCTGTCCGTTTGGGTGCGTGGAGCGCTGTACAGACGCACGTCTATTCCACTCTCGTCCTCTGCCTCGAAGTACAGAGTCCCCAGGGAACTCTTTCTCTGTTTGAAGACCCCACGAACACAGAAAGACTCCAAAGCCTTCATGGCCTTGTAGAAGCTCTTTGCCCCATACATGCCCAGCAGCATTGGTTCCTCTGTCAGGTGGGGCATGTTCTCCTGGACGTGTATGACGTGGCCACATGTGGTCAGCATCTCACCGCAGTTGAAGACAACCCCTTTGTACTTGAGTAGCCCGCAACTTGAGATGTCCACAGCCAGGAGGAACTTCAGAACATCGACCAGCTCCTCTGGATCATACTGAACCTTCACCTCCTTCTTTATGGGGGATGGAGCATCCACGAAGGACAAGGGCTTCCCGCCTGTCGGCAGTGTGGTGATCTTGCCGACCTTCTTGAAGGCTTCCACTATCTTGTCGGAATCCACGAAGGCTTGGTAATCAGGACCGAGGTACGGGATCCGAACTAGGATGTGGTCTATTGCATTGCTCTCGCCATAGCCAACTGCATCGTTGGACGCATGCAGAGTGAGAGTGTGTGCTCGAGCCATGACGTGAACTCTCTCTGGTTCGATCTCCACTACGGCTTTGACCAGTTTGATTAGCTGGTTCCTGTCACACCGTAGTTTGCCCATCTCGATATCCATTACTTGCTCCTCAAGTATTTGGTGAACTCTCGAAGGACAATGGACATCAACGCTTTGTCGATGGATTGCTTATCGTCGATCCTCTCCCAGTACCTCTTGGGCCCAAACATCTGCAGAGCGGCGGTATCATCGATGTCATTACCCATGACGAACGTGTAGATCTGCACCCCCTTCTGTCGTGCGTTTCTAACTTCTTTGGCAGTGAAGTCGATGAGCATCTTCTTGCCCATGTCACGCCCACTGGTCTTTACGTGTGTCGGGTAGCCATCAGTCAGGAGGAAGATCCTCTTGGCCATTCCTGCAGGGACTTTCGTTAGCATGAACTTGGCAGCCACATGGATGGCTGAGTTCATGGGGGTTAGTCCACCACACTCAACCTTGACATCGTGACTACGTCCGTCTTGGTAGCGTCCTCGAGCTCTACCGATATAGCCCTTGCAGTTCCTGTCGTACTTGTAGATCCAGATCTCTCCTCCTCTCAGAAGGAGCTTGATACTCTGCTGCGATCCGTAGCTGTGGTGGTGTCTGCCTTCGTCGATAGCTCCTCGGAATCCCCACAGGTGGTCTTCCACGAACGGATAGTCCAGAGCGGACTTGAGCATCTGAGAGCCGACGCACACCTGATGGAACCTATTTCCCTGCATGGACCCAGACATGTCGCAGAGAGTGAGGTAGGCAAAACCCTTGTTGAGTACTTCCTCCTCGAAGAGATCTATCTCGTTCGGGTTGATACGGTGCTGGATGGCAGTCTGTGGGTCCACGATGAGCCCAGAGTCAGACATCTTGTTGCTCTGTCTACCCATCACTCTAGAGAACGCAGCCCTCATCCTGTTGATGGCTATCTTGTTCTCTGGGGAGATCTCTATCTCCTCCTCCTTGCTGATGTTCTCTGGATCCACATCAACCAAGAGGATCTTCGCTTTGGCATCTGCAAGAAGGAAGTACTGGGCGTTCTGTGGCCTCACAGAATTCAGCAGCCTGGTGACCTGCTGCTGCATGTCGTCGTCCACATCACCCAAGACCACTGTTTGTTGGTCTTCCTCTTCTAGGTTGGCGGACAAGGCCTTACCGACGGCAGCTCTGTTTGCCTGTGAGCTTGGGTCTCTATCTGTGGAGTCAGGGACATGGTGGTCTTGGTCCTCTTGCAATGGACCTGAACCGAAGGTCAATCCCTTCAGAGCACGGGTCTGGTCGAAGGGCGGGCTGTCTTCGGACGCATCTGTGCCCGAACATCCATCATCCTGTTGTCCCTCTCCCGAATCAGATCCCGCACTTCCTGGATCTTGACCTTGATCTTCAGATTCTGAATCGCTTGACTCGCTCTCTCCGCTTTTTCCCGAGCTCGAGCCTTCGGACTCATCATCCGTAGCAGCATCCGCAGCATCCTGTCCCCCCTGCTCGTCGTCTCCACCTTGTTTCCCTTGCGGGGGTGGATTTCGAAGCAGTCTTTTAACACACCTGTCCAGAGCCCACCTAACTATCGTGAGCATGTTGGTGGTGCCCTTGCCGCGGACTCGATCTGTGGCCTCTATCATGACGGGTATGAGGTCTGAGAAAGGGCCGTCCTGGGTGTTGAGGTTGTCGGTGTCCAAGGCAACACCGAAGATCCAGGAGATGAAGTTCTCGTTTAGATCACTGTCCTCTTCGCACAACCTCTTCCACTTCTTCCAGATGAAGTCGGCTGACCCGGCATAGACCCGTTCCCACAGGCTGTTGGATCTGATGTCGTCGAAGGAGTTGATCACCAGGTGCAGGAAGTTCCTGAGTCCTGGGATATTGCTTACCTCGTACCCTTCTTGTTCTAGGGTCTTCAGGTAGTTGGTGATGAACATCTGCCATAGATGTGGATTGGACTTGAAGATGATGTGGCTCCACTCGTGCTCGAAGCTACGGTAGGCATCTTCTCCCCCACAGTGGTTGCAGGGGATGCACTTCCCGACATCGTGGGTCGTACTCTTCCCCGCTTTGAACAAATGACCGCACTCCAGTAGGTAAACTGTGTGCCCGTCCCGGAAGCTGTCTTCTTCCTTTATGTTGCTGAAGCGTTTTGGATTGAAGTTGACCCAGATGATTCCACGACAGTTGGTCATCGAGATCTGACCAGCCATCAAGCGGATGTTCTTCTGGAAGGCTCCCTTCAGGATGCCGTTGGTCTTGTAGAAGGGGTCTTTGTCCACGGAGTTGATGACTGGTTCCCCTGCACTGACCGAGTTCCTCACTTAAGAGCTCCCCAGGTCTTCTTCGGTGAGACTCCTTTGAAGATGGACTTGATTCGCTCGATCATGGTGACCCGGTCATCTCCTTCGAACTTGCAAGCACACAGCTGCAGAGCACCCTCGGGTCCGAGGATTTGGATGTCCCGTACCAAACGCACCAGATCTCTGGAGGACAGAGCGTATTGAGTACCCTGTTGTCTGGACTCGACTCCGAGGCGAATGCAGCCGTCGATGGCTGTTTCGATAGCTTGCCTGGCGCTCAGCTCATCCGCTGGATTGAGGTTCTGAGCTGAGATCCATCCGTCGATGTCCACGTTGGACTTGATGATCCTTTTCTCTCCGGCTGCGTTTGGGTATCCGATGTCTACCTCGTCCCAACGAGAACGTAGGTCCTCATTCAGGTCGTAGGTACCTCCGTAGACCGAAGGGTTCATCGAGGCCACAGGCCAGATCTTCGCTCCTTCGTTCAGTCGGTAGGTCTTGCCTATTTGTGGCATTGACACCATCGATCTGAAGTCCAGTATGGCGTTGAGCTCCTTCTGGACCTGGGGAGTGAGAGCGTTGATCTCCTCGAACGCCAGGATCACTCTCCCGAATTCGTTGGCAATGTCGATGGCGGTAGGTATCGCCCCCAACACGAAAGGGGTCTCGTCTCCAGCCATATAAAATGACCCGAACAGGTCCCTCTTCTTCGTGTCTTCACTGCACTCGAGGATGACCAGAGGAGTTTGGCTCTCTTTGGCGTAGTAGAACACCGACAGGGTTTTTCCAGTTCCCTTCGGTCCTTTGATCAGGAGGTTCTCTCTGAAAGCCAGGCTGTTGTACAGGGGGATCAAGTTGCACACGTCCTCGAAGGACGGGCAATCGGTGACCATGCAGTCTTCTATCGACTGGCGTACGATCTTGAGCTCTCCAGAGTTCTGTACGGAGTTGTGTCCGTTCTGGTAAGGAGAGGCTAGCTTCTTTTGGACCATCATGTTTGCAAGCAGTTTGACTTGCACGTCCTCAAGGCTATCGATCCAGTCTCCCCACGGATTCATTGCGGTCATGGTTTTCTCCTAAGTACGAAAAAAACACCGCCCCCAAGTGGAGGCGGTGCGTAGGGAACACTTACGACTGTGTCTTGTTCAGTAGCTCTCGATGAGTACCGCTACGAATGTGCTCGGATGTGTTCTGCACTTCGACAGATTGAAGTACGAACCCGTTGTTACTTGGGTCGTACTGCATGTCGAACCTCTCTACTCCGTCATCGCAGACCATTTTCAGCACTTGCCAGAAGTCGTTGGTCACCACGAAATCCGGTATCTGCATGGTGTATTGGATCTTCACCCAGGCCTCAACCAGAGACTCTTTCACCATGGTCTTGTGAGATACGTCGTATTCCTCGAAGAAAGGCAAGATAGGCTCATCGATCTTGGCCAATATCTCCCACTTCTGTTGCCGTTGTACCAGCTGCGAGGACTTGCTCACCTGGCTTGCTGCCCAGCACGCACTGTAGTCTTCTCTGTCGTCGCCCGTACGGGCCAGCATCCCTATCCACAGGTGGGTGATGCCTCGTTTGCGCCAGTACATGTCTTCGCAGTTAAGGTCCTTGTTGTGGATCGTACGAAAACCGAGCCGGTGGAGTTGCTCAGCCTCCATTCTGCTCAAAGAATGTCTGATCCACCCTTCTTCCTGCCATCTAGCATGGAGAGCAGGTACATCCCCCTTACCGATGTCTGGGACATACTCCACCTGGCAGATGGCCCGGGTATCGTTCGGCCGAGCGCTCTTGTCGTAGAAGGTGTGCGAATCGACAATCTCCTGGATGTCCGATTCGATGCGACCTTCGGTTTGGACAGGGCCGTCCTTCCGTCGCCCTCCCCTTTTGCGTTGTTGGAAATCGAGTTTCCTAGCTCTGTCTTTCTCGTTCAACGTTCACCTTCCTGGAAAGAGTTCATGTGCAAACCCGGTCTAGGCTTACACTCTGCTTATCTCTCAGGAAGGCGGGGCTTTGATGGACTACTCTAGAGCGGATATTCCACAGAGCGGGTCCGCTGGATCACACTTCATCTGTTGTCGAGCGTCGACGTAGATCTTGGCCTTCTTCACGTTGTCTGGAAGCTTGGCTTTGGGTCTGTTTGCCACTGGAGGGTTGTTCCACAGGACGCTTATAGGGTTGTCGGGCTCCTCTGGCTCCGTCTCATAGTGGTACCTGCCTCTGCTGTCGAACTGAACGTAGGCTCTGCAGTAGGCCACACCTTCTCGTAGTGATTTCACATCCTCTTGCAGTTTCTTCAACTCTTCGTCTGCTTTGGAGGACCATATCCGGCTCTGCTTGAGGATCTTCTGCAGCTCTGCGATGGCAGGCTTGTATCCCTCGAGCACCGCGTTCGAATTCTCCTCTGCCTTTATCGCCACCCTCTGATCCTTGAGCTTGGCTTCGTAGCGAGCTTGGCAGTTGGATAGAACTCCACTGATCATCGCAGGAACTATTGCGATTACGGCCAGTAGAATCTTCTTCTTTGTATCCCCCGTCATTCAACAAGGATACTCCTCGAAGATAGATAGTGGGGAGACTTGATTTAGTGAGCAAAGAAACGGACCTGGAGGCTGCGAGGTGCAGCAACCCCCAGGGCCGTATTTCCTACCGTAGTCGGAAGGTACGAGGCTCAGCGTCCGTGTGTTTGTGCAGAGCGAAGTCGAGACTCAGCACGTAATCCGCGTAGGCTCTGTCGTCCTCATGATTGTCTCGATAGGTCTCGAACTTCTCCATCAAGTCGGGATCCCTCATTAGGGCGTTCCTATCACATTCGGGCAGATTCCCGATGTCCTTGTTGATGGCTCTACTAGCTTTGCTCCAGGACTCTCTGTCCTCATTATCGAACAACCGTGTCAGCAATGGTTTCCTCCAAAAGGTGTTGGGTTTCGGTCTACCCACTTATCACCTAGGAGAAGTCCATTTTTAGATCTCGATGGAGGAGATGACGTTGTTCGGTCGGTAGTTGTGCATCTGTCGAACAGACATAGGTCCCTCTAGGAACTGAGTTACCTTGTCCGACTTGTTGTATCGGGATTGATAGAACCCATGGAACACCACCCCAGTAACACCTGCGGTCAACAGCATCTTCGCGCAGTCGTAGCAGGGGATGGTCGTTGAGTAGCAGATGGCATTGTCTATGGACCTACCGATTCGGGCAGCTTGTGCCACTGCGTTGGCTTCTGCATGCACCGTTCGAACACAGTGCTCATCCACGATCTCGTGCCCTACGTCATCACAGTGAGGCTTGTTTGGAGGACTCCCGTTGTACCCTGTAGCCAGGACATGGTTCTCTTGAGTCACTAGTACACATCCGACATGCTTCCTGTCACATGTTGCTCTAGTGGCTGCAACGTAGGCCAGGGTCATGAAGTAGTCGTCCCAATTGGGTCGATCCTTGGTGGCGATCGTTCTCATGCCGATTTCCTGAAGAGTTTGAGTATGAAGAAGAATGCTGCGCAGACCATTGCGGTGATAGAAGCTGCGCAGATGTGTGGATGAGCAGTGAGGTGTGTAAGGGCAGCACACGATTCTGGGTCATTCACCTTCTGGGCGGTCTGGGACACTTTGGCCGCGGCCGCCTTCACTGCTGCAGTAGTTCGCATGGTTCTTTGTATCATTTCCCTACGACGTGTTTTGTCTCAGTTCTCGGAGGTTGTCCTTTGAGGGGGTGCTCAGACAACTTTGGATAGACCGCAGTCATCTCCAACCCGTCGATCTCCCCTCCTCCGTGGCCGATGGCTGATACCTTCAAGCCAGTAATGAGGGTGTGGCAGATCTTCCGGCAATCCAAGCATTGCCACAAGAAGGTTCCTTGGGCCGAAGTGGGTATCTGACCTTTGTGAAACCCGCAGTACGGACATCCCCACTTCGCTATGTCGAGCATGTCGATGGCTAGCGGAACCACTTTCATGGAATCTGGATCGTCGTCGAATCCTAGAGTGGTCTTGGCCATCTCTTTGAGTGAGTGGTCAGATACAAGAACAGGAACGGTCTTACGCAATCGACTTAGTACACGAAGTCTTACTCTCTCTGCCGGAGTGAGCTGCTCCATTGTGAGCTTTTCCAGCGAGGCATAGTCCGTCTTAGGCATCTTGTAGTTGAAGTTGTGACCTATCTTGAGGAGCTCCAGCAGCTTCTTCGCCTTCGCGAAGTTCGCCTTCTTCTCCTCTGGAGTCAGGTCTGTGCGGGGGATGTTGGCCATGTTGGGCTTGTCACAGAATATCCTGCCTGTCTTCAACCCCGCCGTGTTGAACCGGTAGTATCGAGAGGTGTCAATCCAGATGTACTCGATACCTGAATGGCTGATCCAGTAGCAGGAGATCCCATAGAACTCCCCTTTGCCGTAGACCAGATGCCAGTCGTTCTCAAGTGTGAGTCCTTCTGAGGCATTCTCGACATAGCCCATGACCTCTGACCACTCTTTGATACCGATACAGAACCGTCGGATCTCGTCGAGTGCGTGTTCTCCTTGAGGAGGCCAGTCTAGTTTTTTCCCAGACTCGGTCATTTCATTGATGTCTTTGCCTTCGAAGTCGACGCAGCAGCCGATGTAGACGAATGGCTTGTCTTCTGTCGTCTCGTTCGGTAGAGCTCGATGCAACTCTTTCCGTTTTCGATGTACGTGACTGTTAGCAGGTAGCCAATCGATCATTGATGTCCTTCTGTACTTGGTTAAAAGATGGAGGCTCTCCATCACTGCTGTTGCAGGTGGCTTTTCAGTCCTCCGGGTCCTCAGGTTCGTCATCCTTGTCGGTATGACGGCTCCCGAGTCCGCTAGAACTCTTATACCGCTGTGTGCGATACTTTTAGCGAGGCAGGCCAGCACCCCAGGGGGGTGTCGGGGGACAGGGACCCAGTAGGGCGCCGGCCACCTCACGGAGATTGTAGTTAGGTAGACTTCCAATCTCCAGAAATGGTCATGTCTTTCTCATAAGAGGAAATCTACGAACTGGATCGTCGATGAGGGATCCGAGACAATCTGTTTCGTTCATGTAGTTCAGAATTTGGTTCCGACTGAACTCCACTCCGTAGTAGGCGCCTTCGAATACCCCCATTCTCTGCGGTCTGAAGGTGACATCTACTACTTTGCCGTTGAGAGTGACCCAGCCATGGTGGATTGGGATGATCTCCAGTGAAAACCCTTCCACGTATCTCAACTTCCTCTTTCTGTCAGCCAGCACAACCATCTGGGAGTTGAAGAAGCACATCTTTGGTCGTGGTTCAGACATAGCAGGGGTCTTCAGTACCTGCTTGACATGATCCGACTCTTCTTTGGTCAGTTCACAGCTCTCGTAGGTCTTCCCATGAGTCAGAACGTAGTCCTCGAAGCATCTGTAGTACTCCTTCGGGCTATTTTTGATGATGTCTGTGCACTGCTGCATCCAGGACAGGAGTACAGACGATAAATCACCCCCAGAGGGCGTCCTTGCGTCAATCAAGAGACTTTCTTTCATCAGTATCTCTTGCCTTCGAGCACTCCCGCCTCATTGAACTTGTCTAGAGCTGCTTGAGCCTCTTCACGGTTCTTGAAGTAGTCGGTTTCTCGTGCGTAAGGTCCACACTCATCGCACTGATACCCTAAGTAGTACATGGTGCTGAAGCACACCTTCAGTTTGAGTAAGGCATCACAGTCACTGCAGGCAATTGCAGCTGCCCCGTCTTTCGTTTCTCCTGGAATCACTCGTAGTCTCCAAAAAGAGAGGGACCGGCGTGGGAGTCAGAGAGAGCGGCGTGATTGCCACTCCCCGACAGCCGGTCCCTCAGATCTGTAGTGGTTGCTCTAGAAGCGTTTGATGTCCACTGAGCCCTTGATGAGTTTGATGCCGGCCTCTCTGAGTAGTTCGTCGAGTTTGGCGATCTGACTGGAGTCCAGAGGAGCTATCTTGATCTTGTAGCTCAGACTCGGTTCCCCGTATGACTTGTCGCTCATGCTGATGTGAAGGAGTACAGGCTTCTCTTCACCCTCTCTGTCGAACGTGAAGCAGATCTTCTGGTTGGTCTTCTTGATCGACTTCTCTTCGACATCCTCATCTGAATTGGATGTGTGGGTGCAGGCAACAGCTACCTTCTTCTCCAGAGAGCTCTTGCCACTCCTGCGGAATGTGGCCAGCTGGTCGCCGTTCACTTTGAGACGTACGAGCTCGTCGCTGAGGGTTCTGCGATCTGAGGTTTCGTAGACTGCATAGCCATTGTCGTCCACTTTCCACCGAGAGCTTCCGTAGCTGTGGTTTCCTTCGAACCCAGGCATGTCCTCTACGAAGCTGAACATGCGTCTGCAGTCTTCGGTGATCCCTCGGAAGTGAATACGCTTGTTGTTCCTGCTACGAAACAGCGTATCCACTCCTCTCCTCCCGAGTTCTTCGATGAACTCGTCTACGTTGTGGTACGTGAAGTGAACTATGGGGTGTTCGTTGTGCATGGGTTCCTAGTTGAGCTCTTCAGGACTCGGTTTCCTGAAGACTCTGTCGAATGAGGCAGCGTATGAGGCTGAGTACCCAATACTGCTGCAGGTGTCAGGGGCTTCGTAGACGGTTTCCCCTGGATCATCCCTCTCCAGAGTTAGAGTTCCTACCTTCTTGGAAGCTCCGTCAGGTCCTATACGGAACAGAGGGCCGGACATCTTCTCGTCACTTGGTGGCATCTACCACCTTTTCGAGTTTGGAGGCCATGGGCCAGTACATTCGAAACCTGTTCTTCTGGCTCTCGCTTCCGTCGATGACGCTGGCTCTAACCACGTAACTATCGTGGCGGCGTGACCAACCCATATCCTTGAGCTTCTTGGTCGGTCGTTGTCCAGCACGTACCACTTCGATGACTTCTCCTCGCTTGGTGCGTACGGTTCCCGACGCTTGCGAAGACCACTCTACGATGTCTCCAACTTCGATAATCTTAGCGTCCATCTTCTCTTCCTATCTCATGTTTGGGGGGTTCGACAGGGTAGGCCAATCTTGCTCTGCTAGATCAGCCCTCCAGTCATCGGTGTTGAACGCCTTCAATACCCTTGCGAGTAGTTTAGGGAAAGAGCCAGCGTACATTGTCTCGTCTACATCAGGCAGTCTGAAGTAGGTCTTACAAAGGCTTCTGTTCCACAGCAAGCACTGCATTAGCTCTGGTTCGGAGCTGTATTGCAGAGTACGTGTTCGAGGATCGTTCTCTGCTCCAAAGTTGCTGCACTGTTCTGGAGGAGTGAACACCACGTGGTGTCTGCAAGCTGTAGGACGCACTCCGTAGATGGTGCATTTCTCATTCTCACTCAAGAAGACACATGGCCTTCTCTTGTCGAACCACTCTTCCTGAGCAGTGTCCTCCATCTCAGTACCCACATCCCACAGCTGCTCTATGAGCTCTGGTGTGTTCCTACCATCACCTCTCAAACGACGTACGATGGGGAGCACTTCGAACAGGTTTGCAGAGATAGCCAAGTGACAACACCCTTTGGTTTTGGTGCAGCTGCCACAAGAGACCCCAGTGGATATGAGTTTGATCTCCCTGTCCGTGATCCCTGTCGGATTGCTGTCTTCAGAGGTGCGTTTCAAGCTGGGTGGGTTAGCGATGTCCAGATTGATCCTATGTCGCACTTGTTGCTCTAGGCGACGTATGAACTTCTCGATGTGGTCGGTCAGCTCATCTAGGGTCCCTATGAGCTCACCTCTCGGTAGCTTCTTGAGACCAGCCGACTGGAGAGCAGCTTTCCGCTCTCTCTTTAGTCGGGCGTGCTTGCCCATGGTTTTCTCCTAATAGCTAGAGTTCTGCTCAACATGCTTATCCCCCGAACACCTGATGGAGTACCACCAGGCATTCGGAGGAGCACGGATCAGCTACCCTGCTGTATTGTACGAGTACTTGCCGGCGCCGATCAGCATCTCTCTGAGTTTCAGTTGGTTGTCGTTGAGGTCGTCGTCATTGATGACGGATTGGGCAATGAAGTAGTCCCGACGTAGGACCTCTCCAGATATCTCATCAAGCTTCATCCTGATCTTGCGCCGTTTACAGTAATTGTAAACGCCTTCCAGGATAGTTGCGGCTATCAATGCCACTGTGATCGCAGTCCTAGGACTCATGCCGCCTCCTGGGGTTTGGAGTTTCTGAATTTGGAGTCGGGTGGAGAATACTGAGCAGCCAACTCCTCCACCGGACCCACCACGAACTTCCCAAAGGCTACGTTCTGCTTCTTCGAGAGTCCGGTGACTTCGAAGTGAGTCCAGTTGGTATCGGGAATCTCTTTGCTGATGCAGACCAGCCCTCGAGCACTGGAGCCTAAGACACACCACAGGTTGTCCTTGTAATAGCTGAAGGCCCCCTGCGATGCCCGGAACACCACTCCCCCTTTTCCATCCAACTCGAAGTTGAAGTCGTCGTGCTTAGTGTTGGTGGTCTTGGTGTTGGTGGAGTACTCGCGAATGATCAACTGATCTCCATCAGTGATCACCGCTCTCCAGACACGAGTGCCGATAAGGATCGGAGGCTTCTGCGAAGGAAGCCTGTAGGCTATGTCCCAGACCCTGGCGCTGCCTTCGATGCCTTTCTTTCTAAGTACATCTGCTAGTTCCAGAAGGAACTGTCCGTCGGTTTTCATGGTTTCCTCGATAGTTTACTGCGGTGGTACGTACGGAGCGGCCCATCCGTGGATGAGCCTCTTACTCCAGTTCGGTATCTCTTTGTTAGCCAGAGAACTCTTCGCCATCGCCAATCCCAAAGCCTCCCTGTTCTCTACGCTGCTGGCCATTGCGTAGAGGTGGACCAGAAAACTCAATGGCATCACAGCTGCCCACAGGATGAAACGAGCGGGGTTGCATCGGTAGAACACCAATAGGTTGGCGAACACAGCTACGAAGAAGATTTTATTCAGGTCACGAATGGTCATGGTTTTCCTTTCGTTGTTTACTCGAAAGGCTTATCCCCGAATAGACCCATATTTAGCAGTCAATGTAGAGGGTCTTACAGCTATTGCTGAGACTCACGTTGATGTCCTCTGCATTACCATCAGCCCCAAAGCCAGAGATGTCGATGACGAAGATTGGAGGATCTTTATCACCGAGCATCTTCAGCCTCTTGTCTACTTCCTCTTTGAACTCAGACCACCTCACGGCAGTGCGCTCTCCGGCACCACAGTCCAGGGGAATGTGTCCTCTATCGGGAATGTTGCAACCGGAGTGACGTCTAGTCTGATCTTGAAGTCCATGACTTCTCCAGGCGATGCGTAGGAAGTGCAAATCCCTTTCGCCTTTTGAACCGATCTGATTAGCACCCCATCTTCCATGTCAGTTCCAGCCCACTCGAACATTTTGGCAGATGATCCCGTGCCTGGGTTCCAGTACAGCCTGTTGCTAACCCTCATTTCGTACGCCGCTGCGATGTAAGGAGTTCCAACACTGCAGGCGACATCCGTCCAGAAGATCATGCTGGGCATGGCATCTACGATGTAACCGGCAGGGAACACTGACCCTTCGGAGTACACCATCGTTGGAGAGACCATCGTTCCAAGAGTGTCTCCAGTATTGCTGACGAACATCATGCGGTCTGATCCAGCAGGCCCCTGCAGTCCTTGTGGACCCGTGTACCCAGTGAGTCCACGGATGCCTTGTACTCCTTGTACTCCTTGAGGTCCGTTCTCTCCGTCAACACCGGGAGTGCCAGCTCCTGTGTCTCCTTTGGGACCCGTGACTCCTTGGGACCCTTGCACTCCCTGAGAGCCAGCTACTCCCTGTACTCCTTGGGGACCTGCAGGTCCGGCCGGACCGACTCGACCTTCTTGCCCGAGGTCTCCAGACTCTCCTTGTTCTGCGGCGCAAGCAGCTAGGATGATCAGGATAGTTGTTGTCAACAGTGTCTTCATTGCTCGCTCTTTTCTCCGCCTATGGCGGTGGTTGTTGACGCATCTTTCTTCCACAGCTTGGACATGTGGATCCCATCACTATGTCTAAGTCACAGCAGTGCAAGATGTCCTCACTGCACTCTGGTGTGTTGCAGTAGAAGGTGGTGATGCTTACCGACTCCTCAGTTCTGGCATCAATCACGTCTCTGTACGCCACCCATGCAGAGCCTCCATCGTTGATGTGTCTCTGCATCTTGTCGCAGGCGTAGCAGAGTCCTTCGTCTACTCCGCTATCCTCGTCTTCCTCATCTAGTTTGGTCAGTCCTATGACCTGCTTGATTGCCTTCCAAACCTTCTCCCCTCTCTCAATAGGGACTTTCACCAGGTCGGACTCGATCATGGTTCCGTTAGGCATGAAGACCTTGATGCCGAAGGCCCACTTACCTTTCTCCCAATCACGCTTCTTAGAGACGGACACCGGTCATCACTCCTCCCAGTAGTAGAGACTGTCTGTCGTGCCTTCAACCATCTCAATGATCTTGCGGTGAGCCAGTTGGTAGAAGGGGAGGATGTGCTCTTCGAGTAGCTCAGAAACCTCTCTCCTGGTGCTGGTGTACACCAGTAGAACGTTGTCTTCCCACAGCCCCTTGCGAGGCATGAAGGCGTCGGCGGCGAGCTTCCACCTGTAGCCTGCGTCCCAGATATCCATGTTCTCTTTGTGTTCTTCGATGTCCATCTCCTCTGCGTTTTCAGGCAGAGGTTTCGGCTTGGTGAGTTTCTCGATGAATAGATTGACAGGCACGTTGGAGCTGTCGAATCCAGATGCTTCGATTTCACCTCTATTGTCGATCGACATCAGCCCTGGTACCCATCCTCTCTGACGGGGATCTCGACGACATCAGCGACAGGCCCGTAACACCTGATGGCCTTCATAACCACGTAGCGGACTCGATCTTGACTGGCGTTCCTCTTTGCCCGTTCGATAGCCCGTTCCACCTCGTTGTAGGTGTCGGTTTCTCCCTCAGCCATCTTGTTGTTTCGTCGATCGGCTGGATGCTTCTTCACGATGTAGAAGGGACTAACGGCTTTGTGGACGTCACTCATATCGACTCCTGGGCTCTGTCTAGACAGAACCGGATGATGCGGAGTTTCTTCTCCGACAGTTGTAGGTCATACGGTTTTCCACCGTCTTTGCTTTGAGCTACGTCCACGATGTACTTGAGCTCTTCACCGAGGGTGTTGGTTATCAGCTCTCGCACCTCATCGATAGCTTCTCGAACGTCGTGTACGTTGTTTCCGGTGCCGAACTCGACGTCGTAGGAATCGGATACAGGTCCAGGCATCACTTCTCTCCGTGTTGTGGGAGGTTTGGTAGAGACGCTACATCAGCGTTCCTATGCTCTAGAGGGGTAGTGCCTTTCTGCTTCAACTCGTATGTCCAAGCATAGGTGTCACCTCCGAGGATGCGAAAGGCGGTGAAGATGGCCTTGTTTACTCGAAGCCAGTAGCCAGCAGCCTCAGCGTAACAACGTAGCCAGTGATCACCTGCAGCACCCTCCCCCATGTCTTCAGCCCACTTGGGATTGTAGGGATGTTGTCCATCTTGGAGGAGAGCCTCAGTACCGGTGAGACCTTCTGGGAACTTCGCCAAGATGCGGTGTCGCCTAGATACCTGGTAGTAGCCCTCGCCTAGTAGGTGGTTCGCTTTAGTGAGTTGTACGAAACTGACCTTCTTCTTGGTCATGTTCAGACTTTGTTGGGGATCTCTACCAAATCCCCGATGAGTGTGGTCTCGAAGAACTTGCGCAGGGTGTTGGCCGGACAGCCTCCCTGACACTCCATCATTTCTTTTGTGATGTTGAAGTTGCAAATCACACAGGACCTGCTCCCGTTGAGATGTCGGTCGGACAAAGCATTGAGGGCTTTGGTCGTTCCCTGTCTCATGTGTTCGTCGTACGCCACGACTGTTTCAGGTACGGGACCAGAGTTGAACAGAGATTCAACGACATCCTCGATCTCATGAACTGTGCCACCAGGCACTATTGTGGCGATTAGGTTGTTTCCGCTGTCGAAGACCTCCATCACGTACACACCTGGTCTAGTGCTGTGGGGTTTCTTTATGAAGCTCATCATGAGTAGTACTTCCCTCCCTTCATGAGCATCCGGGCGATATCCTTGCTACTGAGATCGGAGTCTTTCACCTCGGCCCCAATCACGTTTATGGACTTGCCCGTGACCTGGAAACAGGCGTCGTCCATATTCCTGGCATAGACGATGCTGCGTTTACCATCGAGGGTCACCATGTATTGCTTCAGTGCCATCAGCTCTCCTCCGACACCAAGTCCACAGAGATCTCGGTAGGCTTCTCGTTGGTGTGGATCTCGCTCTCTTCGAATAGCAGCCCAGCACACCCACCAGTACCTTGTCCGGGGAGGAAGGACTTGATGGTGTAGTTGTGGCCCCTGAATCTCACCTTGGAGCCTATAGATAGAGGCCGTCCTGCGCTGTCCTGTCCTGTACTTGGCGGAGGCAACAGCAGAGGCATCAACACGAAGCGCATCTGACTGTCGGACACGATGACCAGCTCGTCTTCTCCTTTCTCCTTGTTCTCAGAGATCTGTTGGTCCAGCCATGCCACTGCTGGACAATCCACACCTCCGATGGAAACACACAGCTTGCGATACTCGCCTAGCGTGTGTGGACACTCGTTGCCCTCCTCATCCTTTCGCATCAGCTTCCTTTCTTGAAGATGTCGCTCGGCTCCACTCGACAAGCCGTCATGGTTTCCTTATCGGTGTCGATCTCCATAGTCAGGTTCTTCCAGAAGGCGACGTGGCGAGTGAGGATGGTCAAAGCCTTCTGAAACTCCGGGCTCTTCTCGCTGCAATTAGCAGAGCCTTTACGGATCTGATCCATCACATCTGTAGTTGGTTCAAACAGTACTTTGACTTTCATGATCTTTCCCTTCAACGGCATCCAGGACTTCTGCCCAGGCTGCCTCTCCTTCAGGACCACGCCAGTAGGGAGTGATCCAGATGCGTTTACGCAGCTTGAGACCCTCTCCGTAGGCCTGCATCTTCCAGTGACCTTGTACGACATGCTTGGTTCGTAGCTGCCAGCCCTCTCGAGCGTTCTTGCTGGAACCCAAGGCCACCTCGGCGGCCATTCTCCGGAGCTCGGGGCCTAGATGGACTCCATGCCCAAGCTTGATGGTGGAGAACCGCAGCTTGTCCTTCTTGCCACTCTTCCTGAGCTTCCTCCGCCTCTCTACAGGCTTTTCAGTGCTCTCCCTCTCCGTGGCAGCCAACCAGGAGCAGAGGTTGCGTAAGAGCCGCAGGGAGCCTGACATGGTGATCTCGTCATCTTCCTGTGGAAGCACATCAGTATCTGGTCTCAGGACATACACACGCTCGTCTCCAACGTAGAGGTCGTTGGGGCGCCTATCTCTCCACACAGAGACCATGTTCCATTCCGTGGTCCAGCGAAGGAACCTCTCGGTGGTCTTGAGCTTCATGTGGTGGGCCTTGAAGGAGTGGACCCAGATCAGTTCAGCCCATCCTTGCCCTTCGGGACCAAACACCGGAATCAACCCTTCAGGCACTCTGATGACGAATGCCGGTGTGGGGAGCTCTATCTCTTCACCTTCAGCCATCTTGGGCGGCTCGGTGAGCATGAGCGCCGCGGCCAAGCTGTGGGTGAGCTCGTAGATCGGTCGTTTGGCTACAGTCCAGCGATAGGCCAGATGCAGAAGGTGGAGTATGTGGGAGTACTCCTCTTTGGTTGACCCTGGATCTTGGGAGAAGAGCTGTGGATGCTCAGCTATACCAGTCTTGTAGAACGAGCTGAGGTGAGATGGATCGGCTGGGTCGATGTTTCTCAATATGTGGCCTGGCTCTGCCATCAGCTTGAGCCTGGCTTTGGGACTGGTGTCGAAGTCCATCAATGGTTCCCTCTTTGTTTGTCTTATGTGATCTCCTACCAACCCCGTAGACGTAGCCGTATCAACCTGAAGAACGAACGCATCCTCAGGAACAGGCCAGGTCGATAGGCCAGCTCTTCTCTCTTCATCTGCTTCCTCCTCCCCTTGACCCTGAGCCTTCTACGCTCTCGAGCTCGCCGGCGGTATCTGCTCATCAGGGTCCGAATACGATATCAGCGCAGTAGCTTTGGTCGAGTACGTCGGGTTTGTCTCCTCGACAAGGCATGGTGTCGAGACAGCACAAGCAGTACTCGACCCGCCCAGAGCCATTGCACCCAGGACACTTCCGGCTCCTCTTGCAGGGGTCTTTACCTGATCCCTCACAGGAGTCGCAAACCCTCCAGCCTGTATCCAACCTGCCTGTCATCGTCTCACCTTGGCACCGGGGTAGAGCTCGAGCACCTGAGCTCTGGCCAATCCCCGTGATCGAGCTCTCAGCATCCCATCGATATCCCCTCCATCGGAGGCGTACCAATACAAGGGAGATCCTCGTCCGAAGTAGGTGCCATTGGGGTCATACCCACCGTCGTCCAGGCGTATACGGCGCAAAGCCAGCGGACCGGAGTAACTAGAATCTCCCTTGATGGTAGGTCTACCAAGAGCAGCTCCACGCTTGGGGTCTCCGCACCAACCCTTGGGATCGTGCGTCTTGTAGTCAGGCATCAGATCAGCTGCAGCACGAGCACGTTGTCGTACGTGTTCGTCAGGCACCCAGAGTCCCGTTCCTCGACTGCATCTCCGATGATGCAGACGAAGTCAGTAAAGGTGATGTAGCGAACGTTGTGGTCGGCGTCTTTGATCTTGAAGGTGCACTTGTTGTCGGTCTTCTGATCAGCGGCCTCGAACAACGCATTCTCCATATCAACGACACTGCCCCTAGGTAGGATGGTTCGGTTGCCTACGGTCATGGCTCCTCGATATCCCCAGAACTTCAGCAGTCTCATGGTCTCCATGGTCTTCTCCTTTAGGCCTTTGCTGTCGCTATGTTCTGGGCGGTATCCACTACTCTCTCTAATCCCGTGAGGTACACCTCCGACAAGGCCACGATCGAGTTGAGCATGCCTGTCATGGTGCTGATCCTGAGGGTGCGCTCTACGTGTCCAGTGCCCAACTCCTGGTTGGACAGACTGGCAGCGTGGGCCTCCACCAGGGGCTGCAATTCGGCCGACATGTCCCTAACCTCGTCGTTGATCGTGTGGATGCGTAGGGCCGCCTCAGCGATGTTGCTCTTCAGCAGAGCCTTCTCGATTCTCGAAGTGGTTGAGCAGTCCTATGACGTGCTCGTAGCGCTCCATCATGTAGTTCCAGGTGTCTTGCAGGTCTTTGTCCATGGTTTCCTCCTCGTTGTTGCGGCGCAAAGCGATTGAGCAATAGATAGTCTGGTCATCCACGACTACCAAACCCCTTATCCCAGCTTTCAGACCCTACGTTTCAGCTCTATTCTTCGGCTTCGTACATGTGAGACCAAGCGACCTTGCCTTCTGGTCCACGCATGTAGGGCTCAATCCACACTCTCTTGCGGAGTGATCGATTAGGTCCATGGGACTGCAGCTTCCAGTGCCCTCGAACAATGTGCTGCATGCGGAGCTTCCACCCCTCTGCTCCCTGTTTCCCAGAGACTCCGAGAGCGTAGTCCTTGGCTACGTCCATCATCGATTGAGAGAGCTTTACGGTACCGCCAATCAGCCACATCGTAGGCCAGCCATGCTTCTTGGCTGAGCTTCTACTCTTCTTCGGTGGATACTCTCTTTGAGGCGCTTCTCCCGCCATGTCCAGCCAAGCAAGGAAGTTGTGGATGAGGTTGGCGGTCTGGTGCCCCAGCGCGTACTCGCTTTTGGAGTAGGACGGTGTTCTGGGATCTACCATTGATCCAGGCTTGTCCAGAGACAACGCCATGTTGCCGTCCACCTCTCCTCGAATACGTAGGGCTACGGACACAAGCCTTTCTCCCTCGTCTGTGAACGAGCTTAAAGACAAAGTAGTCACCCACTCATGTCCTCCATCTTTAAGTGGGTACGGAAGAAGCCCTGGGGGAATACGTAGAAGAACGGACGGATAAGGGAGATCCTGCTGAGGTAGATCAGATCTCTCAGGGAAGTCCGTGAGGATGAGAGAAGCTCCCAGAGCCTTGGAGATCTTCATCACGTTCGGCCCTCCCTGCACCCATCGGGCTGCCATCCACCTGTCTAACGCAGCCTTGTTGAAGTCCTCGTAGTTCTCTAGGAGCTGGTCATGCAACCCTACGTTGGGAGCTATCCAGTCCTCGAGCTCGTTGATTCCAAGTGGCGGTCCCAATAGCTCTAGAGCTAGGCGCCCTCGATAGAGGATCAGCTGCTCATCTGTGAGGCCTTCTGAGGGCTTCTCTGGCCAGGGGGCGAGTCTCTGGTACACCGGAACCCACAGCTTTACATCACCACCCTCTGCCTCGGGGAATGGCCTCAGGGTCTCTATTCGGATGATGTAGGGGATGCTATCCAGCAAGTCGTCCATCACCCCGTCCAGTGGTTCATCCTCCCTTTTGTCCACCTCTCTTGCGACGATATCGCGAGTCTTGGCAAGCTTCCTATGAGCAGAGCGAGTATCGGAGGCCTGGATGTGGATCTTTAGAGGCCCTTCACCAGGACCATCCTCGATTATGTGTATGTTCTTCGACAGCTCCAGGCCGTTCTGGAGATAGGTCCTTCCTTTGGATGTCAGGCCAGCGTAGTCATTGTGGTCTGAGCTCAGGAAGACAGGCCGCGTGGCCAATAGTCTGTTGATCTGAGTCGGCTCTTCCCAAAAGATGGCGATTATCCGAGACGTGTTGAGGAAGGCAACCAACGGATCCTTGTCTTCTGGATGGCGCTCTTTACTGAGCCAATCCATGGACACATTGGACAGTAAGGCACTCACCTCCTGCCCTGCGTCTCCCTTCGAGCCATGGTGCTGAATCACCAAGGTATCGCCGCTATTGACCTTGATCGCAAAGCTACCCAGCACCAGCTCTTCTTCTTGGTCCATCTCATCTCCTAAGGTTCTCCTAAGGTAAGTGTGTCTGCCGTGTCATCCCTCTTATCCCACCCCCAGCTCTCGTCTTTCTCGTGGATAGATCCGGCGCAAAGCGGTTGAGCAATGGGCTACTCTTACCCCTATTCAACCAGTAGCTAGAGACCCCAATACACACCCCCAAGAGAGGTCTCTCTCGAAGGGCGACGCGTATTTTCTAGAGGGTTAAAGACATACCTGGACATAGGTAGACCTACATACAAAGACCCCTCACTGGACACCATAGGCAGGGAGAGAGTAGGGTAAGTCGTGTCAACTGCGACAGGTAGTGGTCTCAACCCCCCAAGAAGGGGCTACCCAACGAGGCCACAGGGTCCGCTACATATAAGAGATAGCTAAAATAGCTAACTACCTCCCACAGGCTCCCTCAGAGCCGATTAAGGATTATAGCTATGGCAGATAGTAAAAATAAGGAAGATGGAGCTTCGCTACATAAGAGCCAGCTAGTCTCCACTGAAGCCACAGCCGCTGTGGGGCTAAACGCTATATCCAGGTTGTTGGAGTTCGGAGTCGTCACTCTCTTCCTAGACAAGCAAGGCTACGTTCTGCTTGCCGACCCAGGGGAGATTACGCTCGATGCTTTGCCCGAACAGATGGCTATCAAGGAGCTGGTTGACCGAGGCTACGATGATGCCCGGCTGGAGGAATACCTCAAGGGTCGCGATGCTAGGATGGGCAGAGGATGAAGAGCTGGGACTTCTGTGATCGCTCACCATGCACCAGACTTATCGAAGCGCTGGGCAAGTGGATCTATGGCAAGCCTGATGATGGGAGCTATGTGGCGGTTAGCCCAACACTGGAGATCTCAGAGATCAGGTACTGCCCATTCTGCGGAATACGCCTGGCACAGCTAGAGCTCAAAGCAGGGCAACTCATCGAGCTTCCAGATAGCAAAACGAAGGGCAAGAGACAGTAGACCACACAGCCCTGTCCCTTCGTCCCCAACGATTGCCTGCTTCTCATGGTGCGGTCTAACAGCTGAGCGGCACCATGAGCCTTGGCTGTGTAGACCGACCGGCAGTATCTGGCAGTCGGATGGGCCTGTGCATTTACCCCACCCAACTCCAGTCCCAGGAAGGTGGATCCAATGCACGCTTGTGCACAGGTGGGGCGCTACAGGTTGAACAAAGAGAGATTCTCTGCTCATAAGACTTATCTCCTGAAGCGAAGCTCGTCTTGCATCGTATACGCCTAGGGCTATCGAATAGGGGACCCGTTGGGATTAAGAGGGGGACAGTGCGTAGTGCGACGTTTCTGGATTTTTGGTTAGGCCTAGGGAACCCGTCCGTGAGAGAGACTGTGGGCGACGTTTCTTATTTTTTCTTGGGGTATACCGTAACTAGGCACGAGAGAGGCTGTGGTAGGGTTTGGCTCATGGCAGACAAAGACACGTACGAGATCTTTATGTTCTTCGGTATCCCTACGACGACGGATAGCTACGAGTTCTACAGCTATATGAAGGGGCTGTGTGAGCCCGATGCTCCGAAGATCCCCGATATGGCCCTCGACCTAGACAGCAAGTTCCCGGGGATTCATGGAGCCATGATGGCTGCTACACGAGAGATCACGGACCGCCGTACTTGGAGTCCTGGAGACGCCCACCTGGACTTCACGGATGGGATGGTCCGAGCTACCTACGATGGCAAGACCAGCGCCTGGTACGCCACGAGCTTGTACGAAGAGAAGAGTGTCCACGTGGACAAAGAGCTGCTGAACGAAGCCCTCGGGAAATAGCTAAGAGAACGGGCATAGGGCCCTACTTCTCTTGGAGTGCTAGATGTCTTCCAGCATCTCCATAGCTTCCCGGATTCCTGTTCGGTGTCCGCGTGCGTACAGACCGTATCCAGCTCCGAACAGTCCGATGGTTACTCCCAAGCCGACGACGATTCTAAGTGCGAGGATGCCCATGATCCCTCCTGGTTAGAGAAGATGAAGCGTTGTTCTCCATCGAGAGGCTTATGCCGATAAGATCCCCAGAATTGCAGCGAGTCATCCCCTGGTGCAAGGTCTGGTGCGAGCGCTGCAGGGAGTGGGTCCTGGGGGACGGAGGACACGAGCGGCGCATCGATACTCTCTGTGATGGTGTCCACGGACGACTACACAACCTCTTCAGGCTCCCCTTCACAATCGTCTACCCAGGTACTCCAGAGCAGATCAAAGCGATGAAGGACTACGGAAGAAAAGGGAGACGAGCCCGCTTAGTCGATGATGCGGCCTTAGCACACCAGACTTGACCCCAGGCGATCCCAGGCCCGTCTCCCACAGCCGCTCTCAGAGCCTCAATAAAAATCTCTTAGCTATTCCTCTCTCTCGGAGAGTATGAGCTTTGCTACCGAATCTGGGTTGATGACGGATCGGCCAAATCTACTAGGTCTGTCGGGTAGGTATCTGCTGAACCTCTTCTCCAGATCCTCTTTCTTGTCTAGCTCGATCTGAGAGGGGTGCCCACGGACCTCGATTCGCCGGTACCAGAACCCGTGCAGATCGCTACTCATTGGCATCCTCGACCAGGGTCCGAAGCTCCTGATCTCCACGTCGACGGAACAGCCGACGCCCAAACCTCTTCATCAGCTTCCTAACTCGCCGGCGCTTCTTCTGCTTGCCATAGCCGACGTAGCTGTGGAGCCAGAGGTACCAGTTGTGGTTGCCTCCGCCGTCGTGGTAGTCGAACTCGCTCTTGGAGTACTCACCGGAGCCTTTGCCTATCGTGAGCCTGCTGCGAGGGGAGGTACGTTTGCTGTCGTCTCTCGTTCGATGTCGTGTCCTACTCATCGGAATCTTCGAAGCTCTCGAGCCACCAAGACAGATCGCTCTTGGGAACTGCCACTCGAAACGTGTTCTTCGTCGGATCGATGTTAGTGACGGTCCCGATAGGGAACCAATCATGTCCGGTTTCCGTCATCACGGCAGCGCGACCTATCTTTGCTGGGTGAATGTCCACGCAAACAAACCTGCGCCCTCCCATCACACAGTACGTGGCATCTGTGTCGTCGAGTGTCGTTACGGTAATCTTGTTCATTGAGTATCTCCTTAGGAGAGGGAAGCCCTCTCTGGTTCGGTGTTGTGTCCTGCTCATCAGTGTTTCTCCTCGTCTTTCACCGTAGGGAACTTTGCCATGGTGCCCAGAGTATCGGTGAGAGCTTGTTCGTCCTTTCCATAGATGATGGCTGTTTTTCCAGTCTCACCTTCCCAGTCGTTATCGAACAAGATGGGCTGACCTTCTCTTAGGCGTTGTAGGTTCTCATCGGTCAGTCCGAGGATGCGTAGTTCTCCAGCTCTTGCTTTGATCACGACAGTACTCCGTGGGCTGGGCCCCTCTTGACGAGCCGTAGTGGGAAGGCCTGGCGCTTGACGACCTTTGGCCACTTGGCGCAGGCGTAGATGAAGGCATCTTCCTCCTCCCCAAACTCGAAGCCTCGGACGTAGAGCCCGGAGTTCGAAGCGGGGCGTTTGTCTCCGGAGCGGTCCCACCAGAAGAAGGCGAACCACAGATCAGGCCTCCCGCCGCAGGTCCAGTAGACACGACCATCGGGATTGTCCTTGATCTCGCCGTTCTTGAGCAAGGTCGAATCCAGATGACGCATCTCCCAGGGAAAGCCCGGGTAGGTCTCTTTGGGATCCAGGGTGTCCCTCTCTCTGCCGTCGCTCTGCAGGAAGTGTCCACCGGTCGTGCACCCGAAGTAGAGCGCTCGGTGTTTGCTATGTCCATCGGTACGAGGGAAGTACTTTTCAGTGACAGCCTTCCAGAAGCCCCTGGACAGGAAGATGCTGGCGGACTTGCCATCGATGTCGATCTTGATCTCGAGTTCGCCGTGCTTGTCCAAGCCGACGGGCGTGAATCCTGTCTCTGCAGCGCCTTCATCGCACGTCGGCTTTGGCGGTGTTCTGCCGGTGGCAGTGAACAAGTCATCCCGGATATTGGCGTACTCCCCGTGCTCATCCTCGTCGTAACCGACTGCACATATTCCGTCGAGCACATGTGCGGCCCTCGCGGTTAACGTCTGTAGTGTGTCGATGTCGTCGAGGAGCTTCAGTGTGTTCTTCCTCCAGTGACCTTCAGGGGCAAAGTCGTCCGAGGACAAGAGATCACGCCAGATGTCTCGATCGTGTTTCGTTGTCTTCATTTTGCTCATTGGAGTTTCCATTGGTACGGTGAGGTCGTGTACATGTTCAAGAGCTGGCTGGGTCTACTGAACTTCTTCGTCCTGCAGTGGCTGCTATTCCGCCTGCAGGAGACAGTAGACGTCGATGATGGGAAGCACCTGTCCTGGGACGTCATCGGCCCTATCGTCCCCTTGACCGGTTGGTGGAGCTCGTACGTTCGAGTATGGTGAGGGATGGAAAACCGACTGATTGGTGGAGTCTTGGAGGCAGAGAAAGTAGACCTCGAGCCAGGGATGTACTCGGCCCGATTGATGGGGGCGAAGCTCTACACCGACAACAAGAAGCTGGCTACCGTCCTCAATGAGAGCGACAAGCTGCGCGTCGAGGATCTGGACATCCAGTTTCCAGGAATCATTCAGGCCGCTTTGATGGCGAAGAGGGAGCTGGAGGAAGAACGCTTTGTAGTGGTTTCCTTCCTACATCGCCGCGGCCGCATCCAAGCCAGTTCTGGTGCCGACTACATGTGTATGGCCAGCAACTGGATATCGACCAGCACCCGCAACTAGGTAGAACGAGAAGAAGCCCCCTCCCGGTGAAGGGAGAGGGCCTCTTTTACTATTGTTGCTTGCTACTGCCAGGGGAGCTGCAGGGCAGCTATCCCTGCATCGTAGTCATCTTTGCAGATGTCCTGGATGCCATGGACCGTGATCATGAAGTACCTGACCATGTTCACGGCCTCTACTCCGTCGTCCTTGTTGTAGATGTAGGCACGGACGTAGAGAGTGTCCTCGGGCAGAAGAAGGTAGGCCCGAGTCCAGTGTTCGCATTGGTGTCCGTCAGCTCTGCGACCTTTCTCAGATCGGAGGATGGGGACTCCATTCAGCTTCACCAACTTCGGACTGGTGTGGTGAACGAGCTCGCCGTTGACCTTGTTGTTGTACTCGAAAGTGACCGACTTGTTTGCCTGCCTTTCTTTGTCGTACCACTGGTTGGCTGGAGTTCGAGCTGTCGTGTAGATGTAGGAGTAGTTCGGAACTCCGTCGTCGGTGACGTACCGAAACACCTCATGGAACGGGAAGTTCCCGGGGTCGTTCAGGTCGAGAGTGCTCACGTGCTTGACCATAGCGACGGCCCTGTCATGAGCACTCCGTTCGAAGCTCCTCACCTCCTCCTGCTGCTGGAATGCAGAGACGACGCTGGAGGGTTGTGTGGGAGCGGGAGAGACTTGAGGAGGCTGTGGCTGCTGAGGAGGAGGCTGCAACGGAGCAGCTGCCACAGGAGTACCAGGGATGAATGGAGCAGTCATCACCGGAGCGATTGCTGCTGGGACCGATGCCGGCAGAGTCGGAGGGAGGACCAGAGGGACGGGAGCCGAGAGCCGTTTCTCTGCCTCTATGGCCGTTTCGACCATGGTCTGGGCGTGGTCACCGATCTCTTTCCAGTTCTTCGGTATTGGGAGCCCTCCAACTTCCCTGAGGGCATCCATTATCATGGTGGCAGAGTTCTTGGCACTCTTTCTTTTCGCACCCTTGAGGTAGGTACCTTCGAGTGCCTCATCCAAGATCTCGAGGTTCGCGTACCCAATGATGAAGTTCTTCCGCACACTGCTGATGAACTTTTGGTAGGGGTCTGAGTCAGGACCCTGAGGTCTGGGACTCTTCTCGGGAGGTTGAATTCCTCCACCGAACGTAACTGTATTGCGCATCGTATTGATGCCTTTCTTATTAGAGGTGAACGAAGTGAGGTGAACGAAGTGAGTGATATGAGGATCAGTTCCACTAGAACAGACCCGGCAAAAACGCCTCAGCCAACCTGTGACCTTGGCCAGTAAAGCTAAGCTACAACGTCGCTATGACAAAAAGCAGTAGCGGAGATTCAGAGAAAACTCAAGCGGGAACGAGCCGCTAAATCAGGGCCATGGTTCCTCGGCTTCGCAGGTGAACTCCAGATCGTCTCCTTCTGGGAGACACCCCGCCTGCAGTTTCTTCAGTAGCCTCTCGGTAATCAAGAGACGGTAGCGATCAGTGTGGAGCAGTAGCCAGAGTCGGTAGGTATCCATGTTGCTGAGTTCAGGAACAAGATCTCCGAAGACACCCAGACTAGGCATCTGTTCGAGGCTCATCATCAGATGGTCCTTACTCGACGGGGACAACTAGCGGAGTGCGAGAGGGAGGTACAACCGTAGTTGATACAGGTGTCCTTGTTCTCTTTCTCAAAACCGCTCAATTCCTCAGCGAAGGTAGGTAGGTTGGACGGTCTGTCTTTGTTTGATGTGGTGGGTAGACCATCCAGTTCGTCGATGATTCGGATGAGAGCTACGGACAGAGCAGCCGTCTGCAGTAGTCGTTTCTTCACTTCGACATGGGCGTACGGGTTGTTGGTGTCGACCTCGTCTATCTTGGCTACACGTTTGCGGAACATCCGCCTCCATTCCTCCATCCCCCACTCACCATTTGCACCTCCCCAGAGAGCCGTCTGTACTTTCCGTGCAGACAGGATTACGTCCAGTAGGATCCGCTCCTCATCATGTAGATGCTCTCGCATGTATTTCTCTACGTCGCTAATCGGCATTTCTCTTCCTTGGTTGGACTACAGCTCTCGGTAGTTCAGGTTTGCAATTGTTTGGACACGCACCACCAAGGCCATCTGGGTTCGAGCAAAAATGACACTGAGGGGGTTTCGGATTGTGGATGTTCCATTCAAAAGACATAGCGATTGCACTCCAGATGCAGAACAAAGCGATAGATAGTGAGACTAAGAGATCGATAAGGCTCATGGTTCTCCTTCACTTTTCTTATCCCAGGAAAAATCTTGTGGGGCCGGTGGGCTTACCAGTTAAACTAGTGGAGGGTTGTCCTTTCTGTGCGGCAACGGAGCCGCAGAAAGGCAGACAGCAAATGGAGAGGCAGTACAGAATCGGAGAGAACGTCATCTACGTGGACAAGTTCGGAATTCCGAGGGACGCTTTGATCACCATCTGGTGGACAGGCGGCAGGGAGATCAGCGAGTACCTGAACGACACAGGAGAGCCTGGGTGCAATCTGGCCTTCATCTCTGGGGATCCAAGTCGAGACGACTCGTGTGGTCGGCAGACTGAACGAGAGACCTCGGTGGTCCACAAGACCCTTCAACCAGCGCATGGGTTCTACTGGTGTTGGGAAGACGAGCTCGATGATAGCCAGAAGGCTCAGCTGAACATGGACCGAGCCTAAATCCAGGAGACGTCTGGCAGGAACCGACTAGGGACCTAAACCAGTACTCCGCTGTCGCACAGAGAGGACGACCCAGGTAGTATGGGCGGGTGTCGGGCTGGCACCACAAATCAGGGAGGCGTTAGATGAGATGTCACAAACATGTCTGGATAGATATCCCAGACATTCCGAAGCACTTGCAAGGCGGACCTACGCAGTCATGCTCTGAGTGTGGGACGTTGAATATGGATTCAATTACAGGATCGATGACTCGAGAACATCGACTCGATCTGCTTTGGTTGATAACCAGGTTGATGTGCTACGTGCCCACACCTGAGGAAGTCCCAGACAACAAACGAGGTTTCGTTGAGTACGGAGTCAATATGCTCGACGAGGTGACTCGACGGGGACGTGCCATGATCGATCAACTCAGAGTAGGAACCGTGTTTTCTGAGAAGATCACGGAGGACCACTCCAGAGAATCAACATCGTCTTTGCTGCGATACGTCTTTGGGTGGCAATCCCCTGATGGTTCAGTGCAGGCACGTACGCATGAGATAGTCGAGTCGAAGCTCGCTGAACTCGACAGACGTATACCGGCCAGATCCTACGATGGAGACGTGGTCAAAGAGGTCCCCAAGACCAAGAAGGTATCCATCAATGGGACCGATCACCTTCTGACCTTGGATGAGCTCCCATACCAGAAACTGGTCGAGCTTGCTGGAGAGAGTGGGTACCCGACCATCGCCTACCACAATGGTGTCAGTGGGGAATCGGGAACCATGTACAAGGGAATGTCCATCACGATTTGTGATGGCATGCACTTCACCGTAGTACACACTGGCAGTGCGTGACACGGATAGCTAAAAGGACGGCATCGGTGTCCTTCAGCCTCGGCTATGCCTGAGATGCCGTCCCACCACTAGAGCTTTTGACCGAGTACCCAGGACCAGGGGAGATCTAGCGGTGTTTGGTGGGCGAGTATCGAATGAACGTCACTCTTTCACCACTTACTTATCCCTCGACAGACTGAGTATTTTCGTCTGCGAGTTTGATCGCTTCGGGTTGGTGCCTGGTGGGACCACAGTGAGAGATGTCCTCACAACATTTGGGTTTGTCGTCGTCCCACTGGACTAGTACGTAGGTCCAGTCGAATCCTTCGACAGCCCCACGCATGTTCCGGTACGAAGGGATAGAGTCCTCCGTCACATCGGAGCGCATGACCCTGTCCCCGACTTCGAACTTCCTAGAAGGGGAGGTCATCGTACTCCTTGCTGGAGACAGGCTCGTCCTGTACTTCGGCCTTGCTGTCTTTGAACTGAGGGTTGGGTACCATGATGATACGGCCACCTTGCACAGGTAGATCGATGGCGCATGACACCATCGATTTCCCGTATTGGGTGGTCTTCTCCCACCCAGCTCCGATTCGGTACCAGAATGTTCCGCTGCCTTTCTTGACTGGGGTGAGTATGTGGAACTGAGGAATATTGTCCTTCGGCAAGTAGCTCTCCCTCCGTTTGGGTTAGATTCTCTCTATGAAGATGGTGTTCCTGAGAGGCGTACTGATGGCGGAAGGTGCAGCCAACGCTTACACCTGGAGAGGTGACAAGGTGATCTGGAACAAGGTCACCAAAGTAGAGAACCTGTCTCAAATCAGGGTCATCGATGTCCCAGACGCAGTAGAACTGACTCAAGTGTCTGGTGCCTGAACCAGTCATCGGAGAAGGGACCAAGGTCATCTTGATCTGTCCCGATTGCGGAAATGGCAAGGTGATGGTTCTCAAAGACCCACCAGCTCCTGCAGGAGACTTGATCTGCGGTATCGCTTCCACCGTCGAGGACATGAGGAACAACCACAAGTGTCCTCCTAAGCTCGAGCTAGTGAGCTAGTCCTTCTTCTTCAGCAGCTCAGCTAGAACAGCGGGACCGACTTTGTTCCAGTCGATGTGCGCTTGTCCGTTCTCCTGTTTGATGACAGGAGCTCCGAAGGCTCGATCGTCGATGAAGAGATGAGCATGAGCTTTGGGGGATTTGGGCTGAGAGTAGTCTATGTTCTCGTTGATCCCCCACAGAGGGATCTTGTTGTCTTTGAACCACTTGACGGCCGGCTTCAGTCCATCCCCGCTGCGGACTGTCCAGAGTATGAGGCGAGCCCCTGCGGACACGAAGGCCTTTAACCATGGAGCAGCACCGATATCTGAACCGACCTTTGGGTAGTCATTGATGTTGCTTACGCAAGTCCCATCGAAATCAATAGCAAGGATTGGGCTCGACTCGAGTCGGATCATCGTTTGTAAACCTATCATGGTAGTCTGATCTCATGTCCTTCGGCGATGACACACCGACGAACCAACGCAGACCGATCAGACGGTTAAAGCATTGTCCTCGTTGTGATCGCCACCGAGTCTTCAAAGCGAAGAGGACTCTTTGGGATCGAATATTTCGCAGGAAAGCTATGAAGATCTGCGCCATCTGTTTCCACAGCTGGAGATGATCTAGTAAGGACCGGGAGTACCTGTTCCGATCCTTATCGCTTTCTTCAGAAACTCGTCTACTTGGTACAGCCGATCGCAGACGGTGCAGAGCACGAGCGTTGTGCGCTGCCATGTAGGGAAGTACAGAAGAGACTTGGCCCCGCAATCTGGATTCGGGCATTTCTTCCAGATCGTGTACACGAGGTTTCCTAAAGTAGTGGACGTGTGGAGAATCGAACTCCAGTCCGAAAGTAGCGTTGTTCAAGTGTCTACGTGTGTATTCGGTTTCCGTTCACCGACAACATGGCTCATACGTATCGTGTTTTGTTACGCCCGGTTTAAACCCTCGGGAGGGGCAAGGACGCCCGAAGGCGCCTCCACCACTGGAGCAGGAGCAAGCTCCCATTCTGTTTCGAGGCTCTCCAGAAGCCCATGAACTACGCCGCCTGAGCGACGAGCTCAACAGAGTCAACGTTGTCGTTGGCAACTGTTGTTTGGACGGCTTTTAACGAGGCCAGCCGACCAACCTCGACACGCAACTCGAACTCTTCTACCCCCGTCGAAACCAATTCACGCCCTATTCATTTATCAAGATCTCTGAACTTCTTAGCGGCATCGAATGCTGCAGAGAGCCCCAACATGAGGAGCACCCAGAAGCCTATCAGAACCGCTAAGAAGATCCAGAGCACTTTACTTACGCAGTCGTTGACAGTTGGGGTCGAGGACCACAGGCAGGACAGTCGCCTTTTCCAACTGTGGTTTCGTGGCAGATGCAGTTGGGAGGGGGCTGGTTTCCGCGGGCACGAGAAGCAGCCTCCATAGCGTAGTTTGCCACCTTCGGCATCTGCTCCCTAGTGAAGTTGGCAATACTGTCGAAGTCGCTGGCGAGCTCGTCTACCTTGTCCATCACTCTCCAGCACTGGCGACGGTAGACTTGTAGTCCCTCCCACACACTATCGCTGCAGAGGGCCTTCAGGGCTTTCTCTGCCAACACAGTTCGTAGGGTTCCGCGAGATACCGAGAGCGTTTGTTGAACATCATCCCGAGTTATCCGAATCACATGTTGTCCGTCTTTGCGGACCATCATGCTACCGAACCTGATGCTCTCACCTCGATCGTTCTCGATCTCTACGAACTGACCAGCATTGAAGCTCGGAACTCCGGGTGGGCCGTCGAATACGATATCGACGAACTCACTCATTGCCGTCCACCAAGCAATACAGACCAGTCTCTACCCTCTTGAACTTCGACTGGTCGTTGTCTCGTATGTCGATGGACAGGTCTCGAGCGACTACATCCCTCGGTGTTCTGGATTGAGTGGGTAGTCTGTCTCCCGCACGTTCGATGATCTGAGGAACACGGAGGGGTTCACCAGCGTTGCGTAGGACAGATTCAATTACGTTTAGATTGGACATCGTCTCCTTAGTGAAGCGGGGTGCGAGGCCTCGAAATCACCTTACATCCGTTTTCTTTGTTCGGATCAAACAGAGAGCTACGATTGGGTATGTCGAAACGCCGTATCCAGTGTCTATTTCTGGAACCCATAGGAAAAGCACAGGTTTCTTTGCGTCGGTACTGTGGATTCAATAAGTCGGATGAAGTTCGCAAGTGTCCTGGAAAGATGAGCTACCACAACGCCTCTATTCCTATTGGAGTCATCCAATGGAGCGAGGATGAAGGGATGGGCGCCGACGACTTCCCTCATGATGATCCTCAATGGCCTACTCACTGCGAATGTGGCTACGAATTCGATGAGGAAGACAACTGGCAACAAAATCGCAATCGACTGTATGGGAGATCAGACAACGGAGAGTTCACTACGATTGGGGATTCTCCGTTAGGGTCCATGTGGTATGCGGATTGGATGCCTAAGGTGTGGAGGGGTCCAGATGGACGCACCCTCATCGTCCGCACTCCGGGAGGAGACTGGCCTATCGATGGGCCGGCTACCAACAGTAAGAAGGTACCTGGGTGGACTAGGAGCGGGGAGCCCCCGAACATCACGGCCCGCCCATCGATCGGAATGGGCGAGGCCGGGACGCCGGAGTACTACCACGCCTGGTTGACGAACGGAGAGCTCGTCGATTGCTGAGAGCTACTTCATCTGGGCAGTGACTTTCTTGCCCTTGGCGGTGAGCTCGAAGGTACCGGGCTTCGGACTGTTGACCAGGCCCAGAGTGCGGGGACGACGAACAGCGTTCTTGGCCTGCAGGTAGCTGATGCCATCGGCGGCCTCGATGTCCTTGAGGGTGACGGCTTTGCGGTTCCCCTTCAAGACTGTGAGAAGGGAGCGCTCGATCTCGTTCATCGAGATGACCACCACCGGGATGGCGGACTTCGAACTCAGAGAACGCTCGTCCGGGTTGATGTGCTCGAGGATGAGGGCCTCGGTGAGGGTGCTCATGGAGATCCCTCGTTTCTCGCAGTTCTTCTTGACGAGATTGTAGGTCGCTCCGGAGATGCTGATGCTACGTCGGGTTTGCTTGCTCATTACTCTGGTTCCTGTTCAGTGTTGCTTTTGTTATCCGCTGCTTCGATTCTCTCTTGATGCTTTCTGCCTTCTTCTCTGTATCCATCCAGCTTAGCTCTGTGCTCCTTCCGGGTTGAATACGTCAGGGTGGGGAGCGCTCCCAGAGAACTCATGATGAGGAACACGACGGTCCACAGCGAGCTTTTGTCGTTGAGCTGGCAAGACCATTTACGGTGATTCAAGCTGTAGTAGTTGAAGCACCAATCCTTCTGGAACCCTTCGAAGTAGACAGGGGCTAGGTCGTTGCCTGTGTACCCTGGGTCAGGTGGCGGTATCGTGTGGAACAGAGCTTCGAAGGGGGCTTCGATGCGTTGCTCGCTCAGAACGGACAGCTTCCAGTTGTAGAAGTTGCAGCGCATGACGAGCTGTAGTCCCAGGTCCGGGCGCTCGAAGGCGTAGACAGGTAGGACGACGCTCTTGGATGTGTGTTCTCCTACAACTAGAGACGAGCGACAGACCTCTCTTTTCCCTCCTTTTGCGTCGCTGATCTCTATGAGGTTCTCGTAGTACGAAGTGCCGGACAGCACCATAGGAGCGATGGCGTCTCGTATGAACTGTATTTGCTCGCTGGCGGAGTCCTTGTAGATCAGGACGGACCCATCGTGCCGTTGGATCCACGGAAGAAACCACTCCATCAGATCCTTGCTGTCCTCTGGGAACGTGATCTTCATGACTACGTCTCCTTAGCGTCTTTGGCCGCTTTGGCCGCTTTGATGATCGGAGCAGCGCAAGTGTCGTGGACCTTCATAGATACAGCGTCACTCCCGTCTGGACCTGTTTTGATCCAGCACCAATCCGCACTGCCGTCCTTCGTGAGGGGTTCGTCGCAGTAGTAACAGTTCTCTTCTTGAGACATTAGTCGCCTTTCAGTTGGTTCACCTATGCTCTCCCTCAGCATCCCTGTGGGATAGGATCCATTCCGCCATCCGATACACCATTCCCTTGTTCAGAGAGAAGGTGATCCGAGACTTCCAGATACTCTTTCCATTCTTCTGGATGCAGAAGATGAATTGAGGACTCCGGTCTTCGTGGATGATATGGAGTTTTCTCCTATCGTCGATAGGAGCGGTGAATCGTGAATTGAATACTGCCATGCGTCGAGTCTATGACGACTCGACTGCCGGACAGAGTTTACGGATCATTCTTCTGGTCTGGGGCAGACGTCACATCGAAGTCCGCCTTGCGGGTGTTTCCAAATAGCGATTCGAGTACATAGATCGCACTCAGGTCGCTGCAGAAGTTTCCACTTGGTCCTTCTTTTGATTGCCTTCTTGATCTGTTCGTACTCCTCATCCAAGTTCTCTGCAGGTTGTGGGATGAAAGAAGAAAAACTGCTCATGGTAGTAAGGCCCTCCATTGCCCTCTCCAAAACCATAGCTGTGTGCCCTTGAGAGTCCTTTCGTCATTCTCGGCAAGTATGGGAGGTTTTTTGAGACTGAAACCCCGTGACTTAGCCTCTTTCTCCAGCCCGTCTCCGCAGACATGACACAGTCCCCGCACGTATCCGCAGGAGCTGTGGTCGTATGGCCCACATCTGATACAAATCGTCTTACTCATCTTCGTGGACCTTCTTCCCCGACCCATCACAGGAGGGACATTCCGCTTCGACCTCTACTGTGTAGTGGCACTCCCTTAAGTAGCACCACCTGTCTTCGAAGGATTCAATGACTCCGAAGCCTTCACATTCCTCACACTCTTCATCGTGTGCGGCGTCGACCATAGGCGTCTCCTAGTGGTCGGTAGCTGAGATCCGGGTCCTGGACTGGACTATCCCGCAGTGACTGCAGGCTCGAAAGACTCTCCTCCTCTCCGTGCTCTTAGAGAACACAGACAGTGGGGCACCTCTATGCCAGTTGTGTCCTCGACGTATCCAGCAACGGAAGCGTTCCCACAGAGTAGGTACGTGCTCGTTCTTCCACAGACCCATGATCTTGTACCGGACTAATTGGTCTTCGTGTTCATCCCCACAACGGGAGTTCCGTCTTCGTACGTGGGAATCGTGGAGACCGCTGGTTCTGTCGCATCCTTGGGGGTGCAGGGGCCGCACATCTTCTTCTCGGAGACGGTTTCTTTCCCCAAAGAGAAGCTGCCTCTGTTGCTGTACTCCATGTCCCTGGTCTCGATAACCACCATGTTTGGGGTGGTACCGGACTCTTGCGATTGTCCGCATTCTTCACAACGGAATGACATTACGATCCTTGGTTAGGTGTTAGTAGATAGACGTAAGGACGTTACTCGGCTCAAACTTCTTATGCCTTCTGCCGAGTGAGTCTTGCGGTAGCTGCGCTACAGGGAAATGAAGACTTATCCCCACATCCTGGGCACACTACCTCAGATCCACTTTGTTCTGGTCGGTAGAGCTCGGTGAAGCAGTGATCGCAAACAGCGAGGACGAACTCACCTGAGTGCATCCTGTCTTGGATCTCATGCCGTACGCGCTCGAGCAGAGGTTTGTTGCGGACGGGTGCAGTGGATCCCACGATCTCCTTCAGCTTCTTCACCCTCTTTTGGAAGAGCTTCTCTTGTACTTCTGAAGTCACTCCCACTAAATCTTTTCTCCAGGTAGAAACACCATCCCGTATTCATCACCCTCCTCACAGTAGAATAGAGTCCCCTCGTTGGGATCTAGGCCCGCTCTCTTTAGAGCTCCTTTGAACAATATGACGTGTTGCATCTTCGAGAGGTCTCCCTTTAGCAACATCATCGGGTAGAACTTCTGATCTCCTACAGAGAACGTGCGAGTGTCTTTGAACTCAACCAAGTCTTCTCTCCATCATGCGGATAAAGTCATAGGCCATATCGAACTTCCCTCCGTCCTCTGCTGTCATTTTCCAGACAATTCTTGAAGCGACGCAGGCAGCTCTCATGCTGGACATGTTGCCGAGAGCCCGCATCACATCCTTTCTGTTTCCGTTGATCCAAGTCTCTAGTAGTTCTTCCGCACAATTCTCTGGGTCTTCCATACGTCTCATTTCTTAGGTTGAGGCTCTTCTGCTTGGCTCACGTTGTCGAGGGCTGCTATACTGCAAGCATGCGGGCGAGTGAAACGCCTTACACGTTGGGCTCATAACCCAGAGACAGTCGGTTGGACTCCGGCGCCCGCTACCGAGAGAAAAGGACAATGACTTCCAGATCCCAAGCCACGACACTAAAACCAGCCGCGAGGATTACCCTCGCAGGTCTGGATTCGTGCGTGCGCTTCGGTTTCGAAGAGCAGCCCCAGACCTCGCATATAGCGTCCCCGAAGAGCTTGGTCTGGAATTATGGAGGGGTGGCAACCTAGCAGGACTGATCGATACACCGCTAGGAAGCCACCCAGGGAAACCTCGGGTGGTTTTTCGGTTTGGGGGTGGCGCGGGAGTTGGTACCCGTACCCGGCTGTAACCCGGGCGCCTTAAGGGCATTGGAGGTTCGAACCCTCCTACCCCCACCAGGAGAAAACGATGTGTGACTGGAGATGCAATTGTGAGGACTGCTGCTGGGCAAGAGGGGGCGAGATCTGCGCCACCTGCGGTTGCCTGGACTGTTCTCACGGAGAGGGAAAACGCACGGAGGATGACGATCATGCCTCCGTAGCTCAATGGTAGAGCACCCGGCTTTTAACCGGTTGGTTGTGGGTTCGAGTCCCTCCGGGGGTACCACGATCGGGATTGGTGAAACGGTATCACTAGCGGCTCTGACCCGCTCATCTCAGGTTCGAATCCTGAATCCCGAACCATAGCGATGGCGTGCGTGTGGCCATCTTGATTGACTGGTTCACGGCGCTGCATGGCTAGTAGTAGTGGTAATTGAATAGTGTGAATGATGACGGGGCGCAACCACGCCCCGAATTATGCCCTTGTAGCTCAGCTTGGTAGAGCGACGGCCTGAAGAGCCGTGCGTCGGTGGTTCAAATCCGCCCGGGGGCACTGGTGTTGCGCACTGAGGGGAAGGCGGGGGAGTGGCATGCTCTCTCTGCGCACTTCTTGGAAGGCGGGCACCTATATAGACGACGATCTGGGATCATAGTGGTCTCCAAAACCGCTCAGCGGGGTTCGATTCCCCGGTTGTCTGCTACTTGCGTAGATAGGCACGGAACTCTCTGGCCATCCTATCCAGAGAGGTGAACATAGCCTGTATGGCTTCTCTCTTTGCTTCATCCACATCCTTCTTCAGGAGAGGGCTATTGGTCACCGAGACATCGCCGTGCACAGACATGAGCCATTGATCCTCTTCGTAGTGTAGGTGTCGATGGACCAATAAACGGACCTTCCCGACTCGTAGTTCCCAAATGCTTGGGATCCTCTCTTCATCGTTCTTGGTGTAGGTGGATATGTCTTTCCATTCGTTCATGTTCTTTCCCTTCGTGGCGCAATCAGGAAGCGCAGCCGGTTCTTACCCGGAAGGTTAGAGGTTCAATTCCTCTCGAGGGGACTCCGATTTGCCTTCGCGAGCGCCTGGGTGTGCTGCGGCACTGTCTATGCTGTGTGGGAGGGTTCGATTCCCTTCGGAGGCGCCGCCGACCTGTAGGCGTTAAACACCAACCAGCGCAGCCGTGGTGCGTCTGGCACCGAGAGGTGAACTCCGTCCGTACAGCGGCGGGCAGGTCATTTTAGAAGCGGGAAATCTGGGTTCGAGTCCCAGGAGCTCTGTTGATGTTCGGCCCTGACCGACGAGGAGTGATCGTCTAATGGCAGGACGCCCGCGTGTTTTGGAAGCGCAAGCAGATTGGCGACTGCACCTGGTTCGAAACCAGGCGAGCTTAACGGCCTTGGGAGTCCGACTCTCCCCGCTTCCGCTAAGATAAAAGCTTTTACCTTGGAGGGTAATGCAGCCAGGGGCTGTCGCGTCCTGCTAAGTCGACGGCGCTGTAAAGCGTTCGGTTCGAATCCGATGCCCTCCTCCACGGCCCCATCGTCCATGGGTTAGGATCCTGGGCTTTCAATCCGGGGAAGCGAGTTCGAGTCTCGCTGGGGCTACTAACGGGGAATCCGGAAGGCCGGAGCCATCCCTTGCAAGGAAGGCCGAGAGGGAGCGTTACCCTCATTCTCCACCATTCGGGGTGTAAGTCAGTGGTCAGACATCTCGCCTTGGAAGCGAGAAGCCGGTGGTTCGAATCCACTCACCCCGACTAACGTAAAAGTGCCTGTTGCTTTTGACGGAGTCGGATACCGTTTGCTTCTCCGCCGACCAAGGTCGACCACCGTTACAGGGGACAGGCAACTCCCTGACGCGCAAACAGAAGGTACCAATGCTCGAGACGTTTTGATAGTGGACGTTCCCGATTCCCACGCTATCCGATACGGTCGACGGGCCGTTATTGAGTGGGGCGGGGTCAAGCAGGTGAAGCCGACTGGTGAGGCACGACGTTGCCAACGTCGTATAGGTGGGTTCGATTCCCATCACCTGCTCCATTGCATGTGACCAGCTGGAGCTGGTGTACGGTTGCAACCCGTGCTGGGCGAGTTCGATTCTCGACACATGCTCCGGGCCTTTAGCTCACTGGGTAGAGCCGCCGGCTCATAACCGGTAGGGCAGGGTCCGATTCCCTGGAGGCCCACTCTATCGCAACGACCTACGGGCTAGGAGGCTCGTCTCATAAGCGAGACCGCTTGGGTTCGAGTCCCAACGTTGCGACTATTCCCGATCGGGAGCAAACAGTTCTGTACGGGGTGTTCTTGGGTAGATCAAGTCTGTGATCAATCGAATTGTCCCGTTCGGGAACAATTCGGAGTGTAGCGAAGTGGTATCGCGCACCGTTCGGGACGGTGAGATCGGGAGTTCGATTCTCCCTACTCCGACTATGCCGAGGCCGCTGGGTCGGAGGCGGCTCTTACAAGGCTGCTCTGCTCGGTTCAATTCCGAGTCTCGGTACCAAACACCCCTTCGTAGCTCAGTGGTAGAGCCGTCGGCTGATAACCGACAGACGGGAGTTCGATTCTTCACGGAGGGACCATGGTGTTCGTAGCACAACGGTAGTGCATCCCGACTGTGAATCGGGAGATGTGGGTTCGAATCCCATCGATCACCCCAAGCGGGTGTCGTCCAACGGCAGGGCCTCAGACTTCCAATCTGATGACAGGAGTTCGAATCTCCTCATCCGCTCCAAGCTCGTGTGGCGCAATGGCAGCGCAGTCCCTTCGTAAGGGAAAGGTTGTCAGTTCGAATCTGACCTCGAGCTCCATTCCGGGGTCGTTCAACGGTAGGACAGCGGTCTTTGACTCCGCCAATCTTGGGTTCGAATCCCAGTCCCGGATCTAACTAGGCAGCCTTCAGATGACGGAGTTTTCTGTCTCCGTCTTCCCATAGTTGGAATCGAACTCGTGGGAACTTCTTCTTGATGGACGAGATGAGGGTGAGTCCTCTGTCTGATACGACTCGTACTTCTACTCTCTCTACCTTCAACTTCCTGATCGCAGTGATCCACATGGTCTTCGCTATCCCCCTGCGTTGGAAGGAAGAACGAACCCAGGTGCCATGTGAGTTAATTGAGTGCCATCTACGTCCAAAGTCGAACTTGAATGCACCAACGATGGGGTCTCTGGATTTTGGGTCGTAGGCAATTACGACATGATTAGCTCTTGACTCAAGATACCAGTTCCAGTTGTTTTCCAGCATTCCTCGATGCAAAGGGTTTCGACGACGTATTGCCTTTAAGGTGTTCTCCGAGTTGTCCTTGTGTATCAAGTAGTACCGAATACGACTAGGTTTGGGTTTGAGTATGAAAGGAACCATGTTGTAGGGATTGTTGTTTCTAGGTTTTGTTCCCATTTGTTTTTCCTGCTGGTGTGGCGCAACGGTAGCGCAATGGTTTTGTAAACATGGATTGATTTACAACTCTCCTTGGTTTACATTCAGAGGATGCCAGTCACCCCGAAGAAGGCATGTAGCAAGTGCGGGAAGAGACGAACCTCGAAGACCTGTTCTAAGAAGAGGGGCGGATTGGGTTCGATCTGTAAGGAATGCACCGCGAACTACTACAAGATCTACTACAAGAACAACAAGAAGCATGAGATAGCCAGAGCCAAAAGGAACGTCAACGCATTGCGAATTAGGTTGAAGGTCCTTGTAGATGGGCTGAAAACCAAACCGTGCTTGGATTGTGGGAGGACCTACTCTCCGTGGATAATGGATTTCGATCACAGACCGGGTAGTAAGAAAGTGGCAGCTGTCGCGACCTTGGTGAGGTCCTCAACCGAGAAGAAGGTGCTGGAAGAGATCGAGAAATGCGATCTCGTGTGTGCTAATTGCCACAGGCAGCGTACTCACGAAAGACGAAGTCGCCGGAGTAGCTCAATTGGTAGAGCTACTGCTTTGTAAGCAGAGGGTTGCGGGTTCAATTCCTGTCTCCGGCTCTATATTGGTTGTGGTGGGTGGGCTCGACTCCTCTCACCAGCTCTATGGGTCTTTAGCTCAATCGGTAGAGCGCCCGTTGACTCGAGGGGGTTTAGCCCAGCGACTCGGAAAAGAGGTGGCTAACTCAAGTACTAGGTCGTAGCCCTTTGAGGAACCGAAAGGCGGGAGATGGATGTTCGATTCATCCGGGGCCCACTATTCCGAGGTAGCTCAATGGTAGAGCGGGCCGCTGTTAACGGTCTGGTTGGGAGTTCGAGTCTCTCTCTCGGAGCTGAGTACCTCTAGCAATCTGGTGATTGCGGACGGTTGTTAACCGGAGGGAGCTGGGTTCGATTCCCAGGGGGTGCGCCAAGTCTTGTCCCTGTAGAACAGTGGCCCAGTTTGCCGGCCTCTCAAGCCGGAGACGGGAGTTCGATTCTCCCCAGGGACGCCGCCACCTCGGTCTCCTCGTTGTGAGTCCAAAGGGCTGTGACACGGCCAGCCACACGCGAGGATAGAGACCGGGGTGGCCACAAGCGGATGTGGTCAAGAGGTAAGACGCTTGCTCGACACGCAAGAGATAGCAGGTTCGATCCCTGCCATCCGCACCACACTCTTTGCTGAGGTCTGCGCCAAGACACCCAGACGTGGAAGCAATCCGTCAGGTGGGAGTCGCCTTCTGGCCCAGCGACGCTTTACCACCAGGGAGACGCGGGAGCATAGCCCGCCGGCGAAGAGTGTCCTTGCCCATGTAGCTCACTGGCAGAGCGCGCCCTTGGTAAGGGTGAGGTTGAGGGTTCGACTCCCTCCTTGGGCTCCATGCCCCCGACAGTGGATACTGAGCCCGACGCTACGAACGTTGGTGAGGCGGTTCGATTCCGTCCGGGGGTGCTTTCTGTTTACACGACTCAGAGCAGTATTTCTCTTTGGCGTTGATTCCGTTTATGGAGAGGAAGACACAACAGCTTTGACACTGCAGTACACCAGGGGGACTAGACCCTGGACCCCAAGTTGCTGTGTTGTAGTCACTGCTGCCGATCATGGGATTTCCCCAACGGTCGCGAACTATTATTCCTGTCACTGAAGGTGGATCCTAACTCGGGTCTCCGAAACCCGATGAGGCGGTTCAATTCCGTCCAGTGGCACTATTGCCTGCGTACTCCAATTGGCAGAGAGAGCACGCTCAGAACGTGTGAAGTGTCGGTTCGACTCCGACCGCAGGTACTAACTCTCAGCGAGAACACGTGCGTGTACTACTCTTGTGGGGTGGAACCTCTCTCCCCAACGACATGGTACTCCGGGATCTGCATGGCAGGTATGGCAGTCCACAGCTAGAACTAGGCACGGTAGTCGCTGAAGCTCTGTGTTCCACAGATCTATGACGTCTTGACATGCATGAGAGAATGGAGGGTTGGCGACTTTGAAAACAGATGCCCTCACTTTCTCTAGATCCAAACAGTTCTTACACTCGTGGCATCGCATTGTTCTCCTGGGGGTGTAGCCCAACGGAAGAGGCATATGAATGTTCATCTATTGCCATTTCAGTATAGCTGGAGTAGCCTAATTGGAAACGGCGTCCGACTTAAACTCGGATTGTTGAGGGTTCGACTCCCTCCTCCAGCACAATGTCAGATAGAACTTGGACAGATCCCGAGCTGAAACGGGAGGTCAAGAAGGCCACGTCCCTGGCACAAGTGCTAAGGGGTATTGGACTAGTCCCGGCTGGTGGTAACTACCACAGTATTCAGCTCCACATAGAAAGGCTTGGTCTAGATACATCTCATTTTCTCGGACAAAGCCATAACAAGGGCAAAACCCTCCCATCTCCTCCAGGGACGATTCCACTCAAGAAGATTCTCGTCAGGAACAGTAAGTACACCAATAATGGGAGCCTGAAATCTAGGTTAGTGAGAGAAGGAGTCTTGAAATACAAGTGCTCCGCATGTGGAATATTGAAGTGGGGAGGAGAAGAGTTGTCTCTACACCTGGACCACAAGAATGGAAACAGGAGAGATAACAGAGTCAGCAACCTCAGGCTGCTCTGCCCCAACTGCCATTCTCAGACAGAGACGTACTGCGGGAAGAACAACAGAAAGTAAGCCCTTCAGTGAGGGTTCGAATCCCTCTACCCCTACTACGCCGGCGTCGAGCAATTGGAAGACTCATTGGTTTCAAAAGCCATGCAGTGTCGGTTCGAATCCGACCGCCGGTACTACTCGGTGTGGTGGTCGACGTTATCGATCCCACGAGCCTTCATGATCTCCTCCACCTCTTCGAGAGGCCACAGGTCGAGGTTACTGCGGGTATCCACACCGACGTCCATGCGACGGATGTCTCGGGTCTGAGTCAGTGACCCATGACTGTGTCCGTGGCAATGCCAGGATCCGTAGTGGTACATGTTCCAGACCTCGAAGGGGTAGTGGCTCAGGATGATCTTGACCTTCTCTCCCCCAACCAGGTGCCTGATCTCGTAGTAGTGAGTCACCCGCTCGAACCGAGTCGCAACCTCACCCTTGATGGACTTCTCGTGGTTTCCAAGGATGTAGTGGATGTGTCCAGGGAGCTGGTCAAGGATAGCCAGGGTTCTGGTCTTGTTGGAGAACGATAGATCTCCCAAGTAGTACACGATGTCTTTGGGTCCGACCTGCTCTCTCCAGCGTTGGATCAGTGCCTCATCCATTTCCTCGACACTGGAGAAGGGACGCTCTTTCTCTATGATGAATTTACGGTGACCGAAGTGATGATCAGCCGACAGAAACGTATTGCTCATTGATTCTCCTACGCCAGCGTAGCCCAACGGCAGAGGCACAGTGCTAAGAACGCTGCAAGTGTGAGTTCGAATCTCACCGCTGGTACTATATTCAGGCAACTAACCAAAGAAAGGGGCGACATGACAACGCAGACACTCATGCTGTCGCAAGGCTACGAGCCGATCAAAGTCGTCTCATGGCAGCGAGCCTTGACCTTGCTCTTCCTGGGCAAGGTCGAAGTCATCGAGGAGTACGACCAGGACATCCGGTCCACTTCCTTGGTTATCAAGATGCCGGCCGTTGTCCGCCTACTCAGGGCGTTCAAGAGGAGGAAGAAGCCGATCAAGTTCTCTCGAGTCAACATCTGTGCTCGTGACAAGTACAGGTGCCAGTACTGCGGGACAAAGCTCGATATAGAGAAGAGCACCTACGACCACGTCGTTCCACGTTCACAGGGAGGCAGGACAGAGTGGACGAACATCGTCATCTCCTGCTCACCGTGCAACTTGAAGAAGGGTGGCCGGACTCCCAGCCAGGCCAGGATGAAGCTGCGAACACAGCCCATCCGACCTACCTGGGTTCCAGTTATGGTCCTCCGGCTTAGTAGAGAGAACGCACCAGACGCCTGGAGGGATTATCTCTACTGGACGTCCGAGCTCGAGTCCTAGTCGGCTAGGTAGGGAGTCCTTGTGCTCTCTACCTAGCTGCATTTGGAGAGTCAAGCAGATGTGGAGACCGCACCTGATTTGAAATCAGACGAGCCGAAAGGCCTTAGGAGTTCGACTCTCCTACTCTCCTCCCAATCGTATTCGAGAGACGGTTGTTGGTGAGCTCGTGCAGGAGCTCCCGCACTCTCGGCATGTTCTCTTCAGTCACTTCTTGGATACTCACCAAAATCTCGTCGTGGATCAGAGAGAAGCTGGTCGCTCCCAGCTTAACGAGTTCGAAGAGGATCTTCTTCAGTTGCTTATCGTGATCCGCGTGCACAGACTGGATGGTCGGTGTTTTCATCGTTCTCCTCCTTGGAAGGGCAAGCCAATGGGTGATGGCAGCTGCTTGGAAAGCAGTCGAGCTCGAAAGGGCCTTGCGGGTCCGACTCCCGCTCCTTCCGCTACTCACACCCCTGAAGTGCTTTACCGATCCTGCTCTGTATGTCGATATCGGATAGCTCTTGGGCTTCTGCAATACGATCCAACGCACGGACCTTCTCCAGAGACTTGGGAGGTAGGTCGGAAAAGTCGATGGCCAGGATAGCCTTCTCTGTGTTGGCTCGTACCTGCTTCTTCTTTCCAGACTTGACGTCGGCCAGGACCGTTAGAGCCACTCCACTGATGGCTCCAATAACACGTCGTCCGACTCCCTGTGCAGAGAACTTCAGCAAACGGTTCTTGGATTTCTCTGCTGATACCAGTCCGTTCCATACGAGACTCAGCCTGCACTTCCCACAGATCCCTCCAACCGAATCGCTGCGGAGAAAAGACCGTGTCAGGCATTTGCCATCAAACCCAGGGCACCCGTTTTTGTAGGTACGGGTTCCAGTGGTTCCGTCTGGCTTCGTCCATTTCCTAGTGACCTTTACAGGCCGGCGAGGTTTGAGCTTGAGAGCAGCTTCCTTAGCCTTCTTCTGTAGGTCGTGATAGGCGTCTGCGTTCGATTTCGTACATGGCTTGCATCTGCAGCCCACGGTGTAACGAGCCCTGGTCCCATGCTTGTAGGCGTCTTTGGGGGGTAGGGTTGTTGGTCTCGCCATTGCTAATTCTTTCTGCCTCGCGAGAAGGATCTCAGGCGAGACTTCTAATCTTGCTGTGCCGGGTTCGAGCCCCGGGCGAGGTGCCGACTCCACTTCCGGCGTTTGTGTTCGTCGGTGATCCGGCCTTTGCAGCCTTTGTGGTACCAGCCACAGCACTGGAAAAACTCCATCCCGTCATCATCCACTATGCAGTTGCAGATGTTCGCCATCTTCTTCCTGCAGGATCCTTTGTGTTTGATCACGACCCGTAGTGCTCGTAGTCGGAATCCTCTAGGAGATCGTCGATGAACTGCTCTTCGTGGTCCTTAGAGACAGAGTCCTCGAAATCTTGATCGTCCTCCATCTGCCGACAGAGCTGGATCTCGTGCATGATGGCTGCGGTTAGTTTCTCTGCAGCCTCTGCCTGTCTGACGTCTTCTGCGTCGGATGCCGGATCTCTGTACTCCGACTCCCAATCACTCTTCATCTTCGGCATGGCTCCTCCGGTGGATTCCGGGCTCGGGATTCCTAATCCTGATGTCGGTGGGTTCGATTCCCCCAGGAGCTACTAATCCCCACAACCCAGGTTGTTGATCAGCTTCTTCAGAGGTTGGCAGTCTCCCGTCATCTTGCACAGCTCGGTAGCTGCCTCGAGTTTTGCCTCACATCGTTTGCGTTTAGCGGTTAATGGATCGTCGCATTCCATTTTCCCGCACGATACCAGTAGCAACAGTATGTAGAGTATTTTCAAGGACGCTCCTCTTGGAGTTTGCTTGTCTTCTTGAACTCCTCGAGCTCCTTCGACACATCACCATGCCGAGGGCAGGTTTCATTGTCACCCAGCCAGAACCAGCAACGGCCGACAGAAACTCCATCGGCCGTTCGTTCTCGTATAGGGCAGTTGTTGGGTCCGATGGGATCCTCAGACATCATTCAACCAGTAGATCTCCCGGAACAGGACCAGCACCGAGAGTTTGTTTGGCTCCTCGGTACATCTTCAGGACGAGACGCTGTTCCGGGGTGGCGTTCTCTCCTTGGCGTTTGATTCGACGCAGAGTATCCCAGAGGCTTTGTGTACCTCCGGCATACTCTCGGGCCGTTTGCCCGATAGCGTTGACGATCTTGGTATCCAGCAGGTGGTTGCGGGATTGCTCGTTGAATAGAGTCTCTTCACAGAACTCACGAGCCTCTTTGCGGAGACGACGGAACTCTGGACAGTTATCATCGTAGGACTCGTTCAAGTTCCCGTAGTCATCGAAGGTGACTTTCCCGCCCCCCTCATTCCAGACAGGGGATTTGGCTCCATGGTCGAACAGGATCTCCGCCAGGTGGAGACGATCTGATTCGAGGGACATGTCGAGCTCCCCATCGAATCCTACGTAGCGTAGAGCAGACTGGACGGTCTCTTTATCCGCCCCGATGATGTCCACTACGGATACCGATACGTCCCAGCGGTACGTGGCGTCCCTACCGCAGCAGGCAGGTAGGTCGTTTATGTCGATGAAGAAGAATGAATACCCCTTCCCCTCATCTGGGCGTCCATCTTTGCAGACGTACATCCATTGATCTGATCCCCCATCCCGAGATACCAACCAGTGCTTGTGGTAGTAGTCTCCGTTTTCGGTGGGGATCTTGTTTCGTGCCGCCACTAGCACCACCCTTTAGACTTCTTGCGTCTCATCCTCCTCTTGCGATTCACCCTCTGCCTCGGTTTGCGTTCGATCCTCTTCAGTTTGAGCGCGTACCTTGCTGGATCGTCTTTCCTCAGTTGCTCCAGCATCGCATCCCTTCGGATCTGTTCCTTCGACAGTTGGTTGAGTGTCTGCAGTATGTCCATTCTTCTTCTCCTCGTATGGGTCTGGGTCGTGCCAGATGATGTGAGCTTTGCCATCGTGTCCGTGTAGCTTCTCGAACACAGCGATAGACTCCGACGTGATGATCTCCTTGTGGTGACTGTTCCACTCGGTAATCACCCATCCGTTGTTGAGCAGTACACCTTCGGCCACTCGGCCTGTTCCGCTCACCCCGGAATCGTCTTTGTCTCGTTGAAGATGGAAACGCCTCATAGGACTCCTACTTGTTTTCCAGCCGCTCCTGCATCTTCTGATGGAAGTCGGAAGAGCACCAGATTTTGTGCTTCCACCAAGGAGGCATCCGACTCCCTTCTTCCAGAAGTGTCTTGAACTGCTCGGAGATCGTATCGGCAGGAACATTGTGCACATTCCTGGCTATCGCATCTTCTGGATCCGCCCAGATAGTGATGACCTCGACGGTACGCTTCATGGATTCTGCCAGAGCGTAGTAGGGAGCTATCTCTACGGCACGGGTGTTCGTGTTGTCTACAACGATGTACGGAACCATCGGAAAGGTGTTCCGTTGTAAATACCCAAGGAACTTCTGGAGACACCAGCTGTGTGCGAGCCCTATCTTGAGTGGATCGAACGCGTACTCTTTGTCTCCTCCGATAGACCAGAAGTCATCAGCGGAAGCTACTAAAGAGTCTGCATAATGCTCTTCTCGATACCTGGATTTTCCAGATCCAGAGATGCCTCGCATAATCACTACGTGCTGCTTCTTCATAGTTGACTCCAAAAAAGAAAAAGAACCCCCCTCGAAAGGGTTCTCCCGACCGGACCCCGTTAGGGATCTAGTCAGTGTTTCTGGGGTTGCGGATGTGCAGACGACGGTCGAGGGCCTCGGTGCCCTTGTTCATCAGCCAGGTGGTCCCCACGATGGTTACCACTACGGCTGCTGCCATTCCACACACACGAGCTACGGCGACGACGAACATCTACTGCGGAGCCTTCAGGTACCGTACCGTCTTCCTTCCGGCGGCGTACGCACGTTCTGCAACTATGAGAGCAAGCGCCACTTTGAACGCCACGACAGCAATCTTGAGCATGGTTTTCTCCTGGAAAGTACTGCAAGCCCTAGACAGCATGTCTTTGGACTCACAATCCTTATCCCTAGGAATGCCCTAGAATTGCAGGTTTTTGGCCTGTTTCTGATCACCCGTTTTTAGAGCTCTACGCACCTAACTATCGTAGGGGGTTGACAGGGTGTTCTATCATTGGCAACTTAGAATCATGACTCATTGACAGTAAGCCTCTGGTTCACTACGTCATTGTCCGGCGTGACCTCCCTAAGGGTTTGATGGTTGCGCAAACAATCCACGCAGCGGGGGAATCTAGCTCCAAGCTGCCTTCTGGAACCATCGCTGTAGCTCTAGCTGCAGAGGATGAGCTCGAGCTGCAGCAGCTCCAGGAGCGGCTCCAGGATGCTGGGATAGACCACACCCCCATCATCGAAGGGGAAGGCTCCCACAGCGGTCAGTTGATGGCTGTAGGGCTGTGTCCCGTAACGGATCGCACAGCGATTAGGAAGGTGGTCAGTTCCCTGCCTCTTGTACAGTAACTCTTGTCGGAAAGCATTGATGGATAGATGCGTTCGGTAGACCTTTGGGTGTACCAATGAAGCCAAGTTCGATTCTTGGCTCCGACACTACGCGGTGGTAACTCAGATGGTAGAGTGCCTATGGCCCCTTCGGGGAACCGGGAAGTCGGAGATTCGATTGCTCCCCACCGCACCGATGGTCTGTAATGCTCCAACGGTAGAGCTGCCGGCGTAATGACCCGGTGGTCGTGGGTTCGACTCCCTCCAGACCAGCTACAACGTCATCGGAACAGGGCGAACTATTTTGGCCCCGTACTCTCGCTCGATTGCTCTGATCTCGGACTTGGTCATATCGTCCAGTGTCCGGCAGTGCATGTCCGCAAACGAGTAACCTAGTCGGTCTCTCAGTCTTTGGATTGAGCTCTCACCGTTGGACGAAACCGTACCAGGTTTCCAGCCCCTCTTACGTCCCCCGAATTTCCCCATGAAGGGGAATCTATCAGAGATTTAGTGGGGGTCTCGGGGATACTCTTCTTGAGATGAAGAGTTGGTGGGTACGTGTGCGGTGCAAGCTACTCAAACACAAGTGGATTACAGTAGCTCGGTCCGATGATGAAGACGGTCTTCTGGGGCCTCGAGGACCAGCTCGTGGTTGCCTATCGAGGTGCCGTAGGTGCGGAGAGGTGTGGGATGACCTGCCTCCTCGTCATGGTCCAGTATTGCCCTCCGACTCGCCAGAACCCAAGCCACCAGAATCGAAGTGAGGAGCAAGAACAGAATTAGGTACGTGTTTTCGGCTACTGGTGAGAACACAATGACGGGTCCCGATACAGCACACAACGAGAACAAAAAGTTCATCCTTTAGCGTACGCAGAGAAGGTTGTTGGTGAGTAGACCCAACCAACAAGAAAACGCCGGACCCATCCGCTGTAGGGCCCGGCGCTAGTTCAGATCTCCCGGTTCATTCGAGGTCCCTCCTCGTATGTATTCAAATTTGTATGTCCAGTGTAATTAGGTCCGAGTGACCCATTCCTGTGGATGGCCCATTGTTGGGGCCGAGACATCAGTCTAGCAGCACTAGAAGCTGAAGTGTGCCGAGGACTGTTGGCAATCATCGCCCTCGGACGCCATCTCGATCTTCCTCTTCCTGTCTTCGGAATTGAGGAAGTCTTTGACCAGCGCTTCGACGATACCGCTCATGCTCTTTCCGTTGACTTGAGCGTTGTCCTTCAAGCGCTTGTAGGTGGGTCCTGAGATGCTGACGCTTCGACGAGTTTGTATTGGCATTTCTCTACTCCTGGTCTTCTCCTGTTGATGGTCTCCCTCCAAGAGCACGGATCAGAGAAGTACGTGACTGCTTGGAGAGTTGCCCCTGAATCAAGACTGCGGTAGCTCCGGTCTCTTCTTCTAGGGGAGCATCGAGACTGGAGGGACCTTTGTCATAGATCTCGATGCGATTTGTTTCGGTGTCTACGACAATAGTGTCTAGGTCACCGCCGTCAAGTTGTACCACTAGTCGTGCCATGTAAATACTCCCAGAAAGGCTCTGCCCACGAAAGGTAGTTCCGTGGCAGGATTGGGGTTGTGTTGGATTCAACAAGTACACAGGCTTTCTGTGACGAGCTCGAGAAGATAGCCAAGGCCCTCCAAACCTATTCTGTGGAGGAGCTATCGAAGAAGCTCAAACCTGGTGACATCTTGACGACACAGAGAAGAACCACGAACAGTTGGGGTGAATCTCTAAACAAGGTTCTTCTGGGTTTTTTCCAAGGGACTCCCTATACCCACACCGGCTTGTATATCGGTGATGGAGATATTGTAGATGCGGGGAAGTGGGGGAAAGGCGATAAAGCTGAGACAAGGGTCCACAAAGTAAAACTCAAAGACTTCGCCAAAAGATACAAGATCAGAGCACTGAGAGTACGTGGGTCCAACAAGGTGAAAAAGGATGCGGTCGCCTACGCCAAAGAGCAGGTTGGTAAGGACTACAACATGTCCGGAGTACTGAGGTTGGCTTTTCCTGTATTTGGTAAAGTGAAGGCAACAGAACGTATCCGTAAGAAAGTAGTAGATGAGTTGTTCTGCTCTGAGTTGGTGGCGAATGCGTATTCAGCAGTCAACATCGCAAAAGACAGAGCGCTGAAGCATGTGAGACCCGTGGATATCCAACGTTCTCCGTTAACCAAGAGTGTTGTGGAGTTCAACTAGTAGATGTCCGAAGAACGAGCGTGGAGCCGCTTCCCAGAAGTAGATGGAGATTGTCCGTTTGCCTTCCGTCTATCGAACGACCACCTAGACGATCATCGCCTAAGTAGAGAGAGGTTTGATCGAGTCGATACCATAGTGGCTCACACCACTGGAGGGACATGGGCATCCAAGCAGGTCAAGAAGAACCCCAATGCTTCCGACCAGGATCTGCTTGAGTACATTCTCGACTACTACTGGCGCAAGGGTAAGACACCTCGCAAGAGTACGAGCTCGCATTACTTCATCTGGTGGGACGGGAGAATCTTCCAGCTCTCAGACGACCATCTCCGTGTGGGGCACGTAGGTGTATCTGGAGATGAGCGGAGAGCCTATCTGGACGGTAGCTGGGAGGAGAAGGGGAAGGCCAAAGGACAGAGCTCAGAAGGGATGAAGGGACCCATCAGCTCTCGTGCCGTTAAGGAATGGAAGAAGGCCTGGCCCCACTACAAGTCGCCTCAGCACCTGTTCGGGACCAGGTATGTCAACTACTGCAGCGTGGGGGTCGAGATGGCTCCATGTGTAGTTGACGGAAAAGCTCGAGCTGAGCCAATCGGCGAGGGCTACCGGTTCACGATGGCCCAGCACCAATCGTTCTGCGCTCTCACGGTCGACGTAGCTAAGCGGTGGGGATGGGAGGGCGACTGGATCAAGGACCCCAAAGGAGGTCCATGGTCCCCTCGAGTGGCTGGTCACTCAGACTTCGACCTCTACGGACGCAGTACCAGTAGAGCCGGTATGTGGGATCCAGGTGGTCACCGCAACCCACCGTGGTTCGATTGGACATTCGTCTACCGCAACATCCAGACACTACTGGCACTGCAATCCGTCATGAGTTCAGACATCTCCCAGATGATCATCAAAGGGTTCTTCGATCCCATTGGGGATGTGGGGTTAGCGGTGCAGAGGTTATCTAATCCTCTTCTTCCTCTTCGTCTTCTTCGTCCTCATCAGACATGATGTCTTTTACGGCAGACTCGAGCCTCTTCTTGTCTTCCTTCTCCTGCTCAATGATCTCGTCCATCATCGGCTGATCTAGAAGATCCTCCATAGCGTCTTCGATCAGTTCTCGGAGAATACTAGGAGACAGAGCATCGAGTTCCCAGGACTCATCGATGTCGTACTTCGCCATGAACTCCCGGGCACGACTGTCTGTCATCTTCACAGGATTTGGTGGGGGTTGGTACTCATCCACCTGATCCATGGTGAGAGCCAGCTTGGTGACCTCCAGGCTCTCGACCCCGAATAGACTCATCCGAGATCGGATGTCTCGAACCATGTCTTCTCCGCTAGGGTCGAAGTCTCCTAAGTAGAGCAGAGAAAGATACTTGTCGTTCTGTGCTATGAACCTTTCCGCACTCTCCTTCATGGCACTCAGTGAGGAGTAGCCTCGGTTGACCATGAGGATGATGTGGAACTCTTTGGCGATGGGCTCTAGAACACTAGCCAGGGCATCCTTCTCGACCCAGAGTTCCACGTAGTTTTCCTGCCCTTCCCATCGTGGGAGTCGGTAGGACCACAGAGCCGCATCTGTCAGGTGCTTGAGGTTGTCGAACTGGCTTGGTTTGTCTGGCTTACGGACTCGATCCTCGATGGCATTCCAGTCCATCATTCCGGCCAGACGAGCCTTACCGACCAGGACTCCGAGGTTCGAGTAGCTCTTTTGACTATTGGCGATGATGTCCCTGGACACCAACTGGTAGTAGAGCTGTCGGAGAGTGAGCTGGTATTCGCTCATCTCGTCGATGACTTCGTTGCACTGCTCGAGCAGTTCTATGGATTTGCGGAGAGGGCTCCACTTTTTGAAAAACTCACGCATAGCTATCCCTCCTAAGACGTAAAAAGGGTGGGACGAGAAACCCCGCCCCACCCTCTACATACCCAACCGGAACTAAGAATGTGCGCCGGAACCGACGATCGGTGGCGCAGCAGGTAGCGGAGGAGGAAGTGTAGGAGACACCGGCGGAGCCACAGTCCCTCGAGCATCCGTGTAGAAACCACTGTGGTCGACGTTGCCGGACACCTGAGGAGGAGTCTCAGGGACGAACAGAGAGGAGGTAACCGTCACCTCTTCCGTGACGTCGAATAGCTCACGAGTGAGATCGGTCAAGGCTTTCACCTGGAGCATGAGTGCCGCCTCGATCTTACCTACGGCGTTGGTCGGACCATAAGGACCAGAAGGGGCTGAAGCGACCAGAGTCAGAGACTCGCTGAGGCTTCGGATGTTTCCCTGGAGCGTTTGGAAGCTCACAGGATCCAAGGTGCGCTTCTTCTTCAGGACCTTGGGGGCTTTGGGGGCTTTCTTCGGAGCTACTGCCTTGGCAGTACCAGCTTTCTTAGCCACCGCTGTCTTCGTCTTCTTGGTAGCAGGTTTCTTGGTTGTGGTCTTCTTGGCCGTAGCCTTAGGATCTTTCGACATGTGGACCTCCTTTATGTGAATCAGCCCATTGATGACACTACCACAAACCGACAACAAGAAAGCCGCCCCAGCTTAGCCAGGGCGGCTCCCGTACTTCACAATGGCGTGGACTACGCGTAGGTCAGGACGAGCTGCTCGACGGTGCCATCATCCATCTGGAGAGACAGCAGGTTGTCCTCCGCCGCGGCGTTGAGGAGGTCGATGTCCAGAGCACCGTTGGCGTCCGTCTGGAACCACGCTTCCTTGGAAGCCGTTCCTGCCTTGACGGCTCCGACAGCACCGACGGTCATGGTACCTGCACCAGACTCGGGGACTGAGGTGGCCAGGATGTTGGTCACCGCCGAGATGGGAGTCCCATCCATGTCGGTCACCTGGAGGGACACTCGGATGACGTTGGCGACCGTGTCGCCTTCTGCATCCTGAGTGAAGGCCATGACCTTGATGTTGTCGAGCATGGCAGATACGACAGCGGCTTCACCGCTACCGCGAGCTGCGAAGCTCTTGAGGTTAACGAGGTTCTGCGAAAACGCGATCTTCGACATTCAGTATCTCCTGTACAGGTTGATGTGAGCTCAAAGCCATGAAAGCACGACAAGGCCCCTGTGGGAAGTCTGCTACACCAGCCCCTTCTCAATGGCTATCCACTCAGAAATGGTGATGATTCCCTCGAAGCCTGGCTCTGATTCTCCCGTCACTTCACTGGAGTCACAGAGTTGGCTCACAGGTATCCAATACTCCTCACCGTCTCCATCGATAGCAACTAGGACGGCTTTGTCGGTAGTTCGTTTTACTTCGACGTGGAAATCGCAGGTCTCTTCGAACTCAGGCATTGGTGTAGACTCCTCTTATGGATCCAATGAAGGGGTTTCTCAATCTTCCTGGGTGGGCAAGACTAACTATCGCTCTAAGCGTTGCAGGAGCAATGTTCGCCCTGATTTGGTGGATGGCCAAACAAGAAGACGCCCGAGAGGATACCTTCATGGAGGTTTGCTGGGACGGTGACGGCGTAGCCCACTACCCAGAGACCAAAGAACAGAAAGATGCCTGCCCTGGAGGGGTAGAACTCTTGCAGTGGAGGAAGAACCTCAAAGGAGTCTACCTGTCAGATTACGGGATGCTCGAGGAGAGCCACAGGGAGGCCATGAAGTGGGTCAACAACGAACTTGGGTTCCAGGCTCTGATTCACTCTGAGTCCCCTGATGCGGATATCGTCATCAGAAGAGGTGACCTCAACGAGGGCGAGGGGGCAATGTCAACCAGCCACAAGATGGTGGATGGGGTAATACAAGCAACCATCACGGTACGCAGTACAGTGGACTCACGAGAGTGGATGCTTGAAGAGCAGCATGAGCTACTACATGCCCTGGGACTTGCCCACGATCGAAGCGGGATCATGAGCAAGTCCCTGGACGAGCCAACAGGGATGAAGGTGTGGCTACTTCACAACAAGGACAGGGAAGCCTTGCGTGAGTTGCTGCTTACACCACCTTCCGAACTTGACCGTGCTCAGTGACCCGGACCTTGTCCGGCTCTCCATCGAAGGGGATCTTGGTGATGTCCTCGATGAATTGACACACGGTCGCGACGTTGGGGGTGACCTTGTAGTGGTAGATGGACCAATCGCTGTCGAGCACCTGTGAGATGCGCTTCCTCAGAGTGGTCACCGAACCACCGGAACATCGCATCCCGACACCGATGGAGTCTGTTCTGTAGGCAACGTGAATCTTCATGGGTACCTACTCTACAGCGAAGAGCTTCCGTCGTAAGCAGTTCCGGTGGCTCCGTCGTCGTCATCAGAGTCATCAGAGTCGTCGTCGCTGTCATCCGGCGGTGGGGGATCATCGGGAGCCTTCGAATAGGTCCAGTGACTTCCGGTGAAGAATCTGCTGTAGCCCGACATCTCTCCACGCTTGAAGATGTCATGGACAGCATCCCTGATGATCTCGTGGTCGATCTTGGCGACATCCTTGCCGCCGACATGAACTGTTCCGGTTTCTGCGGTGTCGATGGTCACGGCACCATCGCTCACCTGGCTCCGCAGGTCCTTGGTGATATCGAAGGCAGAGAACTCTGTCTTTGTTCCGACTAGCATCTTGACGGTGCTGTCGATGGCTTCGCAAAGAGTGGGCATATTGTCAGGTCTGCACATAACGTTTCTCCTCACAGCCCCCTTGGGCTGCTGTTTACTCAACGGCACCTTTGCCGTCTGAGACGAATTGAAGGACCAGAAGACCCAGCGTCCTCCGTTCCTTTGTGAGGACACGATACCTTTGGACCGCATCCTCCGCAACGCCCTGGACACAGTACTCCAGTAGGTGTTCGAGGGCATACCGATCATCAACGTAGGCAAGTCCACTGGGAGAGTCTTCGTCTGCAAGATCTCCAGAGCTCTGGCGGTCGCTGTTAGCCTCACCAATGATTTCCTTTCGGTTTGAACTCGATCAGATACTGCATGATGTGTTGACCGAGGCTGTAGATGATGAATTCGTTGTGTAGAAGTGAGTACCCTTTTGTTCCCTGGACTGAGTGATACCCACCCGGTGGTTCGGACAAGTGCATCTGAGCTCTCTCGTACTTTTTGACTTTGCCCAGAGCGACATCGACTACGAAAAGGAAGTAGGTGTGACTTCTACTGCCGCCTCCACCGAATCTGGAGGTTGAATACTGCTCGGACTTGGAACTCTGGTCAGCAAAGTAGAGTCCGTTGCCAAACATACTTCCGGTGATGTAGACGCCGGGGGGACGCATCAGCAGCCCGCTCTTGCAGATACCCAAGATGTTGGCGCTACGAGATCCATGGAACAGAGGTTTGACGTTGCCGACCTTCTTCATGGTCCCAACGTGCTTGGACTTCTGCCCTTTGACCGACATCCCCCAGATGTTCACGACTTCCACTCCCCACCCGTGATGGCGGGATCTAGTGGACTGCATGAACTTCTCGACCTTTCTGAACTTGGGACCACCCTTCTCGAGGGGGATGTACTCACAGCCGATGTCCGCATACCTCTTATCCGCATCGGTAGTTGCGAATCCACCCACCATACCTTGGACATCTGACAGCAGTTTGAGCAGGTCCTCTTTCTCATCCAGGACGATGTCGTTGTTCAACGCCATGGATTGAAGCCAAGAATCCATTGCCTTCTTCCCTGCCTTGGACGTTGGTCGTTTGCTCATGGTCTGTGGGATCGATGAATAGAACTGATTGGACAGGTCCAATATGTCCCGGTGGATGGAGCCCTGAAGCTTGGGCTTCTTGGTCAACAGTTTCTGGATGTCCTGGAGGACAGACCTCCCGCTCTCGATCTGAGTGAGCGTAAGAGTTCCGAGCGGGTTCTCTTCAGTTGTCTGGAGGCTGCCAGAGAGTGAACTACGAACTGCGGCTCCAGCTTCTTCATATAGCCGAGTAACCAGTCTTGATACGCCTGAGTCCAGTTGAAGCCTTGCCTTAGTATCTCCCTTTCCTTTGGCGTCAGTAACAACGAGGTTCTCCTTCTTGATGTCATCCGACAGAATCTTCTTGTTGCCTTCAGTTGAGCCCACCCTCGTAGATGCCATCTGCACCTCCGAGTAGCCTTTGCGTTTGCTCATCTTGGAGGATTTGAGAGTGTCGAACGCAGCTTTCAAAGAATCGATGTCTTGTTCTGGAATCCTTTCTTCCTCGACACCGGAATGTCCGACACGTCCGTAGCAGGAGTAGAGCCTGAACTCTCCGTCCGCTTCGTGTCCTTCGATCTGGTAGAACTTGTTGTTGCCTCCTGTGAGGTCGGTCTTGTTCAGGGTGGCGGACATCACCACCTCGTATTGGCTCGGGAAGTCATTGGTCCCGAACCGTTGGGACCTGATCTTCACAGATTGCACCTCTTTGCTGCTTCGCAACACTTGCGGTTCTCGATGTCTCTTTCGTTCCGCACGTGACTGCCGTAAAAGGCTAATGCAATCAGAAGCACGATCACGGCGGCAAAAAGCCCCAAAAGGAATGGCTCCGATCGACCTAAGAGTTTCTCCAGCCTCGGCCTCACAGAAGCCTCCGACCTATGTGCTCGCGCTTGAAGAGCTTTCGGTACTGCCTCCATCCGAAGAAGTTGCCGAAGCGTGTGGAGTCACTGTTGGCCTCAGCAGCGTGCTCGAAGGGGCTCCAGTGTCCATTGTTCGTGAGCTTGTTATGCAGCTCGAGGTCCTTGAGTAGCTCCCTCTCCCCATCGTGGGTGAGGAAGGACACCCGAGCGCAGCGGGCGGTGCATATCTTCGCCAACCCGAGAGGGTCCCCCTTGATCTCAGGCTCGTTCGGATCGACGAACAGTGGGTGGTCTTTGTCTTCTGTCTCGACCAGAGGCAGGTGCCACTCCCCTACACCTTTGAACTTCGGGGTGCTGAGTTTGATGATCCTGCTCATCTCTCCAGCCACCCAGGCGATCTCCGGCTGAGCTTCCGGGTCGTCCCGGAGGTGATACCAGTTGTCATACTCAGTCGAGGTCACGATGACCGTGATGAACATCCAGGCTTCCAGTGGCCTGTTGGCGATCTGCTTGTGCAGACCTGCTGCCCTCAACTCCTCCGCAAGTTCGAGGGCCTGGTCTCGACCCTTCAGCCAGAGCTTCTTGACCAGCTCAAGCTGTTCTCCTTGCAGCTCCTCGCGGGCCTGCATCCCGGATTGGTTCTTGCCCCACCACTTGGGCATGACTGGATGCTCCTTGATCAGCCGCATGAGCTTCTTGGTAGGAATGGCCCTCGAGCTGGCGCTGTTCCGAGAGAACATGCGATGCGTCATCAGCTCCGCATGAACCATCCGTGGATAGGTCAGCTCGAACGTCGTGATCCTGTCGTCGGCAGGGTTGATAGAATCTGCCAAGATCTTCGCTTCGTACATGGTTTTCCTCTTAGTCTTGGATTGTGAAACGTCTACGAGTGTTGATCGACTTAGATAGTCGGACAGTTCCGGGTACTGTTTTCTGCTGACTGCTGAGGTCGTCCATCCTGTCCAGAGCTTTCTCCAGGTCTACATACTCTTCTGGTATTTGAGAGTTTCCAGACTTCGTGGAGTAGTGGACGAACCAGACATCACTGGATGTGGACGGCTTCTCCACAGCTTCCTTTGGAGAAGATGGAGTGATGGACTTGAGACGATCGACGTTTTCAGGAGACATAGCGAAGTTGCCGCCCGTCCTCTCGGAGAACTTTCCTGATGCCATACTTCTTTCCACCTGTTCATTCTTGAGTAGGGTGACCACGGCTTCTTCGAACATCGGGTACCTGGGGTCCGTGTTTTTCTTCACCAGAGCCCACAGATCGTCGGAGAGGGCTTTGCTGAGGCATACGATCTGAGACTCCTCATCCTCGTCTGTGATGTATTTGCAATCTCCGTTCTTTACGGCCTCCACGACGGCGACATCTACAAGGTTCTTTAGGTCCGTCCCGTCTCGATGGCTAATGCTGTCCCGTGTGTAGCGCTTGCGCATCTGCTCCACCACGTGGTCGGCAACCAAGTACGACCTTTTTCGATTGAGTGTGGGCGACCGAGCGGCTTTGCTCATTGTTGTTTCCTTTCTGTGCTAAAGCGCTTAGCTACATACTGCTTATCCCTCTAGTAGTGTGTCGATTTCAGAGGGATTTGACCGTCCTCGTATCGAGACATATCCTTTAGCTATGACGGTACTCAGAGCGACCGAGGATGATCTCTATAAACTAGTCGGACACTGTCAGAAGAAGGTTCCGAACTTCACAGTCCATGACGGGAAGCGGGACAGCTACCTGATGAACCTGATAGACGGAATCGTCTACCCGTTCAACAAGCTGTTCATGGACAACTACGTCACGACACTCATCGGATCGGTCTTCTTCCCAAAAGGCATGATCAAGAGAAGGCCCATTAACGCCATCGAGATAACAGGGCACGAGTTCATCCATGCCGACGACGCCAAGAGACTCACCTTCCCCTTGTTCGCCCTTCTGTATCTTTCGACCATCCCCCTCTTTGTCATGTCCTTGGTTGCTTATGGAATCTTTGGGTGCTGGGCAGCCCTCCTCCCTCTTGGATGGGCAGCCGTATATTCCACAGCAGTAGCCATCAGTTTCAAGCTCAGGAAGGTGACTGGCTTTCCACTGTTGGTCTTGTCTATTCTGACAGCTGTTGGGCTATCGATCTGGTTAGATGGGTGGGGAGCTTTGTGGTTGGTAGGAGCCTTGGTGTTCTTGTTACCTCTCCCAGCTCCAGGTAGGTATTGGGCAGAGCACAGAGGATACGGGGCGAGCATCACCTTTGAGATAGCTCTGTATGGCCGCACGGAGATCGATAGGAAGATCAAGAAGTTCACTGGCTCTGATTACTACTGGATGATGCCTATCTCGGTATGGGTTGCAGCAAAGTTGAAAAGCTACGAGACTAAGGCCCGTAAGGGGAACGTGACCGATCCCGCGTTTCTCCATGTGTTGGAGTTCATCAAGGATCTGAAAGACCGATACGAAGGAGAAACTGATGGTTCGTAAATACAAATTCGTGAAGCTGGTCTGCGGACTCAGCCTCATCGCAGCCCTGTGGAGTTCCCCTGCCTACGGACAGGATGATCCGGTTACAGCGGATCCTGTGATCGACACCACATCAGCAGAAGCGGTAGCACCGGCCCCGGTTGTCGAGGCGCCTGCAGTAGCGGAACCGACACCTGCAGTAGTGGTGGTTGAAGAAGCTAAGGCAAGTGTGCCTCCCACGGCCCTGTCGAAGCTGACCACGGAGGTCATGAATATCCTCGTACCCGCTCTCCTCACACTAATAGGATTGCTGGTCGCCTGGGTACTCAATTGGGTCCGCAAGAAGTTCCATCTGAACGTGAGTGACGCACAAATCAATGCCTGGTCGAAGCTCGCCGAAAAGGCAGCCAACCGTGGAGCTGAATGGGCTAGGAACAAGGCCAAGACTGCCACGGAAGGGGTGAAGGTCCCTGGTCCAGATGTGCTCGAAGTGGCTGTCGATTGGGCTGTCGAGATGGGCCGGGTCTTCAAGCTACCCGAAATGGGTCGAGAGAAACTCATCGGCCTGATCGAGAGCCATCTGTTCGTGGAGCGTACGGACTCGGTCTAGATGTCAGACACCTCGGACAAGAAGGTTACCAAGCCTTCATTCGATCCCTCTGATCTGCTCAGCCAGCTCAAGAGAATCGTCGAGGGCAACAAGGGACCACCTGCAACGGATGGTGGGGGCGGCTCAGCAAAGTCTTGGGTAAGTGCCCTCATCATCCTTGCTGTTGTTCTAGTAGGCATCGCTATCTGGTCTTGGATCTCTTTCCGCCGCGGCCGTGAGCTTGCCAAGCTTCGTCATGAGAAGAACAAGACCAAGATCCTTGCCGACCAGGCCAAGGTTGATCTCAAGGTCAAAGAAGGTGACGAAGAGATCGCTGAGCTAGAGAAGGCCATTGAGGTAGAGGATGAGAAGATCCGCATCGTCGATGCTGACATCCGGGCAGAGGAGGGGCGTTATGAGGCTGATTTGCGTGCTATCCGTAGTATTCGCTCTTGGCGTGACGCCGGCATACGCTGACGACCTAGAGCCAGCATACACACCTCGAATCGTCCCTCAGTGCAAAATTCCTAAGGGTCCCAACGGTAAGGACATCACGACCATAACGGGTGAGAAGGTCTGTGCCTTCACACTCACTGAATGGGGATTGGTCCTCGAGGCGGATGCCGAGCTCTATTCCATTAGGATTCTGTTGGTCGAGGAGAAGAAGCGTACTGCAGCATTGGAACTGCAGGTAAATAGCTTCAGAGAGCAGGCCTCTGTCTATGCTTCCAACCAAACGCTTTTGGTGAATCGCAACACCCAACTCACCAACGATCTCATTGATCTGGACAAGAAATACCAGATCGAGAGAGTGAAACCTCGTTGGGGATCTCCACTGGCCTGGACGGTGGCCGCGGTGTCGACGTCAGTACTGGCCGGGTTCGTTGTAGACAGACTGATCGACTAGCTTCTGGAAGGTGTGATGCCCTTCTGCTTGAAGTGGGGCCTCAGCTTCTTGGAGATGATGGTCTCGATTTGACGGATCCTCTCCCTACTGAGGTTCATCAGGTTCCCGATCTCATCCAGGGTGCTCTCCCTGTCTTCGGATACATCTAGGGAGCAGGTCTCACCCAGTTCCCACGGCTCGAGTCCTGGAAAGTTGATTTTGATAGCACCTGTCTCTGGATTCACGTCCAGGTACAAATGGTGCTTGCACCCTACCCAAGGGCAAGGTCGCTTGGCGTTCTTGCAATCTCCCCAGATGCTCGGACGACTTTTGAATACGCTGTCCGGGATATCTATACCGGACTGCAGTTCGTCGTTCTTGCGTAGATTCTTTCTGATGTCCTTTGGGGACTCAGTGATGGCACGAGGCATCTTCCGACGCCGTCGGTGATTCCTCAGAGTAGTAGAGCCATTGTCCCCAGACACGTAAAGAATCCTAGAACGAAGCCGATGGCTAAGGGGATAGCTATTACGGCACAGCTCGTTCTTATTTTCTGTTTTCTTCGTTCACCTGGCAGAAGTAGCTTGCTCATTCATCCTCCGTGCAAATGTTCGCTAACCCTTATCCCGATGAATCGGTGCTAGTATCGGCCGAATGGGCCTGATCCCATTTGTCAAACCGGAACATGCCGAGATAGCCAGGGGGATTGAGAGGAAGCTCCTCGGGCTGAATAAGAGCTCTGGGATCTTGTTCGTCGGGGTGTCTGTTTCTTCCACTGTTGCAGAGGAGCGACCCACATTCGATGTCTGGGTCGGCTGCCTCAGGTCAATGGAGGAGGACACGATCAGTAAGTTGGTGTTCATGACTCTCTCCAAGGAGATCGTAGCTGGAGCCAACGTACGGGTGGAAACGCATCGAGGCCTCACCCGAGATCTCTGTTCGGGGTTGACAACTTAGTTTTTTGTACATACGTTGTACAGACGTTGCCTGTCTGGAGCCCACGAGCAGTAGGAGTCAGGACCTACGAAAAGAAGCCTAAGAGGGCCTATATCTTCCGAGGTCCTAATCGGTACCGCGACCGTCGTGAGGCGGACCTATGTCCTCGTTGTGAGTCCCCTCCCGTAGTTAAATCGTTGTGCCTAGAGTGTTGGTTTGCAGCGAGAGCCAGTGATCATTTGGGCACTCGTTCCGCCGGACCGGCGCTAGAAGCTCTGTGGAAAAAACAGAGAGGGCGTTGCGCATACACGGGAGAGGCCTTAATACCTGGGGAATGTGCGAGTTTGGATCACATAGTCCCTAGAACTCGTGGAGGACTGCCGGAAATAGGCAATCTTCAATGGGTCAGTTATCGAATCAATCGGATGAAGACCGATATGACAGAGGAAGAATTCTTGAGTGCGTGCGCGTTGGTTTTGAAATACCGAGAGGTCTGTCTCGATGTCTAGTAGAGACAAACCCGACAACATCTCATTCCCGTGGGACGAGGCACAGGATGTCTCTCCCATCATCAAGTGCCCCAAGTGTGGCAACACCGGAATGGATGGCTCGATTACGGCCAAGGCCGGTCAATGGGGTCTGAAGAGGATCTGTCTGAAGGCCGACCCAAAGACCGGGAAGGTCTGTAACCAGACCTGGTCCGGTGGTATCGGGGTACAGATAGCGGACTTCTCGGAGCCTCCCGTCATCCCAGGAGTTGATCCTGGGTACGACGACTTGCCCCACACTCAGTTCACAGGAGCCCCGCATCGGGACCCAAGTAAGAACTTCGATCCAGGCGACAACGAATAACGATTGGGAGAATGAACCAGATGAGCAAAGGTGATCCGAACAACCCGACCGACCTGTCTCCTGCAGGTGCTAGGGAATATGCGGACAGAATCGCGATGGCCAAGTCCGGTGACGTCCCTGTAGGGGGAGTACCGATGCCATCTATCCCACGACTCGATCAGCCTCCTACTGGAGCTCCTAGGGATCGGGGCTTGGGTGTGCAACAAGCACATTCCCAGCAGGCTGGAGCTCAACAGCAAGCACGATCTGGGGCCGAGACAATGATGTCCCCGGAGCAGTACGCCCAGGGAGTACAGCAAGGACAGGTCATCCCTGGAGTGGGTGGGGCCTACATGGCCAACCAGCCCAGAGGAGTGCAGTCTCCGTCGTCACAACCAGCTCCTCCTCCTATGGAGATCACAGGTCAAGGAGATCAACCTGCCAATCCCCCGCGGTCTGCAGGAGCCGGGCTGCGTCCAGAGACTCTCGAACAGCTCGAGCAAGTAGCTGAGGCCAATGCGAAGGAAGAGGAGACCCCGGAAGTCGATAAGACCTCTGAAGATACGGATGATGGGTACGACTACAACGAGCTCGGTCGAGTCACCAAAGACATCCTATCCAACAAAGAGCGAAGGTTGGCAATCGAGGCGCACATCAAGGATGAGCTGAACTACGAAGACCTCATCATCAACCGAGAGCTTCGACAGGAAGTTCCAATCCTTCCGAAGTTCCGTCCACTCTTCCGCACCCCGTCGGGAGAAGAAGATCTGTTCGTCAAGAGAGAGATCAGTACTGAGGACGGGTCCTCTCAGTACATCATGGACAAGTATGCGTCTATGGGTCTGTGCTGTGGCCTCTACGCACTGAATGGCAAGCCTTTGCCGTCCCACCTGAAGGATGGGGTGCCTGACAAAGAGCTGTTCGATGTGAAGTACAAGATCATCCTGAAGTACCCGATGGTGATCGTCGCGGACATGTCGGCCAACTTCACCTGGTTCACCGAACGAGTTCAGTCCCTGCTCGCTATCGACAAGGTTCAGGATTTCTAGGGACTCCATTGGGATGGGCGCGGGCCAACATATTATTCGACCGAATGCAAGGGGTCCCAGACCCAGGCTCCCCGATGGAAATCCTCTTTTTAGTGTTGTGGAGGATGCGCCAACAGATCGAATTCCAGAAGAGCCGATCAGTTGTTCAGGCTCTGATGAGTCAACAAGGATCGGAAGGAAAGGCCATCGAAAAAGCGTTCGACGACTTGAGGGAGTCCTTCTTCCCATTCGAGAAGAGACAGAAGAGTGTGGAGATCTCCGAACTCAAGAAGGCGATGCAGCAAGAGCTAGGTCGAGGGGCACTACGAGTGACTCCGATGGTCGACCTAACCAAGGTCAAGATGCAGCAGAAACTGTCTCAGGGGCAGGAAGCTCTGTCCCAGAAAGCGGAACTCCTTCGATCGGGACGCCTTCAACCTCTGGGAGCTACGGACGCAATACAAGAGGCGAGGCATCGAGTAAGAAAGCAAGCCGCTGCTTCCTTGATTCAGAAAGAGTTTGCACAGACACCTGCACAGCCTACGACTTCGTAAGTAGGGGACAGGTTTGCATGATTCTCCGCTCTCTTACTAAGAGTCCCGCACGAGCCGTAGCGGCTCCAGCTCCCCCAAAGGTGAACACATGATGATACTGACAGGCGTTGCTCAAGAGAGTGATTTCACGGAAGGGACATCTCAGTTCTTCCTAGTCTTCAATCAGGGGAGGCTTCGTCTGCCTGTATCAGAAGAAGCCGCCTCCACAGCTATCGACTACTTCTCCTCTGAGCAGAAGAACACTGCAGTAGACCCAGAACAGCTAGCTGGCGAGCAGGTAGCCTACGAAGAAGGGGCCGAGATCTTTTCATCGGAGGAGCCTCCGCAGCAGGATCTCTACGACTACTCAAAACCACCAGAGGATCACGATGTCACTGAATCGGAAGATCCTGATGACGGGGTAGATCAGGTCTGATGTTCGTCCACTACTCATGCACCTGTGGGATGGCCTTCAGGATAACGAAAGCGGACCCAGACGTAGGGTTGCTGTCGTTGAAGATGAACTGCCCGGGAATCGACTGCAGCAAAGAGATTCAAATCATAGATGCCGAGGAAGCATCTGAACTAGATCTGCAGTCTCTGCCGGCGAAGGCTCTGTATGTAGCGTGCATGGGTCGTGGGTTCCCAGAGGAGCGTTGCTGTTCTCCAGAAGCTCTGAAGAGGCTATTGGTGGGAGGGCTCATCTCCGATATCGATCTAGCTCCCTGCTCTGCTGATGAGGATCGATCCATCATCTCTTCCATACAGGTGGATAGTATGCACGGAATTCACCTCATCCACTTCGCGGTCAGTACGCAAGGAGCGACCATCTACAAAGTGACGGAGCAATGAACAAAGACATCAGCGCACTGGCCGAACAACTACAGAGAATCGAACACAAGGTAGATCTGCTGTTGGAGTCTCAGGCGATGAGTCACCCGGCCACACGGCTACGTGATCTAGGTGACCCCAACCATTCTTGTCCTCTGTGTTTCCAATCAGTGCTCTACCAGATAGACATCACCAAGGACCATGTTGTGCGGAAATGTGACTGTTCAACAGGTCTAACTCCCCTCACGTTTACCCCCAACACGGAGCAAAATAATGGGACACCCAATGAGTGAAATGAAGTCGCACAAGGATGTCAGCGTCATGCCGGCGCCTGCCTATCTCGTTAAGTACACCGATGGCAACGGCAAGACCGAGGTCAAGATTGCGTTCATCGTCGGGGACGACATCCGTTTCCTGTCCGATGGTGGCCTCTCCAAGCCGGCCCAGTCTTGGCTCAAGAGTGACATCCTCGTTGCTCTGGGCCTGAAGCCCGAAGAAGAGAGGAAGCCTCAGGTGGTGGAGACTCCGATCCCTTCAGGGCTGGACGGAACAGAACAGGTATGACCCTCGTCGATTGGAGGACCTTCCGACCACTCCACAAGTGGGTGTTGGTGAAAGCTGATCCCAGAGTCAAGAAGACTCTAGGTGGGATCGTTCTCACCGACGAGCTCACCAAGGTCGAGCGAGTCATGGAAGGAACTGGGATGGTCCTCAAGTGTGGTCCGGAGGCCATGAAGGAAGTCGAGCCCGGGGAGCGTGTTTGCTACCGGGGCTTCTTGAAGGACGCCTTCCACGATGCCTTCCAGCGGGATGAAGACGACTGCCAGATCTTCCTCCTCCGCATCGAGGACGTGCTAATGGCTATTCCACCAGAACTAGAGATGGGTGAGTGGTCTGGGTTGATGACCCGCGAGTAGTCAATGAACGTCGAAGAGTTCAAAGAGGTGTTCTCTAACGAGTTCTCCCTACAAAGGCTCCGTAAAGCCTTTGCAGGTGCTGGACTCCCGGACTCCACTTACTCTATCGATAGTTTTTCCATCTCCGAAGTTCCTGGTGGGGACTACGAAGGGACGATGGAGATGCACACAGACGGAGCGCAAGTAGTCATCAACTTCTGTATCAAACCTCCCCTGCATCGAGAGATGAACATGAGTATGTGTCCTATGGGTCTACCAATCGAAGTCGATGGGATTGAGATCCACACATTCATGGGAGTACTCACTTCCTCTAGACGGGCTGGTCTAGGGGAGAAAGATACAGGGAAGGTAATCAAACTGTTCGATTCCTAGTCCATCCGGGAGGAACTGTGGGCAAGAGAACCAAAATCCACTTGGCGTCGAATCTGTCTTTTGGGACAGACATCATCACCGAGGTCATCAACATCATCGCGAAGCGTGGTTCTGGAAAGACCTACACAGCCACAAAGCTAGCGGAAGAGATGTTGAGTATCGGCGCACAGACAGTGGTGATCGATCCTGTGGGTAATTGGTACCTACATGGGCAAACTCACTGGTAACAACTTGGCGGTGAAGGACGGTAAGAAGTACAGAGTCAGTCCAGATCTACTCGTGTAGTGATGAAGAGAAAAAAACCCAAGATCGAGAACGGGAAGATCCGGAAGAACTTTCGGATCCCCGCCGACCTGGTTCGTTGGGCGGACAACTACGTCTTGAAGAAGAACACCAACCTGACTCAACTCATTGTTGATCACTTGACATCCCTACGAGAGGAACAGCAGTGAGCGATAACGAAGCAGTCCTCATCAAGGATGCTCTACCTCTGTCAACAAAGACGGTGGACAACATCGTCGGTATGGTGAAAAAGGTAGTGACTCAGCCTGGGGTGGTCCGATTCATAGTAGATGCCAGGAAAGACACCATCGACTTTTGGAGGGTTGCTTCTCCAGAGGAAGCGGCAGAGAAGTCAGTTTCGTTCAGGGACATTCTCCGTACAGTGGATATGGAGGAGTACATGCCGGAGGACAGTGATGCCTCTCCGTTCCAGCAGATGTTCGAGATGATCGAGATGATCTCAGACGCTGGGTGCTCTCCCAGCCACATTCTGTCCGGTAGGGGTCCCCTCGAGCTCCGTAAGTGGATCCTCTTCAGTCGCAAGGCGACCACTCTCTATGGAGTTCCTCTGCTGTTTGAAAAGAGCATGGAAGAGGATGTCCTGATCATCTGTGGGGCCAGGGAACCAGACGCTACTGCGGCAGACATCAAGTACGCAGTGAAGGTGACATTGCCATGAAGCCAATCGTTCAGAAGATCCTGGAATCGGGACTAGTCAATAAACACACTGCTCTCCTGATGGAGAAGTGGGGAACACTAGATCGCGGAGCTTCCGAGCTGGTAGGTAAAGAAGACTTACGAGAAGCTTCCGAATCGACGTTGATGAAGTTCGTCGAGGAGCTGGATAGCCTGATAGAAGAGGAGTACCGAAACAACCATGAGACCAGGCTGTCCATCGCACTGGGAGAACCTTTCTTGGTTCAACCTCTCCGCTGGACCACAGGTAAGATCGTTGTCTTCCTGGATGAGATGGAGAACTTCATCTTCCCCAAGGACCTATACCCAGATTGGCTTCTACCTACTGGAAGGTTCCGACGGATAAATGATGATCAGGTGTGGGAGATCGATGAAGTAACTCCCCTATTTGTGGGGGAACATCGGTACGCACACCAAGTTAGAGCGACGAAGATCTAAGGGCTGAACAACAAACCAAGGGAGGTCAACATGCCGCGATGTCAGAACGAAGAATGTTCCAAGACGAACCTGAAACCGGAAGAGCTGCTCGAAGAGAACAAGACCGGTATCCTTTTCTGTGGTGATTGCTCGGCGGGGAGAACAGTTATCGAGCCTCAGACGGAGCGAGGACTGGTCCTAGGTCGGAAGCTCGACTACGGACTCTCCTACACGCGGAAGGAAGGCCTCAGGGCTAATGCCCGTCTGGGAGGTGCCTCACTCAGTCTTCACGTCGACCAAGAGGAGATCAGCAGCATCCTGGGTCCGGAAGAAGGCTAGTGTGACCAAGCAGCGGCTCAGTCTGTCGTCTATTCAGCAGGAGTTCGAAGAGCTACAGAAGGATAGAGAAGCCTTTGTTAGGTCCTTGGACATCATGAGGTCCAGGGTAGATGAGTCGCTCAACTCCACCAGGTCATACCCCCCGTTGCATAAGTGGTCTGGTGCACGGGCTGTAATCGGTTCTCTAGAGATGGCTGTCTCACACATCGAGCGCAATCTCTCGGAGTACTCGGAAGCAATTCGCATGATACGAGAGGGAGTCATCGAAGACGCCGATGATTCAGACAGACCAAAGTTCGGCGTCCTAGAAGGAGGCGAATCGACATGAGCTCCAAAGAACATGCAGAGAGACTGGCACACGCTCTGGACTCCCTGCCATTTGTGACTGCGCTGAATGCCGAGTTCGGTAGTTCGAATGTGCAGATACTCTGCCGAATTCAGAAGGGGGCCGAGACCAAGTGGGCCCACATCGTGGAGAAGATCCTGTTAGCCGCGGAAGCTAACAAAGGTCGGGAGTGTTACTGGGTCTCCCACATCTGCCGCCTGTACTTCGTTCGTGATGGAAAGATGGTGTACGGGTGGCATGTAGGCATCACCTCCAACTTCATGAGCGAGACTTTAGGAGAGCTCATCCGTTCCTTCATTTCAGAGAGAGTCCCTACTCAGCTTCGTGCCGCCCCTCCACCAAAACACTTAGCTGTACCTTCCCCTTCTTCTGTCCGCAGACAGGCGGCAGCTCCTGAGTCAGACCCGAGGGGGAATCCCAAAGTCCCTCCACACCATCGAGTGGAAGAGATCCCAATGGCAGGGTTGGACCCTTATCTGGACAGGAATTATCCAAACCGAGAGGGAGTTGGAGCTCACGGAATGTTCGGAAGCCAACGACTTGGTAACCCTTTCAAGCCACCCACTGGCGGTAGTGGCATAGTAGGTGGATGACATGGATAACTTCTCAGAAGCTAGTAAGGATTTTGACCTCAACAAGCTGACCCCGTCGCAGCGTCGCACCTATGAGGCATCCCAAAGGTCCGGGAGAAGTGACTTCGTTCCTGATGAACACACCGTTCACATCATGGGAGCGGATCAGATAATCGCTCCCTACAAGATCGAGATCATGTTCGGGAAAGACCGCACTGTGACCGGTCCCAACACCTACTGTCTGCAGGCCTACGAATCCGGCAAGAGATTCCATGGCGGTGGCGACGAGCTCATGTACTGGTGCAAGGATGTCCGAGAGGGGCACAATGACGGTTGCTGGGCTCCCATCCCTGGAGATCGAATCTTCCGTGGAACAGCCTTCTGTCAGGGCTGCTCTGCTCAGATCAATGCGGACTACTTGACTGGTCAGAGATTCGGTAACGTACCTACCAAGGCCCTGGCTGAGCACGTCACCAAAATCTGGAGGCAGTTGGGTATGGCCGCCGATATCTACTGCAAGTACGATAGACAGGACATGCGGGTAGAGATCATGGAGAAGAAGGTAGGGGCAGCTAAGGCCCACGAGCTTCGCGGCTTGTTCATCTACCCGCTAAAGAATATCCTCAAGGACACGTCCGCCGGAGCTTCGGTCGAAGGACGGTTCGAGGCATTCTTCAAAGCATAGGCGATGGCAAAAGCAACTCCCATATTCCCCCAGCATCAAGAGTTCCTGGATGAGCACTTCAGCATCGAGCCGAAGTGGCAGAGCTTTCAGAAGAAGCTCAAAGACAAGCGGTTTGCCGAAGCGGTGAGACAAGACACCCGCTCGGATCCGAAGCTGGTCAGGTTCTCCAAGATGATCGGGCTCCGACAACAGTCGAAGTCCAAGGGAGTATTGGTCCCCGGTGACACCGGTAGCAAGCACCGGATCAAGTATCACCCAGAGAACAGTAGGTTCTCCTGTTCCTGTGGAGACTTTACCTACGTTCGGTCCGTCAAACGTAAGGGATCGAGTGGGGAGTGCAAGCACATCAAGAGGATGAAGCAGGGAGCTAAAGAGATGATGAAAGAAAAATCAGCAGCGGCTCCAATGAATGTTTTCCGACTCGCTAAGGCTATGCGGGGAGAAGAACTAGCTCGGGACGAGGTCACTAAGAGCAAGATCAAGGACCGGGCCTACAGAGCACACTTCCCTCGACAAGGACTCATCTCTCAATTCATGAAGTCGGCTTCGGTTAGGGGAAGAGCAGCGTCGGTTCTGTTGGCTAAGTAAAGGAACCTAGCCCTCATCCGCGAATAGACGCTTCACCAGGGCCAGGGTAGTTCCCCGGTTCTCTACAAAGTTCTTATCCCGTCAATCACGGAGACTTTGCTTGCCGACCCTGAAAGATCAACAGGAATCCCTCACCAAAGCCCAGCACCATTTGGCTGTCTGGGAAGTTATGTACCACTACATCGATAACAACTACGTGACCAAAGACGGTCGAAATCCAGATAAGGCTATCAAGGTTCCTGAGTGTCTAAAAGCTGTGGTAGATGAGGATACTCTCGAAGAGATCCTTGCTTCTATCAGTACAGGTCCCATCAAAGATCTGAAGAAAAGCATCGAGGACATCGAGAACATGGAAGTCGTCATACTCGAGAAGGGGGAATCCGATGAGCAGAGCTAGCAAAGGAAAGAGCAAAGAGAAGTCCGGAGAGACCGGCATCTCCAAGGTTGTCCGCGTCGCGGAGAAGATGCAGAAGGAGTACAAGTCCTTCCGTGACGAGTGGGCGGACAAGTTCAACAGCCTGTCCAATCGATTCGAGAAGTTCATCGTGGCTGTAGGGCAACAGCTTGCTGGCGTCAGCGCGAACCAGCAGATCCACTCCAACGTGTTGGAGCGTCTCGACATCAATATCCAAGCCGTCGATCGAGGTGTCCGTGAGGCCTACGGACGTTTCGAGATGCTCGACACCCTACTGCAGAAGTCTGATCTGGACTTCGCAGAGTTGACTGCGGAAGAGCTGGCTTCCATCAAGGAGTCTGCTCAGGAGACCTACAAAGACACGATGCAGGAGTGCTTCCGGCAGGTCAACGAGGAAAGAAAAGCAGCCATCGAGGAACAGAGAGCTGCTGCCAAAAAAGCAGCTGAAGAAGCCAAGAAGGCTTCCGAAGAAGAAGCCCAGAAGGCTGAGGCCGAAGTCGTCGAGCAGGAGATGCAAAAGGCCGAGGAACCTTCTACTATGCTCACTGAGCCTGGCGGAGAGGGCTCCAAGATTCCTGAGGGAGCCGAAGTCTTCGGAGGATAATCGATGTCAAGCAAACGACCGACAGTCATCACCGGTACCAAGGCCCTCAAGTCGCAGGTCATGGTGCACAAAGCCACCGGTGGGAATATCACCAAGGTCCGTTGCCAGGTCTGCCAAACACTGGCACACCCGGTCCCAGACGGGACCGGGGGCACCGTGCTCAAGTGTGGGAGTTGCGGCCGCAAGTACAGCGTGCAGTCTCTCTAACTTCTCAAAGCCTCCAGTTTCTCAGCCACTTCCTTTATCTGTGTGGCTAAGGATATGAGCTCCTTCTCGAGTCTATTCCTCTTGGTAGATCGATCAGGCTTCTTGGTGGGCACTCCATTCTTCGTGGATTGGTACATAACCACGGCCATCTCTCTGACGACGGCTATCTTCTTGGAGTTTCGGAACAGAGAGACCAACTGATCCGCCTTCTTTTTGGTGATCTTATGGTTCCGTCGAAGAAGGACACTTTCTTTCTTCAAGGATCTGTTCTTGGTGAGTAGGTTGGTTAGGAGTACGTCTCCTCCACTTCTCACGCTCTCTACACGACCCACAATCAAGTCTCCGTTGTGGCCGTTGTACTTCGCAGCGTAGTACTGGTTCTTTTTGAATGGGCTAGTCATTGTTGTGTCTCCTTTCTCTGTACTGTTCTTCCAGAGCGGTGGTGAGGGGCACTATCTTCCACCCCAAAGCGTCAAGCGCTACGTCTGGGTAGGTGTTGAGGATCTCTGCTTTGACCTCCGACAATGAGGTGCCGTCGAATGGAGCGTCCCCTATTAAGTCTCCATTGGGATCGACGAGAGCGAACAAGAAGAGTTCTTTTGCTTGCTCCAGGTCCGATTGCATGAGCTCGACGATGCTCTCCGCCATCTGTATGACGGCTAGCTTGGCTTCCTGTAAGTCAGTCGCCTCGTCTTGGTACTCGCGCCACCCATCTGCTTCATCGGTGGGGGCGATTCCGTATTCGTACCCTCCCTCTTTTGGATAGATGGCCAACTTGATTGGTCCTATCAGGCACGTGAGTTTCCCTCCCTGCATCTCCCAACTCATCGGTTACTCTCCGTCCACTTGTGGTCCTCCCATGAGGCACAAGCAGGCGGCTTGTGCGGCCCCTCGTGTTCTTTTGAGAGAGAACACTGGATTGAGTCCGGTCCCATTCTCTGCATTGCTGGGCATTGGAGGTACTTCATCCGGGCAGCTTGTAGCTCATCCGGATCCCCAGTGCTGTCGCCACTGTCATCGAACCACTCGTCCGAGGATTCCCAGTCCATGCCCTCTGGTAGTTTGGCCATGGCTTCGTAGACTTTCCCATAGGCGTCGGCCAGGTCGTTGGCATCCACGTCTACGCAAATCACTAGGCGGAATGAATCGCTCATCGTCCTCTCGCTTTCTCGCGCACCAAGTAGCATTGGTATTGGTACTCCTCCCAGGAGATGCACACCACTCTACGTGCGGCCGCTACTAGTTCTTCTCTGCTGAAGACAAGGTCCTCGCGGTACTTAGAGCTTGTCACTGACACATTCCGCAAGGGCCTTGTCGGGACGTAGCCTCACAAAGACTGGGAAGGTGAGAGCGTTGGTGTCGTCTCCATCAGAGATGTAGGAGCGATCGTTGTACTTGACCTCACAGACCATCGGGAAGTCCGTTGCGGTGAGGTATGACTGAAGGGCGTAAGACATACCGGAGCTGCAGTCCGAGATGTAGATCAGCTCCCCAGCCTGGTTGTATTGCCCCAACCCAACGCTACCTACTCCTCCGTGCACCACCGTCTTCTGGTTGGGCAAGGTGACCTTCTTGCCCTTCTCGTGTTTGCCCTTCCCTTCGGTTCCCCAGCCCGTACTGGGATTCCAGAAGGCGATGAAGTCGTCCTCCCAGAAGGGCTTGAGCTTCGCGCAGAACTTCCCTGGTCGGTCTGGCTTGCCTTTCATGTTCCAGCCCTTGTCGCCGTAGACTCCCTCTGGATCCACCACTACGAATCCCTCGAGGTTGTTCTCCTTGGCGAAGGTGATTGCTAGGTCCGGGTCGCCAAACTCGTAGTAGGTGATTGGTTGGATCCACCCAGCAGCCTCATTCTTCAGCCCAGCAGCATCGTGAATACCTTTGAGGGTTTTGTAACGAGCACTCACCGACTTGGTCGAGACCCAATCCTCACCGTTGTAGAAGGGCAGATCCCACCAGTACAGACCCAGGTGGCCTCTCTCTTCCTGTTTCTTTACAGATTCTGGGGTGAGGGACTTCTCGATAGAGCAGACATGAGCGAAGTGCTTCTTCTCATCTCCCTCCATCGAGATCAGCTCGCAGGCCATCATGGAGAACGGAGGGAGCTCTAAGGACTTCACGGCATCCACCAGATGGGGGAATCGAATCACCCAGGGAATCACCTCTCCGTAGTGCATCGTCCCGTCGATCATCTCTCGAGGCCCCTCGTTCTTGTGGGACACACGGTTCCGTCGGCTGTACATGTGGACGTCCCCGGAGCCGTCGACGACGATCCACATGGCCAGTCCATTCCGCTTGAGCGTGTACAGGACCTTGGCCGCGGCTGCCTTCTTGAGCAGTCCCTTGCACTCCTCGATGTTGTTCTGCGGCTTGTAGAGGCAGAAGGAGCTCGGCAAGTTGGTGAGCAGGTGTGGGATCGAGATGTCTCCGGCAGTGGCACGACAGTCGATGTTGATGTCTAGGACATACTCGTCGTATCCCTCGAAGTCCCACTTCTTCCGGCATAGGCGCCGGGCCTCAGCCAAAGCGTCCTGCTCCGGAGTGAGCTCGTTGGCGCGGCCTTTGTTCTTGGCCTTGCCCTTCTTGGACGTGCTCTGCATCTTGCCGTCCAGGAGCCCGTGCTGCGTCAGGTAGCGATCGCCCTCTACCCAGATCCTCCAGACCGTGGGCCGTTCAGCACGGCCGTGGAGCTGTCTGAACGTACGGCGAGCCCCATCCCACTGAGCTTGTCGGCTCTCGAAGTGGAGGGAGGCCCAGTGCTTGGCGAATTCTTCTGTGACTGTATTTGTTGACATAAGTAACTCCATGACTCAGTATTTTTGTATGGCATTGACTTCAACACTCAATGCCTCTATAACTTGGTTGTGTTAGTGTCGGGGGTATATCAGATATTGTGTAGGAGTAACGGACATCGATATGTCGGCAGCGCAGTCGACATATATGGCCGCCAGAAAGAGCACGTACGTACTCTCAAAAGAGGCAGCCACAAAAACAAGGCTCTTCAGTACGCGTGGAAGCTATTCGGGGAGACTGATTTCGAGATGTCCGTTCTCACTGAGTGCCCAGAAGAGGAACTGACAAGCCAGGAGAACTCGTACATAGAGAAGCTAAAGCCAGAGTTCAACTCTAAGGAACTGTCTGGTAGAAAATCGAAATCATTCAAGGGAGCAGCCACCACGGTTAGGTTGCTTCCTGATCTAGCTTCTCAACTGAAACACGCTTCGTTCGTTCTACGGAAATCGCAAACCGCGATCATAAGTGACTCCTTGGAGGAGTACTTCGACAAGCACGACATCAGCAACGGGTACCAGTTGAACATCACGAAGGACAAGGTAGTTCTCCAGAAGATGGGAGCCATCCCAGAAATCATGGAAATTACCGACAGAAATGGAGTCTCTCCAAAAAACATTCAAGCGGAGTACTCGAAGAAACTCCGACAGAATGTGCGCTTAGTAGTTCAAGGAGACGAGGGATGGCAGGACAAGAAGCAGTAGTTATCAGGCTCTCCGACACAGCACTGGATGAGTTGTCTCGTTGCACCTCCAAGGAGGATCGAGGCCGCAAGCTCCTGGCTCTCATCAACGAGCGCCTGGAGAAGTTCAACCAGTGGTGCGATCAAGAGCTGGGCGGACCGATGGCCAAGTTCGAGCAGGCCGCTATTAGGACCTACCTCTACCGAGAGATCACCGGTGAGCTCGACGGAGCTGGGAACATCGAAAATCTCCCACACGTGAACATGAGCTCTCACCCAGCGCTTGCCAATTCATAAGCACTCCCGGGGACCATGCGACCTCCCCGCTTGCCGCCACCTGTCTGGAACCGGGTGGCGGCACTTCTTTTTGTGCTAAGGAAGGGGAGATCCCCTTCACACGCTGAATGTCCTCGATGATGGAAACCTCTCCAGGCAATTCTGCAGTGCCATCACGGCCGGCAGTAGCCCAGTGATTGAGGACTCTTCCTTCCCCAACTGTTGGTAGGAAGGATGTTCCATTATCACCACCAGAAGCAGTCGTAGTTCCTCTGCCTCTGCCCAGGTCATTTCATACAGACTTCCTGGTCTCGGTAGGATATCGAAGTGACTGGACAGTTGTGCCAGTATCACCCCAAGCGGCTCCTCACTATCTAGGTCGACGAACACTCCCCTATCGAAGAACTTCTCAGTGGCTGGCCCCTCCCCAGGCCTGTAGTTGTTTCGAACAGCAAGGGCCGTGAAAATCAACGGCAATCCGTACCGAGCCACCCCAAAACTTGAGACCACAGCTGTGGTTCCCAGAGTCCAGGATATGATTGTGATTGGTATCTTCCACCAAAACATGCGTACCTCCTTTGGTCTCTACAGGGCTTATCCCGGACGATCGTTGCCCTTTTCAGGTGGTGGCACCTACAATGGGTCAATGGATCGGGGGGTTATTAGCCCATGATGTCGTCTGGCCAAGTCGCTGCGATGATGTCGCAGCAGAACCAGATGTTTGCTGGGGCAGCGCAGTACTCCCACCAAATCTCTGCCTCCATGCCCAACATGTATGGAGGAGGCCAGTCGGGAGGGGGAGGGTTCAGCTACGGAGGAGGAGCCCCACTCGGCTACGACTTCTCCAGTCGAGCCAGCGGAGGGGCTGTCTCTTCAATGGGTGGGATGGCTCAGTTCGGCCTCGGTGCTGGAAGCTTGATGGCCAGCATGGGGATGATGGGGGGGACAGCTCGAGCTGCGTTAGATCCGTTTGCCGGCGGCGGAGCCATGTACCGGATGGGCGGCCGGATGGGCATGGGGATGGGTGGTCGGCTTGGGATGGGGGCCATCGGAATGGCTCCTGTAGCTGGAGCCCTTGCTTTTGCCAGTCATGCAATCGGCTCGACTATGTCCGGTGCCCAAGAGCAAGCACAGGTAGAGCAGGTTCTAGGTCGACAACAGTTCATGAACTCGTCTACAGGAGGCAGGGGATTCAGCCGTCCGCAGTCGATGGCTATCGGCGGCATGATGCGCAACATGCAGCAGCTCCCGGAGATGATGACTTCGATGGGAGAGCTCACACGCATCATGGACAAGATGGGTGGGATGGGCTTGATGCAAGGAGCCCAGAACGTCTCGGACTTCGGGCAGAAGTTCAAAGACACCATCAAGGTCCTGAAGGACATGTCGAAGGTGATGGGCACCACGATGGAGGAAGCTCTCCCTCTGTTCGGGGAGATCCGTCGTTCAGGTATTTACTCCACCACCGACATTCTCAAGAACGCAATGAACCGCCAGATTACTGGCAGCGCTACGGGAATGAACCAAGCCCAGGTCGGTCAGCTTGCTCAGTACGGAGCACAAACTAACTGGCGACGAGGAGGGGAACTAGCTCAGGGATCGAAGCACGCTCTACGTGTTGCGGGACAGCTAGGAACGGCCAAGAGGATGGGGCTGCTCACCGAAGAGCAGATCATGGAACACACCGGTGGTGTAGGAGGATCCGAAGGCCTCAAACAGCTTAGTGCTGAGATGGTCGGACTCGCTCACACAATGACCAAAAGTAGTGGCATCGGCATGGTGACCTCTATTGCTCTTGGTGAGATGGAAGAAGGACGCTTCACCGGGAAGATGGATGAAGACTTGATGACTCGATACAGAGCGGGTGAGTTCTCGCTCTCCGACATCAAGAAAATGGCTGGGAAAAGAAGGGGTCGCAAAGCAGCGATGTCCTATTACTCCCACGACAAAGCGATGAGGGCGAATCTGGCTTCTGGTATGGGAGCTGAGGGAACTACCGAGATGCTTCGAGGAGCTCTAGGTGGTCGTGGTTTCACTGACCCCTCCGCTCTTAATCTGATGTCTCAACGTTTTGGTATGTCGCAACGACAGGCCGAGCTCCTTCCTCTGATGCAGAGAATGCCGGAGATAGAGCAAGAGATGGGGATTCGAGGCAGATCAGATGCGAAGCGCATCGCCCAAGAGTCCTTCATGAAGGAGAACTACTCTTGGGATGCCGTCACTACCAAAGCCAAAAAGAAGATCGCGAACATAGTTACGGAGCCCTTCAAAAAGTTTGGAGCCGATCTACGAAACTCCATCAATGAAACGGTGGATGATTTCGTGGATGACATCACCGGTCGCTACAAAGTCGAAGTCACCAAAGGGCTATCTAACTTAGCTCGAGGTGCGATGAGCGACATCGGTACATCCAGTGCCCGCTTTGGTGAGATGTTGACGACCAACAAAGGTGCCCTTCAAAAAGGACTAACTGGGGGTCAAGATTTCTCCACAGGGTATGCGGGTGCTGCAGTTAATTGGGCTACAGGACGAACGACTTCGGGAGAGAACTTGGAGTTCCTGACAAATCTAACTGGCCGTCGTGTTAGGGAGAGGGACGTAGGAACTGCAGGTACCGGAGTCATGCGCGGTGGGAAGCTGGTCGGAGGAGACACAGACATCATTACCTCCCGCACCTACGGACGAGGTTGGACCCGAGACATAGGCAGCAACGAACAGATCAACCAAGAGAGATACCTGTCCCAGACGGATTACAAGGCCGTGCAAGACGATCTCAATGCTCTGGCTAAGGGTAGAGATACTGAAGGCCTATCCCGGATTAAGAATGATCTGGACAGCGCAGCCAAAAAGCAACTGACCATGGACTACATGGTGGTCACTGCGTCCAATCCAGCTCTCTCCCAACTTAAAGGAGAAGAGCGGTTGAGAGCTGTACGACTCTCCTTGATGAAGCAGTCCGCCAGGAGCGGGAACGTAGAAGTAGTTAAGGAACTATTGGGTGGTAATGCCGCTGCGATGATGTCGCACGCCGATAGATTGGTAGGCAGTAGTGCTATGTCCGACGTGTTCCAAGGAGTAGGTAAGGGATACGAATTCTCTGCGGGCGGTGAGGCGAAGATATCTAAGTCGATCGAAAGTCGAGAGAAGTCTCTACGCAAATCTATGGGTGACGAGAAAGCAGAGGAACTTCTCGAGTTCATAAACGAAGAAGGCGGAAGCGCTCAAGCCTCAGCTTTGATGGGTACGATCATCACAGCTTCCGATCTGGTAGGGGTGAAGAAGACCGTAAGAACCAAGAGACGTGTAGGAGCAGGAAAGGTAGGCGGGTACGTCTCTGAGGGTGAGGATGTCGTATACGACACTACGTTGGAGACGATCCATCAGCTCCGTGAAGCAGCGGTTCAGGAAGCTGTAAAGGGGAAAGAGTCCTTGTCTGCCGCTCAGAACAAATTGATCGCTAAGCAGGGAGTGGCGTACGAGAAGGCCAAAGAAGAACAAGTACTCACTGGTATTCTCAACAAGGCCGGCGATGGTAAAAGCAAAGAAGAAGATTTCAGTGACAAAGAGCTCGCGTACATAAAAAGCCTTGGGATAACTCCTGAAGAACTCACTAAAGAGAAAGTGGCAGAGTTACAGGGGAAAAAAGCCCTGCTAGCTATCGGAGGTGCTGCTGGCGCAGAGGCGATGTCAGGACTCCTTGGAGACAAATCAGCTTTAGGGATGTCGCAGATCAGCGCTCGTTTGGTTAATACCGGCGCAAAGCAGCGGAGAAGGATCGAAGAGCTCGAAGACATAAAGGACATCAAGATAAGTAAGAAGCTCGGAGGTGTCCTGGAGAAACTCGAATCCATCTCAGCTAGGGAAGAAGGAGCAACAGACGTAGAAGGCGTTGCTGCCGCATTTGGTCAGAAGGACATAGGGGGAGGTGTCTACAAAAGGGATCTCGACAAGACAACAGTGGCTCAAGACATCGGCGAGGTCGCTGGAGAGATCTACAAACTCAAGGGAAAAGACAAAGAACGGGCGTTAGCTGTCGCTTCTGATGAGGTAAAAGATGCGGTCGGTCGTTATGGATTATCGAAAAAGTTGGGGAAGAAAGGACTTAAGGAACGATTCGCTGCAGAGAAATTCATCGGAGAAGGTAGTAGTAGCTTAGACAAAGAGAGAGCCGAGAAGGTCCTCGACATTCTGAAGACGAAAGGTCTGGATGCTGCAGCCGAGTTCATGGCGGGTGATCAAGGAGTTGCAGCTTTGACTTCTTCCGGTACTGAGGAGAAGAGTCGTTACGCTAGCCAGGCTGATATAGCCAACCACATGGCTCAGTTTGGAGAAGCTACTAAATCGCTGGCATCTATCGTTGCATCCATAGATGCTGCCAGAGAGAAGAAGTAATGGCGAAACGCAGGCCTCCTCATGTTTGGAGTGGAGTTACCAAGAGACACCTGCAGCAGATGCAAGATGCTCAATCGCAGCTCGTCACTCTCATAGACACAGCCAGAGACAATCTCAACTGGCAAGAGAAGGCCGCTCTTACTGTGATGGAGACTATGCAGAAGCACCGTAAAGACTCCGGACAATCAGTTAAGGTGAAGTAGTGGCGAACGGTCGTAGAGAGTCCAGCTCTAGAATCCTCATGGAGGATGGTAGTGCTGTGGTAGTCAAGGTCCTCGATGGCCTGGTGATAGATGATGTCCTGGTGCAGGGTATGAAGGCTGAGGCCTATCGAGTCGTAACAGCTGACGACATCTTCCCCGCCATCGGACGAGACCTAAAGGACTACTTCATCAAGATTGGAGTACTCTCAGGCTGATGCCTACCTTCGTCGAAATCACTCCAGATCCTTTTGCACAGAGCTTTCGCGGCAGGACTGTAGGAGACGCCAACGAGGAGGGAACAACTCCAGGAGCAGCTCGAGCCAGGGCATTCGGTTCCTTCGATCACGTACGTCGTCCTGTGCGTGGCATCCAGATCAAGAACGACACCTATGCCACCATCCAGGTCCGCAAAGCCGATGGCAGGAACATCCCCCTGATCGACGCTGCTGGTGCCATCGAAGATCCGGATAACCTCGGGTTCGGTTTCACGAATGAGTACTCCAACTTCCTACTGCAAAGCGTTCAAGAGCAGCGTGCAGAGAAGATGCAGGTCATCCAGACCTTTGGAGAGCCCTTCATATTCTTCTTTGGAGAGCATCCTAGGATCATCTCAGCGAGCGGAGTCCTGCTAAACACAGAGGACTTTAACTGGCGAGCAGAGTTCTGGGAGAACTACGACAAGCATCTGCGCGGTACTAAGTGTGTGCAGAACAAGACCCGCATCACTATGTCTTGGGATGACATAGTCATTGAGGGGTACTTCATCAAAGCGGATGCAGTAGAGTCTGCTACCGAACCCAACCAGGTGAAGTTGGAGTTCCAGATCTTCTTGACCAACTATGCGAACGTCTCTCGCATCGGTCTCTCAGAATTCCCGGCCGGAAAAGAAGTACATCTAGATCCGTACAGTCTGGATACCACGGGAGAAGGTATTGGGAACCTGAAGAGTACGACGCAGCGTGTTCGAGAGCTCAACTCCGAGAACATCGGGGGACCGAAGAACTCTCTGTTACAGACCTTACGTGATGGACTCACTGCGGTCGTTACCTTGGACGGACAGTTGTCTAGTCTACTGGAACTAGCGGATCGATTCGCTTACGGCAGAAATATTCGAGTTCCTATCGGGTTTGCTGGAGGCTCTGTGTTCGACCAAGAAACACAGATTGCTCTGGCTTCGGTAGCTCCCTCTGTCAACTCGGATGGAGCTAGGCAGCTCATCATCAAATCCAAATTGGGACCTCATCCGTTCGTTATCAAGGCTCCTCTCAATACGAAAATCTCTACATCTCCGGCGAGGTTTGGAAGGTTCCAAAACAACCTCGATGAGTTCATCGCTCGAATACCAGAGTCTTTGGGCGGTCCTATCAAGCCACCCGACTTGTTCTTGGACCAAAAGATCAAAGAGAGTCAGGTCGAGCCGAAGGTACGAGCAATATTCGAGGCCTTCGGAGTAACAGTCGATCCTCCACGTGAGGCGACCTTACTGACCAAGAGAGCTCTATTCGGTCTGTTCTCTGTGGTAGCCGGAGCCATCTCTACGGATTCAGGTTCCGGGTTGGCCAGACTTCGCCAAGCAACCAACATTTTCTAATGACTACTGGAGCCATTGGACAACAACTGAAACTGCGTCTGTTCCTGGAAGGGATAGAGGTTCCAGTTATCGGGGCTCAGGTACAGATGAACCTGAATGCTCCGGCCACTGCATCGATTCAGGTCATCCCTCTTGACCCTCTCCTCGAGCTCAAGGCTCGAACGATGGTCCACCTGTTCTACTGGGACTTCAACGAGGATATCCCAGACCAGCCAGAAGAGGGTGAAGAAGGAATCGATGGACCTGTAGCTACGACGTCGGATCCAAACTCTCGACTCGACAAGTACAAGTTGCTGTTCAGTGGAGAAGTTGTGGGACTAGCTTTCATGAAGTCCCCCTCTGGCAGACAAGCAGTACTTCAGTGCGCGGACTTCTCTACCTATTGGGACACCACTTATCAGATCTTCATCTCGTGGAGCCCCAACGGAAACTGGTCCGGAGACAAGAGTTCCGTGTGGTCGGGAGGCAATACCCTGTTCCACAACCTCTTGTCGTCGCACGGCTCGGTACTCTCCTCCACCCTACGCAAAAGACCACAAACGGATGGCTTGAAAGACGTCCGGGGGTTGATGGGTGGAATCATTGCCCTACTAGAGAAGATGGGAGGAGTGCCAGAGCACATCTCCGGAGTCAACGATTTCTTCACTATCGCTGAACTCAAGAATCATCTACTGCAGCAGATCGTAGCTGAGGAGAACGACAACACAGCACAGAGACTATTCAAGGCTAAGACGTTCAGTGCTTGGATGAATCGCAGAATCTCTAGTCTCGGCGAGCTCGTCAGTTTTCGAGACATGCTGAAGTTGCTGTTCCAGTACATCTACTACGAGACCGTTCCTATACCTGCGGCCAAATTCGTTCCATCCGTAGCGAAGAAGGAAGTGCATAGTCAGGTAAAGGTCAATATACGGAGTGGGGGAGTCCTGAACGAAGAGCAGCGCAGAGTAGTACGAACTCTTCTGCGCACTACCAAGAAGTACGATGGTTCGTCTGGGGACATTACGACACTCGAAGCTCAGAGAAGTGTCAATGAAGAGGTAGTCGCCAAACGTATTGAGAAAAAACTCGCCAGTCTTCTGCGGACTCGCACAAAGGTATCGGTTACTCAGCAAGGTGAGGGAGCAGCCAGAATAATAGTCAGAGGGGTAGCCGGAGTTGGTGCAGCATCGACGGTTCCTCGTACTGGTGAGGTTTCCAGTCAACAGGTCACTGTATCTGGTGGAGGGGGAGATACGACCAGCTCCACGAGTACGGGAGTTGGGGTCGCGACCCGTACAGTAAAAAACACCAGAACAGGTGAAGTAACTACGATCACCTCTGAACCAAGCCTATTCACTGGCGACTTGGTTCCGAAAGCTCGCAAGATTTTAGAAAGTGCGAAGACAAAAACCACTTTCATTAGGAAGGTCACTGCGGAGTCTTTCCGTCTGGCAGATATCGTAACGGGAGTTCAGGTATTCACTACAGCAGTGACCGGACCTGCGAATGCTAGAAGAGCAGTAGCTCTCGAGCCTCCTAAAAGATCCATCGCTCCGTTCCTAGCCAACAGAGGTAACTGGAAACGTATCTCTGATGATCTACTGAAGGCACTGAACCTTGGAACCAAAACTAGGTCCAAGCTCAGACGGAAAGTCGATAAGACAGCCGCCAAGCTAGACAAACTGCATACGCAGATCTTCCGTCCTGATTGCTTCTTCGTAGCACCCCCCAAGTGCAACGTACTGTTCCCGGAGCAATACACACAGTTTCAATACCAGAGGAACTTCCTACAAGAGATCACGAGACTCAGACTCACCACCGGTCTGCAGTTCATCAGCGGCAAAGGGTCCAGCTTCTTTCAGAGTTCCCACTTCGCTCCCGCGACCAAAGACATCAAAGAACTGGCGAAGTCACAGGGAAACAAAGGCCTCCGCACTCTCTTGCCTTGGGAGAAGTACTCTGGAATCTTGCCGAAGTTCGAGCACATTTCTGAGGTGAACTACCACGCCAATAGAAGGCAGAGGAAAATTCAGAAGAATGTGATAGGGCATGGCAGGAACTACGCCCAGCGTGCAGCGAACTTCAACTTCATGAAGTACCGATTCGCTCCAAGAACCCTGACTGTATCTGCCAAGTTCGCTCCTCAGTTTGTCCTGGGGTTCCCGGCTCTGATTATTGACAAGCCCTTCATGGTGGACCCAGCAGACATCGTAAAGGCTCTGCAAAAGACAGGCATCCGAGGCACGTCCAAGATCAGTATGGGTAGTCTGATCCTCTCCAATATCGGTTCTCTGTCAGTTGCTCTGAAGGCTCCGACGCAGTACCTCGGTATGCCTGCAGGTGTATCGCACATGGTGGATCAGAAGGGTGGGGTCACCAATGTCACGCTCACTCACGCCAGGACTCATCGAATTACGGACGATGATTTCTTGGGAGTCTTCTCCGCAGAAATGTCCGACAGAGTATCCACACGTACTGAGACCACCGTCCTGGATGCAGAAGAGTTGCTCAAGAGCGGTGACTACAAGAGGCTACGTTATCTGATCGACTGTACTCCGCAGAATATCCTCGATCAGATTGAGTCGGACATACTGGCAGCGGATAACCCAGTACCAGAAGATGATCAAGACTTCTCCGAAGAGTTGCTGGGTCTAGATAAACGACCTACGGGGGCTCCGGATCTAAGTCTATCCAAACTGGCTCCATTCTTCTTGGGATCTTCTTTGGACTTGGGACTGTTCCAGGGAAATCCGATCAAAGTACGTTCCAGCATCACAGAGGATCTGAGCGATCAAGACTTCAACGAAGCTACAGGTAAGTTCGAGCTGGGTGGATCTAGAGTCATCCGGCTCCGAGGTACTACTAAGCGGAGTACTCTCAAAGGGACCCGTCTTACTATCTTGGAGCCGAACCCTTACTCGGAGAAAACTCGCCCAGGATCCAGAGGCTTGTTCCGTAAAGGTAAGGTCTCGCAGATCCAACTCTTCTCTGATGCAGTCATTGAGATATCGTCTGCTGACGTCAACAAATTCATCAAGAGTCGTAGGGACAAGAAAGCTCTCCGCAAGAGGAAACAAAAAGGAGAGAACTCAGATAGCTTCTTCTTGTGGAGAAAGATAGCCGTTCACGAAGAGGTAGCTGTCAACGCACGTCAGAAGAAAACCATACCTATCGAAGAATCGATCCGTCCTCCGTGGTTCAGTCCTCTCTACTCCAACCTGTTCATCGGCGATAACATCTACGACAAGTTCTTCGGTGTTGGGTCTATCGTGGATCAGTCCTTATTCACTACTCCCGAAGGGGAGGCATTCTTTAGTAGCTCAGCAGAGCGGGAAGAGATTCTGTCGAAGATAAAACAAGCGGATGGTGATCCAGTCACTGTCGCTGAGATCTTGAATCGACCTGAGAATCAGTCCAAGACTTTGAGTGAGATCCCAAGTGTTGAGACATCTACTGATGCTTTGGCGTTCATCTATGGTGACGTACGTCGCCAAGGTGCAGATGTTCAGAAGTTTGTGGCCGACTACACCAGTAGGCCGATCGCCACGATGCGGGACATCCTGGGAACAATAGATCTCGAGTACAAAGCTTCTAAGGATAAGAGCACCCTCGAAATAGTCAGCGGTAAGGGAGGCTTCCACTCAACGGCAGTCGCTCCCTTCGAAGATCTGTTGGGATTGATGGACAACCCCGATCTGGAGCTAGCTCGACTCCACAAGAAGGGGAAGAAATTCCCAATCTCCAAAGCTCTCGATCCACGTAAAGGTAGAAGAGAGATGGTAGAGGCGTACTCTAATGCGATTGGTGGTAGTAGAGGCTCTCTCGGTGTTGGGTTACTCGGGTAAACTAAGGGCTTCCCGTACCTTAGAGTACTGAGCTATCCTGCAACCACTCGGAGGATTTATGAGTGATTATGTAGACGTAATGTCAAGAGGATTCGAGAGCGAGTTGCAGAAGATCGCTCAAGCCAATATCGGAACCAAGGCACTCAGCATGGCCAAGAGCCCCCAGTTCCTGTTGCCTGCAGCTGGCATTGCTGGGTGGGAGCTCCTCCGAAAAGCCAATACAGATCGCAAGCTGGGTAGAGAGATCAGAGTCCGCTCAGGTAGATAGGCATGGACGTTCAAGCCTACAAAGCGTTCGGGGATGAGCTGCAGAAGATAGCTGCAGTGTCTCTGGATGCAGCCACTCGAGCGAACATGGCGGGCAGGCATGGCAAGGAGTACTTGCCTGGTGGAGAGCTCTCCAGCAATCATCCAGGAGACACCAACTTCGTTCCCAAGATCGCTGCCAGTGATGATCAACAGGGACTCAAAGGCAAGTTCCACAAAGGGTATCGGGAAGCAAGGAAGCCTGCTGCAGCTGCTGCAAAAGGAGCCCTGGTAGGTAGCCTGCTCGCCAATATCTTGACAGGCGGCAGAGCGGCCGGACTCAAATACACTACCTCCGCTCTGATTGGTGGGGGTGCTGGCATCGCAGATTACATGGCCGTAGGGAAGAAAAAGACAGCTATGACGGGGTCTGGAACTTTCACACCCGGTAGGTCCTTGGCACAAAGCCGCGCAGTCGGTAGTTTCCAAGACAAGGTAATTCACAAGGGGGATAGACTTCGGCCACCAACGATGGGCCAACGTTTCGCTATCCCTAGCGACCCAACCCAATGAGGTGCTCGATGACGACCCCGGTCCGAGATTTCTACATCAACATGCTCGAGAAGAGAGCGGAAGAGACCAACCCGGCCCAGTGGTCGGCCAGCACGGATGATCAGCAGATCGCCAATGCTGAGCTCAACGCCAACGTCAAGGACCAGCGGGCTCAGCTCAAGCCCATGTTCGAGCAGGCCGCGGCAGCCGAGACCGCCGACACCAAGCTCGTCGGGAAGCTGCTGCCACAGGCCAAGAGATCTCCAGAAGCAGCCTCCAGCAATCCTCTGCTCAAGGTGGCCGCCCACCAGGCATTCTTCGATGGGCTGCGCCAGACAGATCTGATGAAGGCAGCGTCTCCGGACTACGTCAGGGCTGCATATCTGGGCTTCGAGAGTGAGCTCGACAAAATCGCTAGCCTCCTCGCCGGAGTAGGGAAGAGCCCAGCCGTCACGAATTTCCTCAAGAGGGTGGGCGGTGGAGTCGGAAAGGGAGCCACGAAGGCTGTTCCCAAAGCCAAAGCAGCTCTCCCAGCAGCCTCTGCTCCCATCAGGCAAGTAGGTGGTGGTCGAGGAGCAGGCGTCTGGCAACTCGGATAACAGGCAGATGGATGCACTATCCATCCAAGCATTCAGCGATGAGCTCAGGAAAATAGCCGTCTCGATACCTGGTCTGGCGGTTCCTAAGATGCCCACCGCTGGATTGGCATTAGGCAATTTACGTAACGGTGGTATTCGTCCGCCATCTGTACCTAAAATTGGAGTGACCACTCCAAAGGTATGATGACCAAGCGTGACGAAGATGTGCTGGACTCCCTGCTCCTGACAAAGGAGGCTGGGTTCTTCGATCTATTTCGGCAGCCTGAGATCCCACGCTTCCTGGCTCTTCCCAGGCAGGACTCCAGGATGGGCATGGCCCGCAAGGATCTCCGCAAGACTCAGCAGAAGGAGGCGGAGCTCTGGCAGAAGTGGGATCAGGGAGGGCGTAAGCCAGCCGACCTGAAGCCTCTCCACGAGTCCTTCAAGCCCATCATAGCCAAGCAGACGAGGGTCTACTCTGGCAAGGTCCCAATCCCTACGTCGGCCATCCATCACGAGATGAACAAGCAGTTCGTCAACGCGATGAAGTCCTACGATCCTGGAAGAGGCACCAAGCTCAATACTTGGGTGACGACTAACCTCAAGAAGGGGCAGCGCTTCATCAAGACCTACCAGAACCTGGGTAAGATCCCAGAGGGGCAGATCAGCCTCATCACTCCGTACAAAGCTGCCAAGGAGGAACTGGCTGCCAAGCTCGGACATGAGCCCGACACTCAAAGCATCGCCGACCACATGGGTGAGCCTGTCAAGAGGATCATCCAGCTCGAGAAAGAAAATAGGCCGGATCTATCCGCTTCTGGGTTCTTGAATGACCCGGCCGAGGTCCTGGCTCCCAAGGAGCTCGAGGCGTTCAAGCTCATTCAGTATGACCTACAGCCAGAAGAGAGGACGGTCTACGAGTACACCTTCGGTGTGAATGGGAAGCCTCTCCTCAAGCCTGGACAGATCGCCAAGAAGACAGGTATCCACGCCAGCAAGATCTCCCGTATTCGCAAGAAGCTGCAGGGTAGGGTCAGAGATGCCATGGAGATCTTGGAGTAATGGCCACTGCAACAGAACGATTGGCCGAGCTCAAGACGGCTGCCGATGAGTACTTCGCCAAGGAGAAGGTCAGGTTGAACGCTGAGTTCGACTTCCTGGACGCTATCTCCAAGAAGCGTGGAGGAAATATAGGTCTGCAGGATGCCAACGCAGAAGGGGCCTCTGTGATTCTGGTCGATTCCATCGACGAGTATCTGGGCAAACCTCCGAAGCTCAAGGGAGATAGCTGATGGCTCTGTTCGGATTACCGACGTTGGAGAAGGCGTGGCAACACGACGTCAACCAACTCGTGTCTGGTACGAGTCGGGAAGATCATCACCGTGAGGTTCTCTTTGCGGTGAAGCAGTCCATGATTGGCTTCGCGTTGAATCCATGGACAGTCGCTGGATCAAACGACACGGTCACCGCTGGGATGGATGCCGTAGACCGCTGGACTGATCCGGACACAGACATCAAGTTCTCTACGAGCGACTCTGGCACAAAGCTTCGCAGTTGGATTGTGCTGCAGAACGTAGATGGTGGGCAGCTTCTAATCGACTGTCGTCGCACTGACAACCCGGGAGGGTCTGGAAACTCCGCACGAGATATCTACATCCAGTGGTCTCCTAGTGGTGGATATGTGGGTGGAACCACAACCACGCAACCTACTGCAACAGATAACCGTACGTTGTGTTCGAACGCGTGGCTCGCAGACATCAACGGCGGAGCAACCTTCAAAGTCCATGTGTTGAGCACGACCGATGGTGCTGCGACCATTGTGTTGTTCACGAGGAATAGTCTTTGTACAGCTCGTTGGATCTTCACTAAGGTTGTGGACGTGGCAGCCGCTTGGACGCTGCCTTACGTGGCGGATGCCTCACACGCAGCCACGTCCACAGAAACCAGGGCTCCATCGTACTCTGAGCTGTTCGACGCAGAAACGTTCCAGGGAGTCGTGTCGGCCGGAGGTGTACAACTCAACGCATCGTTATCAACGTGGGCCAGTGTGAACGATGGTGTGGGACAACGCTTGTTGGTTCCAAATTCCTTCACAGGAGAGGATCCATTTTTGCCCATCGGTATCGTGTCCACGACCGTAGGAGCTCGTGGACGTCTGGGACGGATACCGGATCTGTGGTTCGGTAATGCAGCAACCGTCACAGGTACTCCGTTCCCCGCCGACAACACGTATCAGTTTGCTCAGTTCGGTGACCTGATCGTTCCTTGGAACGGCGTCATCCCGGAGATCGCATAGTGGCTTGCACACTACCTACGCCGGAATTGTCTTGGACCTACGACATGTTCACGGTAACTGGGAGCGGATCTTCTGCTGGACAGCAGGCAATCTTCGCCATCAAAAACATGCTGAAGACCACCTTCGGGTGGACTATAGCTGGTTCCAGTGATGCAGTAACTGGAGACATGGACGGTGTAGATCGTTGGATCGATCTAGGGGACATTGTTTCTAGTTCGTCTGGATCAGGAGCGCGTAGCTGGATCGTTATGCAGAGCCCAGGTGGGCAGCAGATTCTGTGGGAAGATCGACGCATTCAAGGAAGCTCTTTGTTGGCTCACTACACAGTGTACTTATACTGGAGCCCTCTCTCTGACTTTAGTGGAGGCTCCAATACAGCTATACCGACATCTCCTAATCGATCGACCATAATCAGTGCTGGAGGATTTCTTACCAGTAACTATTCGGGTAGTGCTCAGTCTGTTGTCCACATTATGCAGAGTACCGACAACCTACATACTAGGTTGTTTACGTTCCGTGGAGGAGCGCCTTACGCCAAGTGGTTTGTTGATACTCTGTTGGATCCAGTAACTGGTTTTGCAATACCGCAAGTTAGTTGGATCAATCGACGTCTTGGCTCTTTCCTTTCTCAAGGCGCAGATGTAAACGCAGCCAACTACGCGACGATGCACAATGCAGAGCAAGGGCTCATGCGTGTCACTGATGGGGGAGTTCTGATGTCGTGCTCACTAGCCTGTGAAGGTACAGTGAGTGATTCAGTAGGTGAGCGCATCACCATCGCCAATGAGCTGGATGCCTGTAATCCAATACTCCCAACGGTGGTCGTTAGTGGGACTGCCGGAGCGTCTGGAGTTATTGGACGAATTCCAGATGTGTGGTTCGGACGAGCAAACGTTGTGAATGGCACGACGTATCCTGGAACTGGAACGCATTTGTTCGCACAATTCAGTGACGTCATTGTTCCGTGGGATGGAACGCTACCGCAGGTGACCTAATGGCAAGTGCAGATATCAAAGTCATTGCAAAGGGACAATGGAGCGAGACCATCTCGGTGCGAGACGTATCACCAGGGAACGCTGTGTTGGTTCGTGTGGATGATGCAGGCTTGGTCGTGGTCGAGACTCTGTCGGCTAACGATGCTGGGATAGCAGCTTTGGTTCGCACTGTCGTAGATCAGAAAGACCCAGGCATAGTCGAGTAAGTCATGGCCGTAGATGGTGGATTCGTTGATCTCCCAAATCCAGCCGGAGGTGCTCCAGACAACTCTCTCGGTGGGAGTCTTCTGTTACTCGGCCCATCAGGGAACTTTTTACTAGTTCTGCTTGAGGATGATATGAAGTCTCAATTCATTTCTACAGAAGATCTCCGTATCACCTTCCCTGCGTTCTACACCGCTTCCGGTGCTCGCATCATTGGAACGGACTCGATCACTTTGGTGATCAAACGTCCAGACAACACTCTTCTTCCTTCTCCACCTACTCCAACTTTTGATGCGGACGTCGATCACTGGAAAGCCTCAGTACCTCTGGCTAGCTTCCAAGAGGGAGAGTGGGTCATCAAAGCCTCGTCGAACGATGCTTTAGCTCTCGATCAATACAAATCGTTGTACTGGGGAGACTACGTCGATGACATTCCGGAAACTCGACAAGCGGCATTAGGTAGATGGAAGATCGAGGGCACTCAACTCAAGCTGTACGAAGATGACGGGGTGACTGTTTTCAGGACATTCAATCTGAAGGATGAAGGCGGGATCCCTACGAATACGACTATCTTCGAACGGGATCCTGTATAGGTCACCATGGCTAACCCAGTCACTATCCTGATTGATCAGGTCACTCTAGGAGCCGGTACTCCTGGATCATCTCGTGTCGATGGCGTCACTGGCCAGGTAGTGACTCTGAGTGACCCAGCAAATCCAGGTGCAGTTCCTGGACGGTTGTGGACACTGCTCGTACCCGATGGGTCCACAGTTGTCCTGTCCTCTACCACTGCCGAGCTCCCTACCTTCACTCCTGCTGTTGGAGAAGAGGGAGCCTACCTGGCCTTCGTGGAGTATGGAGATGGGACCAAGTCCTACACTCTGGATGCGGACGGGAACAAGGTCTCCACGCAGGGTGGTCTGGCGATCGCCCAACCGGGAGGCAACCAGCTCCTGGGTCTGGGAGAGACACTTCAGTTCGATGGCGTAGCTGGCTACGGGCCGCGCCTGGATGCCTTGCTCCGTCCTCTGGATGCTCAGCTCCCATCAGCAGATGAGAACGACGCACTCGCAGGTACAGACGGAGCCCCTGCAGCGGGCAATCCCTACGTCACGGACTCCGACTCCAGGAACACCGACGCTCGTACACCGACAGCACACACGCATGCTCATACAGACACGACAGGTAAGACGACCGACGATCATCATGCAAAGCTTCATGCGGCTGATCATGGTGAGGGTCAACCAGATGCAGTGAAACTCGACGATTTGGCGGTCCCTGACGACAACACGGATCTGGATGCCAGCACCTCTGTTCATGGTCTGATGCAGAAGTACCCCGGAGGCACGACGGATTTCCTTCGTGCTGATGGGAGCTTTGCTGTTCCTCCATCAGGAGGCACCACGGCGGAAGCTCTGGCGACCACCGGCGCGGACGTGGACGTGGCTGCAGCAGCGCCTCCGAGCGTCGGCCAGGTGCTCAAGGCCACCGCTGCCACAACAGCCACTTGGCAGGACGAGAGCGGTAGTGCTGAGCCTGTCACGGCGGCATTGGGTGACTATCTGTCGAAGCTGGGTTCTTCGCAGACGGGCATTGTTGTTGGAGATTCAGCCAATCTCGACACTGTTGATCGACAGCGCGGAGACCTATCGAGTTCAGGCAATCAGTTCGTTGGACTGAAGGCCGGTAGAACGTACTTACTCATAGGTCGGATGCGCTCCTCTACCGACAACATGGGGGTCCGTTGGTACGATGTAACTAATTCGGTTTGGCTTGGTCAGGCGGCTACGGCCACAACTTGGAGGGCTGCTAACACTCACGAAATTTTCACGCCACTCGTTGACACTACAGTTGAGCTGCGAATCAACTGGATACAGTCAAGTCCTGCCAACTCGGACGGGTCGGATTCATGGGGCGCGGTTATCGAGATTGGCGCAGTCCAAGCCAACGTCATCGGCGGCCTGGAGTATATGGACCAGATCGTTGTTGGAGCATCCGCCGCTTCGGTGACGTTCGGTGCCACCGGGGACGGTGCGCTCCTTCGTGCTCTCGATGGAGACGCGGATGAGCAGTACGTGGTGGTCGGTCGAATTGTGAAGCCGGGGAATACAGCCAACGACATCACGCTTCAGCCAAATGCGATTACTGCGAACCAGATGTCGGTGCGAAGGAACTTGACCAGTGCTGGTTTGTTTCAGGGCACAAACGCGACGTTGCTCATCTCTGATGCCACTGCACAGTTCGGGTATTTCAAGGCATCCCTTGATGCGAAGACGGGACAACCACGACACTGGCTGTCGGACAGCATCAACACGGAACCCGGTGTAGCGACGACTGATCTGAAGGATCACCACTGCGGGGGTAAGTGGGACGACACGAGCACCAACATCACGAGTCTCGTGGTTGCCATTGCTGGTACAACGTTCGAACCCGGGTCTGTCTTCACGTTGTATCGTGTAACCACCAACAACGTGCGGGCCGACAGCGCTTCGACGTACGAGCGCAACGTGGAAGCCACAGTCGCGCAGGGAACCAATGCCGAAGTCGAGTACACGACGGGGCACGCGACTTTCCAAGGCAGTGCAATCGGCGTGAGCGCGTCTCTCAACGACGTGGTGACGGCCGGTTCGATCACTGTCAACTTGAAGGTGGGTGGGGTCACGGTTCTCACGGCGACGCTCGACACGACGAACACCATTTTCGACCGGGACATTGAATCCGTCGGTGTTCATGACTTGGTGGCGGGTGACGAGATCGAGATTGGCATTGCGACAACCTCTCTTGTCACGACGGGCGCAGGCACTCCAGGCATCACGGTCAACGTCACGCTGGTCAATGAAGGGATTTCGCAACCGCCAGAGACTGCGTTCGATTACTTGTACGCTGGGCTCAGCGAAGATCAGACAGTAAACAAATCGGTGAACCACCATATCGAGTGGAACGTGGAGGACTCGCGTGGGACATCTATCACGCTCACCGCGCCCGACGCCGTACCGAGCCAAAACAACGGGCTGTTCACCTTGGAGGGTGGCAAGCGCTATGAGCTGTACGCGCACCTGAACCCGCTCGTGAACGAAGGCGGTTGCCATGTTCAGTGGCGAGATGATTCCGATGACTCCGCTCTCGTGGATGTTCTGGGCCTTGAGATGGGGGGTTTCCTGCTGTACGACAACGTTGGAACCGACAACGTGACGCTTTGTACATCCACGCATATTTTTGAGCCAGTGGCCGACATCACCATCAAGCTCGACGTGATTACGACGGGCGGTTTACAGCGTTTCTACTACCTCCGCTCTCGGGTGTGGATCAAGGAGATCCTCTGATGTCTAAGCTCGCACACCAGACGCCACCCACAGCCGTCGATGACGTAGACGCAGCCAACAAGGCGTACGCTGATTCCTCAGGAGGAGGCGGCGGTTTCGTTGCGGCGGCGCAGGGAGACTTCCTTCACGCAACGATGGGGACAGGTCACTCGCCCGCCATCAACACGCCGTTAGATATCGACACTGTTTTGGACAGCCAAGGGGACCTCGCGGTGAGTGCTGCTGGAAGGTTCTCAGGACTCAAGGCAGGTCGGACCTATCGCTTGCTGGGCTGGGGCAGGATCTCGACTAACGCTGCTGGCAAGACACAGTGGAGAGACATTACTGGGGCTGCGTTGATCGGGCAGCAAGCCATCCACTACGCTGTCAACAACACTGGAGGTGTTAGCGCTCAACCATGCGCCCTCGCAGTGATCAAACCGACGGAAGATACGGAAGTCGAGCTGTGGGCCACCGATTCGGGCATGACCTTCAGCAACATCTCCACGCACGCTTTGATCGAAGAAATAGGCGCGGTTCAGGCAAACGTCATCGGTGGCCTGGAATTCTTGGACATCATCGAGGTCACAGCGGATCAGACTTCGGTGTCCTTCGGAGAAGGAGGGGATGGAGCTTTTGGGCGTGTTCTCGATGGCGACGTTGACGAGACGTATATTCTTGAGGGCTACTTGCCGAGTCCAGGAGGAACCGGGGATTTCGAGTTTCGTCCGAATGGACTAACGACCAACCAGCTAGGAGTACGCCACTACGCAGGTTCCTCCCACGCAACGGCCACTGGTTCAAGGCTGTACCTCGCTCAGTCAAACACAACACCATACGTCCAGGGTCTCAGAGCTGAGTTTCACGCAAAGACTGGCAAGCAACGGGCATTTCAGTGTGAGCAGTTTCAGAGTGATGGAGGTAGTAACCGTCATGCCATCCAGAACTATGGATTCTGGTCTGATACGACAACCAACGTCACCAGCATAGATATCACTTCGACTGTTGCGTCCTTGATCCGCGCTGGCGCCCGTTTCGTCCTTTGGCGTCGGACCAGCAGCAACGTTCGCGCTGACAACGCCTCAACGTACGAGCGCCAGGTTGGCGCCACGGTCTCGCAAGGTACCAATGCCGAGGTCGAGTACACCACTGGGCACGCTACGTACCAGGGCAGCGCGATCGGTCTGAGTGCATCTCTCAACGACGTGGTGACTGCTGGTTCGATTACGGTGAACTTGAAAGTGGGTGGGGTCACAGTCCTTACGGCAACGCTCGATACGACGAACACCATTTTCGCACGCGACATCGAGGCTGTGGGCATTCATGAGCTTGCGTTGGGTGATGAGATCGAGGTTGGTATTGCGACGACTTCGCTCACAACCACAGGAGGAGGAACGCCTGGTATCACGGTCAACGTCACGCTGATCAACGAAGCGTTGGCTCAGCCGGCGCGAGGCTCCGAGTACATCATGGCTGGACTCTCCGGGGACCACACGTTTGCTGTGACGGCCATCGATTTCGATACCGACTTGGGCTCGAAAGTGCTTACCACAGACTCGGCTGGAAAATTTATGACACTCAAGGCTGGGCGCACGTATGAATTGACCGCTTCTTCGCAGGTAGTAATAGGGTCGGGTTCTGCTGAGATTCGGTATCAGTGGTACGACGTGACTGGTGCAGTCTCGCTGGGGATCGCCGGCATAGGTCGCACACCGACTGCGACATCACCAGCTGCGACACAAAGTGTGGCAAAAGCCATTTTTACACCTTCTGTGGACTCTGAAGTCGAGTGCCGAATGTTGACGGGGACAGCGTCTGCGTTCATCGAGTCGGATAATTCTTGGGCGACTATCAAGGAGATCCGCTGATGTCGAAGCAATCCTACCAGCAAGTTCCCGACCCAGTTGACGCAAACGATGTCGCCACCAAGACGTTCGTTGAACGCCTGGGTGGGCGAGGGGCGCCGGACTTCATCCAGGCGAAGCTGTCCTCCGACCAGTCAAGGACATGGGCTGTAGATGATGTCGTTGAGTTCGACACGGTCATGCAGAATCGTGGGATTGAGGTTGATGGAGTAACGAACGTCGGACGGTTCAGTACGCTGAAGGCCGGTAGAACGTACTTCCTCACGGCGGGCATTTCGCTTGGTGACAATGGGACCCGCATACCGTTTTCCTGGCACGACGTAACCAACGATGTCGTGCTGGGTTCGGCAGGCGTGCCTTTCTCTGCAAATGTCAACAGTGATTCCGGGTACAGCGTGGCCCCTTTTGCTCTGGTTGTTCCTTCCACTGACATCGAAGTCGAGATCAGGTGTCTAGCTGTCGCGCTCGGAGGCGGCGCCACAACCCTGTCATCCGCTGCCTGGGCGGGTGTGGGTACGTCTGCTTCCATCATGGAAATGGGCGGACCTGGTGGACTCGCTGGTCCACTGGAGCACCTGGAGACCATCGAGGTTGGCGCCGATACCACGACGGTGACCTTCGACGGACTCAACGGGGACGAAGACGAGGAGTACTACCTGGAGTACTTCTTTCCAGACCCGGTCGGGACGGTCTCCTACACTCTGCGTCCAAATGGAATTACCGCCAACCAGACAGGGGCCAGGATCTTCGGTGGAACCTCGCTCGATGATGCAACGCTCTCCAGTCTGCTAATCGCGGCGCCTATCTCTGGTGACGAGAATTCTGGCCGATGTTGGCTATCTGCAAAGACGGGCCAGAACAGGTTTTTCCACGGACAGGATGCGCAGATATCCGCGTCAGCGGATTACGTCATCCTTACTTCGGGAAGATGGGCTGATACGGCAACCAACATCACGTCGCTCGACATCACGGCGTCGGTTGCCAGTGCTATCAAAGAGGGAGCTCGCTTCTCGCTCTACCGCTTGAAGCGCACGAACAGCTCGAACATCGTTTCCAGAACGGTGCTGACTGCCGACGCCACCACGCTTTCCCTCACCGGGCTCGATGGCGACACGGACGGTGAGTACGAGATCAGCGGCACGCTGATCACTTCTCTGAGCGCACAAGACGTGGATATAGCCCCCAACGGTTCTACGACGAACATGAACACGGAGCGTGTGGTCTCGGGAGGGTCGGCGGTCGATGACTCAAACGGACAGTTCAACTCCAGTGGTTCGGCAACTGGTCACAACGTACTGCGCGTCAAAATGCGTTTCTGGGCGGCACGTACAATCAACGGAGTTGCGGTTCGGCGTGGCTTCAGGGCCACCAATGCTCATCAGTTTGGTGCCTCTAGCTGGATAAATAACATCGACGTGTCTGGTAACTGGGAAGATGCTGCTGCCAACCTCACGTCGCTGGATTTCATCTGCACACTTGCGAGCGGAATCCTCGAAGGCTCCGAAGTCACTGTGCGGAGAGTCGGCTAGGTTGGTCCCATGGCATTTGGCCTGGGCGCATATGGTATTGAGCCCTTCGGAGCTCCTCTCGGAGTT